GTTGATTTGACTCCACGCACAAATGCTCCTCAGTCAGCAATCGCTCAGGAAAGTGTTGATCTTGACAAATACAAAAAGAACAAGATTGAAGAAAACAAAACTGAAGAGCCAAAGAAAAAGTTGAATGAGAACAATGAATTCTCTTTTGATGCAATTCTTGACGAAGAAGATATTGATGGAGAAGGATATAATTCAGACATCCCTGAAGCTGATACAGATTATCTTGATGATGATTATGCAGAACACTTCGATGATGGCTTTGAAGAAGACGATGAGTTCGATTTTGACAAAATGGAAGATGAAAGAATCAACAGCGAGAATCCAACTCCTGAAGAAATCTTCTCTTTCAATGATGAGCTTTTTGACGACGCAATATAATTGAAAAGTTGAAATCAATAAAGGCAACCCAAGCGGGTTGCCTTTGTTTTTATTTGCCTAATTTTTTACTGTGGAATGAAACCCCGTCAGGAGTACTGAATCCAAGGTCAGCAGTTACCTTGCAACCACAGAAACCTGTTTCTTGGTTTTCTTTTGATCCCAAGTACGGGCACCACTGACAAGCGTGGAAGTCCTGTGTTTTTCCGCGAGCTCTTGCCCAATTCATTGAATGGATATCATCAATGTTTTTCATATAGTAATCTTCGATGATATGACGAAGGTCCTCTTCAGTGTATTCAATTTCCTTTACACCGCGAAGCATATTTTGTTCAACATTCTTTGAAGCAAGATCTTCAATAAGAGGTCCGAAAATAAAGCAGCGGATCTTTTTTGCAATTTCTGGAATGTCCCAACCGCGTTCAAGGCCTTTCATATAGGCATAAAGCAACTGCTGATTTTTGTAGTTGTTTACATTGATTGATTTTCCTGTCTTGTAGTCGAAAATAATGATTTCCATATCATTTTCAATGCACAAATCAAGAGAACCAGTGAAAGCTTCTCCGTTGATAACATTATCAACTTTCTGCTCCTGACCTACTTTGTATCCGTGCTGTTCACGAGGTTCAACAAAGTGTTTCCAAAAAGCGAAAAACTTTTTGATAGCAGGTTCATAATCGTAATAGAATTCCTTGTCAGGATCAGTTGTATTCACGTGATATGCTTCAGCATATTTTGCAAGGTTTTTGCGGAAGTCTTCCTCTGACATTCCAGTATGATAGTCTTCTGCTGCCTTATGAAAGGCGCTTCCTTTGTCAGCGAGCTGTGTGTTTACAGGTGCGTCACTTTTCCAACCTTCAACATAGTTGAGTTTGTACTTAAGAGAACATTCAGCAAAACAACCAATGCGAGATGCTGACCAAGGATATTTCTTTGTTTCCATTTTAAGCTCCGTAATTTCTTCCTGCGATGACTGCAACTGCAACAGCATAAACTTTGTTGATTCCTGCTGCGTCGCTTGATGCAATTTCAGACTTCCATCCATTATCTCGAGTGAATTCAACTTTGTTTGGACCAAGAGTTCTCACACTTTGAATGTCGTTCCAAATCTCTACTTCCATTTTATCGAATGGACCGCCTACAGGTATTGTCATTATCAACTCAGGCTTTTTCTTTGCCATATTACTGCTCCTTTTTATCAGGTTACAGTAATAATATAAAAGACTTATTTTGAAAGTTCAATAATTTTCTTAAAAACTTCAAAATTATTTGAGTAAGGTCCGTCATAAACAGCAAACTCGATTGTCATTCCAGGGAATGCAAAGTCTTCAGTTGCTTTTTTCCAAGCTTTTGCAACAGTCTCAGGATCATTTCGGAAAGCTCCACATCCGAAGGCACCTACAACCAAGTTATCAACCTTCTTTTTTGCAGCAACTGCAAAAATCTTCATTGCACGCTGATAATGAATCCGATAAAGTTCTTCATTTGAAATGCTTTTCTCGAGGGGCTTGTCGACATTGAACATATCAACATTCTTTTCCCGAAGGTTTGGAGCTGCGCAAGTAATAACAGAAATCTTTTTCCAATCTTTTCTGTCAAGCAATTTATAATCATCATCTTTGAAAACAATAACATCTGGTGTCCAAATAATATCATCGTTATGAAGCGCGTTCAAATTGTCGCGATGTGGTTTATAGAACTCATCCCAACATCTTTTGTTTGACAAAGTTGGGTAAAGTGTCGAACAACGGCAAAGGCATTCTTCCTGAGCAGTTGCTCCTTTTGTAACGCCACCGCCAGGAGTTGTTGCGGATGCGAAGTTCAAAACGGCTGTCTTTCCTTCAGTGAACTTTCTTGCAGCGTCAAATGTTTTTGACTTTGTTACTTTTACGACAAGATCATCACCTTCAGCAGGAACTTCATATTTGACTTCTTTGCCTTCAGGAATTACCTGAGTGTAATTGTTCTGCTGAACAATATTTGCGGCAAGTTCTGCATCACAATGATACATACTTGCAGTGTTTTCAAAGATTCTTACATTCTCTTCTCTTGCCATTATTTTTCCTCTTTCTTTGCAAGGTGTTTGCCGACCAATTCCGACTGAGGAGCAGTTTTGACTTCTTCTGAGATGTCAACTCCTTTTTCCTTATAAGCTGCCTGCAACATTTCAAGCGGTGAATGCGGCTGCTTCATAAAGAATTGATCTTTGCTTCTTGGGAAGCGGATGTCACTTACATATCCGCAATCTTTTCCCATACAATACATATTATAGCGGTCTTTTGAATCTGTCAAATCAAGATAACTAAAGATTGGAGCGCCGCAAGCGCAGTGACCCATCATTATCAAGTTTTCAGAGATTTCTTTTGTTGCTTTTAATGACTGATCTTTACATATAGTCTTTCCTAATTTCTTTGCTTTTGAGCTCATATAAAATACCTCTATTAAAATATTAACTAATTTTTAAGGACTTAATTATGGAAATTAAAACTGGCGACATTTTTGAAAATAAAAACGGTATAAGAATCGGCGTTGTTGAAGTCGAGCCTGAAGCTGATTATGTTTGCTTCAAGATTGGAAGAGGCCTTACAAAAGATAAACTTGACTCTGCTCATTTTGAGACTCGTGACGCTTCTCTTGAAGGACTTGAAAACTGTTTAGCAGTAAATGGATATGAAAAGCTTCCTGATGTACTTACTGAATCTGTACATTTGAAAGAAGATGATACAGCAAATCAGGATGATGATCCTAATGCTCAACAGGACCAAAATGCTGCAAGTGGAGATGATGCAGCTGCTCAACCTGAAGAACCTGATAATCCTGTAGCTGCTGAAGTTGACCCAAATGTACAGTCTGATGAACAAGTTGAACTTAACAATGATTTACAGCAGGGTGAAGCGCCTTTGAAAATGCCTTCTGCTGCTCCTATCCCAAATGGCGGCGGGGCTGCTGTTGATGCTAAGGGTGACCCATTGCAACTTGCAGATGGAACTGATACACAGGTTGCTCAGGACTCATCATTGCAGTTTGATGCAATCAATCCTGAAGGCGAAGCTTCTATCAGTTTTGAAAGTGGAAACTTCAATCAACTTACTCAGATGCCTCAGCAGATTATGACAAAGATTGCAACAATTCAAAGAACAATTATGCCACTTGCTGAAGTTGCTTTAATTGAACTGCTTGGAAATAACAAAGCATTTAAGGGTGAATCATTCAACGCAGTTTTCAATATGCTTGATAACACACCAAAGTTTGAATGTACTGCAACATATTCTGTTGAGTTGTTTATTGGAACTGACATCGAACAGGCAGATATTCAGCACGATGCAAAGTACATTCTTGACCGCTTGCAGGCAGTTCCAAATGTTCAGTGGAACAAATGCGAGATAGATTGTACAGATGGAAAAGTAAACTTAGGCTTTATTGTTTAATTACTTTTTCAATTTCATCAAGAACGAAGTCAGAATTAAAGTATTTATCATCAAGTAAAGCAAATAATTCATTTCGGATTTTATTGTATTCCTCGGGGTTAGCCTCGAGGAAGTTTATTTTATCCCACATTTCTTCAGGAGAAGTAACTTTCAAATACTCTGGGAAATCAGAGTATATGTTTGATGTATCATATTCATTTTTACACCAAAATGGTATAATGCCATAATACAGCATTGTCCAAACTTTCTGTGTAACAAATGTCGTATGTTTAAGTGATACTGGCGGAATAAAAGTATATTTTGAGTCCCACATCAAGTCTTCCATTTCAAGAATTGGTTTATTCTCAAAATTATCAAATGGTAGCTTAAGTCTTTCAACTGTTCCGCGTGTTGCAGCGTTTTCGCTCCAATTTTTACCGTAAGCTTTGATAGTTGGGTCAAAATCATAAATCCATTTTTTGAACAACTTTGCTCGATCTGGGAGGCCGTGCAAAGTCATTATAAACTTATTGCTTCTTTTGTCGTTTCTCCAATCAATTTTCTTCTTTCCTTTAAGGAAATACTTTTCAAGATGTGAATATGAACATTTAATATGATTGGTTTTCATTGTCTTTGAAGCTTCACCATAGCCGCTGCAAACAGTGACATCATATTCAGCATTTGATTGAGATGCAACATTGTCAGGTCCTTTTATAAGGTCGATAGGATATGTTAAAAAAATACGAGGATCATCAAGAATCCAATCAAGTTCAACATCAGGATGCATTGATGCAAAGTAAATAATTTGAGAACCATTGCGGCAAGAAGCTAAAGGTGAACGCATTCTTGTTCCATCAAATGTATATGTCAAATCCCATAATGTTGCGTTTGCACAAGAAGCAGCAAGTACAATAATTTTATCTACTTTGATATGATCTTCTTCCAAAGATGCTTCAAGCATTCTATATGCGTCGCCTTGCTGAATCTTTGTTCCGTGATCTGAACACCATTGTTTCTGTCTTCGGTAATAGTCGATTAAGTTGGAAGGTTTCTTTGCGGCATTAAAACCTGTAAAGGCTTTATCCATATCATTTGTTGATGCAAGATAGTATTTGTTTTCTGGGTGACGTTTTGCAAAGTCAATGAACATTTTTGCAATAAGGTCTCCGCCATATTCTTTATATCCATCAAGAAATGATGTACCTACACCTCCCAATTTGCCTAAAATGATATTCAAAGTTTACCTCCGTATTTTTAATATTAACTTTATATAAATAAATTATCCTTCCAACCTTATTTATTATTGTCCCATATAGCTAAAAAAGTGGGCTTAAATATGCATTCCAATAAGGCCTGGGATTTTCTTGTTGATTTTCTCAGGTGTTGGAGCTTGGTTATTAGGATCATCTTTTGTTGTAAATGACAAGTTGAATGTTGTGATGTTACCTGTAGTTGACTTTGTCATAATTACAATGTCATAAGTTGATGATGGCTGAAGTCCTTCAATTACAACTTCTTTCTGTTTACAGTTTTTAACAACAATGTTTTTCTGTCCTGGGATAACAAAAACTATTTCTTCAAAGAACTTATAATCAGCAGGCTTTACTGCATATTTGATTACAGCTTTTGTAGGAGTTGATGTTGGCTCATAATAAATAAAACTATTCAAAGAGACTTCTGTTGTTTCTGTATAATATCCTTTGATGATGTCATAAGTTGTTTCATTTGTAAGTGACTTACCAAGTTGAATTATTTGTTCTTCAGTATAATCATCACTTTCAAAGTACTTACGGGCTATTGCATTCAATTCTGCATCAGATGTATCAATTTCACCTTTTACATCAATGCTGTCCCATCTTTCATTTACAAACTCCAAAATAGTTTCTTCTGTAAGATAGACATCAGCTTCATCATCGTGTTTAAGGTGCTGCCATCTGTAAGGCAATGTTACAACTGCTTCTGATGTTGGGATAACAACTTGATAAGAACGAACTGTAAGTTCAACTTCAATCGGAAAAATGCGCTGGCTTTCAAGGAACTTTAATTCTTCCCATTCAGGCTTTGTGTTGACACTTTCGATTGTGATGTTGGCAGGAATTGCAACTGGGTTGCCTTTCCAGTTAAAAACACAATACATCCAAACAGGATGCTTTGGTTCTTGTTCCCAATAAAGTCGTTGTGCTGCTTGTTTAACATCATCGCGTCTTGAATAATACAATGTTACTTTCCACTTCGACTTGCAAGGCAAAATGCGAAGTCTTTTGTAAATTGTCATATCATAAATGCCATAAATTGTTTGTGATGCGTTTTGAGCATAAGGTCTGTCATCTGCCTGCCAATCATCAGATTGGTTGAATGCTCCAAAAGGCAATTCCAATGATGTTGGACGGAACTTGTCAACTAACAATTCTTCACCAGTTTTACCTTTATCCAATGTTTCAATTCTTCTACGGAATACTGCATCAGGCATCGCATAAACAACACGAGAATAATCATTCTTAAATAAAACTTCGGCCAAAAACTTTGATACGCAGCATTTTACAGAAAGATTGATGTCAATCCATTTCTTTTTTGCGTCATCATAATAGCCTTTTTGTGTCTCTTCTACTCCCATAAGTAATTAGTTAAAAATTCATATTGATGACTAATTTATTAGGAGACATATAAATGGGCAAGAAATTGTTTAATGAGCCTATGACATTGTTTCAACAAAATGTAAATGAAATTATGAAGGAAAGCGCGTCTAAGGAGCTTATAGAAGATCTTATTCGTTTGAATATGTTTAAGAACGCTGAAAAGGACGAGAAACAACTCGTCCTTGTTGAACTCTATAATCTGCTTGGTGCGGAAAAGTTTATGGATGTTATGGACCTTCTTGAAGGTAAGACCATAAAGTTCCCTCATAAAGCTGATTTCAAAGAAACAATTCAGATAGCTTTATGTTATTATTATCGACAGTTCAAAGATTATTCGTGGGAAGAAATCAAAGAACTTATTAAGGATGACGACCTCAGTTCTGTTAAACTTGGGGTTCGTGTACAACAGCTTCAAAGATTTATCAACAAGTTTGGTGAATTGCGTTATCGGAGAGAATTGAATGAGCGACACAAATAATGTAAACGCTGTGATGTCAAATGGTCCTGAAGAAACAGCTGCGGCTGAACAGCTTGCAAAACAGGCTGAGGCAGATAAAGCAATAACAGAACTTCAAACTCTTGAAAAGCTTGCAGCAGTACCTTCAGAGAATGCTGCTGTTGCAAAGTTGAATGAGTCACCAATTCGTGATGTTGAAAGATCTTTAGGTGATTTTACAAAGCACACATTTGAAATCATCAATAAAGAGTATCAGTTTCAAGAAACTATTGAAGCAGAAATTGCTGCACGCTTACAGCTTGATGCAAAAGATGGCGGCTTTACTCCTAAGGAATTGATTGCATTACATACAAACAACTCAGTCAACTTGAATGACCGTGTATCAAAGGTTTTGGGACCAACATTCACTTTGATGACAGAAGAAGTAAAAGCAGAAATTGCAGCTCGTACTGCAGAAAAGCAACAGCAGCAAGCTCAGGTAAACATTGCAATCGGTGGTAACACATCACCTGAACAGATGAAAGGCCTCAATGAAACAGTTGGCGGTGGTAATCGTGATGAAGCTCAGGCTATCTTGCAGGGCGCATTTATGTTCCAGCAGTTTTTACAGCAGCTTGGTGTAAAAACTCCTATGGAAACCATTGCAAGTGCGCAGCAAGAAAATCAAAACTAATTACTATTATTGAGGATTTAAGTAATGGCATTATACACAAGTAATTCCGAGTTTGATTTAGAGACAAGAGTTCAGTTAACAAATGAAATGCCAACAACTCGTGATTATGAATATCTGCACCATTCATTAAGAAATGATACTTGGAAATGGCTTATCGGTACTGAAGATGTTACTTATGATTTGCCTGTAGGCGGCAGTGAATCTCATAATCTTGAAGCTCCTGTCAAAATTGTAAACGGAAAACAAGCAGAAAATTATGGTCCTAGCAAACAGCAGGTTTGGGACCCAACAACAGAATCTTATGTTGAAGAAACTCCTACTTTCCACAAGATGGAAATCAAAGGTGTATTAGCCGCTGAACACGACTTATTCTTACACGAGATTTATCGTTACTTAAGTTGCCTTTATCCTGACCATCCTGATTGGTTGAACTTGCTTACAAGAAATGAAATCCTTGATGCTTTCAACAATGCAGCAGCGATGGTTGACTATAAGCCAAATAATGAATTCTTCCGTTTGGTTGCAGAGACAATTCAGTCTGATGATCCTGATGTTGAAGAGTTCAAACTTAATTTAAGAAACCTCACAAGCAATGCAGCCCGCCGTAAGTTTTATGGTTCAATGTTAGGCTATCGTATGTATGGCCACGATGCATTTGAAAATGTATCAATCTTTCCAGTAGGAAAAGCATTAACATTGGATTCAGTAAATGAAAATGAGTGGCGTGAAAACAAAAAGAAAGGCTTTGACGCAAAGAAGTACATTATTGATACTTTTGATGAACGCTATCAAACATTGTTCCGCCGCATTGACTGGTTGGGTAATAACCGTGATACATCATTTACTAAAGCAAATGGTTACACAATTCCATCTTACTCAATCCCAGGCTATGAAGACATTCAGTTTGAGTTTGTTTCAAGTAAGACAGGTGAATTCACTTCTGATGTTTACAATCTTTCAAAAGACTCTGCTTATTCATTCTATGATTTGACAACAAATGGTCAGACAACTACTGGTTCTATTTCTGATAAGGTTGAACTTAACACCTATGAGCCAACTATTACAGAAACAATGTTGTCATACTTCTCAGGTGATGACAAGATCATAGGTTTGCAAACATCAATTTCATCTTCAATGGTTTATAACCAACTTACAAAGTACAAGCCTTTTGAAGAAATCATTGCAACATTTAAAGAAAATGGCATTGCTGATAGCTTATATAACATCTATATGTCACAAATGCCATTCAGTGCAAATGGAGAAGTAAGAGCAGGTAACACACAGTGGTTCTCAACATTTATTTCAACAGCAGCAAGCTTTGTATCAGGCTTTGGTGGTACAAGTACTCTTTTTGAGAAAGTTGATTATTCTTATAACCCAGTTATTAAAGATACAATTATGTTGCCTATTGACATTATGCGCGACTGCTATCCAAAAACAGTTGAGTTTAATGAAGATGAAACTGTTAAAAACAGAACAGCTGAATTGGACATATCATCAGCAACTCTTAATAAAGGTGACATCATTTCAATTTTGGAATACACTGACTTCCCTACTCCATATAAAGTTGCAGGTGGTACTTGCGGACAGTTAAGATGTCATATCACAACACCTACAAAGTCTTATGCAAACTACAATGCAATTTCAAAGTATGAGCCTTTTGATACTGCAAATGATTACATTACATCTGACGACAACTACTGTGCTCTTATTCAACTTAAAGATGGAAGCTATGGTGTTCTTTATGGTTCATTGAACTTGACTTGGCAAACATTGTCAGAAAATGGACACGCATTTACTTGTCCTAAAGATATTACATTCAACATTCGTGCAATTCCTGAAAAGAAGTCGGAAGACATTTACAAATATGTTTATGGCTCAGATGCAGATAATCTTATTGATGAAATAAGAGATGAAATTACATTAAAGACTCGTGAACTTGAAAAGCATTACAACTTGGTTGTTCAGGATTGTAATGATGATAGCAAATATATTGATCTTTATGTAGGTCTTCCTTCAAGAATTAAAGAACAAGAAAGTTTAATCAAAGAACTTCTCAAAGCAATCGAAGACTTGCCCGAAACAGCAACTCCTGAAGAAAGTGCAGCTGCAAAAGAAGCTTATGACTCTGCAGTTGAACAACTTGCTGTTTATGAAGATGCTTACAAAGCTGCTGTTGAAAAACTTGAAGAAGTTGCTTATTCAAACTTTGAACATTATAAAGACACTGCATCAGACTTGGAAGATCTTAATGAACAGCTTGCTGAATATCTTGAAAAGAAAGATGAATTGATGGAAAACCGTTCATTATTTGTTGATAAGGAAAGATGTTTTACTGCAACACGCGGCTGTAAAGTTGAGTTCTTTATTTTCAGTTCAGGCGAAGCTTTTTCAAAATTGCCGTTCATTATTGATGATACTTATATTTCTGAAATATCATTAGGTAACATTTCAATTCAGCCTATGTTCCTTTCAGACGAAAACCACATCAAAATGGTTCAGGTTGACAACTTTATCTTTGCTGATTATGATCCTATTACTTTGCGTGATAGCACATTCTACCAACTTTATTCATTGATGGAAGATAAAGCAAGAGAAGTTGCTTTTGTTGGTCATAACAGTTTGAAGATTTACAATGAATCAGAATATGATGTTTCAGCTCAGGTTTACATTGATAAGTCTGTAGGTAATGCTTGCTATGAAATGCAGTTCTTGACAGATGATGCAAGAACAAAGTATGAATCACTCTCAATTGGTTCAAAAGTTTCTGGCCCAGGTATCTCAAGTAACACATTTGTTACAAAGTTGAGCAATTATGTTGCAACTGTGAATACATCTTTGCCTAAAGGCGGAACACAAACATATACATTCAAATGTCCTGTAACGACAGCACCTGAGTCAATTAAAAACGATCCTTTTAACTACAAGCGCGTTATGTACGCAAACAGCGAGTATGAAAAAGAGTCATTCTTTGACCACGGTGTTTATGGTACATCAGAATGGCCTTCAATCGAAAAGGCTGTTATGAATGGTGACTTGAATGATAAACAGATTCTTAATAAGTCAACATTCTTCAATGTTGTAAAATATCTTTATGAAGACAAGCTCACTGAAGATAAGAATCTTCTTATCCCATCAGTTGCAAAGAACACAAGAAATGTTTTTGTTGAAGTAAACATTGATAAAATTATTAAAGCAAAGAACCATTCAGGTGACACAGAAAACTTGATGAATGTTGAATGGCTTGACTACATTTCAAACAATGATGAACTTGAATTAGCAAAGGAGAGTGTTAATGTTGGTTCAAACTTGATACTCAATGCTGATACATCAGGCTATGCTTCTTTGCTTTCTAAAACAGAATACACAGATCCTAACCTCAAAGTGTTGTTCCAAACAAACAACTGGGGAGATGATACAATTCCTGCTTATGTACAGATCGGTACAGGTGGCAGTGGTTTAAGAGATTACTTCAAACTTGTAAGTAACATTCAATATCCAAATGTTTATGGTGCAACATTCTGGGATCATACAGTTGAGCCTTATGAAGATACAAACAATAACATCATTGATGATTGGATTAAAGATGGCCCAGATGGCCAAAAAGTAAATAAAAGAGCAACTTGGGCAAATGTTGATAATAAGTTGTCAAAGCAAACTGACTACAACACTTATGAAAACATCGACAAGCCACTTTTTGAAATACCTCTTAATGAATACAATATGAATCTTCATACGATTGCAAACAATCGTGAATATTCAACTATTGACATTATGTTCTATGAACAAAACTTCAAGAACATTTCAAAAGAATACAACTTAAGCATTGGTTTGCAGAAAACTCTTTCAAACAAGTTGCTTGCTTCAGATGATTACATTTCAATCGACTCAGAAGATTATGCAAGAAACACACCTGAAGATGAAAACTTGAAAAACATTTACTACTTCTATGATGATGGTTCAAAAACAAGCAATAATAAAGGTAAGTTTAAGGTTGCTGTAAACAATGACGCATTTACAGAGTATAGTGTAATTGTTGGCGGTCTTCTTGGTTATACACCTTGGTATTACAACAAGATGACAAACAAACTTACTAATACATCTTTCAACTTGGATATTACAAGCTTCCCAGGATTAGTTGAGGCAGCAAGCAATGGTGATGATCTTTCTGAATTCTTAAGAAGATTTATGATAATCAAAGCTATCTTCGACTTCAGTACAGACAATGCAACTGTCTTGAATGAATATTCAAAAAACTTTCTTGGTTATGGTAATGAAGAATACGATGGTTTCTTTGATGATCTTTCTGCCTATGAAAGCATTTTCAAAAACAAGTTGATTATGTTTACATACCTCAGAGGAAACTATGAAAATAACGGAGCTGATATTTTTGGCCTTAAAGATTATGATACACTTGCACTCTTCTGGGCAAATGACAAAATCAACTTTGTAAAGATAAACAAAAACTACACTTTGTGTACAACTGTTTATCCAAAGAATATAAACACAAATTATAATGAATATCTTGTATTTCACGGTTACTTTACATATCCTCTTATTAAGAAAGACTGTGTTGAAAAGTATGATGAAGACCCTGAAGACTTCCGTCAGATGATGGCAACATCTGATGAATATGTAATGGATAACAGCAACTCAATCATTAAGTATACATCACAGGTTTTCAATTCAATTAAGTTGCCAAGAAATCATATTGCAGATGGTTCATATGATTTCAAACTTTTCATCGACCCTCACTTTGTTTCAACAGGCTATCGTTATGATGATTATGTTGAAAATGGTGTAAATGCTGCAACTGTTGAATATTGTATCTCACAATCAGCAATTCGTTATGATAAAAAGCATAAAGTGTTCTACACAAATGCAACTGTTGTTGAAGACGGTGCTCTTGATAACTCAATGGATAATGACTTCGAAGTAATGCAAAGTATGCTGAGCGAATAACAATAAGACTAATTATTAGCTCAGGAGATATCATATAAATGAATTACACATTAGACATTTCTAGTGAACTTAATGAATACAGCCGTAAGATTAAAAAACTTGAGGCTTCTTACGGCTCAAGTTATTCAAAAACAGATGTCGTGTCAAAAGTAAAAGAACTTACAACTGCATTAGGCCTTGCAAGTTGCGACATTGAAAAGTCAAACACATTCATTCGTTTCAATTTGAAAAACTCTGCAGGTGCAAATTGTGTTGAGGTAAAAGCAACACCTGTAAGCAAAACAGAAAAAATCGTTGTTAAGTTTGCTGAACACAAGTACTTCAAAAATCTCAAATATCTTTTCGGAGCATATAAAACAGAATACAATCAAGATGAAGGCTCATCAGATTTAACAAAAGAAGCTTATATCAGAAGTATTATTGGCGCAAACTTCCACGCAACAGATTTGTCACCTTCTGACAAGTTTGTATCAGTTGAAGAGGTTGACTTAAGAAGTCCATATCTTGAAGCATTAAACAATGTTCTTTTTGAGTCAACACGCGACATTGAAGGTGAGATTTATGGTATCAACGATGACGGTGAATTGTATGTTTGTGGCAAGCGTACAGCTGCTTTCCAAAGACTTTATGACAATAAGTTAATTTCTTCTCTTGATGATATTGTTCCTGCGGTAGTTATTGATAACACAGTTGTAAAAGCTATAAGAGATAATGCAGTTGACTTCAGAGACAATGACGAATATGAAAAGCCAAAGTTTATGAGTATCAAGGTTAAAAAGCCAATGAATGATACTTATGATGTTGGTAACGACCCATCTTTCAAGTACTTCAAAAACTTGTTGGTATTTGAAGCAAAACTTAATTTGGCTTCTCCTCGACTTGTTGAAAAATCAGATTTTGATAATGGCGAGTTTCAACTTGTATGTAATGCTTTAACTCAAGGTGACGAAATCCTTTCAGGTATTGCTCTTGATGGCAGTGGAACAAAAACACATACAATTCTTACAAATGTAAAAAAGAAATGTAGATATCTTGCAGCACAGGGTGATGACCTTGTTGCAATTATGGCTGACGGTATGGTTTATACCGCAAAGAATGTAAACTTCGAATCTGCAAAGTCTATTGATATGGAGACAGAAGGCAAAGAGTTTTCTGTTGAAGGCGCCCAGCTTATTGATATGATCTATGATGACACTGAAGGTTGGGTAGGTACATTTGGTTATGAAGAAACTCAGGGTGAAGACTTTTACGGTGATAAGTATTACAGATTTATGATTTCAAAGTCATTGAACTCTGTAACCCAGGCAGGAAGTGAAGCTGCTTCAATGTATGCTGCTCCTTTTGAAATCAGTGAAAACCCAGTTGCTTTGACATTCGCTGCTCGTTCAAATGACAACTTGATTATGTCACCTGTTACAACAAGACTTGAAGTTGTTGATACTTACGGCGGAGTATTTGGTGTCCCTGAAACATCTTTTGTAAATCCTAAAGATATTGCAATTAAGTCTTATACAGAAACTGATGTTACAGGCGGTGCAAATAATGATTTAGCTGATGTAGGTCCAATCGTTACAACAGATGACAATAAAGAAATACTTCAAAACATTCTTGAAGGTCCCTATGTTGTAAACCCAAGCGAGTATGAAGAAGACGGTTCAAAAATGTACCAAAAGATTTTCTCTGATGGTGATATGGACATCGTACTTCAGCAGGATTACATCTTTATCAAAACTCAACTTTATACTGTTGATGAAAACGGCGATTATGAAAGAACGATGACAAGAGGCAAACACTGGCTTGGTGCAAAGTTGCCAATAACACTTGACACAACTTTGTTGAAGTTGCGCTCAATGCCTGTAAGTGGTACAACATCTTGTTACAACTTTGTTCTTGACGACATCAAGACATTCTGTTCTTGGGCGCTTGATACTGCACAGAAAGAAGAGATTGGTGACAACTATACATTTACAAACTTGTCACTTGAGGAATCATTTACAGCAGATGAACTTAACTGTTTCAAAAATGCAATTAAGCCACTTTCAGAAAATTATACTGGCAGTGCAACAGAAGGCCGTGGTCTTTTGACATATGCTCAGTTCTTGTCACTTGGTGTAACATACTATTCAGGTAACACAAAACTTGATGTAACGAATGACTCATTTGCAGTTGCTCCTGAAGCCATTGATAAAGTTGTATTTGAGACAGGCCTCCCACTTACAAATGATTTGAAAGTTGATGATACAGCAAGATTCCAACTTGTTGGTACAAAAGATAATAATGTTATTATAATCTCAAAAGAATATGCAAATGCAATCGACTTTGAAGAAGCATATCGACTTTACTTGCTTCACGCATTTACTTATGTTCGTGGTATTCGTGAATATGATGCTTTCGGTGCAAAAGTTGTAACAAACATTTATTCATTCGGAAGCAAGATTTATTTCAGATGCTACACAGGCGATATGTTCTTCATTGACAAAAAGTACTTGCACAAAGCAGAAGATATTGAAACAGTAAGCAACTGGAGAGTATCACAGCAGCCAGGCCTTTCACATATCAACGGATGGGATGTTGAAGACCTTAAGAACATTGGCGGTTATGAAACAGTTACATTGAAAGATGGTAAGTTGCTTCCTATCAACAATAAAGAACACGCAATTTACTTCTTCAAGTTGACATCACCATTATTTACTTTGCCTGATAATCAGCATATGTTCTTTGGTGGTTATGCATTCCCATCAAAAACAATTTATGATAAGTACGCTTCTATGGGTGGCGGCAAGTTTGATACAACTCAGGAATGGTGGAAGATCAACCTTGAAAATTGGATTGCAGCTGATGAAAGCTCAGGTAAGACACCAGTTGTTGTTTACTCAAATGATGGCGGTGCTACATTCAATATATTACCTGTAAGACAGTACTTGCCTGAAAACTTCTTTAATGATGGTATTGACCGTCAGGTTGCATACTTCACAGAAACAGAAGATGGTAAAGTTGCAGGCTTTGTAAAAGAAAACGATAACGGCGCAGAGTCATACACAACAAATCAGATTGTTATTGACTTTGACGACTTTAATAAGGTTGACTCAACTGCAACAAAATGGGAACAGGTTGGCATTCCTCGTGACGGTGAAGTAAGAAGCTTCTATAATGATGCAGGCAAAATTACTTACACAACAGGCCGCCTTGGTTTTGGTGTAGATGTTGATGTTTCACAGATGCTTGGTTCAGATACATTCAACTTCGACTTTACAGGTAACAACACCTTAGTTATTCCTGATGGTCTTAAAGTTGCAAAAGTTGAAAATGGCAATGCAATTAAGTTTAATAAATCAATCACAGATGAAGTTACCACAGGTACATATCGTGTATTACTTGCTGCATATACAAAAACAGATATTCCTTTCCAAGAAGACTACTTGTCAAAGGATTCATCAATTCTTTCAGACTATTTAAGATCAAACGGTGCACTTAAGGTTGACAGTGTTAAGGCAGTTACAAATGCTTTGACAGCAAACCGTGCTTATTTTGAAAACTTCCCAACTGTTCAGGAAGATACTTCAAAAACATATTATGAATATAATGGCGATGAAGTTGTTGAGTTGACAAACAACTATAATGAAAGAATTATCAAATGTACTGAAGACGGTGAAAAGTTTGCATTCTCAAATCGTAAAGATAGCGATGGCAATCCAATCGAAAGTTTGATTGACTTTGCTTCATCATTAGGTAATGGCCTTCAAGCAAGTCAACTTGTTGCACAAGGTAAACCTGCTCATACATTAAAAGACTTCTTATCAAATGCTGAATGTATGGAAGATGATTCAGAATTCACATCATTGGTTAAAGGGACAAAGTCATTTGCATATATGAAGGAGTTTGATGAAGGAAGCGTACTTGCAATGTTTGATGCAAATACTGCTTTGGCAACAATCCTTGAAAAAGAAGGTATAGTCGAAAACACAGAAGATACATCAGAGTATGATGCTGTTGTAAACTTTGTTGAGAATATGGAAGATCAGTTCGGCGGTCCTGATAACAACTTTACAGATGCAGCTGCTCGTTTCGTGTTCAAGGAAATAGGAGGTAAGAAGTATCTTTATGATAAGAAGTACCAGGTATTCGTACTTAAGTCAAGAAGATTCATTTGTGGTACATTATCAATTCCTTATACATTCTACAACGGTGGCAATGGTATGACAGTTATTCCTGACCCACTTATTGAGTACAGCACTGAAACAGGAAATATGATTAAAGCAGGTGCACTTGCTTCAGGTATTTATTATCATCCAATGGGCTATGGCGGTTTAAGAAACAATACTTCAATCACAAAGACAACTCCTTGGAAGAGAGACCCTGCTGCATTCACTGATGATTATTTGAAAAACTCTGTTGGTGATTATGTGTTCTTGACAGATAATGTTGGTTCAAGAATCAGAACATATGATGCTATTCAACTTGTTGAAGATGGCGGCTATGACGTTTCTTATGACAGCTTCTTAAATGATGGAGCAAATGAAATTACAGTAAAGTCAGGCGACACTGAAACAACATATCACTATTATAAACTTCATAAGACTGGTATCAAACAATACCACTCTTGCGATTATGTAAGAAAAGACTCAAAAGTTTATTTGAGATTCTATAAAAATGCTCAGCGCATTACTGACTTTGAACTTGTTGATGACTGCTTATTGAATTACAACGGTGAAAAGTGCTATGAAGCAAGCATCGATGAAAGTGGATTCCTTGTTGTAGGTGAATGCGTTGGTACGCCTTCATCAACAGTTACAGCAAAGTTTAAGGTTCATTATACAGCAAATGGTGTTGCATTTACAGATGAAGTTGAGTCAACCTTTACAGTAAACGGAAGCAACAGTGTACCTTGGGTCGATGCAATATCAGGAGAAGACACATCAGTAATTTATTACAAAGGCCGTGGTCTTATTTCAAAACCTGATGAAGGTTCAAGTACAAACACAAAAACTGTATCATACAAGTTGACTTTGACTGATGCTGATGATAGCTTTGACTTGTCAACTGCTGACATTAAGACAACTGAATGTTCTTACTCAATCGAAAACGGTAAACTTGTTATAACATTTGTCGCAGGTAACGACTATGTTGAAAGAAGTGTATCAGTAAATGGCACAACAGTTTGGAAAGCAGCAATTATTCAACTTGATTATGAAATATCAAAACAAGTTGTACTTACAGGACTCAAGAAACTGAGCGGTGAAGATGAGTCAAGAACTGACTTCTATTTTGGTGATATGCTTGCTTCGGATAACATCAACATTCCATCAGACTTGATTGTTTCAAGAAGTGGAACATTGCTTTATCTTGGATATAAAAATCATATTGATGCTCCTGAAGGAACAATCGTTACAGGTGCTTATGGTTATTCAATTTCAAAGAAGCCTAAGTACAGTACATTCCAAAACTTGCTTTATGGCGAAGGTGTAATGATTGACAAAGGCATAGCATATGATGAGTCTGTTCTTACATCAATGAAAGTTTCAGCAACAGCTGAAGACAATTCAGAGATTAAGTTGAATGCTCCTGTAACATTCAATGAAGCTTACAACGATGGTGTTGAACATTACTTCAAGTTTAAGATTCTTACTGTATCTGAACAGTCACTTGCGCCAAAACATATGAATGATGAAAGTTATTATTATGAATTGTCAAAAGAACAGATGAGCTTGTACACGCCTAACCGTGTATGGTACAACCCTAAAGGTTCACCTGTGCCACCTATCAAAGTTGGTTCAAAGATTTTCAATTCAGAAAACAACTATGCATATTATGATGAAGATTATCGTAACGCAAATGATGTAAACATTTATATGTGTGATGAAGCAGGCCACTATGTAAACTTTGATGAAAACGGCGTTGAGTATCGTCTTGATAGCAAAGTTGATGGAACATACACTGGTGACTGTTCAGCAAATGTTTATATGGGTGTTGATAACAGATATGTATCACCAAAGCCAATCAACCCAACTTGTCAAGACTGGTATTATGAAAACATTTATACTCCAAACAATGAGGTAAATCCTCTTTGGCAGATAATTCATATTTCACCAAAGATTGAAAACAAGAAGTGGGTTCAGAAGGTAAGCATTTGTCGTTATAAGAAGTCGGGTTCTTCACAGTTACTTGTTGATGATGTTGAACACCCTTATGTTTCAATGAACGAATTAAATCAAATTATTGCTGAAGATGGTGCCTTAAGAGTTAAGGAAAACTTCCTCAACTTCAATGCTGCTGACGGCGATATTGAATTACTTCTTTCAGAGGGAGATGAACATTACAAAAATCTTATCAATTCAAATGATGGTGATATGACATTGTATGGTCTTAACTTCAGTGTAAACAAGTTAAAGAATATGTTTGACAATGATCACTCAGAGTTATCGGCAACATTGCAAGCTTCTTATTCTGTAAACACATTGAGAGACTTTACAACAAATGTTCAAGATGACTCAACTATTGCAAAGATTACAGAAATGGGTATCTTCGATAAGAATCACAAATTGATTGCTTATGCGCAGTTCCCACCTATCGAGTACCGTACAGAAAAACAACACGCTGCATTTACAGCTGTAATTTATCACGGTAATATGACAGGCAACTAAGTAATATGATATTGGATGTAATTTGTGGTTTTGATGCTGCGTATGAAAATGTACGCAGCAATCTTGACTTCAATCTTGATTATTCTCTTACTGAAAACCTTATAAAAGGCAAGGCAATTCTTAATCCATTTTTAAGAATAGCAATGCTCGACTGTTTTACAAAAGGTGACAGCGGCGTGTATTCAAATCTTATTTTTGAGAATAAAAAGTACCTTAACTTTTTTAAGGTAAAACATACTAAGAAAGAGTTTAATGAGTTCATCAGCAACTTAAACAAAGTAATATAAGACTAATTGATTGGAGGATATAATGGAAGTATCTAATAAAACATTAGATGAACAGGCAACAGAAATTGCTGAACAGCCAAAGATCCCAATGGGATATATGACAATGGAGCTGTCTACAAAAGGTAAGTTCGGTGCGCCAAAAGTATTTCACATTCGTAATTTCAAAACAGAAGACCTTGTAGGTTTGGCTATCGAGGACGAAGATAAATTGCAGGAAGCTGCAGCTGATATGTTGCAGGATCTTATCTTTGAAAAAGATGTTGATGTAAAGAAGTTTCACCAGAAAGAAGTTGTTGAAACATTCCTTCGTCTTTACCGCAGATACTATCAGAATGTTTTGAAAAATCTTCCTTGGGAATTGACTGAAGAAGATAAAGACATTATTGCAAAAGAAGAAGGTGGTAAAGATACTGACGCTTACAGACGCCGCCTTGCTGCTATCAAACGCGGTGAAGAAAAGCAGTTCTTTGACATTGACCTTAAGCAGGTTGATTACTATGAAATCCCAGAAAATGTTACAGGCACTGTTCGTGTAACACAAAAAGATCCTGAGACAGGAAAAGACTTTGTAGTTGAATATTCATATCCAAGATATGGTGATGCAATTCTTTTGAAAAAGTTCATTATGAATATTCCTGAAATCAAGGAAGGTGAACGCCGCTTTGCTTCAATTACTGAAAATGTAAAGTTCCGTCAGAAGATGGAGAACGCTTGGAAGGAAGGTGAAAATGTGCCGCTTGAAAGAATCCCAAGATTCACACAGCAGGATATGGACGCTTTCAATGAATTCCAAAAGAAAAAAGCTCGCTTTGCAACTCGTGCAGTAAAGGCACTCCATTTGAAATCTATTGATGGTGTTGACATCAGTGATTTGCCACTTGACAAAAAACTTGCTTATGCAGATGATCCTCGTTTGGACCACGCAACATTTGAGCAGGTAAACAAACTTTATGAAGATATGAAAATCGGGCCGGTTGAGGATGTGAAAGTAATTGACCCTTATACAAAGAAGGTGACAAAGATACACTATACCTTTCGATTATTTACTATACTTCAGACCATACGCGATAACAAGCCTGATGGAACTGTTATTGAGTTTGTCTAAAGAGACAAGTAATAGTTTTGCAGAGTTGATGCAAATGCCGATGCACATCACAATCGGTATTTACAACGCTCTCAGGAAGTATCTTGAAAAAGAAGCGAAGGCAAGAAAAGAAGCAGAAGAAAAAGAAAGAAGCAAACAAGGAATGTCAACTCCTTCGATGCCGTCATTCCGAATGCCATCTGGTATGCCACACTTCTAACAAAAAAGGCGAGCAAAAAGCTCGCCTTAATTTTTAATCTTTTATTGTCCTACCAACAGGCTTTGTTGTATCTTCTTTTCGTGTTGCCCACGGGTCAAGTACGACATCGCCCATTTCATCGAAGTCACAAGCAAGATATGCACGCGACGCAAAGTAGTCACTGTAATGGAGTACCCACTCGTCAAACTTTCTTGGCTGTTCATTTTCAAACCCTGGCATCTGACGAGATGTTGTCCAAATGCCTTGATGTGCAGCAACCAATCTTCCGATTGTTTCAAAGCCGTGGTCCTTACACCACTGTCCGCCAAGTGCAGGATGGTCGAAAGCTGTAAACTCGTGATCACGACCTTCAGGATACTTCCACATATCGTGAATGATAGCAGCAGCAATCAACTCATCTTTTTCACATTCAACAGCAGGTGTCGCACGAATAAGTTCAATAACATTTCTTACAACAACCTTTGTGTGGCGAATAAGTCCACCTTCACCAGCAGCATACTTCGGATGATATTTACCTGTTGATGAAGCAGGCTTAAGACGATGAATAGGATCGACACTATCCAAAGTCATTTTAACAAAGTTACGAATGTCGTCATCATCAATCTGTGCGACTTCGTAAGAAAGTAATTCATTCAATGTTTTCTTTGAATAGTCCATTAGTTACCGCCTTCAAAAAATGCAAACAGTGTTTCATTCAACTCCATAAGGATGTCTTCAACTGTTGTCTTTTTGTTTATTCTTCTTTTTAAGTTTGCTGTCAAAACTTTTATCGGACCTTTTGCAATAATAGCACAAGCATCAAGTCGTCCATTTACTTCCTGTAAGAAAGCGGCAGTTGTATAAGCTTTATACTTTGTACCGCCGAAGTCCTGCATAATCTTTTCAATAGTTGCCGTCAGTTCATTCTTTCCCTGAGGCACCTCATCCTTCTTTTTCATTGGCATAAGCCCACCTCTTAGTTCCTAATGATCCTTCTTCCTACAGTTGCAGGCTGAGGTAATGGACCTTCATCAGCGGCAGCATACTTTGGAGCGGCTGGCTGAGGTGTTGGCTGTTGAGCAGCTTGTTCAACCATTCTTGTAGGTTTATTGTTGCGGCAAGCATCAATGATTCTTGTCATACCAAGAATGTAAGAAGCCTTTGAAGTATAAACTGAATTGTCTTTATAGAAGTCAGCAAACATATCACGAACTTTGAAGTAATTCGGATGTTTGATAAGCGGCTCAATATCAGCAATAGTTTTATTCTTCTGCCAATCTGACATTGTCTTGGCTGCATCCTTCTGTGCATTCACACGAGCAAACAAGTCAATGAGTTCACATTCAAGTTTGTCATCAGTCTTCTTTCCATTTCCGTTGTATTCATTGATTGTACCGAACAAACGATATGTTTCAGCATTTGCAAATGCAAGAACAGATAATCGGATATGACCGTCATAATCGTTCACATTTATCAATGTCTCAAACAACTCTTTTGAAGTTTCACCGTTTAACAAACGGAGTAATGTCTGATAAAAATCTTCAACATTTGCAAGACCGAATGACTGCTTAATTCCTTCCAAGTCAAATGTTTCAGTCTCGACACACTGTTGCAAAATCATTGTTGCACGACGCAAAGAACCATCACAGTTCTGAGCAATCAACTGCAAGCCGTATGTCTTAAACTCAATAGGAGCTTCAATATTCAACTTTTTGATAATTGAATAAAGATACTTCATTATATCAATTTCCCCAAACTGAGGATACTTAAATGTCATAAGACGAGATGTCAATGCTTTGATAGAAGCTTCAGCCATTTTACTGTTTGAAGACTCATCAACCATTGATGTGAAAATGTAATGAACATTTCCGCGTTTACTTTCAAGCAATTTCAAAAGCTTTGATTTACACTGAGCAGAAAGAGCCTGCATCTCATCAAGGATAACAACTTTTGTCTTATCCTTAAATGGTGCAGTTGCAGTGAATGCATCAAGCTTTTCCATAATGTCTTCTGATTTGTCTTTTGCACCGTCAAGATTGATAACATCTCTTGACCAAGTTTCATCAACGATTGCTTTACAAGATGGGCATTCACAACAAGGTTCACCGTCAGCGTCAGGATGCTGACATACCATCATCTGAGCCAAAATCTTTGCAGCAGTTGTTTTACCTGTACCATACTTTGCCTGAAGAAGCATAGCCTCAGGCCACTCATTTTTCTTGGCAGCTTTGTATGCAAATGTTTTCAGTTTGTCAAGTCCATACACATCTTTAAGTTTTGTAGGACGAAGACTTATAGACCAGTTTATTGATTTATTTGCCATTTTAACCTCTATATATAAATTAACACAGGGAGCCGAAGCTCCCAATATGTTAAGCCTTTATTTTGATAACTTCGTCCACAAGAAGATGTGGGTTTGCCTGCTTAATCATCTGTGCAAGGCGGCCAAGTGCCCATTCAAATTCGTCCTGGTTAGTTGCATTGATAACTGCCTGAGCAAACTGCTGAAGGTGAATGCCAGTGAACTTTGGATCCTTAATAGGTTCAGATCCGCGAGAAAATGAGTACTTGTTAGGGAAGAAATAGCGGCGAGCACGGTCATAGAAATGTTTCAACATTGAAGCGCTTTCACCATTGAGATAAGGATTGCGACCGATTCCCTGGTTTTCGCGTTTGAGAACTTTTTCAAAAGTCAGGCCTTCTTCCTTATTTGAGTAAGCATTTCTCAATGCGATTGCCTGACCAATTACAGGATGAGGATACTTTTCTACATCGCTCAAAAGCGTGTAACCAACATAAAGTTTGTCACCGTCCTGAATTGCGGCAATGTAACCGTAAGGCTTACCACGGCGTGTCTGTGTGTATTCACATCCGTTCATATCAGAAACAGTTTTGCCGATATAACCGTAACGGAAAGTATCAACACAAATCTTTGTCTGCTTGCGAACATCTTCAAGATACTTGCGGCAATCAATCAAATTGTTTGCAGCATCGAAAAGCTCTTTTGCTTCATCTGCTGAAAGAGCGTTGTTCTTTTCTGCAAACTCATCAAGGCTGCAATCTGTCTGTGCAATAAAGCGTGCTGCTTCACGGATGTCCATCTTGTACTTCTTTTCAACTTTCTTTTCCATCTTTTACTCCTGAAACTTTGATTTGTCATAACGACGCCAAGCTTTTCCCCAAGCAGGGTCGTAACCTTCGATAGGTTCACCTTTTGTGAACACATTCTTTACCTCGTGATCCTTCAAGGCTTCGATAACTTTCTGAGCTTCTTCATCGCTCAGGTAAGTAAGTTCGATTCCGTCAACCGCGCCGATGTCTTTTTCATTGCCATCTTCGTCTTTTGACAGAACAGTTGTTTCGCGCATAACGAACAACTTCCTAGGAGTATCGTGGTACTTAAATTCTTTTACATAAGATTTCATTCTTATTGTACCTCTCTTTATTCAAAAAGGACTTTAAGTCCTAATGATGTTCCAACAAAAACTTCAAGGCGTGCGCCTCTACTTGCTTCCCAACCTTTCAAAGCGTAAATGTGAGTACACTCTGTTACAAATCTAATGTCACGCTTCATAACCCAGTTGTAAAGCTCTTCGTCTTCAAGATATTCTTGTGCATCAAGATAAGCTGGGTCATCTTCAAGAGTAAGCGGATTTACAATTTCTGCATTTGGATACTTTCGTCGGAGAGTTTCTTCCGCGTCAGCGAAATGTTCTCTCCAATGTTCTGGGTCGATTGTTATTGGCCCGCTGATATAAATCTTCATATTGCTCCTATTCAAATATTAACTTAATTCCTACAACATTCAGACTGCCACCATCAAGAAGTTTGATAAGATATTTTTCCTTTTCATTGAGTTCGTCCTCATCTTTATCACCGATAATCTGAGCACGAGCAAGAAGCATCAAATCATTTGCACGACTGTCAGTAACATCGACCTTCATTTCAAGGTCATCATCATCGTTGAAATATGTTTCAGCATTTTCATTGATGTAACCAACAATCTTTGACTTGATGTCGATCATCTGCTGAATCTGATTATATGTAAGGTTACGAATGTTCTCTTTGATTCTTTTGAAGTTTTCGTGGTCCTTGCCAATGAAAAGCGGAGCGCGGCCTACTTCTGTAATGTTGATGCCGTTGTCAGTAATAACATAAAACATTATTCTACCTCCTCGTCCATCTTATGGATATTGTAATCTTCCTGGTTGTGAATAAAAGTTTCAATTTCATCAAAGGTTTCTCTGAAGTCTTCAGAATAGTTGTTTCTTTTTGCAATGAGTTCGTGACGAGCTTCAGTTCTTTCTTCAGGATGATCACGATCATCAGCCATATAAGAGCAGAAAACTTTCCAGTCAAATTCATTTACAATTTTGTAAATGTCAGCAGCGGTTTCTTCACTGATATTGAATGTTTTTGCAATTTTCTGGATAAGAACTTCGCTTCTTTTCATATCGTGCTCCTTTTATTTAATTTGTTACAAAAATAATATAAAAGAAGTTTTGGAAAAGTTCAATTTTAATCGTTAATTTTATCTAATTTTACATCAAAATCTTTGGCTAATTGCTTTGCAACTTCCTGAGAACAAGGCTCAACTTGCATATTGTAAAGAATTGACTTTTTGACGCCATATCGTTCAAACATATCAGTTGCACGGATGTAGTCTTCTTTTCGTACTTTATATGTTTTCCAACTGACATAAGCTCGATACGCCCCGAAAAAAGTAAAGAAAGCGAAAAACACAAATAAAACATTCAAGTACCAAACTGGAGCAAAAGTCCAGCCCCAATGATGTAACATTAAAATGTCCATAATCAATGAGGCAGTACTCCATAATGTTTCAATTATGGAATACTTGTTGAACTTGAAAAACATTTTAGTTTTCGACAGTTTCATTTGTGAATGCTCCACTTTCAACGTGATAACAAGTAACATCATCAGCGAGAGAACGAATCATTTCTTTCGTTGGTTCCTTATGTGTAATAAATATCATTTGGTCGAAAACATTTGAGTTGATTAAACTTGAGAATGTTTTCATACTGTTGTCATCTGAAGCAGCTGCATCAATTTCATCAAGTGCAGCAAATGTCAATCCATAAGCTCGACATAATGCAACCTTAAATGCAATACCTAAAACTGAGCGTTCATATCCAGAAGCCATCTTTGAGTTGATTAAAGACTTTACATCTTCCATATCATTGTTAGGATCTGTTGTGTAAAAGAACTCAACACCGCGTTTACTTTGCAACAAACGAATACGGAACTCAGGGAATACTTCCTGCACAAAAGTGTTCATTTCAGTTTCAAGTTTTGAACAAGTTTTAACGATTAAGAAGTTGGGTAATTCCTTGTCAAGAACTTTCTTTACTTCGTTATAGCAGTCAATATCTTTTGCAAGTGAAGCAGCATTGTTTTTGATTTCCTCAATGTTTAATTCGCTGTTCTTAATATCTTCATCATACTGTTCAATTTGTTTTTGTGCAGCATTGTTGAACACCATTGCATTATCAAACATTTTGATGTCAGACTTGATTGCTTCATACTTGCGTTCAATTTCATCTTGTATCTTCCAAGCATCTTTTCGCTTTTCAAGTTCGTTCATAACATTGTTATAAGCATCTTGTAAAGCTGCCTTATCTGCCTCAGCAACGGTCAAGTCGCTTTCAAGTTGTTCATAAACTTCAAGCGGCATTACTTTTGATTTCAAAACATTATAAGTACTTCTTAAAGAAGTTAAGTTTGCCTCTGATGTAGCTTTCTTTGAAATCAAACTTGAAATCTTTTGTCTGATTTCTTCTTTTTTGCGTTTGTCATCTGCAATAGTAAAACCAAGGTTTCCTTCTTCTGTTTTCAAGTAAATGATTTGATTTGAGTTTGCTTCCTTATCAACTTCAATCACAGTATGATCCATATTACAAGTTGACTGACCACACTCAGGACAAACACCTCTTTCTATCAATGAAAGTTTCTTTGCAAACTCAGTATCTTTATATTGACAGGTTGCAATGTTTTGAAGAACTTCAGTCTGCTTTGTCTGATTAGCTTTAATTGACTCATCAAACATTTGAAGTGTTGCATTCTGACTGTCAATTTCTTTTCTTAAGTTTTCTATTTCTGATGTCAATGCTGAACTTTTACCATCAAAGTCAAAAGTCTCAAGTTCTGTTTTTGCAGCTTGAGCAGTCTCTTTTTTCTGTTTGAGATCTTGAATCTTATACCCCAGGTTGTTTGACTTTTCAACAATATCATTTCTTTTATCGTGAAGTTCGTTTACTTCACCCATAATCTTTTTGACATTTGTAAGTTCTTCAAACAACTTATCTTGCTCTGCCTGTTTTGCATAATAAGTACTTGAGTCAAAAGGCGGTTCTTTCAACACAACAGAATCACGGCGAGCTTTCTTTGCAACAAGTTCCTTATTAAGATAATCAATTTTTGAGTTGTCCAACTTAATAGCTTCATTTGCTTCATCAATCTTATCATTGATGCCTTTTACTTTTTCAGCAAAGTCAAATTGGAACAAACGCTGAAGTAAGTTTGCTCGCTGAACAGGAGTCATTGTTGCGATGTCATCTTGTCCCTGCATTGACAAAATAATGTCAGAATAAAAAGTAAAGTCAAGTTCCTTAATAAGGTCTGTTACTTCTGAATTGATATAATGCTTTCCTTCATATTCAACATCTCTTTCAAGTGGTGTTCCTCCACGCACATTTAAGATAACATTGAAAACAATAGGAACAGAGTTATATTTCATTTCAAGAACAATCTTTGCGTGGTCAAATCCTTTCTGAACAAACTCCTTTACAGAGTCCGCACGCTTTCTTTCTGCAAGACAAACTGCAATAGCTTCCATAACTGCTGACTTGCCTTGTCCATTATCACCTTCCAAAATCGTAATTGCAGAAGACAAATCCAAATCTGCTTCAGTTATTTTCATAAAATGTTCAAGATGCAAGTTATCTAATTCTATCATAAAAATATATTAACATCATAATGAAAATGAAAATTACTATAAATAAATTGTCCTTCAATTCCATTTATTATTGTCCCATATAGCTAAAAAAGTGGGTTTGATTGCAAAATGTTAATATATACTTACAGGAGTTTTTAATGAATATCATAAATAAAAATGTCATTCGGCCAAATATAGATCCTGCTCAACTTACTGATGGAATCAACCTTTCAAGAAAAGAGTTTGCTTCGGTTGGTATCGTTGTTCGTAATCTTGCAAAGAAACACGGTGAAGGAAAGTTTCAAGACGAGACATTACTTGTGAATGACTTCAGATCAGAAATGCGCCAGATATTTGATGTGCATATTACTTTTGAAGAATTGAAAACAAAAGAAAATAAGCCAAGCGCAATGAAGGTTGTTGCTTGCCGCTTCAAAAAGAAAAGACCTTTAATTTTCTTGGGATATGAGACTGACAACAAAACTTGGTTTGTCCTTGACGAAAAAAGATTCCCAGTTTTGGAAGATCCAAACAGTCCGTTCCTTGGAGTTAATATTTAATACATATAGGAGAAATAATGAGAATTTTAAGACACAATAGTTGTTGCACCTTCGATCCACGGAGTACAGTGGATGTAAAGCCTTATCGCGGAAATGACTTTTATGCAAAGAAAATTGGCAGAAAGTATGATGACGATGATGACGATGATGAAAGTCCTATAATTAAAAGAAATCTTTCACGCTCAGGAAATCACATTTATTTCTATGATGTAATTGATACTCAGTCACAGATGTGGTTACAAACACAGATGACTGCTGCATACGAAGAATATGTTATTTCAAATGCAAAAGAACTTGCACATTCACATTCAATCACAGAAAACATTTATTTACATATCAATTCTCCCGGCGGAAGTGTAACATCAGCTTTGGCTTTGTATGACTTTATCAAAAGCTTCCCTATGGTTTGTGTTGGTATCGTTGAAGGTATGGCTGCATCAGGCGCCTCAATTATGTTATGCGCTTGTGCAATGCGTCAGATGACAAAAACATCAACTGTTCTTTGTCACGAACTTCGTCATATTGGTTTTGGCTATGTACACGAAACTTGGCGTAACATTCAGGATCAGTATGAAAATGACAAGTTCTTTATGGACAAGTTGAAGGAAATCTATCTTGAAGAAACAAAGATTCCTGCAGAGACAATCGATGATGCTCTTTCACACGACATTTATTGGGGAATTGACAAATGTAAAGAATATGAACTTTGTGATTTTGTTTGTGGTACTGATATGACAGATGACATTGTCAAAATGATTGATGAACGCGTTGAACGCCGCATTAAAGATAATGATGAACTTTGTGATTGCGAAGTTTGTACTGAAGTTGTTGAAGAACCCACAGGTAAAACTGTTGAAGAAAAGCCTGCTGAAGAGTCTCCTGTTTCCACAAAGAAAACAAGGGCAAAGAAATCTAAAAAAGTTGAAGAAAAAACCAAGGAGCCTTCAGAAGAAACACAGAAAAATGACACCTCAGAAAACCCATCGGACGACTAATAATATAAGAGGATTATATTATGAAGACCGAATTGTTTGAGGCTGTTTACAATTTGGCAAATAACACCTATGTTCCGATAGGTCAACGGAATATGGGTGCAACAACTGCTAAAATTGATAGACAGATTGAAGAGCCAAGAGGGGACACTGCAGATGAAATCTTAAAGAATGTTCGTGATGATGCTGCAGAATTGGTGGCTCGTGCGGATATACCTGATTCTTCAAAAGCACAGGTAGTTACTCAGGTTGTTTATGATAAAATGGCTGATCCACACAACGACAAGTTTCAAGCTGCAATTCTTGATAAAGTTATTTCAGAAAACAAGAAAAAGTTTTTTGATGGCTTGCTTGAAGACTGTTGTGCAGGTGATTTTGCAGGCTTTGTTCCTGAGCATATTATCGGTGAAAAACAGAAAAAAGAACAAGACGATGGCAATTCGTCTTGCTGTTAATTCAACTAACTATTCCTAGCCTGAAGTCCAGTTCTTCGGGTATTTTTTACGAAGAGGTATTATGAAGGTTTACAAACGCAACGGCGCCGAACAGGATTTCTGTTTGGACAAAATTATAAACGCAATTAAGAAAGCAAACAATGCAGTATCAGATGATGGCCGGTTAACTGATGAACAGTTTGACAAAGTCGTAGCAACTGTTGAAAAGTTTCTTGAGCCATTTGACACAGTAAAGGTTGAAGACATTCAGGACTTGGTTGAAAAAGCCTTGATGAAACACAACCGCTATGAAATCGCAAAAGCATACATTCTTTTCAGAGACAAGAAACAAAATCAGAAACTTTATGATGATGTTGACGAACAGGTTTTAGCAATCACAAAGGGTGAGTCTGCTGAACTTCGTGGTGATAATGCCAATAAACATATCGATGTCAACTCTTCTATTCGTGATTACATTGCAGGCACTGAATGTAAGTCTCTTGCTCAAAAGATGCTTGATAAAGTTATTATCACAGCTCACAAAAAGGGCTGGTTGCACTATCACGATATGGACTACTCTCCTGTAATGCCATTGCACAATTGTGATGTCTTTAATATCGAAGATATGCTTGACAATGGTTTTATGATGAATGATACAAAGATCACTCGTCCTCGTCGTTTCTCAACAGCTGCAAATCTTGCTGCACAAATCAATTTGATTATCTCAGGTTCACAGTATGGTGGACAAACATTCTCTTGGGCACCTTTAGCAAAATATGTTGAAAGTACTCGTGTTGATTGTAAACTCGAACTTCTTACAATTCTTTCAGTTTTACCTAAGTGGCTTGCATTCATCTTGAAGCCTTGGTACAAAAAGATGACTGAAGTTATGGTTAGACGCGACATTCACGTCGGAATTAAAACATATCAGTATCAGGTACTTTGTCATCAGTCTTCAAACGGACAGACTCCTTTCGTTTCAAACGTTATCAACTTGCGTGAAGCAATGGGAAAACAGGAACAGAAGGACCTTGCATTTATCATTGAAGAAATCTTGAAACGCAGAACTAAGGGTGTTCTTGACAAACTTGGTAAGCCTATGCCGCCGCTTTTCCCAAAGTTGTTGTACTACACTTGCGATGGGTTGAATGTTAAGAAAGGTGATCCTTACTTCTATCTTACTGAATTAGCTGCAAAGTGTATCACTGTTCGTATGCAGCCTGATATTATTTCAGAAAAGAAAAATCGTGAAGTAAAGAAAGGACAGATGATTCCTTGTATGGGTTGTCGTTCATTCCTTGCGCCAATTTGGGAAGAAAGAAGATATCCAAGAAACACAAAGTTTTATTGGCAGTACACAACATCAAGCAATGTTCAATATGAAGGTGCACCTGGAAGAAACATCGACTTTAACAGAAAAATTGAATATGGTGTTCTTCCTTTCTCTGATGCAGATAGCGGAATTGCAATCAACTTCAGAGGTAACACAGGCTGGCTGAAAGAAATGACTGATGAAGAAGTTGTTATCTTACAACCTATTGTTTATGGCCGCTTTAATATGGGTGTTGTTACAATCAACTTGCCACATTGTGCTCTTTCTGCTGTTAAGTCAGTAAAAGACAACAATATGGATCCTAAGTACTTAAGAGACGAGTTTTATCGTATTCTTGATGAGCGACTTGACATTTGCCATAAAGCATTACTTACAAGATGGGAATCTGTAAAGAACATCAAAGCAAAGAACAGTCCAATTCTTTGGCAGCACGGTGCTCTTGCTCGCTTGAATGAAGATGATACAATCGGTGATTGGGTTATGAAACACGAGCCTGCATTTACTTCGATTTCATTGGGATATGTTGGTCTTTATGAAACTTGTATGGCTTTGACAGGTGAGTCAAACACAACACTTAAAGGTCAGAAAGCTTCTTCAAAGATTTTGCAGTATCTTAATAAGAAATGTGAAGAATGGAAAGAAGAAGACCATTTAGGCTATTCAATTTATGGTACACCTGAAGAGGCACTTACTTACAAGTTTGCTTCTGCTTTGGCAAAAGACTTTGGTTTAATTGAACATATCACTGATAAAGAGTATATCGTAAACAGTTACCACGTCGACCCACGCGAAGACATTGACGCATTCAGAAAGTTGAAAATTGAAGGTCAGTATCTTGCTCTTTCAAGTGGCGGTGCAGTATCATATATTGAAACATCTGATATGCAGAAAAACCCTGAAGCAATCATAAGTGTAATTCAGTATATGCACGAACACATTATGTACGCTGAAGTAAATACAAAACTTGATACTTGCTACAACTGTGGCTATCAAGGCGAGCTTGAAATGATTAAGACAGAGAACGGTGACTTCAGATTTGTTTGTCCTGTTTGTAAATGTGATGATCCTGATAAGCAACTTGTAACACGCCGCATCTGTGGTTATATGGGAGTTGTAAATGCGGGTAATGTAAACAAAGGACGAGGTGATGATATTTACAATCGTTGTTTGCATCTTGACAGTGAAAGCAACATTCGTTATGTAAATCACACAAAACCAATTCCTAAAAATTGTTTATGTTCTTAAAATGAAACAAGCATAAAAATACCCGCTCGAAATTGAGCGGGTTTTATTTTATTTACCGTTTTTACTGTTTAAGTACTTCATTATGTGATTTTCCAATTTCCACATATCGCAGTAAAGACAATCATCAGATAAGATGTAATTTAAGTATGGCAAAACCTGCTCTGGAAGTCCACACCAGTTAGCAGTCTTTAATGCAAGTTCCGCATACTCATCATACAATATGTCCTCGTCTTTGCTTTCACAAGCACTCATATTGTAAACAAAGCGGCGGACGAACTGTCTTAATTCAACAGAAAGACGAACTCTTGTATCTTCACGAAGTGTGTTTTTTGAACTTTGAGCGTCTTCATTCAAAATCTTATCAAAAAGTGCGTTTTTATTTTCACCATATAATTCATTGTACATTCTGTTAAGTCCTTCTATTTTGTAAATCAATTCATAAGTATCTTCTTCACCAAGAGCATCAACTCTTTCAAGCGTCATTGTTTCATAGGGGCTTAATTCCCAATGTTTGATTTCAGCAATGTCTGCATCGCTTGACAAAACTTTTACAACAAGACGAGCTTCATCAACATTTACATAAGCATCAAGAACTGATGTATCTGGACAAGTTGATAAGTCAAGATTGTCGTTTACAAAGTCTTCAACGCTGTCAGCTTTTCCATAGCATCCTGCTGTGTCACGATGATCTGCAAGATCAAAGCCCATTCCTTCATAGCCTGAATAATCATTATCTTCGCTGTCATTGCCTTTGAAACAAGCAATCACAAACTTTTCAAAAGCATTTGGATTTGTCCAAAAAGCATCAGGCGGGTCAAAGCCAAATGCAACAGGACCTCTATAGTTTTCTGCCATTATCATTTCTCCTGTTAATATAAAATTAGTAAAGAGGATTCTATGGGAAACTACTCAGTCATTAAAGAGTTTTGTACTTCCAACGGCCCAGGCGTCCGTACCTCAATATATTTGAGCGGTTGTAACATTCATTGTAAAGGATGTTTTAACTATGATGCTTGGGACTTCACTTCAGGTGAACCTGTCACAGAAGAAGTAATCAATCAACTTATTAAGTCGATTGAGCCTGAGTTCATTCAAGGCATTTCTATTTTAGGTGGAGAGCCTATGGATGTAAAAAATCAAGCAACAACACTTGAAATCATAAAAGCAGTGAAGAAAGCTTACGGTGACAAAAAAGACATTTGGATTTGGACAGGCTATGAAATTGATAGAAACCTGCCGCATACACCTTCAACAAAACAGATACTTCGTAATGTAGATGTTATCGTTGATGGCCCTTTTGTCATTGAAGAACAAGATGTAAAACTGCCTTATATGGGCTCAAGAAATCAACGCGTACTTCATAAAGGCGTTGATTTCTAAACATTTGGTTGTTCTTTGGAAACAACTTTGTTTGGTCCGTCTTCAGTCCAAACCCACAAGACAAGATCTGGGTCGATTGCAACATCATAAACAGCGTTTGGCGCATTTGCTTCGGCATCTGCTGACCAAACCTCACCAGCCTGTGTCTCATCTGGGATTTTGTGACTGTGACTTGAAAATGATGAGTCACCAGAGCCACCGCCCACAGACTCTGTTGGCAACTCCTTCCAAGCGCCTTCTTTAGGCTTATAGTAAACAGTTGCGTTTTCTTTGTTAAACTTTTCCTTTGCATCACGCAAAGATACCATCTTAGTAAGTTGAAACTTATAAGGATTTTCAGCATCTAAAGGCTGTGCACCATCATCGAGAGTTTGAATAAATGTTTTATATGCGTCTTTGAAATCAACACCCATATCAGTTAGTCACAGAATGTTAATATAAATAAAGACATACTAGATAATATCAATTTGGAGGATATATGAGTTATTTTGGAAAGGTAAGATGGGCAGCATTCCAGCCACTCATTGGCGGCTGCGATATAGGCGCTGAAAAGTCATTTGGCTGTAAACCTACTTGTGTTATCGACTATGATGGCGTCGCAAACTCTGATCTTTACCTCAACTATATGGCAAATGTCAAAAAGACACCATTAAAACATTTTGTAATTGATGGCGGAGCCTATTCACTTGCAAAAGACTTGAAGAAAGATGAAGATGGAAATCCTATTTACAGTTGGTCAGATCCTGAACTTCAGAATCTTGATGTTGTTGTAGGCGTTCCTATTTGTGCAGGTCTTTCTTCAGCAAACACACAAAACAGTTCATCATCAAAGATGGGCCGCGGTTCTGATGCTATGCAGAACAACAATATGTTGGGTATGCTAGACATTACACTGAACACAATCAAACCGAAAGTTTACATTTTTGAAAACGCTTACAAGCTTGCAACTCCACTTGGTGCAGGCATTAAAGAAAAGTTGATTAAACTTGCAAATGAAGCAGGCTACGCAACAAACATCGTTAAGGTAAACACAATCAACCACGGCTTGCCACAGAATCGTACTCGTACTTTCTTTGTTGCTTACCGTGGAGATGTTGCTCCTTTGATGACATATGAACCAACACCTTGTCCAACAATTATGGATGTTCTTGAAGGCTTGCCACCTCAGCAGTCAGCATTCCAAGAAAGAAGCTCTGACGACGGTTGGATTCAGTACTTGAAAGATAAGTGGGGTCCAAATTACCGCGAAGAGTGGGCAAAACACGCAAGCGCTGCTGACTTTGTCGCCGATGAATGTGGCGATATGGAAATGGCAAAGAAGTACTTTGACGAAAAAGGTAAGAAGATTATCGACTATTGTATCAGCAAGAAAGCTCAGGGCAAAGGCTGGATGTCAGGTGCTCCACTTTACTATGGTCCTTCAAAACTTCCTTCATTGTATGGCCGCTCAATGGGTCGTTGTTGGCATCCTACTGAAGAGCGCGGATTCTCATTGCGTGAATGTATGCGTTTGATGGCAATGCCTGATGACTTTGAATGTCCGCCAAAAGGAAAGGCTGGTATGATTGGTCAGAATGTTCCTGTATGTACTGCAGCTTACTACACAAATCAGGTTTTGAAATATCTTGACGGCGAGTTGAAGATGTCCGAACAGAAAAATGTTGAACAGGATTTCTGCTCAACTGGAGCGATTAGGAAAGAAGCAAAGTTAAAGCCTTTACCTAAGACAGGATTTGCTGCAATACTGAAATAAATTAAAATAACAATAAAGATTAAGTCGGAAACCTATGTGGTTTCCGATTTTTTTTTCAACTAAATTATATGAAAGTTATAATTACAAATGATTCATTGGACAGCTTATTAAGCGTACAAATAAGCACAAACGGCGGACAGAGCTATTCTACATATAGTGTTAGCTCTCTTAAAGATGGCTTAACATTTGACTGTAGTCCTAAAGACTTAAAAGTCATTTGTGATGTAAACACATTGAAGTATATTCAAGTTCTTGCTGATGGCGAAAAAGCAAGCAGCAGTGACATTGACTTAAGCAACTACATAAAGATTAAAGACATTTATGTTGATCTTTATAAAAATACTTATTATGGCAGCAAAGATCTTTCTGATGAGGAAAGACGCAAGTTATCAGACCTTGAACGAATGATGTATGATAATAAAGATTATAGGTTTTATTGTAATGGTGAAGGTTTTGAACCTGAAATGTGTAGTAAAGATTTGAGAGTTGCTCCTGCTGAAGTAGATGATTATTGGAATTCTGGAATTAGTTTTGATTATGATTTTCACAATTCTTGGCGTTCAAATAACGGCTACTATTATTACTTCATAAATAATGAAGATATTTTAATTGATGCACCTTATTTTAATCTAATATGTCCTGATTGTTATGGGTATATTGATGATAACACCAACCATAAGTTTTTGATAAATGAAAGAATTCACTTTATTAAACATTTCTAATTACATAGAAAATCCTATAGCAAACTTTTGTATATCTAAGTATGAACACAAAAAGATTTATACTCTTGATGATGTAATGCCAGATATACAAAAGTTGAAGCATTCAAAATATATTTTAGAACATAATTGTGGAATGTCTTTATTAGGGGATCAACTCAGATTATATCTTGCATCCAAGCAAGACAACTTTTTATATGTTGATGCAGACTGCTACATACCTGATTTTTCAGAAATATTAAGTCATAAAAACTGCACTTGTTACGATGACTTCGGAAGAATAAATAACGGCACATTCTTTTATTCACAACACGACTGTGAGTTTAACAATTACTACTTAAACTTATATGATAAAGTACCTGAAAGAGACTACAGACTTTATAACACAGACTTTTTCAGAAAATATCCTTATAAGTTGGATTTAAAAAACAAAAAGTCAGGTGATATGGATTTAATTAAAGTAAAGTATCATCATTTTATGATAAGCAAGTTTTATTATTTCAAAAAGTTTTATCCTAATGTTGATACAATTTATTATATAAAAGAGCCACATCCACTCTTTAGTGTTCCTAGTGTTTATTGGAGAATGTTTGAAGATTATAAATCTTTCATTATGAATACTGCAAACGGGAAAGTTTGGCATTACAACACAGTGAATTGTTTAATACCACAAAATGACTTGATAAGACTCTTTAAAGAGCAAATGAATTACACATATCAAAAACAATTAAAATATGTTGAAATGTAAAAAAGGCGAGCAGTTGCTCGCCTTATATTTTAAGCAAAGTTTTTTATCGCTTCAATAATCTCTTCGTCTGAGCGTGAACCATCAACAACAGTCCACTTTCCATCTTTGGAAATTGCTTTTGACTGACCACTTAAAACACAAAGTTTTGCAGGTGGCTCATTCCCAGTTGCTTCTTTCCAAAGTCTTTCAACTTTAGCAAATGGCGTCTCGGCTTTTGCACCTGCATCAGCAGCAACAGAAACATCTTCACTGAAATCATCAATGTCGTCCCACTCAGATGGACTGTCTGCTGTTTCAATAGTCATATTATATTTATCACCGTTATCATAACGGAAAACAGCTGAAGTTGAGCCTTCAGAGAATGCGTCAGCAACTGCATCATCGATTTCAAGAGTGTTTGTAATAGCACCACAGTCTTTCAACCAACTTCTTAAAACTCCAGTAGCTTCATCGTATGGGATTTTCTGAATCATATCAAGTGATACATCTTCAGAATCTGAACCAAGGTACTCGCCGCTTCCTGTTGCATAGCCCCAGAGAGTATCCTCTCCATCATCTGCCATATTAAATCTAAAATATTTTGTTTGCATCTTGTCCTCTTTATTTTTTGATTTGTCTATTTGACTCCCAAGATGTTTCCTGAGCAAGCTGCTCAAGATAAATATCAAGGTCATTATTGATACGAGCAATAGCAGTAAGGTACAATTTCATTTCATTCTGAGCACGAACGATCATTTTGAAATATGTATCTTTCTGTCCTTCAGCAACATCATACAAACTTTTTACCTGCTCAATTCTTTGGTTGTCTGCACGCATTGCGTCAAGATCATAAGCACCAGCAGAAGAAGCAAAAACGCCAGGAAGATTGTATGTACCACCGTTGTTTGCCTTTGAGTACTTTGCAACGATGTCGCTTTTCTCAACAGACAAGTCAACATAATCAGTAATTGAATCACGGTAAAGTGATACAGCAGATTTAAGAGAGTCGATTTCTTTCAAACATTTTTCAATGTTATCCTTAAGGCCAGTTCTAAGCGCTTCAATTACTTTTTGATTCTTTTCATCAATATTCTGAACAGCATATCCTTCTTTCAAAGGCTGATGTTCACAAGCAATGATTTCATCGAAGTTTTCTTTATTCATCTTTATTCTCCTCGTCATCTTCAATATCACTGAAATCAAACTTATCAGCTTCAGAATCGAAGTCTTCAAGTTCGTCCTCAGAAACTTCCTGACCGCCGCTTACAATCATATCACTTGACATTGTTTCAAAGCCGTTCCAAGTTGAGTTGTTTGCTTTTGCGTCAGCGTATGTAAACATATCAACTACTTCGTCAGAAAGATCATCTCCGTTATTTTCTTCTCCATCACGAGGTCCAAGGTAATCTGCAGCTTCTGATGCAGCATCAATATAATCAGCTTCCATAGGCTGGTCAAGAATTGCACGAGCAGCGTTTTTGTAATTGATTTCTTTATTCCAAAAGTGGATGTAATCAGAGATAACAGGATCTTCGCTTTCAATATCTTTAAGTGCGTCAATAAACTTTTCTCCGCGGTCCTTAAGATAATCAACAAATGCAGGCCAAGTAATTGCTTCTTCAGAAACAACTTCCCATTCACCAGCATCACCTGTTTCAACAAATGATTTTATATCGGATATATTTGCAACTTTTTCACCAGCAGCAATAGCAATTTCTGCTATATCATCTGCTTCAGCAAGTGCTTCATTGTAAAGTTCTTCAGTAATTGCGTGGATTTTATCAAACTCAGTTCCTGAAGCGTGCCAATGCATAAACTTCAAATCGTTTGCAAAAAGATTGGCGAACATTGCAGCTTTTGCAATATTTCCAATATCTTTTTCTTCAACATCAGTTGTTTCTGTTGAGGTATCATCGTTGATGTCTGATGTTGAAAGGTCTTCCTCATTTTCGATAAGTTTCAAGAATGAGCCTTTTGGCAAAACTCCTCCGTCTTCATCAATACGAAGCAAAAAGCCTTTCTTACCTTCAAGAATTGTTACTCCTTTTACAGGTGACTTAATAACTGTCAACTGAGGAGTAGGCTGTCCTTCAGGGATTTGTCCATTTGCTTGAATGTGTTTTGGGAATTCTGCAAGTTCAGCCGCTGCCACTTCAGGTACAACATAATTGTCAGAAAAAGAATGAGAGAGTTTTGGGTCTTTTCTTTGATAGCGGACTGTCTTATAATTTGGATTGACTTCCTTAACTTCAAAGCCAGAGTTTTCAAGTGTTTTCTGAGCTTGAGGTTGGCTGTCTTGTTGAATTATGATTTCTTCCACAGACATTCCTGCAGGAGGCACAAAACCTAAAGCCTGCAAAAAGTTGGGGATAGTCAAATTGTCACTGTTACTAACTAAGAACATTTGTATTCCTCTTATATAGTTAGTAACAGCGATATGATTTTAATAAATGTTTGAAAGTGTTTTGATTTCGTTATCAAATATCTCTTTAATTCCACGCATTTCACGGTGATAATCTTTAGGAGATATCTCCAAGTTTTTACAGATGGTTGCAACAGAGTCACGCTTCCCATCTCCAAACTTTGCACGAGTATTCCAAATCTTTACCTGTGTTGCATTGAAGCGCTTTGTCAAGCAGTTGTTTACAGCAGCCCAGAAAATCTTTTTCTCTGTCTGTTCTTCATAGACTTTTTCTGGAGAGTTTGTTGTCAACTCATCAACAAGTAATGCAGCCTTGTTTTGAGTAAGATACTGACTTGAGTCGCCGTGCAAATCATTGCTGCCACTTGCCTGATTGTAGTCGGTAAGCATTTCATTTTTTGACTGTTCAATCAACTGCTTTGTGCGGTCACGATTGTAAGTCATCAAATAGCCCCAGTAAGCAGCATAAAATGTCCAAGTTCTTTTGCCCTGCTTGTTTGTCTTTTTTGGAATCTTTTCAAGTTTGATACTGTCCATAGCTTTTACAAGTTCAGAGTAAACATCTGCTTCATAACTTTCAGTGATGTCGAAAATCTGATCTGTTGTAAAGTATGTCTTTTCGAGACGATGAACAAGATCCCACTTCATTTTGTGAGCAAGATCAATGTACTGATTGTATGTCTGTTGCTGAAGTTCAACAATCTTTTTTGTGTCGCCTCTCTCCTTTGCAGTTACATAGTCAACTGCCATTTGATAATCATAAAAATCTTTAGCTTGCGCCATCTTCTGTTCCTCCAAGATTGATTGTGACTTCTACAAGACGACTGTTTATCCAGCCATCTTTGTATTCACATGCACAATCGAATCCTTTGAGTTTCAGAAGGATAACAATCATTTTTCCAAGTTCAATAACGTCCTCTTCAGGAACGATATTTTCCTCAGTTTTCTGAACAACATCGACCTCTTCATAATGGTCTAATTTGTCTTTTCCTTTTCTGTCTTTTGCATAAACAGGAACTCTTTCTTTCCACTTTTTCTCCACAGGAACTTTTTTCATATTGACATAGCCTTCAAGATAGAAGTCATCTTCATTTTCATTGTCAAAGCTAACGGTTAAACCGTTTGGAGAACGAATCATTTTACAAGCGCTTCTTGTGATTGCTGCATCAAGCTCTTTCAAAAGAGTGTTGTACTCAGGGTGGTCATTGAAAAACTTTTCAACAATCGACCAAGCATTGTTTCTGATGTCAGTTGCTGTGCAAAAATCAAACATTACTCAGCCTCCTCAACAAAAAAGCACTGTGGATTTTCTGCATAATACTCGTATGCAGCAAAAGCTTTATCGCCATAAACTTCATAAGCAGACTTGCCGTAAGCTTTTTCAACAAGAGCCTCAAAATCTGACCAAGTGAACTCTTCAGCAAATGCAGCGACACTCAAAGACATCAAAATTGCAACGATAAGCTTTTTCATTTTTAACCTCGGATTTAATATAAAAGAAAAACCAGGGAAGTTCAATTTTCCCTGGTTGTTGAAAACTGTTGCTTAAGCCTCAACATTTACAGTTGCGGTTTTTGCAGCCTTTGTTGCTTTCTTTGCTTTAGGAGCCTTTGCAACAGGAGCAGTCTTTTCTGAGTTGATTACGAGAAGAGTTTTGCCGTTTGCCATCGGGAAGCGAGAAAGTCCTTCGCGGTCAACTGATGTGTTGATGTAGTTTTTGTACAAGTTGTAGCGGCTTACTCCGAGCTCTGCTGCAGCTTCCTTGAGGGTAAGGTCATTTTTGTAGTTTCCTGAACCTTCCTGAATTGCGAGTGCTGTGTTGAACTTGCGAACGATCTTAACTGTCTTTGCCATATTAGGCCTCCTTTGTTGTTGCGGATCTTTTCCTTTCCGCTTTTTGTTGGTTTTTTGTCGGTTTGACAATAATAATATAAAAGACCTGATGCAAAAGTTCAAAAAATATGAAAAATTTTCCCACTTTTTTAGCTATATGGGACAATATAAAATATAATGAAAAATGGAATTATTTTACTAATTCTATTATAAGAGGATAGTAATGTTATCAACAAAGCAAAAATCTGACTTGTTATTTAAGCATTATCTTGGTGCAGGTTCTACTCGTGATAATCGTGAGTTTTTCGAGGAAGCAATTAAGTCTTCTTTTGTTGTAAGACCTGACCAGTTATGGACTTATTCTGATAGAATTCCTGATGGTACTGAAGCCACAGGTGGAAAGGACAACATTGAGTACATTATCAATATGGGCCTTGATGGAAATGACCCGATCTTTTACCATTACATTAGCGAAGATCAAGATAAAGTTCCACTTGTAAAGAGATACATCGACTTGCCTCTTACAATGATTGACAAAGGAACTGACAATGCATTCTTGATTGCTGATGAAGATGGAAATCAAATTAAAGACATCATTCCTTTCAACTATTGTGAAGAGTATTACAACTATGTTCTCAAGACTGCTGATGGTAAACGCATTCCTTTTGGTGTAGGTGACTGGAATGTTGATACATACTCAGGTATCGTTACTTTCTATGGTGAATTGCCTGATGGTGTAGATCACGAACATCCGCCTTTAATATCTTTTTACCAGTACATTGGTGGTAACGGATTCCGTCAAGATACTTATGGTTATGATGGTGCAATTCTTCCTCTTGATAATGTTGAAATTGCTGCAGGTTCTTGTGCGATAACAAATGGTTCTGAAGGTAGAACTCTTTATGAACATATTGTTGATAAAGCAAACGAAATCCAAAATGACTTCGTTGATGTATTTGGTTGGGACGGCGCAGACAAAAATGAAGGTATTGCTCTTTCATTTGAGAAAATAATTCCTCTTACTTATACATCAAATCAGGATGCAGTTAAAGGTTATGACCAAGCATCTAATTCTGAAATTGGTACATTGCTTTCAAACAAGACAACCAACTTTGAAGCAGATGACAACTATGAAATCGTATTTGCTTCTCAGAAACTTGACCCAACTGCTGCTTACAGAATTGAAATTGCTGAAGGTGTTGCAACAGGATTTGAGAATGATGTTGCTCAAGATCCTGTAAACATTACAGGTAACGAATGGGGACTTTACAAAGTTTGGTTAAATGACCACGCTTTTGTTGTACTTAAAGTTAAAAATCCTGAAGATGAAACATTGACATTTACAGTTTCATCAAAGAACAAAGTAATTACTGCTTTGCTTTTGTATTGGAGCGACCAAGACAAACAGTATCAGCCATTCCTTCCAAAAGAGGACTTGCTTGGTAATTTTGGTTTCCCAGTTGTTACTATCAACGGTCGTTTACCTCCATCTGTTCAGTTGGGTACTGCTGCTCTTGCAACATTCTCAGATGTTATTACACCTGATTATTATGGTCCTCGTACATTTGCAGTTGTTATCGCAAACGAAGATGGGACTGATGTAAAGTCAGCTGATTACATTGTAAAGAACAAAGAAGATTGGTATCTTAATGACATTCTTGAACAGATTAAAACAAAATATGGAAAAGACCTTAAAGGTACAATCTATTTAAGAGCAGGCCATTATATCACAAATGGTGACCTTGACATTTCAATGTTCACAAATGCAATTATCGAAGGTGACCATTTTGCGACAACAATCGATCTTGGTGGACACGCTTTGATAGTTAAACCTGAAGAAGGAAAGATTGCTGAACTTTGCCACACAAAACTTGCTAATGTAGGTAGTGTTGATATTTCTGCAAAAGGTATCGCAATTCTTTCAGATTTGGATCTTTCAGGTGTTGACATTGAACTTGAAGCTTATAATTCAGGTAAAGTGCTTGTTCGTTCGGTTTCTGCAAACAATGTTCATATCTTTGGTGAACAGGATGCTGAACTTCCAAATGTTGACATCAAGAGTTCTTACCTCAACAAAGTTACAGTTGAAAAGAACAAAACATATTTGAGCAATAACACAATTAACGAAGTTTCTGTAGCAATTCCTCCTGCTGATACAGAAGACAACACGATGGTACTTCGTGGAAATGTTATCAACACTTTGGCAACAAAGTATGATGACTTGTTTATTGACAACAATATGATCTTCCGCTATAAAGGCATTGCAGGTTCTGCTGCTAATCAGATTCCTGTAGGTACACCTAAAGATCATACAGTTTTGAACAGTAATAAAGATGAGTTGACAACTACAGGTCGTTTCCCTATTTTCAGTAAGGACGACTTCTTGCATATGAAATATGCAGAGTTTGCTTCACCATTCAATTACAACAAAACAGAAAATATAATTGAACTCCTTTATGATACGGGCGTTCTTAAAATAGTTGATGGTAAACTTACAACAGTTATTAAGTCTGACAGAATTGCAATGTCAGAGGTTGTGTTTGACCGTCACGAAAACTCTGAACTTGACCCAGTAATTTATAACAACTCACATACATTAAATGATGTATTCAAACACATTTATATGTGGAAGGCAGACCTTGATCCTAACGGTAAAGTACCGCTTCAGGAATTGCCTGACAGTGTCGCTTATGGTGGTTTGTTATTCGTTGGTACTTGGTCATTTGTAAATAACAGTGGTAAATATCCAACTTTCAATGATGCACAAATAAGTTTCAGTGAAGACAAAGTTGTAAATGAATTACAACCTGGTTGGTTCTTCATCGTTTCAGAAGCTGTTGATACATCTGATACAGATGCAGACAATGATACACCAGTTGCAGAACAAATTGCTGAAGATGGTGTTAAGTTTACTGCTGGTGACTGGGTAATTTATGAAGGTAAAGAAAAAGCCACAAAGACAGTCGATTGGTCAAAAGCTGTTACATTCAGAATTGGTGATTATATCATCACTAACAAGAATATGCTTGCAACTCTTGGACAGACTGATATTTTCCAAATCCTTACTGCTGATACAATCGACAGTTTTGATGATGAAACAAACGGCGGTGTTGTAATTAAGAAAGGTATTGTTTCAACAACACTTAATGCAGTTGAAGAAGTTGCAAATGTTTTGAAGAAAGACTTTGACATTACAACTCTTGAACTTGACTGTACATATAACACAACTGAAGGTAAAGCAAAGTGGGTAAAGATTGACCGTGCATATTCTGATCCAACATACTCACCTTTACCATATTATGCAAAGGTACCTGAGGTTGAAAACCTTGATTGGTATTGGAAAAAGAACAGAAAAGGCGGTGCTCTTGACTTAAGCGGCGATACAATTATTGAAGCTTTTAAGAAAGTAAACGATGAGTTGAGAAAGTTGCAGCCTAAGAAACCAATGTACATTGGTTCTGTTCCTTTTGAAATGATGAAAGAATATGACACTGTTTCTTACAGAAATTACAGAAATGGTGTTATGGGTTCTGTTGTTACTCGTCTTGATTCTTCAAAAGTAAAATCTTTTGATACTCAAACAAGATGCTTACCTGACGGCACAAGAACATATCAAGAATTGATTTTCTTTGGTGATGAAGCAAAACTTACAGTAAATGTTGACAACACTGAGTATGAGTTTATTGTAGGTGTTGATAAGCCTGCACAGGAACAAGGACCTGTATATGTATCAAAAGCAACAGAGGCAATGACATATGCAGATCACGGCGAAGGTTACTGGCAAGGTATTTATATCGTTGTAAAGAATGATAACCTCAAAGATGGTGTACATACTGTTCACGCAACAATCGACGATGTTAAAGTTATATATGATGATAAGACAGATACTTGGCAGTTCCAAAACGATTATGCAGGTTCTTCAAATGTTGTTACATACAACACATTTACACCATACTTCCCAGCAAGCGTTGTAAAAGTTGATAAGACTTATGTAGGTATTGCTGAAGTTCCTATTGCAGATTTGGCAACCGCTGATATGTGTTCAGGTATTCGCAAAATAAACCTTGCAAACTTCAAGAAGATTTCAGGTATTGAACTTCGTCTTGACAAAATATATAAAGATTGGAATGTGCCTGCTGAAAAACTTGCTGAAGTTAAAGTTCTTTTGAATGATGACCCAGAAAAAGTACTTTGTGAATCAACTGTTGCTGATGATTATATCGAACTTGAAGACTCTGGCGATGGCGTATATCAGAACTTGCATTTGGAAAACTTTGAAATCCCAGTTACTTATGAAAACAAAGATGACATCTTGCCTTATTCAACAACTTTGGATTTCTACATTACAGTTTATGACTTGTACAATGAGCCACACGAGATAAAGTTTTACTCATACACAGGTGTTCGTTTCGACCCAACAACAGAAGATGAAAGATGTAAAGCAGGTAACCTTGATGAAAACTCTTCTTTCAAGGATCTGCCTAATTCATTCGGCGGTCTTTGGTATTCATCAGCAACTTGTGTTGAAGAACTTACAAAGATTGGTGAACTTGTTGATGGAAAGCCTGTAGGAGTTTATCAGCAGCCACAAGAAACATACTGGGTTGGCACAGGTTCACCTGCTCCTTTCAATCCAAAAACAAGTTGGAAAGGACATCAGTATGGCGAAGACTTCTATGGTGTTGCTTGTTTCAACATTGGCCACATCGAAGATGCAACAGGATTTGTGTTCAAAATTGAAGGTCTTGAAAAAGACTTGAAGAATTATACATTTGATAAACTCAGCGGTTCTACTAATGATGTTATTCTTCAGGTTTGTCTTGTTGACCCTGATGAACTTGAACACGCAAATGCAAAAGTTACTGCATTCCTTGATGCTGATAATCCTTATGATGGCTTCACACCTGTAAAAGAGAATGTATTTGAAACACCAGTTATGTATGCGGGTAACTCAACTGCAACTGAAAAGCGCGTTACATTCGGCCGTAATAAGATACTTTCTGGTGATGTATATGTTCGTATTGGTATCAAAAAGGATTCAGGACTTCGCTTTACAGGAATTAAGTTGGTAGAGGAAATATAATTTATGGATAAGAAGTACACATCTAATGTTGAAGACAAAAGATTAAACATTGAAGAGCAACCTACAATGGGTCAGCATATTCTTCCCCAGCAAATCTGGAGAGATGGTGCTCTTATCCCCGGTTCACCTGATGATGTAAAGTTTAAGTCACCTGAACTTATTGATGGTGTTGCTGTTCAAACATCTTACTTTAATGATGGACAAACTGTTCATCAGCTTATACAGAAAATAAATCGGTTGCCACTTACAAAAGTAAGAGGAACAAAAAATGTTTACTTCAATGAAGAGTTGAAAAACATAATCGGACGCGAGTTTGACAATGATCCAACTGATAAAAAGAAAAGTTGGCAGTACATCATTTATTCAAGTAAAGGTGAACTTGCTTATGGTCTTGGTGATCCAATAGTTGATGTTGCAACAGGCCACTTGTTCTTCCGAAATAAAGATTTCGTTGAAGCAATCGATTCTGATGAGTCATTTTATATAACATTTTATAAGTATGTTGGTCGCTTCGGCTTTATGGGCTCAGGTGACAATGAACAGGATGCATACGGCGGTCTTGACTTGCCTTTCCGTGATGATATAAAACATTTCAAAGATGCTGACAATGATAACCGCACAGCAACAATTCAACTTGAAGGCGCTGAAGGAAATACAATTTATGTGTTGCCAAATGCTGCAGAAGTTTATAATGATGGTAATGTTGTTATTGATGAATATGGAAAGTCAACTTCAATCAACAAGAACTTAGGTACTGTTATGCTTCAGGAAAACTATCAGGAGATCGATTGGAACATTGGCTGGCATAACGGTGGAGTGTGGTTGCCTGATGGGACCGTTAGGAAGAACTAATTATCTAAGAGGATAAGATGGCAGCAAAGATTCAAGTAGCAAGAGGTGACTTAGTAGGTAAACAAAGTGAAAAGCCTTTAGTACCTGCTGAATTATTTTGGCAAGCAAGAACCTCTGATGATAACAATAAAGATGATTCATATGCAAAATGGGACGAAGGTACTTTATACATAGGCCGTCCTTCTTTGAATATGAAGAAGATAGCTGAAAAGCCTATCCCTATTGCAGGAGCAAGAACATACTTTTCAGTTGTTCCAAGAGGATACTTATCAGAAGAGTCATCAATAGCAGATCCTATTTTCAAACACGCAAGTGTAGGTGACCTTTATATTTTTGCAAATGACGCTAAAGAAGGCCAGTTCCATAATGTTGATGACTTCCGTAAAGATGACCTTTTACTCATTCTCGATATAGGCGAAAGCAATAAATCTCCTTACACAGGTGAAATAATCAATCAGTCATTGATTAAGTACAAAAGAATCAATTCTTCTGGTGGTTACGCTGATGATGTTTATTTTACTCAGAACGGTAAAGAAGACGGAGACAAATGGGCTGGTTTTGATGCAACAAATGTTCAGGACGCATTGCTTGAACTTAACTGGGAAAAAGGACAGTATTGTGGCACAATCGGCTCAAACGCTCAGATTCCTGTATTCCCAAAAGTTGTAATTGGCGGTGTGTATCTTGTAACAGCTGACCAACTTGCTTTCAACACAGGCATTGAAGGAAAAGAGTTTTCACCTGATAAAGGCGACTTCGTATTCTGGAGACAGCCTGTAAACACTGACCCAACATCAGGTTACTGGGTACAGATTCCTAGTGGTTATACAAATGCTGATGAAATTGATTATTATGACCACGATGACGATGTTGACCTTTACATCAGCAAGTTGTTCTCAACATTCACAGATGATCATAAAACTCATTTCAAAGAAAGCAGCAGCAATGTTCGTGAAATGCTTGACTTCTTGATGGCAGAAAAAGCCCAACTTGACGAGCAGGGAAAAATCCCATTATCACAGATGCACGACACAGTTCTTGGTGCTTTGCAGTTTCGTGGCGTTTGGAATCCACTTAAAACAGATATTAAAATCGAAGATAACTTAGATACAGTTGACGGTAAACAATATGTAAAAGAAGGCAATGAGTCAATAGTAAATCCTTTGCCAATGTTGAAAGAATATACTGATGGTGACACAACGGGAATTACATATCAAGGTCTTAATGACGGTGATTATTATGTTGTTCAGACACAGGACGATGTTCTTAACCTTCAATACAAGTTTTATAATGTTGACTTTGAGTTGAACACTGGAGACTGGATTGTTTGGCAGTCTTCACAAGTTGAAGATACTACTTCTGATGGCACAATCCACACAAATGGCTTCTGGAGCAAAATTGACAACACAGACCGCATCTCTGCAATGCAGTACAAAATTGATGTTTCAAACAGAAACAACTTCTTTGTAACACGCGCTGTTGATGAAAGCATTTTGACTTTAGTTGGTACTCCTAAACTTGTAGGACAGAATAAAATTGGTCTTGAGTTCCTTGGCAACAACACAGTTGCAATTACAGGCCGCGGACTTATTGACCAACTTGAATATGAAAACCCATTACCAAACTTCCTTGTAAGATATGATAATGCAACTGGTACAGTAAAGAACTCATTCATTGAGGAAATTGGCGGTCAGTATGACAATCTTCCAAACAATGAAAGAACTGACCACATCAAGGACATCAATTCAGACAACTTGACTTTGATACATTCAAATCTTCAGGTTGGTGATGTTAACGAAGTAAGACATCAAAAAGTTTTCGGTAACATTACTTTGGCTCCTCATATTACAACATCTCTCGATAAAGTTACTTGGGAGAAATCTGTGTTCCAGTTTGAGGTTGATGCTACAGATGAAGATGGTAAAATCAAACGCCGTACTGTAAGTCTTGTTGCGCCAAGCGGACTCCGTAATGATTTGGGCTATGGTGTAAACGAAGACATTGCTGATGTTGAAACAAACATCATTCTTCCTGAGCATACATCAACTTTAGTTGGTAAACTTGCAGGCGTTGAGTTTGAAGAAACGCGTCTTCTTAAGTCAACAACTGAAGGTTACGCTGAAAGTACATCAATCGAAGAACATATCAATGCGGAAGATTCGACTGAAAACTATCACGACAGCATTCATAATATCATTGAGTTCCATTCACAGGTTTCTGCACCAATTCAAAACTCTTATGAGTACTACTTTGGTGATTGGAACACATCTGAAGAAGGCGCTTATTATGATAATGACGACTTCGATGAAAATGGTAAACTTGCAAGAAAGTGGGCAAAAGAATTCTTTAGCGCACGCCTTGTAAAAAATACACATCAGATAAACAGCAACATAACTGTTATGTTACCAACGAAGAGCGGCTCTTTGATTACAGAAGAGTTTGTTCAGGATTTGCTCGGTAAAGACGACGATACTTATTTGACAATGTTTGGTGTTTCAAAAGTACTTGACACTGGCAATAAGATGAACACTTTGCAGAAGTCGCCTTTGAGACAGATTCAGAATGCACTTCGTACTCGTTTGCTTGCTTCAAAAGTTGAACGCGAGAATGAAGAAGAAAAAGCAAATCAGCAGCAAATCATTGCAGAAGCAACTGCTGATGAACTTGCTCCTTCAAGAGATGATGGCACATTCAAGCCTACAACTGATGTAAAGGTTGCAGATACAGTTATTGAAAATGACCTTGTCGCAGGTGTGTTTAATGAAGATGGTTCTATCAAAGAAAAGAAGTCAATCTTTGCAACTCGTGCATTGGGTGTTTCTGACCCAGATTATGGTACAGGAATCATTCAGGCAGCAAGACAAAACTTCCCTGATGCAGAACAGTACTTTGACCCAGTTACAGGTGAACCTACTGTCCCTACTGATGTTGTGGTTGATATGCCAAATGAAAGCGGCGTAATGTTGACAAGCAACTCAGTTATTTCAGGCGGCGTTTGGTAAGAATAATTAAAACATATACTAATTTATAAGAGGATTAAAATGGATACAAAACACTTTAACAACATAAAGATTGCTCGTGGTACTCGTGCTAAATGGTTAGCAGGTGCAAAGCCATCTTATGGCGAAATGTTCTATGATAAAAACACCAAAGGTGTTTACATCGCAATTCCAAATGCTGATGCTGAAAATGGAATTGATCTTAAACGCTTTGGTGGTTTTGACTCAGTAGTTCTTAAAGGAACAATTCAGGCATCCAACTTTGCGAATATTTGTAAAATTGCAGAACCTGGTGATGCATATATTGTAACAGGTGCAATCAATGTTGTACAGCCTGAAATTACATTTGACAATAAGGGTAATGTTTTAAGAAACACAACAAGCGTAAGAACTTACGACGATTACTTTAAGAACGGTCAGGTAATTATTTTTACAAGTGAAGATGTTTCAAACATTCCAAATGCATACATCTTCAATGAATCTGAAATTGCTGCAAATCCTGAAGGCGCAAAAGGTATCGTTACTTTGGCAGGTACTGCTGAAGCTGCTGACCTTGAATATGATCCATCATTGACAGAAGTTGCTTCTGACAAGGGAATGGGCACAGGTAAAGCAATCACTGATGTACAGACAGCTCTTGATGCTCTTTTCAATGAAAAGATGGAGTTCATCGGCTCATTCAATGAAATAACAATTACAGCAACAGACAACCTTACTGATGCTGACAATTATACTCCTGCAACAGCTGCAGATAAAGCTTGGGCAATCATTGCAAAGCAGAAGCAGTTGCTTATGGGTCAGTCCATTGTTTACTCAGGTCCTACATCAAAGATTACAACTGTAGATGGTGATGTTACAGTCAGAACAAACACAATGATTGTAAATAACGCAGGCGTTATTTATACAATTCCTCTTGGTGCTTCTGAAGCTCGTGATATTGCATATACTCCTTCTGGTGATCTTAAAACAGATGAGTCTGTTCCAACATTTACAACTGTTCAGACAGACGGTACAATCGTTCAGTTAACTGAAGATCAGATTGCAACTGTACAGCACGCATTGGACTACTTGCACCAGAATAAAGCTGACTTGAACAGCAATGGTAAGTTGCCACTTTCACAGATGCCATCAACAATGATTGGTGCTCTTCAGTATGTTGGTACTGTTAAGATTGACGATGATGTAACATCTTTGACAGTTGCAGAATTGGCTGGTTTGATGCGTTCTGCAAAAGAAGGTGGAGATTCTTGGGAAACAGAAACTGATAGCAAGGAAGGAAACAAGAAAGCTCAGGCATATGAAAACCTTGACTCTGGTGACTATGTAATTATCTCAATTCCACTTTCAACAACTGACGGTGAAGATCACAAACTTTCAAGACAGATTTCAGTTCTTGATGGTAAAACTGAAGTATTCAAACTCAGCAACGGCGATCACGTGATTGTGAACAAAGCTGATGAAGATGGATATGTGTTTGACCGTCTTGATACATCTGCTGCTGTTGATGCTATCAACGAAATCATCGGTTCAGTTGAAATCGTTGATAAAGAAAGACTTGTTCCTGAGTCATTCAACGAAGATGGTACAGCAACATCTGCAACTATTCAGGAAACACAGATTACAACTGATGCAGCAACTCACACAATCAGAGTTGAAGCACCAAACGCCGTTCTTGAAAGCAAAGCAATCCCTGCTCACAACTTGTCACAGGCTGGCGGCAACCGTTCATTAGTTGAGTCTGACTTGTTCGTAAACGATACAAAGCACAGCTCAAACTACAAAACTGGCGACGATAAAACACACAACACTGAAATCATCGGAAAGAAGAAAGATGGTACACAGGTTACTGTTGAACTTCCAAACAAAGATGGTATGCTTCAGGTTATCGGCGAAGGTAACGGTACAAAAGATGTTCTTCCTAAGTTCGATGAAGACGGATCTTTAATCGACTCTGAAGTATCTCAGACAAACGATGCAACAACAGGAAACGGTACATTCCACCTTGGCGAAAACTTTGACATCAACTATGATGAACTTGCAAAACTCTTGCAGTATCTTCGCGGAACTGTTAAGATTACTCGCTTGTTCGACCACGACGATGCAAACATCAATTCTGAATCACAAACTGCTCGTACACACGATGAAAACACACTTGTTGTACTTGACGAGGATTCTGCTATTGATGGCGGTGAATGGGAATAAACCTTTTAGGTTGAAATAAAAAGGCGGGCAAAAAGCCCGCCTTAATTTATTTATTGGCACTTATCTGTTCTGTTTGAAAATTCCCAAACTCGGGATTTCAAATTCTCCCATAGGAACGCCACACCAAGTATGCTCAACAACCTTGTAGCCGTCTCTCTTGTCCTTCTCAAGTTCCTTTGAAAAGATTTCTTCTTTTCGTTCCTTTGCCCAAATAAAAAGTTTGGCAAACTCGCTCATAGGTACTTGGTGGCCTTTATTGACCATAGACTGCAGTTCGTTTATACCTGTTTTTAATGTCTGATTGATAAGTGCCTCATCAGTCATATCCCTTACTTCAGATTCCATCATATTTGAACTCCTTAAAACTAAGCGGAAGTATTTCTCAACTTCCGCCTTTGTTTTTATCTTACATTGATTACTTTCATCTTCTGTGCAGCGATTTCTTCGCGTTTGTTTGAAGCAGAGCTTATCAAAGCCTGTCCGCCATCAAAACCGCCCCAGCAAACAGCGAATGTATCACCCTTAATTCCTGCGAGTTCTTCAGCCCAGTCTCCCAAGCAGTCCTCGAAGTCGGAGATTACGCAAAGTTTGTCCTGTTCAGATTTCAAGTACTTTTCCTTTGCATAACGGATTCCACGAGCGATTGATGTACCGCCACCACAGCAGATTGCTTCAAGGTTTGATCTTTTCAAAGGAAGGTCATCAACAAGGCGAGTGTCCCACAAGATGATTCTTGACTTTGTACCAAACTTTGATTTGTATTTAAGTACTTCAGAAAGAAGTGCCTTAACCAATTCAATGTTAACCGAACCTGAAACATCGATTAAAGCAACCAAGTTTCCAGGGCGGTATTCCTCAACAGTTGTAATGCGTGTTCTCATTACACCGCCTGAAGTTTTACCGCGGTTGTAGTTGTACAGCGGATCCTGACGATCTCTCTGAACAGTTTTGCCGATACAGTTTCTCTCAATGAACTTGAGAACAGATTTGTCAAGGCGCATTGTAGGAGTTGCATCAACCAAGTTTGTTGACTCTCCATCACCAGGAGCGCTCCAGTCATCTGCATCATCTCCGCCTGAACCTGAAGCAGCAACCGCTGCCTGACCCTGCTGACCATTTTCTGCATTTCTGCGGTCCTCAGCAGCCTGAGCCATTGCCTGTGCAAGTTGATTGCCTTTGTCACCGTTCTGAGCATTTGCTTTGACAACTGAAGCCTTCATCTTGTTTCCGTTTCCGTTGTTTCCGTTTCCCTGCTCAGGCTTTCCTTTGCCGTCGCCTTTTACTTTTGACTTTCCGCCTTTACCAGCTTCGTCCTGTCCTTTATCGCCGTTCTTGCCGTTGCCATTCTGATCTTTACCGTTTCCGTTCTGACCATCCTGACCCTGCTGATTTCCGTTGTTTCCTGACTGGCCCTGCTGATTGCCGTTCTGTCCGTTTTGGCCGTCCTGACTGTTGTTTCCGCCTTCGCCATCTTTTGATTTGTGGTTGAAGATTGAAGTTGGGTCATCTTTCAAGCCGTTGTTATTATTCTGCTGCTGAGAATTGTTTCCCTGCTGCTGTTGATTTCCACCCTGAGAGTTTCCTCCCTGCTGACCGCCACCTGACTGCTGTCCGCCAGCCTGCGAACCACCCTGAGATGAACCCTGGCCTTGTCCCTGGCCCTGACCTGACTGACCCTGCTGTCCAGACTGACCTGACTGTCCGCCCTGCTGCTGACCATTCTGTCCCTGCTGTTGCTGAGCCTGCTGTCTCTGCATCTCATCAACCTGTTCATTGAGTTTGTCCATAAACTCATTAGGCTGAGTAAGAATCAAGTGGAGATATCCCATCCAAGTCAAACCGTTAGGGAAGCCGAAGTCTGAAGGATGAACTCCGCGAGAGAACTTGTGGATTTCATCAGGCTTTTCTTCCATCCATTTTTCGATTGACTGAAGTTGTTCTTCGTTTGCGTAAGAAATAAAGCGGGCAAGCGCAGCATCAGAAATTCTTTCGCGAACTTCCTCAAAGTCCTTTGCTTCAGGCCAGTACTTACCGTTGATTTCAAGGTCCTGGGTAATGTTGCGGATCATATGAATGAAGCTTTCAGAAACATCGTCCTCTTCATTTCCTTCCATTTCAATATGTTCGCGGAACTTAGGCCATTTTGACTTGATCTGTCGTGAGGCCTGCATATCTTTGTACCAGTTGTCTTTGAAGTGCTGCAGTACACAATGTCCTGCCTCGTGCATCATCAACTGTTCTTTTGCAAGGCCGTTTGCTGCATCTGTTGCAAAAATATTGTAAACTCCAGAAGCTGTCTTACAAGAGCAGCCAGGAGCCATTGTCATAGGATCTTCCATTTCTTCCCAAACCAAGGTATTCATCTGATCCATAACTTCTTCGTAGTTTGGGCTGTGAATTGGGTCGAGGTGAGGAATGCGAGCAAGGAGTTCTGCTTTCTTTTGCTGCATTTCAAGTTCTTCCATAATTTCCTCCATTTACAGTAATAATATAAAAGACTTCTGTCAAAAGTTCAAAAATTCTTAAATTATTTTGAAATAAAAAACGGGAAACAATTCTCAGTTTCCCGTTCTTTTATCTGCTTTATTTAGGCGCGGCGACCGCGTGTAATCTGCAGGAATGTGTCGATTGTAACAGGCTGGTATGTCTGATCTTTGATAACATAAACCCGTTCAATTTCTGACTGTGAAAGAACTTTGGAAATATCTCCTTCCACATAGAATGTTCCTTTGCGGAAACCTGCGGAAACAACTTCGTTTCCTCTTGCATATTTTGAACCTGTTCTCGGCTTAACGTTGATGTAGTAATCCATCTTTAATCTTCCCATAATTATCTCCTTAAAAATTGGTTTTCAAATTATTCCCAGGGACAAGCCCTGGGATTTTTCGATTAGGCAGAGAACTCTGCGTAGAACTTGTAGTTCTCGAGAACTTTTTCCATTCCCTGCTGAGCGATTTCAACTTCAGGATTCTGTGGAAGAGCCTGAGTGATACGGATCAACTGTTCAACGGCAGTTATATCAGCAGTAAGTTTTGCAAAGTTTACAGCGCGTGTTTTTTCATCAACTCCCTGGCCGACCAGAGCAGTCAAAGTTTCGTGCGGATTTTTGTCAGCGTAGGTCTGCATAATCTGTGTGTAGATTTCTCCCAAACCTTTGCGTGTATCAACCGCATTTGCGTGAGTTCCGTCAAGGAACAGGCTGAGTTTTGCAACCTTATCTGCGATAGAAGTTACACCCTGGAAAATGTCCTGACCGCCAATTACAGGAGCCTCACCAGACTTAAGTCTCTTAAGAACCTGACGAGTTCTTTCCTGAACTGCTTTGAGGTAGCTCCGTGTTTGATTAACATCCTCGAAGGAACCTGTACCTGCACCAATCAAACCCTGCACCATCTTGTCGATGAACTGATTGCGTTTAGGATTGAGCGGTACATCGAGCGCAGCACAAGCCCACATTGCTCGCTGCATATATTCGTAAGTACGGCCAGAAATGAAGTTGTAAACTTCTCCAGTTTCGCTGAAGTTTCCTTCAAACATTTCAGCAAAGTTTTTGTTTTTGATGTCAAGCATTCCCTTGCCAGAGTCTCTTTCGTTTGCATAGCATTCGAAGATTTCCATCATCATATTTTTGACTTCGGCACGAGCATTCTTTTTGAAAGCTTCAGTCATTATCGGGAAAGGATCCTTGAACTCAGGCCAGTCCGCAATGCGTTCATTTTCATCCTGAGAGAACTCATCAAGGAAGTCCATATAGTTGTCAGGACAAAGGTTGATAACGCAGAAGCGGTTGAGTGAAGGCGAAGTAATATCGCAGTAAGAAGGCAGGTTGTCTTTGAAGTTACCTGCGGAAATAATTACGCAGTCATCAGGAAGAGTGTTTCCGTTTCCGATTGTGCGTTCGAAGATCAAGCGGTACAAAGCACCCTGCACCAAAGAAGGACAAACAGAAAGTTCGTCGATAAACAAGATACAAGGAATACCTTCCTTCTGCTTTTCAAGAATTGTCTGATACCAAGTAGGGTTCTTAGTTGTCAAACATTCCTTTCCAGGCTCGTTAACCTGAAAACCAAGGATTTCGTTATTTTCAAATCCTGAACCGATGAGTGAAACGACGTGATATCCATAGTGCTCGCCGATCTCATTTACAATCGAGGTTTTTGCCAAACCTGGGTTAGAAAGCAAGAGCATCGGTACCTTGTTTTCTGTCGCACGAGTTACCTCAAAAGCTGTAATGATGGTATCTCTGATCTTATTTGTTCCCATACTATCCTCCGTGGGTTACTTTGTTTTGTTTTATTGTTACAGTAATAATATAAAAGTAACTTGCGGAAAGTTCAAAAAATTTTTGAAAATTCCGCATTTTTTTTAATTATTCTGCCATACTCGCTGATTAAGCTTTAGGGACAATTTCGTTTATCAACATTGAGTTGTTTTCATTGAAGAAAACATCACCAGCTTCCTGCAAAGTTGCAAACTCGCCGCTGCGGTATTTCTTCAAGAAAATAACCAAGTTTTTATTGTACTTGAAACGGAACTGAGAAGTCGGAACTGTTTCGTCCTTGTTCATAGGTACCCGTTCCATTATAACAATGTTCTTCCAAAGAATAACTTTGTCAATTCTCCAAAGCTTCTGAGACTTAATTCGTCTTTCATACTTTGGAAGTTCTTTTATCGACTTTCCGCTTTCAACCATTGTTGCAAGTTCCTGAGGAGTCAACTGATGTTCCTCATACTCAGTCTCAATTAAAAGTGGATAATGTCGAGGCTTGATGTACTCCTTGATGTCGTGAATAAACACCTGTGGGTCCTTTGTAAAGTCCCACGGAAAGAAGTACTCGTTTCCAGTGTTCTTATGAATAATAAAAACGCCATCTTGTCCGTTTTGTGATGCAGTTCTTGTTGCAAGTACACACGGACATTTTTCACAGAAGCTAATCAACTTCTTCATAGTTGTTTGCTTCCATTTATCTCCGTTGAAGTTTTCAGCTATCATTTAGGCCTCGCTTGAGTTTTCAGCTGCAACTCCGCCATCAATAAGTACACACAAAGTGAAGAAGTCTTCTGATGCAGCAGCAGGATCGTCCTGTTCCCGTACTTCCTTCCAGTACTTGTATGCCTTTGCAATGTCTTTCTTATTTGCTTCGTGGCCCTGAGCGAAACCTTTCTGTCTTTCAGCAATATCAGCCTTAATCATCTTAATCTGAGACTGAAGTGCGTCAGCTTTTTCTTCAAGAGCCATCTCTGCTTCAAACTCGCCAACCAATTCATTGTAAGATACATTTGTCATTTCAATTCACCTCTTAATTTGATTTCTTTTCTTTTGCTTCCTGATCTCTTACTGCTCTTTTTGCTGAGCTGTAAATGTTGAAAGCAACTTTTTCCCAAGCCTTCAAAGCTGAAAGCGGGTCAAGGAATAAGCCGATAGAAATATCGTTTACTCTCCAAGCGATTTCTTCTGTCTCTTTGCCATCTTCACCACGATGAACTTTCTTTGCAAGTTCGTAAGTGCCATCTTCGTTTTCAAGAACAACTTCTGCGTACTTTGCCCATACACCTTTGCTGTTCCCTGGCTGCTTTACATATTCGTCAAAGACAAACTTTTCGATAGAAGTTCTGCCACAACCATTGTCATATACAGCAGAATAAAGAACATCGCCTTTTTTAAGGTCTTTCATAATGTCTCTGTCAATTCCACTTTTTATGCCTGTGTTTGTTCGCATCTTTTCTTCTCCTCTTGTAGCAACGCTACAGTATCATTTATCAATTTTTCATTGACAAGAATATCTTTTGAATTATCAAGCCAATGAGCTTTTCTACATTGTTCAACTGTTCGTCCTGTTTTTACAGGAATGTCACCAACATCCTTTACACCTTGGTCGTGAAACGGCGGTACAACAAACTTCCAATCTCTTTTGATAGGAGCTTCTTTTAATGATTCCATCAACCGTCTTAATGAAAGCCAACCTGCCAAATCATTGTCGATTATGTATGTAAAGTCAAACTGTTTTAAGAAGTATCTTTGTCTTTCAGAGATTGACGCTCCGAAAACTGCAGTTGAGTTCTTTGTGTTAAAGAAACTGTCAGTGCGAAGCACAGCAAGATCCATAATGCCTTCAACAAAGTAAAGTCTTCTTGAACTGTCGAGTTTATCAATATCGTAAAGAGTTGATGTTGAAGCGCCTCTTGGATATATACATTTCTTGTATTCGTGTTCGTCAGGATTCAGTCCTTTGCGGCGCAACATATTGTAGTAATATTCTTTACCATAAATGTCACGGCCTTCACAAGAAAGTAACTTACCTCTTTCATAAATTGGAATTACAAGACGCTTTGTGAAATAAACCATCTGATCTTTATTGTTTGGCTCAAATGTATCAAAAGAGCGTGCCATTGTTGCAAAAGACATACGCATTGACTTTGCAACAGAGACAGGAATGCATCTTTGCATTAAGTACTTGCAAACATCAGGATCTTTATCAACTGGGATAAAAGCTCCATCAAGTGCGATATGAACATCAGGTGTTGCTGATAAATCTTCTTTGACTGTTTCTTTGAAAGGATTTACAAAAGTCGCTTCATCTTGAGCTTCCCATTTTATACCAAGCTCTTTATTGATTGAATGTCCTGTTATCTCACGAAAGAGACCTCTCAACTTTCCGTTATAACCGCAACTGAAGCAGTGGCAAAGACCTCTATCTAAGTCAACAGAGAATGAAGGATGTTTATCTGTATGAAAGGGACAATGTCCCATAGTTGAATTGTGCTTGACATTTTTAGATATGTCAAGCCTTAAAACGATTTGTTCGTTAATCTCTCTTTCAGTCATTTAGCATTTATACCTGAAATTATATTAACAGCTTAGTATGGTCTGTAACCTCTTTGTATTCTTTGTCCGTAAACAACTGTTGCTGCATATTTGTTTCCAGCGACGATGTTGTTATCAGAACCTCTTCGAAGTTCAGGCTTTACAAAACTGTTTAGCGTGTCGAAGTATTTTTCTCGAAGAGCATCATCAGTCTCTCCATTTTCTTTTGCTTTTTGAATGTCATTGTGAAGCTGCTTCAAATTGAGAACACCTTCTTCAGAATTGATGTTCAATTTTCTTACAGAGTTTTCACAACGGTCAATAACATAATAACATCCGTATGTTTCACAACAGTTCTTTACAATCGTTCCTGCTTTCTCATCCATTGTTCCTTCAATGATTTTGATAAACTTTGGAATGTTTGTGTACAGTTTTATTGTACCATCATCAATGATAACACGAACATTATTCTTGTTTGGATTTGGACAAAAAATAAGAAAGAAGAAATCGCTCAGAAGTTCTTCTGTTGTCAACATCTTTTTTGGTTGAATTTCATCACTCATTTTATAAGTCCTAATTCTTTTGCTGGGCAATCCTTGTCACAGTCCTCACAAAAACAGTCTGGACAACCTTCATCATTTTGTTTCTTCTCTTTTTCTTCAGTGGTCTTTTCCGCTTTATCAAGCATTGCTTGAAACATTTCCTTTTCTGAAACTTCCATAATATGTACCTACCTTATCGTACATATAATTAGCGGCTTCAGCAATAATCGAAGCAATGTCACATTCTTTATCATAATAGAATTCATCATAAATGTTGTAAGCAGTTATGCCCATCTGTTTCAACTTCCAAACAACATAAAGTTCCAAATAACTTTCAAAATAAAACACTGATGAGGAATGATCTTTTCCCTCAAGGTCCTCACAAATGTTGTAAAGCTTTTTCCAATCTTCAAACATTGCAGGCTTTACAACAGTCAGCCATCTTTCATAAGCTTCACCACTTGGGTACTTTGCTTTAATCAAATCAGAATTAGAGAAACAAAACTCTGAAAATGATTTGTCAGCGGACTTACCAAAACGCAACCGCATATGAACAGACTTCATATATTCACGAGGAAGATTAAGACCTGAACGATCTGCCATTTCCTGATAAAAGTCAAAGTCACGGTCCATCCACTCGCCTGTTGACATTAAATGACTTATACGAGGAACAGCAGACTTAATATCATAACGATACTTCAACCCATTTTGCTGACACCAGACAGTACGATCTGTTTCTCTTGCTTCATCATTTTCTGTTGCAATATATTTTGAATAGGCGCGGCCTGTAATTTTATTTCCTTCACACTTAAAACGAAGACGCTTTTTGTTATACTCGGACTTGTCTTCATTATATTCATCAAGCATTCTTTTGAAATCAGAAATTGTTCCTTTTGTGAAGTCAACAACTGCTTGCTTATCAAAATTATCCACAAGCTTATTATTGAACTGTGTAAGGCCACTTCTTATTGTTTGTTTTTGTTTCTTATTGAACACTTCAACTGTAATGTTGTCGGCAATATCAACAACGGTGTTTGCTGTGGGCTTGTCTTCGTGTTCTTCAAGATATTTTTGATATTCGTGCGGAAATGATTTTATAATTCCGAGTTGATTAAGACCATAAAGTTTACAAAAGTTTTCATCACCGTGGCCGAACTGATAGTGTTTATTGATAACATAAATGATTCCACAGTTCTTCATTCCTTTTATCCAATTTGACTGTTGCATACCTGAAATATCAAGGCCTGCTTTAAGGAATGTATCTTTTGTGAAGTAGATTCCGTGGTTCTGTTTTACATCTCCAATGTTGTAAGAAGATGCAAGAAAGAACATAAGCTCCTTCAATTTTTTCAATCGCTCTTCAACCTTCAGCTTCAAAGGAAAGTGTTCGATTAAATAATCATCAGTATAAATCTGACCTGAGTATGTCATTATCTCAAGACGCTGTTTATTTCTTTCAACATCTTTGTCATACTCATTCTTGATAAGAGCATTTAAGTCCACAATTATAACCTCTATGGAATTATATTAACCTTTTACAAAAAAAGAAGCCAACATATTTTCTGTTCGACTTTGATGATTTGGTGTACCGTAGTCAGGCTTTTCAAATAATTCATAAACGCCTAATACGATGCGGTTTGGATCTCCGCCTCTGTCATAAATGTTATCCCTTATTTTGATAAGTTCTTCATCATTTACAGGAATCTCAATTGGGTCAAACTTAAAGCAAGATGTATGTCCATTGCTTCTTGTATAAGTAATCTCTTCATCTTTTTCTTCAAGAAAATAAACTTCTGAGAAGAAGTCTCTCAAGTGAGCAACTCTATCATTTGCAGCTTGAAAGAATGCTTCTTCATCAGCGAAACCCATATCTTCCATTATGTATCGGGGAGTTTTTGACACCAAACTTTTCAATTCATTAAAAGTGATGTCTTTCATTTACACCGCCTTATGTTCTGTCAACCATACGACCAAGCGGGTCAGTAGTAAACTCTGTGTTTGCGATTGCTGCCATATCAACATCAACACCGCCAAACTTAGTTTTGTTTCCTTCTTTGAAAGTAGACTTCCAGTCAAAGGAGTCAGGATTGTTTTCTGGTGTAAGAAGATCAGTAAAACCACCAAGGTCAACACCATAATCTTCCTGTTCCTGAACGCGCTGCTGTCTCTGTGCAGGGCGTGGGGCCGGAGCTGATTCTTCGATTGAGTCAAAAGAGAACTCAACATCATCATCGCCGTTTATTATTGATGTAAGTGCTGTATTTACTTTTTTAAGCTGTTTCAAAATTGGCATAACCTGCAACTGGGCAGCTTCACCAGTTTTGATTGCTTTCATCAAGGCAGCTCCAACTTTTGTAAGTTCCTGCTGCGCTAATTCCAACTGTGCCATAAGTCACCTCTATATGTATATTAACAATTTAGTCAGAAATCACAAAAGGTACCCAGACGGGTACCTTCAACTTATTCACATGATTTTTGATTAAAATGTTGCGATGATTTTTTCAAGGCGAGCAACGCAAGCAGGATTTACACCGTTGAAAGTTGCTTTCCAATTTGTTTTCTTTACCTTCTGGAAGCGAGCCTTCATCCAAGCATAGCGTGTAGGATTCCAAATTGAAAGGAGGTGTGGGTTTGAAAGGTAAAGGCGGAATGTTTCTGCGAAAACTTCGCGGTTATTAGGCTCGTAGTTGCTAACGCTTCTTTCGCCCATTGGGATTGTTTCCCAGTTGAAATAATGTTCGTGAATGTAGTGACCAACCTCGTGAAGGATTGCCCCGTAAATTGTATCATCAATTACATTGTAGCGAGCAGATTTTTCATTGTCGAAAATTGTGTTTCCAGGGACAACTGCAACCACATCTGTTCCGTGAGTGTAGTAGCCTTCTCTTTTGTAGTTGCAAGCTCTTTTCTCAATCGAAAGTTTTGGAACAGCGTAACCGTTCAACTGGCAGAAACGAACAACAAGGGCCTTTGCTTCGTCCTTCATAATTTCCTTCATCTGTGCCTTGTTCGTGATTACAACTGCCATATTTGTTCCTCCTTGTCGGTTGTTTACAATAATAATATAAAAGACTCGTGCACGAAGTTCAAAAATCTAATGATAATTTTTCAAACTTTTGAGACTTTTTTAGCTATATGGGACAATATAATAATAGGAAATTGAAGGATTTATTTATATTTGGAAGTGTTTCTTTTTGAAAAGTTCATACTAAATAAATATATGGAAAGACCGCTAACCGTGGAAAGCGGACACCATTATAATTCATTATAATGTGTAAGTTTGACATAAATGCTAATTGAAAAGTCGAACAACACGAGGAGATTAAACATAATGATTAGATTTACAGAAGCTGTAAAACAGTATTCAGAAGAGAAGAAGGCAAGAGGAATGTCTTCTGTAGTTACAGGTAAAGAATTGGCAAAGATTCGCCAGCTTTACAAAGAAGGCAAGTTCAACGAAGAAACTGAACCTGGAAAGAAAGAAGACGACAAGAAAGAAGAGATGACTGAAGCTCAGAAAGCTGAGTATAACAAAACTCTCGAAGAATTCCGTGTATACAAAGAAAGCAAAGGTCTTGGCCGTGGCGTTTCAACAAAGCAGAAGAAAATGATCGAAAGAACAATTCTTTGCGGCACAATGACTGCTCCTGTTTCTCTTGACGAAAACGAAAAGACAATTATCGCTGGTCCTTCAACAAAAGTTGAAGAAGGTAAAGAAACAAAAGCTGAAACAAAAGTTCAGGAAAATAAAGAACTCGACAAGAAAGCAATCGTTGCTTCTATCCGCGAAGCTCGCAAGCAGGTTTTCAATGCAAAGAGACTTTTGCAGGAAAATGACTTGATGGGTGCTGCTGATGCAACACAGGCTGCTGGTGATGCAATCAACTCTGCAGATGCTGCAATCGCTCCTGCTGCTGAAGGTGCTGTTCCTCAGAACATCGTTGACGCTGTTTCTGCTATCAAGACATCAGTTGATGATCTTGCAACACAGTGTGGTATTGAATCACCTGTAGATACTGCTGCCGATCCTAACGCAGGTGTTCCTGCTGTTGATGGTACAATGCAGGATCCTAACGCTGGTGCTGTTGACCCTAACGCTGCTGCCGCAGGTGCTGGTGCTGTTATGGAAAGCACAAAGCTTGACGCTGCTAAAGCTCGCCTTGCAAAACGCGAAGCTATGTTGAAGAAAGTTCAGGAAGGAACTGATGGTCAGGACGCAATCACACAGGCTATTGCTGCAATGACAAATCCTCAGGAATTCCACGATATTGACAAGAAAGATTCAGAAGAATTGGTAAAACCAACAACAAAGAAATCTCCTGAAGCTGCAAACACTTGGCCTACTGTAAAAGGTACATACAAGGAATCAGTTACAGAAAAAATGATTTCTGACCGCATCGCTGAATCTGAAAACGCTTGGGACTTCAATCGTATCCTTCGCGAAGGCATTCTCGGCTAATAACACAGGTAGGCGCAAGCCTACCTTTAATTGAAGAACAATCAATAGGAAGGATATAAATGAGCGATTTAGTAACAAAAGATACACCTTCAATTCTCGACTCAGAGGATATGGTAGGTGAAGCAAAGCAGGTTATAGATGCTGTTCCTACTGCTGATATTGAAGGAATGCACTCTCCTGAAGAACTTGCTGAAGCAAGAAACACTTTCTGGAAAGCATATCTTACAAATGGAACAGAACTTCAGGAAGGCAATTTTAACATTGGTTCTTTCTTAAAGAATTACATTCAGACACACGGTAATGCTGACCTTGATGGAATTATTGCTGCACTTCCTGATGAAAAAGCAGGTCTTTACTACAAGACTCACACAGATGCTCTTCAGCAGAAAGTAAATGAAATGGTTGCAAAACTCGGCGCACAGGGAACTCCTGTAAACGCAGAACCTCCAAAGCCATTCAGTGTTGATGATTTGACAAACGACTTGGCAAAGGAACTTGCTGGAAGCGAAGATGAGGTTGACGCTGTTCTTACAGCTGCTGATTCTGCTCAGGATAAGTTTGATACAATCCGCTCTGTAGCAAGAACAATTCTTCAGGGTAAAGGTATTAAACACCACGCTTTCATCTACGGTGACCCTGGATGTGGTAAGACATTCTCAGTTAAGGAAGCAATGAAATATGACTTCCCTAAAGGACCACTTGCAAGAAAAGGATACTCAATTGAGTTTAACGCAGGTGATATTGGTAAAGCTGCATCAGCAATCGTTGCTTTCTTCTACAAAAACAGACAGAAAAAAGTAATCATTCTCGATGACTGTGACTCATTCGTTCTTTCAAAGGACCAGGCTATTCAGAACCTTCTTAAAGGTATGTTGGACTTGGACAACACTGAAAAGAACCCTAAGATGATTACAGTTGCTCCACAGATTCGTAAACTTGCATCAAAGATTATTGCTGCAGACAATGAAGCACTTGAAGAAGGTGTTGAGGTTGAAATCAATCAGAACGCTCTTCGTGAAGGCCGCCTTGCTGTTTCAGTAAACGGTGAAGAAGTTTACAATGAAGAAGCTTCTGCTGAAGATCTTGCACAGTTCAAACTTGAAGAAGCTGCTCCTGCAAAGAAAGCAATTCGTGAACACACAGATTATTCTGGACTTGGACTTCTTTTCGAAGGCACAGGTGATGATGACGAATGGGAAGATATGTCAGAAGATGATGCTGAAGTTGCTGCTCAGTTCGCTGAACTTGACAACGAAGATCCTGAACAGATTCCTCCAAAATGGCGCTTCGCTTCAAGATTGATTATGATTTCAAACTTGAAGAAAACTGACTTGAATGACGCTGTACTTTCTCGTACACTTTCATACGAGTTGCGCTTGACTCAGGAAGAGTTTATGGCTCGTCTTGCTCAGATCTTGCCACATATGTTGACAGATGTTGAAACAGAAGATTCAGCTGAAGTTGTTGAATATGCTAAGGAAGCTGCTTACGCATACTTGCTTGCTGCTGTTGAACTTGCAAACAAAGGCGGCTCAGTTGGTGGTAAACCTGTTCGTATCGTTGGTAAGCTCCAGTTCCGTATTATCGCAGAACTTGCTGGTAAATGGATGCAGCGTGCTGACGACTACGCTACAAAGAACAACATTGATGTTAGTGACCGTCTTGCATTGGATAGCATTAACAACGCAATCAAGAGAAAGTTCTTTATGTATGATGTTATGCCATCATTGATTATCGACTAACTTGAAAAGTTGAAATAAATAAAGGCGAGCTTTTTGCTCGCCTTTTGTTTTTTATTTATCTTTTTCAAACTCTTCAAACGGGAGTTCGGGTTGCTTTGGCTCAGGGTCTCCTATAATAGGAACGAAGCCAATTTTACCAACTTGACCTGTTTCCTGAAACTTCATAAGAAGTTCATTCAAACAAGCAATGCAGTAACAGTTTCTATCAAGAACTTTGTTACCTCTTATATCAACTCGAGTTGTTTCAAACTTTACTGCACTATCGGTAATATCGCCGTGTTTTGAGCAGAAAATTGCAATCTTTTTTAATTCCTTTCCTGCAGGGATTGTAATTGTGTTGAGACTCTGATAGCTTCTTTTGCTTTCTTCCATTCTGAATAATCCTCATCAATCATATATTTGCCATCTTTTTCAAAGGCGCCTTCTTTCTTCATTTGCTTATATTCTTTTGGAGTAAGTTCAACATATTCTTGGCCTTCGTGTTCTTTATAAAATTGTTCACGACTTTTTTGCATATCGTTTAACAACTTCAAAGACCAAAAATAAACTGTTGTGTATATTCCTACAACAATAAGATATGCAGGAATAAAGATAAAAGGATTCTTTGTCAATAAGAACAAACTTGTGATGGCAATCACAATTAAAAGTCCTATAAAGAACCTGTTATTTATCTGATACATCTCTCTCCATTAAAGCAATTTCAAGCTTCTGAATGCCAATCTTGATTTTGTCATAATCAATTTCATTACCAAAAAGAATTACATCTTTAGGTAAGTCACCTGCTTTAATAAGCTCGTAAATGTAATGTGGCGCATACCCAACTGCTTCATCGTGTGTTCGGCAAATCATTGGTGATGCAAACTCAAAAGGAATAACAGTTTCCTTCTTAAGTAAACCAACTTTTACAGTACGCTTATAAATAATTCTTACCTGCCAATACTCTGTCTTGAGTCGTTCAGCAGGTTTTGCAATGGCTTGTCCATACTGAAATAAGTCAGAACCTGGGACCTGCCATTCCTTCATTCTTTGACTACTGTTTACCATCATTACTCCTGCGTTAACTGCTTTTTCACTATGTATTTTATGGGTTGCTCCCATTACTGAATATCTCCATAGCTGAAGTCTGTTCTTTCAGATATTTCATCATTTGCTGTCAAACTGATGTTTTCAAGTTCATCAGTTATGATACATTCTGTTGTAATAAAAATGCCTGCAACTGAAGTTGAATAAGCGAGTGCTGTCTTTTCAACTTTTACTGGGTCAATGATACCTGCTTTGAACATATCTTTTTCAATGCGTTCAGCTTTTGCATCATATCCATATTCTTTTTTACTGTTGTGTTCAATATCAGAGATAATGTAAGCATAATCAGTTGATACTGATTGAATAATCAATGTTGCTGGAATGCGGCAAATATCAAGCATCATTTCATAGCCTGCACGATATGAATCATTTGGATAGTCGCGAATCTCATTGCGAAGGTCTCTTGCTGCCTTCAATAAAGTACAACCACCGCCTGGGACAATGCCATCAGAAATAGCTGCTTGTACTGCGTGAATTGCATCTTCATAGCGGTCTCTTAATTCTTTAATACGAGTTGCAGATAAACCACCAACATAAATAGTTGCCATACCGCCAGTAAGACGAGCAATACGCTTACGCATAACTGATATTTCTTCCTCAGAGATTCCCAAGTTTTTGTCTGCCTGTCCTTTTTTGATTTCTTCTTCAATTTCATCTGCACGAGCTTGAATAGCGTCATCGTCACCAGCTCCGCCTTGAAGAATTGTCTTAAACTTTGAAGATGAAATGCGTTCACATCTACCAAAAGGACCTGCATCCTTCTGATCTTCAATCTTCTTCATTTCAGTTACAAAATCTTTAATGTCGTCAGGATGTTCCACAACTTTTGTACCCAACATAACTGCAAGATCTTTCAACTGCTCTTCCTGATTATATGCTCCAACACCAGGTGCACCAATACAAGCAAACTTGCACTGTCTTGTAACAACCATATTTACACACATTGAAACAACTGCTTCATCATACTCAGGAGCAATCATTACAATGTTTCTGCCTTTTGCAATACAGTAATTCAAGATGTCTTTCAAGTCTTCAAGAACAGGAGAGAAACCAAGAATTAAAATGTTTGCATTTTCAAGTTCAAACTTTTCAGTTCTTTTATCTGTTGCAAAGCGGCCATCTTCAATTCCTCTAGGGAACTCAAGCCCATCAGTAAACTCAATAGTTGTTTCTTTTGATTTTGTATGAGAATCCTGAAGGTCAACGATACCGCCTTCGCCAATCATTGAGAATGCCTGATGTACAACGCCACCAACAACTGGGTCATTGTTAGCAGAAATTGTTGCGATTGATAAAATGTCTTTATCACTTCTTACAGACATCTTGTAATTATCAATCTTTTCAATTAAGTCAGCACAAGCAGCATCCATACCTTTCTGTAGCTCTGTTGGCTGCTTTCCTGCAGCAACAAGTTTAACACCTGCTTTACACATTTCTGACGACAAAAGAACTGTCGTTGTCGTACCGTCACCAGCAACTGCGTTTGTATTTTCGGCTGCCTCTTTAATCATTGAAGCGCCTGTATTCATATAAGGATTTGAAAACTTAATTTCACGAGCAACTGATACACCGTCTTTCGTGATAACAGGATGTGAAGTGCGTCTATCAAAACAAACATTGCGTCCTCTAGGACCTAATGTTGAAATAACTGCTTGTTCGAGGAGTGAGATACCTTCAAGCATCTTATCACGAGCTTCACTACCAAAGAGTAATCGTTTACCCAAAATAAACCTCCAATTTATTATTTAGTCAGCTTTTCAATTTCTGAGTCAAACGCCTGTCTTTCATCAGACAAGTCCATATAGTGTTTTGCCGCTGTCTTTGTACCTGCGTCCAAAGCGTGTTCTTTGACTTTGTTTTTAATTGCTTCATATCTTTCTTGAACTTCATCAAGTTCAGCTTTGATACTTGCTTGTATTTCAAGCAATTTCAACTCTTCTTGAAAGCCTTTACAATTTTGTTTGCACTTTAAGCGGAAAACTCCGCCTTCAGAGTATTGTTCTTGCTGACTGCCACAGAATGGACAGTATGTGTGTTCATCATCTTCATAGTATTGAATTGCAGATATTCTTGCACGGGTACCTGCAGTAAATACTTGTCTTTGAATGTATTCTTTAGGATCGTTCATATTGATATATTAACTATAAAGGCAACCTTCATTAGGTTGCCTACTTTTTAATTCTGACTTTTTAATTATCTGTTTTTACTTCTTATTAAGTTTACCTTAATCATTTTTACTTGTTCAGCAAGATTGAGAACTGCACCCTGAGTATCTTCAGATTCACGAATTGCTTTTGCAGCGTCTCCGCCAAACTTTCTTGCAAGATGTTCAACAAGTTCATTGCCAAAGCCAATCTCATCATAAGACAAAGTGTTCAACTCATCTTCAAACTCATTGTCAACATCATTTGATATGTCAGAATATGTTACGCCGTAAAGATCATATTCATCATTTTGTTCTTCGGTTGTTACATCATCATCTTCCCAGTCAAGGTCATCCTGTGAAAGATCATTGTACATATTTTCTGCTTCTTCTTTTGCAATTTCAAACTCAGTTTGCAAGCGGTCAATAATCTTTTCTTTAGGCTCGCCATTTTCAATCATATCCATACAGTCTTCAACTGCATCTTCACGATGGTCAGGACCCATTCCATAATCAGTTGTTGGCTGTAAATATTCAGCATCTTTGCCAAACTCAACTTCCATTTCTTTCAAAATGTTTTCTTGAATTGCTTTATTATTGAACAACTTTTCAGGAGCAATGCCCTTAATATTAAGATTCTCTCCTAATTTTTTATTATCATCGTCGCTGTTTTCTTTTTTGTATTTTTCGAGAGCATCGTCCTGCTTAATGTTGCCTGCATCAATTTCTTGTTCAAGAGATTGTCCAATGATCTTACTTTTAATTGTTGACTGAAGTTCATCACTGTCAGCTTTCTGAGCATCACTGTCCAAAGCTCTTAACTGGTCTGTCAAAGCCTTTGAAACTTTATCTTCATCGTGTGCATCAGTAATTGCAGCAAGGTCATATTCACCAAGAATATCACCAATCTTCTGTTCTATATCTTCTTTAATTAAGCGGCCAACTCTTTTGACAAGTTTAAGTTCAGACAACTTTATTGCCTTGTTGTTACTATTAACAACATACTTAATGCCGTTGCGAGACTTTACATATCCTTCAAAAATCTCATCTTTCTTTGTATAAGCTGAAATCTCTTGTCCCTCTTGATACTTTGAAAGTCCTATCATTATATATCCTCGTTATCTAATTAGTTGTTGAAATGTTGATAACAAAGATCGAGACATTTCTTAAATCTTTCTTTTGGACGATACGCTGGAAGCTTATTTTTGCCATAAAGTCCTTTATTGCAACTTTCATCAGGTGGCAACATTCCATTCATTAAGAAGAATGAGTTGCGATAATTATTATACCAAACACCGTTCCAACCATAAAACCAATAAGGATTTCTTTTTGTGTAAAAGCCATAACCAACATTATAAATTATGTACATTTCAGTCCAAGAAGTTGCAACTGTTCTGAATTGACTGAAATACCAAGTACCAACATCAATATTGACATAAATGTTGTACATATCTTCAAGAGTGTACTTTGTGTTATGTACTTTATTATAATCTTCAATAGCATAAGAAGAAACCTGCATTAAGCCTTTGCAGTTAAAGCAAGAGCTTGCTTTATAGTTTACCATCATTACATTTGAGGATGTAATATCTTCAGTTCTATGCTTACCACTTTCTGTTGCGATAATTGCATAAATAACATAATGGGGTATTTGATACTTAGCTGATGCAAGATTAACTGCGTGAGCAATATCAACTGCATATTCTTCCTGACATATTGCAATCGACTTCTCAAGTACTGTAGGAATTACAACTTCAATTGGTTTTTCATCAAGTTCTTTTTCGATTGATGTTTGTGGTGGAATTTTTTGCTTTGCATAAACTTTTGAACACAAGCAGCCTATCAATAAAAAGACTGCAGCCCAAATAATTATACAAGCAATTCTGAGTACTTTTACATAACTTTGGGACTCTGCAGGCATTTCACCACATAAATTTTTACTAAACATTTTAGCCTCTTACCACCAAGACATTACATCTTTTTTCTTGGTGTCCTCTTTTTGTTCGGCCATTGCGTGATAAAGATCTTCATAATCAATGTCTTCATCATATGACCAAGTTTTCTTATAGCGAACCCTAACCCACCAATACCATTGTTCATTTTGGGTCATAGGCTTATTTGTTAAAGGGTGAATAAGATTATCAAGATGAGTATGATGCCATCTGCACATACAGTAAACATTTGTTGGATCATAAGTCAATGTTACATTATTACCAACAGGAAGAACATGTGCGTGATCTATTTGTTGCAACATTTGATAAGGTGGACTTAACTCTTCTTGTTGTTTAACCTCCGATGGCAAAAGAATTGCACAACATCTGCAAAATCGTTGGTCACGAACATCAACTATTGCTTTTGTCTTTTGCCATTCAGCGTCTTCTGAACTTCTTCTATGCATTTTCTTTAAAGTAGAAATACGGACTTACATCAGTATCTTTTTCAAATCCAAGTTTTGTATAAAAGCCTTCGTTTTTGTCTTCTGCATACAATGTTACATAAGGCATTGAACAATACTCTTTCATAAACTCATTTAATACTAAAGAACCGAATCCTAGTCTACGATAATTTATATTAACTTCGAAAGAAGAAATATGATCAGAATTGAAAGATTCTTCTTTGCGGAATCCAATAACAGCCATAGGAACAACACCATCTTCTGTTTCATATTCAGCAACGCACCACTTTATCCATTCATCATCAAGATAGCAGGGGTCTTTTTCAAACTGCTCCATAACAAGTTCAAAGCAAGTTGTCAGACCCTGCTCAAAATAGTATGCAAGGAACTCCTCACAAGTATTGAAAAACTTAAAGTTCATTATTTGATACCTGCCTCACCAAGTACTTTTTGGATTGACTTGAAGAACCAATCAAGCTCACTCGGTTTTACTTTTGCAAAGCCATTTACTTCAGGTCTTTCTCTTCCATAGCCATCTGTAAATGTTGAATCACAATGTAGTGTTTTAAGATCTGGGATTTCAGTAACAAGTCTGAACAAGTGGATGTTTTTGTAAGATGTATACTTAAACTCCCCAAGATCCTCAATCTTATCTTTGAACTGAGACGCATCGAAGCCAGTCTCTTCACGACATTCACGAATTGCTGCATCAACTGCATCTGCATCTGTTGTGTTCAAATGTCCTTTTGGTAAGTCATAAGTTGTCTTACCCCAACCTTTTCCTGTAGAGTGACAAGCAAGTATTTCACCTGCTTCATTTTGAACTATTAAAGCACAAGATATTTCCTTTCCATCATTTGAAAGAACATATTGTTCATCTTCACCTTCAATAAGTTTGAATAAGCTTTCCTTCATAATATAATTAGTCATACTAATCAATAATGGAGGACCAAAATGAGAAAAGAAAACGGTCTTATTATTTTTGAATGTGACAAAGACGAAAATGGAAAAGAGATTCTCAACTCATCACAGAGAAACAATCAACTTGTTTGGCCATCAGTAAAGAGTAAGCCAAAAGCACAGTATCGAACAGATTGGTCGAATATGTGTAATGTAACATCAATGGTAATGGGTCTTGAATATGCAGGCTTTACATTCCCAGACGGACCTTACAATCAGCCTGAAGACAACCTTGGCCTTTTCATTTTGACAGACAAAGAGCTTCTTGAGAAATGGAAGAAACAAGCCCCTGCACAATATGACTTATTCGTCAAGTCTCAGGATGGAAAACTTACAAAAGACCAAGTTAACAAGTATCTTTACTTCCCAACAGAGTTGCACGACTATTTGAGCTTAGGCGTAAATAGATGGCTTGGTACAAGAGCGACAAAGTTTACAACATCGTTAAGTTTTAAGAAGTTTCTTGAACTTGAGATGGTTTTTGGAAACTCGCCTATTGTAATTTCAACAACTTTTGGGGGCTTTGGTCATATTGTTTGTTGCACAGGTGTTGCATATAAAGATGGAACTGTGTTCAGCGATAAAGAAGAACTTCCAGGACCTACACCTGAAGGTATTTATGTTGATGATCCTTGGGGAAAGTACAACCCAGCTACAAATAAGTATGATGCTCCTAATGGTGGCAATGACATATTTATTCCTTGGGATGTTGTTGTAAAGAGGGTTAAACCTGCCAACTCAGAAGATGTAAAATGGATGCATTTGTTCTATCACGGACTTGCAGCAGTATAAATTAAAAAGGCGGGCAATTTGCCCGCCTTACTTTTTTACTTTAACAGATTTTTAATGTTTGCAATCAGAATTGCCTTGTCAGTTTTTCCGTTGTTTACCTGATCTTTATGGGCAACTTCCAGAGCCTTGCGGAACTTTTCACTTGGCTTGAAACCTAAAGCAATCAGATCATCACCAGTTACAATAGGTGCAGGAATTGGCTGACCAATTAAGCTTACAATTTTTGGAGAAGCCAGAGCTTCGTCTAAAGGCATTTCTTCATCGTCAGCAGCAGTTTTGATACAACCATCGCTGTCGCTTCTGCACAGCTCGCACAGTAAGTCGAAGTCAGGCAGATTCAGAATACTCATAATTGCAAACTTTTTATCCAGCAGGCCTAACTGATGCATCTTCATATGATTTGCAACTAAGCCTTCAACACGATGAGCTGTTGCACAATCTAATCTTAAGTCTCTCAGGAACTTGTAAGCAATAGGAGCACCAACTTCTGCGTGATCTTTAACTGCAGGGAAACCATTTTTGCTTAAGCCATTTTTGCGGCCTGAAGCAGGCTTTCCACAGTCGTGCAGAATTGCGCCCATTATGAAAACGAAACGGTCAATTTCATTTTCAATTTTAGGAGCACGAGCAACTGCAGCTTTTACAACCAGCATTGTGTGGTTGAAAACATTGCCTTCACTGTGCCATTTTGGGTTCTGCTCGCAAGTTTTCATATCTTCGAAAATCTCAGTTAAGTGAATTGCATCGAAGATTCCCATTCTTCTCATAATTTCAAAAACTTCCATTGTGAAGTCTTTACCGCCAAAAGTTTTGATTAACTCAGCACATTGTCTTTCAACAGAAACATCAGCAAAAACAACTTCAGGTGTTATTTTGTTGATGTGTGCCTCGATTGCAGCAACATCCTTTTCATTTGCCTTGAAGCCTTTTGAAGCAACAAAGCGAACATATCGGAAGATTCTTAAAGGATCTTCAGTGATGCGGTCAACTGCGTTTCCAACAAAACTTAATGTGTTTGATTTGATGTCAGCAATACCACAACCTGTTGGGTCGATAATGTTTCCATCTTTATCTTCGTACAAAGAGTTTACTGTAAAATCTCTGCGGAAAGCATCATCTTCAATTTTGTTTGAAAACTTGATTGTGGGATGGCGGCCTCTTGTCAGGTCAGAACGCCAAGTTGCAATTTCAACCTGTTCACCATTGATGATTGGCATTGCAACTCCGTACAAGTTTGCTTTTCTTGTTTCTGTAACACCAAAGATTTTGTTGATCTCATCAGGTGTTGCATTTGTTGAAATATCATAATCGTGAGGAGTTCTTCCAGTCAGTTCATCACGAACGCAACCGCCGACAAAGTAGGCCTTAAAACCAGCATTTTCAATAGGTGTAATAACTTTTTTGATAATTTCCTGCTTTGTCAATTTGAACCTCCGTTACAAAAATAATATAAAAGACTTGCACGGAAAGTTCAAATATTATGCAAAAGTGGATGATTCTTTTTATAGTCGAACTTCAAGCCGTCCTTTACAATTTTGACGATTTCATCGTAGCCTTTTTCATTACCATCAACGACAACAAATGGGATTTTATTGGATTCGAGAAACTTGGATGTTTTTCCATCTATCTCTTTAGCTTCGCCTTCAGTTTGATTTCTTCCGTTAGGATTATATGGCTTCACACGATTGATGACGAAGTTGAAGTTGAAACGATGATACTTTTCAAACTCTTCAAGAGATGCAGCTTTCAACATTGGCTGATCTTCTCTTGCGTACAATGCACCAAGAGCAATAGGGCTATCAGTGATAATTACATCGACTTTGCCAAAGCAGCGGCTTATTTTGAAAGACTGCTTTCCTGTAATGTAAAATTGATTTTTGAAAACTTCAGAGTTGTTTTCCCAAACTTTATCTTTTGCAAACTCAGAAACATATTCACAGTCAATACCTGCAAGTTTGAGTTTTGCAAAAACATAAGCGGCGCCTGTAGATTTTCCTGCGCCTGGGCCAGCGAAAAGATTTACAATAATTGTGTTTTTATCCATAGTTGGATATTAACAAAAAAGGTTGCTAAAAAGCAACCAATTACGGAACCTGCGTGAGTCGAACACGCTCAACCCGAAGGTTGTACAGCTTAGCAGGCTGCTGCATTACCGTCCTGCCCAGATTCCAAAATACTTTGTGAGTGGCAGGAGTCGAACCCGCCTTCATCTGATCCGTAGTCAGAGGCACCAATTCCGATATACCACACTCACATAAAATATAGGCCTGTTGTAAATAGTGCAAGATTTTCAGTCTCGTGTGTCACCGTTTCACCTCATCAGGAAACCCTGATGGTGGGAGTCGAACCCACTTACGATAATAGGAACAACTTTTGCCTTATGAAAGCATCATATCGGATTCGAACCGACCCCTACTGCTTGGAGGGCAGTCGTGCTGAGCCGCTAACACTAATGATGCATATTAAAGTTTTTGGGACCTCGAGGATTTGAACCCCGCACCCAGACATTATGAGTGTCGCGCTCTGACCCAATGAGCTAAGATCCCATAAAGATTACACAGTACTAAGAATCTGTATCGAACGTCGTACTCGGCGGGATCCTTTTCACTGATGAAGTTGAGTGGCTACTGTGTATCACCATTGATATGACCTGCCGTGGGACACGGGCTTCATCATCCTTTGAGCAGCAGTTTTGAGTGACGAGTTCAAAACTTTATTGCCTCTAAGTGCCGCAGGTTCTGTCAGTTGTTTGAGAAGGACAGCGTATGTTAGACGCTTCCTTAATTATTGTACACTTGGTACAACAATCTCTCGTGTTTCCCTTGTCTTTCAAATCAGGCGCAAGTAAGAAACAAAGCGTTATGGAACCACACATAATTCACATCATTTGTTGAACTCATAACCCTAGAAATGCCAAAATCCCTATGTTTTTATATTAACATATTCAAGTCAGCCACCTGGGATTTGAACCCAGAACCTAAGGATTAAGAGTCCCTCGCGCTAACCGTTGCGCCAGTGGCCGATAAGTGAGCGATACGGGAGTTGAACCCGTCTCAGCAGATTAAAAGTCTGCGGCAAAACCGATTTGCTAATCGCCCGTAAATTGTTTGAGCTTGATGGGAATCGAACCCACGACCCACAGATTAAAAGTCTGTTGCTCTACCTATTGAGCTACAAGCCCATAAGATACTCAAACAATTTAACAGGCTTTGTCTAAGGCAGCAATTACTGCTGCCACTTCCGCATTTCCTCTCATAATCATAATTTACTCCTTGAGATGAGGATGGGACTCGAACCCACCTGTAACAGTTTTGCAGACTGCTGCCTCACCAATTTGGCTACCTCATCATAATTTTATTTACCGCGTGAAGGAGTTGAACCTTCCTAAGCCGTCTTGTAAGGGCGGTGCACAACCGATGTACCAACGCGGTATAAAGTTGACGGAAGCGACAGGAATCGAACCTGCGACCTTTTTAGGGGAGACTGTTTTCAAGACAGTTTGATGCGCCAACCAACTCGCTTCCAAATGTAGGGTGCCCATCGGGATTCGAACCCGACCCTGAAGATCCACAATCTGCCGTGCTAACCGCTAACACTATGGGTACATTGCTGAAGGCAGGATTCGGACCTGCTACATCTGCCTTATGAGGGCAGCGTTCAACCGTATGAACTTCTTCAACATAATAGCCCAAACTCAGGGATTTGAACCCCGGCTAGATGATCTTCAGTCACCTGTGCTACCGCTACACCAAGTTTGGATATCTGTGGCATCGGGGATTCGAACCCCGAAAATTTGCGTTCTTAGCGCAACAAGTATGCCAGTTCCATCAATGCCACAAAAGTGTATTAGTTCGTTCATCGTATCTAATAAAGATACAATGAAGTCTACTTTTAATGTAGTCCTCTCTGGCTTTATCTTTCATCTTTCCTTTAACAGAATTGTGATAGCCTTTCTTTTCATCATATTCAAAAGCAATGTTCAATTCTTTGTCATAGCCATCAAGGTGATATGGTCCAACACAAACTTCTCCGCCATTCATAGCGTGTTGTAAATGCCAACCATATTTTGCGTTCAGCTCATCAATGAACTTACAAGCATTTTCATTATAATTGCAATAGTTACCAAGATTGTGTCTTTTCCGCATCATCTCAGCAAGTTTTGCTCTTGTTTCAGGCGTATGAGTGTGGCCTTTCTTAATCTCACGATTAGGATTCAGTCCACAGTATCTCATATGTTGTGTTTTTGACTCCTTATTATTGAAGATTCTTCCGCAAAAGTCACAAAAACAAGTTTCTTTTCTATGAAGAGACCTTCCCAAGGAGTCAAGTCCTTGTTCTAATCTTTTTTCACAAGTTTTCTTATGTTCAAAATAGTTTCTTCTACCTTGAACAACACAACCACAATATTCACATTTCCAATTTTGAGCGTTTTTGTATGTTTTCATATCAATTAGTAAAGATTGGAAGACACACTTAACATCTCAAACCCATATTAACAAAAAAGGCAACTCCTAAGAGCCGCCTTGAAAGATTTGTAAACTGTTTCTGCTTACAACTTCAAGGCTCTAATACGAAATGTTTTCCAAAGAGAGAACGAAGGACCATCTTCGAACACATACCGCATCCCAATACGAAACTAACAAATGAGGAATGTTTAACTATGTTCGACATCTTTGAAAAATTCATATTCGTCAATCCTTAGCTATCAGGTTGCTACCCAAAATGTTTTTTCTTATTGAATAGTTAGTAAACAATTCAATAAAGTAAGTGGACCTACCGAGCATCGAACTCGGACCTCAGGATTGCAGATCCCGTATGCCAGCCATTAACACCTTAAGCCCATAAAAATCTTCTGTTTATCCGCGAAGGTTGTTACCAACTCTTCTTTCCTCTTGGAGGAACTGCTTTGTTTATTCTCCCGCTCCCGCATAACGCGTCGGTGTTGCGTTAGGAATTCACAGAAGATTAGTGGACCGTAGGGGAGTCGAACCCCTCTTTCCAGCGTGCAAAGCTGGAGTACTAAGCCGATATACGAACAGCCCAAAATTAAAAGCGGGTTGTAAAAATTTCGCCGCAATGACGAAATATTGGAGTCGAACCAATAATTTCCGTTTAATAGGAACAACCTTTGCTTTATTCCTCTGCTAGGATTCGAACCCAGAACAACTGATCCAGAGTCAGCAGTGTTACCAATTACACCACAGAGAAGTCGGACGAGAAGGAGTTGAACCTTCGAAATCTCGGTCCCAGGCCGAGTGACATACCGCTTGCCGACCGTCCGAAAATGAAAGCACCTGAAGGGAGTTGAACCCTCGCCTCAGCCTTGGCAAGGCCGCGTACTAGCCGTTATACTACAAGTACATAAAATATTGGGGTGGGTGGAATTGAACCACCGTGTAACCAACTAACCTTTCTGCGGTTTATCAGACCGAGGGTATACACCCCATTGTGTTTCAAGTTTTCAGGTGCGGAGAGATTCGAACTCCCACCGACGGACTTGGAAACCGTAATGCTAAACCTTTACACCACGCACCTATAAATCATTAAAGGCTCAACTTTTAGTTGAGCCTGTAAAATCCAAATTTTACTAGGCTCACTTGATCTGCCACTGTCCTGAAATTGGGGCAATAGCTGCAACTGGTGCAAAGCCGGCGAAAGAAACTGGAAGACTAATGTGGCCGGCAAGTTTTACTGACTTAACTGATTTACAAACCATCATTGCTTTCATATTGTCCTTTCTCCTATAATTTTATATTAACAACTTTTCAGAAGTTTCTGAAAAATTATTTTCAATATTTAGTTAGTACAGTTGCAAAAACTGTAAGAGTTTTAATCGGCCAGGAGAGACTCGAACTCTCAATCCACACGGCGTCCGACCTTAATTCGGATGTGTATACCAATTCCACCACTGACCGAACAAAATTAACTATCCTTTAAGTATGCAACAGTTTTTCCATTTTCAAACATTTCTTGTTGAAGTTTGGAAATCTTGTTGTAAAGATCTTGGCAAATGCCTTTTGATCTTCCACTTAAATGGAAGCGTGCCATATGTCCTAGCACGAATGCAAGTTCTTGCAATCTCTCGTTATCGAGTTTGATTGTCATATAGACTCCTTGCACCACCAATTTTTTAATGAAATTGGAAACATTGGCGAGCTGTAGCAAATATACATTAACAGTGTATTGCCTCATCGGCGTAATAGGAACAACTTATGCCTAACATGTGTGGCCGCAGGAAGTTTTGCCATCTCTTCGTCCCCCGACTTACAAGGTCGGTGCTCTTAGGGCAGTCTGAGCTACATTTGGCCTTTGCTGCATCATAAAAAGACAACGCAGCGAAATCCGAAGTTTTTCTTTCAGTTGCCACAACCAAGTATTTTTCAACCCACGTCTCATTAAGACAACCTACACTGGAGCTTTTGGTAAAACTTTCTACCCATATTCATCATACGGTAACCATTGTAAAGGCCTTTATGCTTGTTCCGCCAGGCTCCCCGCTGACCAAGCTGATGTCTCGGTAATTTTTCATACCAGCCTCACCTTGGGCTCATACTTCCTTTCCCCAAGTACTCTTAGGTTTTCACGCGACCTAAACTATCCCACGAGTTTGAAAGAGTTTGCTTTCTCTAGTAATAACACCACCATTTGATACGACAAGTTTCACTGTCGAAGCATTCAGTAAGAATGTTATCAATTTCCTCTTCCGTTGTATCAATATTAACAGATTTCAGTCTGCTTCTGATAAGTCCACGAGAATCTTTTTTCTTCTCGGAACGGTCTCCTTTCATCGCACGGCGAGCGTAACGATCACAAGGATTTCCCCAACGGAACCAGAATCTTCGAGCTTCCTGTGTACCGCGTCTTGCGGTATATTCACCGTAGCTGAAGTTTGCCTTATAAAAGGCGCTCTCGCAATAATCATTTAACATCTAGTGTATCTCCTACACTATCCGTAAGTCATACGCGATCCTCCTATTATAGCATCATCGTTCACAGGATCGAACTGCAACCGTACAGACCTTTAGAGCCTATCCGTTTTACCCCACACAGGGCGATGTTGCTTATGGTTGAACGAGATGGCAACAACATTACTTGTACACCAACGTCATCTGCTATAAAACTAAGATGGGCCAAAGGAGAGTCGAACTCCTAATCCTTTCGGCGACTGCTTTTGAGGCAGTTGCGTATACCAGTTCCGCCATTAGCCCAAATGATTGCGGGAGGTGGACTCGAACCACCGACCTTCGGGTTATGGGCCCGATAAGCTGCCAACTGCTCTATCCCGCGATGTAACATGTGTTTTGACGCTGACAGGACTCGAACCTGCGACACCGAGCTTAGAAGGCTCGTGTTCTTATTCCAGCTGAACTACAGCGCCATATTGAAAGTACTTTATACGTCGGACCAGTCCGTTCAGCTTTCGCCTAGGGAGTTTCGAGGCTCCCACCTACGCATATCAACTTTCTGTGTGCTTTTCGGGCTTCTTCTACTAAGCACTTAAACTTTCAGTTCTGCTAGAAACCAAAGTTCTTGACGTTCTCTCTAGCAATGAGAACCGTATAGCTGTTGCAGGAGTCGAACCTGCTATCGTAAAGGATATGAGCCTCACATATTGAACCGTTCTACCCAACAGCGACGTACAAAAAGACGAGTTGTATTATTCGTGCTCTAACCGCTGAGCTATCCGCCCACGAACGAGCGGAGTTGGATTCGAACCAACGACCCCGTGCTTAAAAGGCAACAAATAGGAACAACTTATGTCTTTTAGCGGTGTATGCGGGAATCGAACCCGCCATCTCCTGCGTGACAGGCAGGCGAAATAGCCGATATTCAAATACACCAAATAAACAAACCACCTTCCAAACGGAACGCCCGATACTTGATCTTAATGTCCGCACTTATCCAAGAGTTTCATTTCGCGCGAGAAACTCTCGGGGGTTAGGGAGCTACAGGTGCCTAGGCTTACTACGATTAAGCCAACAAATGCGAGCTCGTCTCACAAAGGTTTGTACTTTTTGCCAACTTCTGTCTAGAATGAAGTTGAAAGTAGTGGGCCGAGAGGGAGTCGAACCCCCGATGTTTGCCGTAAAGGTGACGGATTTACAGTCCGCTGACTTCGCCACTGGTCACACCGACCCATAAAATTGATGGCCGTGCTCATCACACATTTACAACATCGTTTCGAGCAATGTTACCATCAAGTAAGCTACTTGTAGGACTTGAACCCACAACATCCTGATTACAGGTCAGGCGCTCTACCATTGGAGCTAAAGTAGCACAATAAAAGATAAATTACATTTTTTCTTTCCATACATCTTTCATTCTAATTTGTCCGCGGTCACTGAACGAAGAAGATGGTTGTATTAGATGTTCTATAACTTTTCGGGGCCTTAAGCCCGTATTGAGTGTTTCAACATCAGTCTCTTATCTTTAAGCCGCCTGAGGGATTTGAACCCACAACATCCGCATTACAGGTGCGGCGCTCTACCATTGGAGCTAAGGAGGCATACAGTTCCGAAAGGAGTCGAACCTTCGTTCTCTGGATGAAAACCAGATGGCCTAGCCGTTAGCCGACGGAACCAAAAACTGTGAACTACTTCTAAGACTGGACGGAAGTATAGCAGCTCGTTCAAAAGATATATTGACTTTCAAACTTTTGTCTCGTATCAGGCAGGGCTCGAACCTGCGATGGGCTTTCGCTCGGCAGATTAACAGTCTGCTGTCTTCGACCACTCGACCACTGATACATATTTATTATGTTAAAAAGATTTTTACTTCTTCTATAAAGATTTTAGGATTATTGAAAATATCTTTCCAAGATTTTCTCAATTCTTTCCATCCTTCTTCATTCAGAAGTTTATCTTTCTGAACATCTCTTTCTTTTTGCTCTTGAAATCTTTCGTGTTGTTCACCATCAATTTCAACGCAAAGTTTTTTGTCAGGCCAAGCAAAGTCCAAAGAAAACCTATGAAAAGGAACTTCTCTGTAATAATCTTTATCAATTTCTTGACCAAATTCATTTCTCATCATTGTAATAAACCACTCCTCAGGATATGAAGGTTTATTATTCCAACGACAATCTCCAATGTTATGAGCTCGACCTTCAGCGTGAGCTTTTTTCATCGAAGCAGAAATCTTTTGTCTAACATCATCCGACATTGTATGTCCGCAATGATCCTTCAACTTCTGTCTTGTTTCTTCTGACAAAACAGGTTTTTCTTTTCCAAGAGCTTTAGCCTTAGTATATTGATTTGTACCGTGGCCTTTTCTTGCGTGCATTGCATCGTACCATTTTTGACTTTTCATATCAATTAGTACGGTCCTCCGCTCTACATGTGTCCCTATCGTCGGAACCTATTGTCAACATCTTATCGTCGGTCCCTATTGTCGGTAGCGGGATATGCGAGCATCGAACTCGCGACCTCTAGCGTGACAGGCTAGCGTGGTAGCCAACTCCACCAATACCCCAAAATTGTAGGTATAAGAAACCTTTTGCAAGGAAAGGAATTACCCGTATGCCTTTTACCAGCCAACAACTTGTTCAGTAGTTCCATTTCTGTTATCTGACCAATAGTGTTTCTACTGGCTCTGACAAGTTATCAACCAAGGATTCGAACCTTCCACCGAACGATACCACGAGGTGGCAGCAACCAAGCTGTTATTTTATTCCGTTTAACGTTCTTAGATCTTGCGGGGATCGAACCCACTCCTCCACCTTGAAAGGGTGGCGACTCAACCTTTTTGTCCTAAGATCCATATTTGAAGTTTCCTTCTTTTGTTGTAAACCTTTTGTATCGGTTTTACAGAAATAATATAAAAGAAGTTTTTTCAAAGTTCAAAAATTTTTATTTTTTTGCAATTTTTGTTATAAAACAAAAAAGGCAAACCTTCATCGGTTTGCCTCAGGGAAACATTTCTCAGTTCTCTAAGGCAACCTTGTATCTTCATTATAATCGTATTCATCTGTAGTGATAGCAGTTCTAACATCATTATTCAATAATGATCTTGTTGTGAGAACTTCTGCTGTCAATGAATACAATGAAGTCATTTTTAATAGCCCTTCCTTAATATATTTCAATTAGTACAACCCTTAAAAATGTAAGAGTTGTAATTTGTTCCTCGTATATTTATATTAACAGATTTTAGTCTTCTGCTGTAGGAATTTCAATTCCAAACAGTTTTGATAACTTATCTTTCCAATTAAGGAAATCATCGTTATGGCCGCCATCTGCATAATAAGTTACACCGTCATAAATCTTATCATAATTTGATAAGAAAGCTTTACAGAACTCTTCGTTCTCAGGATCGCCATCGCTGGCAGTATCATAAAGCTCGTCAATAAGTGTATCAAGCTTCTCAATGCAGTTTGCTGCTGCTTCATAGTTTGTCCAAACTCTTGAGAGAATTTGGAATAAACTTATCAACTTCATAAACTTATGCTTCAAAGCATCTGTTTTGATTACATCATACATATCAGAAAGTTCGCCGCCTACAATAACTGGGACGCCATTCAATCTTTCAAATGCGTGACATAATTCGTGTGCAACATATTTAGGCAAGTCCTCTTTGGAAACTTTTTTCCAAACAGAAATACTCTTTTCTGAAATGTTGTACTTTGCTTTCATTCCTGTGTAGTCAAAGTCGACAACATTTATAGAAACACTTGGACACGGAATACCTGCATCCTCAAGCTTATCAAGCAAATTGTCTAAACACGCCTGTGCATCTTCTTGTTTAATCATAAACGGTACTCCTAATATTTAGTTATAGGAGAAAGAGTTCTCGCCGGTTTTAATTTCTCAAACTACAGCCCCGCTACCTGCATTCGATTTTTGCAAGCCATACGAGTAGCATCACTGCTGCGAGGTTGATGGGACTTTCACCCATAGTGACGTTTAACGAACTCCTAATTCGGAAGGCGGGATTCGAACCTGCACGACGCTGATATGCGTCACCAGAATCAAAGTCTGGGGAGATACCAATTACTCTTTACTTCCGAGTAAAATAGTTTTCTCACTCTTGTTTGCAACGCGACGCAAGATTCCAATAGGTGGACATATCCGATATTCCTATTATACGGAAGGCCCTTAAGCGCATCTACTGCCGCGAGAAAACTATAGGTGAACCAAGGACTTGAACCTTGCCGTTACTCCAGCCTTGCGAGCTTCACGGATCCAACAGTGTCCACCATCATTATAAGTGCAGTCGGGAATTGAACCCGCTCTCAGCTGGCGTGATCCGCGTGGGACGAAGCCGTGCCTTTTTCCTTCATCGCACTTAACAAGCCTTACGGATTGCTCCTGCTTGTAATGGAGTCTTAGAGGTTTGACTGCCAACCTTTAGAACATAGAGGATTCGAACCTCAGTTTCTGAGCATACTACACTCAGCGTTCTAGACCCTGCCCTACTTTGCTGTGCACTGCTTTTTCGAGCTTTCGAACTAATGTTCTCCTTTGACGGTATCAACTTCATCCTGCGTCGTCATATACAGGCCTTTACCATCCGGTGCTTCCAGCGGTTGAGTATAACTCCTCATATTTCCCGTTCTCTGTGTAGCCATCTACGTTGAAGTTGTCAAATATAGTTCCTACGGGGCTTGAACCCATTTTTCGAGCTTGAGAGGCTCGCGAATTAGCCAGTTATTCGAAGGAACCAAAAATTACATCTCAGGAATAAGCGTGCCATCTTTTAACCAAGCTTTTGGAGTAAAGTTTGGCATAGGCTGTAATGTTTCAAAAGACCACCAAGCATTATCATTTTTATCCCAAAGACCATAACCAATGCCTTTTGAACCATCACTGTTAAAACCTACAAGAAGAACGACACCTTGATCTTTCCCTGCTTCCAAGTCAAAATTCCAAGTTGCTTCAACTGTTACTGTCTTTGCCATACTCGCCTCCTTGTTTGCGTTTTGACAATAATAATATAAAAGAATGTTTGAAAAAGTTCAAAAATTCTTAAATATTTTTCAAAAAAAAATACCTGCAGCAACAGCCACAGGTATTATATTAACACTTTAGGCTATTACTGTTGAACCTGCTGTTGAGCTTGCTCCAAAGCTAAGTTTGGATTTTCCTGAGCAACCTGAATTGCCTGAGCAACAACATCAGGATTGATATTTGCACCAAGCTGATTTCCATATCTTTTATAGAAATTAAGAGCTGCACCAACATTCTTACAGCGAATTGCTGCTGCTGCGAGAATCATATTCTCGACTCCATTATGATTTTGGAAGAACTGTGGAAGATCATTTCGAAGTCCCTGCTCGCCCTGTGCATTTGCCTGACCTAAGAACTTGGAAATATAATTTACCAATTCTTTAGCTCCTGCATCAGTACCATCAAAATTGTTAAGTTGCTTTACGATTGCATTTGCAGTCATATTAGCAGAAGCTTCGTTCATTTGAATAAGACTTTCAAAGAAGTTGGTTTTCTCATCTTTAGCAGGTTTAGCAGCTTCAAGGATTTCATTAAACAAACTTTCTTTGAAGCCAAGCTTCTGAAGAATTGAAGATTTTGCTTGTGGCTGCGCAGCAGTTGGCATTACAGTTCCAGTGTTGTTATCAACAACCTGAGCATTCTTGTTCATTGACATATCAGGCTTTTCAGGAGACCAATCCTGCATTGCTGCTTTTTCTTTTGCTGGAGCAGCAGCGTAAGCTTTCTGAAACTTGTCAACACGAGCAGCTGCGGCAGGAGACATTGAGTTCTTTGCTGCAACTGGGTTAGCCCAAGCAGTTTTATCAGGTCCCATAGGAACGCCTACATAAACACCTGTTTTATCAACTTCTGCCTGTCCTCTTCCGTTAGGCCCTGGTGTTATATCACGAATGCCTTTGTTAGCAAGATCACCAGCAAGAGCGCGGCCTGATGCTTCGCCGTTTGCATACTGCATTGTTCCGCCAATCTGTGCTTCACGAATGTTTACTGACCAGTTCTTTTCGATTTTTGGAAGTATTCCTCTTACCCATCTCATCAAACTGTTAAACTGTTCAGGATTTTCTGTTGGATGTTCTTCATCAATCTTTCCTGCGATGTATTCAACAATTCCTATATCTGGGTCATTTACGCCTGCGTCAACATCTTCGCAATATCTGCCATACCAAAAGTCAACATCAGCTTCAAGACCATCATAAGAATCAAAAAAGTTTCCTTCGCGGAAAGTATCATATGCATATCCTCTGTTAAGGAGGTCCTCAATCATCTTTTCCATTAAAATGTCCTCTTATAAATTAGTAAAGGCGAGCAAAAAGCCCGCCTTATATTTATTTTATAAGTTTGTCAAAATAATACAGTTTCCACGGAACAAGAACGATTCGCCCATCTTTACTGTGATATGGTGTATGATAATGGCCCGTTATGTAACGATGTTTGTGATGACTTTCAATATACTTGCGTATCTTTACAGTTTTATATGCATCAGGCTCTGCCTTTCGTATTTTTGGCTTAAAATGATTTATTGTTTTATTGAACCAATCAGGCGTTTTATGTCCGTGTTCAAGCAGCCAAGTTTTATCCTTTACAAGGATTTTAACACCATCATAATCAGAAATGTTTGGGTCATTGTTTCCTTTAACATAAACAGCGTTTCTTTTTGCAAGTTGTTTCATCAAAGACGCGTGGTGCAAATAAAGATCTTCTCTTTTGTAATGTGGTTGAATAAAGTCACCAAGAATGATCACTCCATATTCTTTAGGAGCTTCTTTCAGTTCATCAATAAGTTTTTGTTCTTCAGGCCAACAGTGCATACTGCTTAAATGCAAGTCTGCAACAATCAACCATTTTGTACTGTCTGTCCAAAAGTAATGTTTCACTTTAATACATATCCTTCGTCTGTGTTATAAACTCTGATAACATCAACGCCTTTGTCAAGAAGATACTGACCTAAAGCGCTTGCATTATCTTGCCATAATCTGCGTTTTTGTTTGATATTTGTATCGTCTTCTCTGCCGCGCTTTTTGAAGTCAACATACTGTCTCTTATCGTGCATCCACATAACAGAAACATCATAGTTGTTCAATCGTTTCAAAACTGCTTCTGCTTGTTCAACATCCTTAAAAGCATTATCAAGAATTACGGTGTTCTCAAAATGTTCAACTTCAAGAAGATGGTTAATCGTATTGGCAAGTACTTCAGGACTAACACGAACACCATCAAACTTCTGCTGTCGAAAATAATCTCCTAAGTGAATGACACTACAAGGAAACATTCTTTTCAAATGATGTTCAATAAAATGCGACTTGCCGCTATAACATTGTCCCACAAGACAGATAATTTTCACGATACTCGACTCTCCATTTCAAATTGTTCTCTTTGTTTGAAGATTGGCATTTCAAAGAATCGCTCAACATATTGTACTGCTGACTGCAAAGTATAATAATAGTTTGTAATTTCAGACTTATCTTCGCTGCCATCACCTTTTGTAATTTTTACTTGCCACTGTACAAGCTTAGGTTTGTCTGTCGGCTCAACAAAAGCAACAAAGTCAAGGCCTGTGTAAATTAAGCAATTTTCTTTAATATGCCAATGATCATTCATTTTCCATCGTCCTCGCAAATTGATTGCTCAAGCTTGATAGCAATTACATCTTTGCTATCACAAACATCACTAATATGATAATCATTACCATAGCGATCACGAATAACCACCTCCGCATTAGGATGTTTTGAAACAATCGTCCCAAGCTTAATTAACAACTCATTTGCATTCATTCTTGTGTTCCTCATATTTGTCAGGACCAGTGTAAGCTTCGAGCATCTTTTCTGTAACAATTTTGTGTTCTTTGTAAAGGAAATTGAACCAAGATGATGTTGTACTTGGAATAAGTTTTCCTTCAACCTTAAACCAATAAGGCCAATCGGTACCTTTTAATACCAGCGGCTTCTGTTCTGTTTCAACTGCTTTTTTAATCTTTTTCAAATCTTCAGGCGATACATAATAGTCACCGTGATAAATATGATAGTACTTTACATCCAAGACGCCAATAAAGTTTTGATAACTTTCTTTGAGCGGAACAAATCCCAAAGCATCAAGTTCACTTTTCAAATAGTATTCATAATTTGAATTGTAGCCTCTTAGTATGAAGCGTTTCTCTTTCTTGTCCCAATTGTGGGATTCTGTTTCTTCATAATATTCTTCAAGACCTGGGATGTTATGATTCCAAAGTTGAACAAACTTTTCTTTGAGTTCTTTGTTTGCTTCTGTTTCTTTTTCATACTCGCCGTAAAGGTCGTGACCTTGCATTTTTCTGATTACAAAAGTATCATAATCTTTCTTCTTTCCAAACATATTGACTCCTTTAGTCTATATTAACTTTGCGGTCATATTTCATACCCCATTTTATAACTTTTTTGCAATTCTTCCAATAAAGACTTGTACAAGAAAATGTAACACAATCTTTTGGAAGTTGTGATTCACTGTCAGTGTAAATCGGATTGAAAGCAACAACAACGCCCATATATTTCATTGTCTTGTGAAAATGATACACAGGTCTTTTTGAAAAGAAACATTGAAGTGTTTCGTGGCATTTTGTGTTGCCTATCCAATAAACAACTTCAACAGTTTCCCAAGCAGCTTTCTTGTCGTACTTAGTCATTTGTCACCTCAATTCCCAAATGTTTTAACATCAAGCGGCAGCCCCAAGAAAATGTTTTGAAACGAGATGGATCCATCTGATGTTCTTTTTGATAATCTTTTTCCCATTTCTCACCTTCTCCTGTCCAAAGGTCACAGACAAGATTTTGAAAATCTGCAACATTCATTTTCTCAGGCATTCTTTTTCTCCTTAAGTAATGGACATTTGTCACCACATACATTGCAAGTTTCCTGAATATCCATTGCCCCGAAAAGATTTATGTGAGCAGAACATTGTGTTCTTTGTTTTTCTTTCTTTGCGATAATCGGATCTTCTTCCTCGTGAGCTTCCCACCAATCATTTGCAATTCCATTCACAAGTTTTGCAACTCGCCATTTCTGACACTCATCTTCAACATCTTCAACGGTTGGCATCTTGATATGTTCACTGCGGGAAAGCATACACTCTGTTGAAATATCAAAACCTTCTTTCAGTGCAAGTGTGTAACCAATGATTGCGTTCAATTCATCATAACCATTTACAGCATCAGTAAGCAGAGGACCCATTGCACAAATGCGTCTTGTTCCTAAAATGTATTTGTAAATTGGAAACTCAGAAATTGGGACATGCCCGAATGCTTCGATTTGATAGTCAAGAATTGTTGCATCACTGAACTTATCATAAAAGTCGCAAGCAACTCTCAATTCATCGATTGTAAGTTTATTTGCTTTTTCACAAGCGCCCGGGCGAAGAGATGTACCCAAAAAGATTGTGTGTACGCCGCAGTCATATGCATAAAGAACAAGTTCACTGAAGTTTTTGTAAAATGGATTTTCCCACTGATCATCTTTTTCAATTTGTTCACGAAGGAACTGACCACCGCGGGAATTGATAACATATCCGCTTCTTTCTGCTTCACGAATAAGATAAGCAGGTGTAATATGAAAAGTCATTGCTTTTACACCATAAGACGCCTGCCGTTTGATTGTATCTTTGATGTCTTCTTCAAAAAGAATACTTTCATAAATCGGCGCAGAACAAAGAATGACATTTTTGCCAACTTTGTCCCGAACGGATTCCCAAAGAGCTTTCACTCTTGGTTTGTCAACTGAAATAACACTGACATAATCGATGTTGTACTTGGAAGCGAGCTCGAGTTTTTTCAACTCATCTGTAAATGATTGCTCGGGATATGACAACCCAATGTTTAATTTAAGCATTTATTGCTCTCCTTAGTGTGAAATATGTTTGTCTACATATTCAAGATTGAGATGATTTTCAACAACACCAACTTGAACATTCAAGAGGTCATTGTACAATGAATGCATTCTCAAACATCGTTCAATGCACTGCAATTCATTGTAGTCAAGCTTTTCTTGATTCTTTATTTTGTCAAAAAGTTTCTGCTCCCAATCACCCATTCAACAGCTCCTCAGCTCTCTCAACTGCTTTTGTATAACTTTTACTCTGATTAAGAGTTTCAACAATATGTTTTGGAAGAGCTTCATTTAACGCAAGAAGTACTCCTGCAAATAAAGCTCTGTCCTCAACAAGTTGAACAACATCATAGTCCATTGCTCACTCCTCAGTACCATCAGTCATCTGCATACCCATAAGGTGCAAAGTATCACGGTACAGTGTTCTTGAGTTTTTACCCTTTTCAATGAAAGCATCAAAAAGTTCATCAGCTTTCTTTCCATAAAGTTGTTTGAACAAAGCAGCATCTTCTGGAAAATCTTCATTCACTGAAGTGTAGAACTCTTTCTTATCTGCATACTTTGCTGCGATTACTGTGTTGACATATTCAACTTTTTCTTCAAGCCATTTACGGTACAGCTGAACATTGTGAGAGATTTCCTCAACACGAGCTTTTACTTTTGGATCAGCAGCGCAAAGGTCATCAACTTCATTCATACAGTAATATTTGAACAAGCGGTTGTCACCGAAGTCTTCGCCTCTTGACTCAAACTTTACGCGAATGTAATCATCGATTTTGACTTTTACACGGTTGAAATATTTATCACATACAACAACGCCTTCACCGTTATCTTTTACATTCCAACCTGCAAGTACATCAAGCATTTCCTTTGCGGATTTGAAGTTGTACATCTTTGGAGTTTCAAAAGGAAAATGGAATCTTTCTTTTGCTTCAGTGAAAGTTATTTCATCGCCACTTGGCATACGGAAACCAATAAGCCAAAGTTTTGCATCTTTTACCAAGTCAGTGTGAATTCTGTTCCAAGGTGACTCCAGTTCAAACATTGCTGTTGAACCTTCAGGCATTCTTTTTGCCCATTCACAATCAGAGAAAAGGAAACCATCTGAGAAGAAAGCTGATGAAACGTCATTCTTTAATGCCCGCAAAAGAACATCAGACATATTGTTCAATCTTGGCAAGCCTGGGACATAATCAACAGGAGCGCCTTTCTCATTCTCAGTAATCACACGACCGTTTGACATCCAATAAACATTGCCGTGCCATTTGAACGCTTTGAAAATCCAGCCGTCACGCTTGTGGGAAACCCAAGCAGAATCCCAGTCAATGTCAGCAGCAACGCCTTCATCTTTGTAATTCCAAAACTTTGTGAATGGAGCACAGATGATTTCACCTGTAGTTTTGTCAATTACAGTACCACGACACTGACACATTATATCAAAGATTTCCTTGTCATCAGGCATATCCATAAGATTGTACATAAGTACAACCCAGTTGCGGCCTTCAACAGGATAAATGGATTTCATATTTGGTCTGAGGATTTCTTCCCAATTTGGATTTGATTTTACGAAGTTTTCAAGTTTCTCAAAGTGTTTCATTTATGATACCTCCGTATAAATATTAACAAACTTCTTTAAGGAAGTCGAACTTGATAAGATTTTTATAAGATGTTCCTGATGAACCTGATCCTTTTGCAATTTTCAAAGGAAGTTCACCATTCTTGTGAATAATTGCATTTCCTTTAGGAGATTCTTCAACACCAAAAACTTCTCCTTCTTTAAGTTCAATCGATGTAAACTTGCCTTCCTGACGGCCATAGATGATCCAATTTGAAGTTGTTTTGAATGTTTTCATAATTTGCTCCTTTATCTGATTTACAAAAATAATATAAAAGATTTACATTAAAAGTTCAAAAATTATAATAAATTATCCTTGTATTCTTATTATTATATTGTCCCATATAGCTAAAAAAGTCATTTTGACATTTTCTGTCAATCTGTCAACCATTTCTTTTTTGCCCATTTTTTGCCTTCTTCTATTGAGTTGACAATTTTTGTGTCAATTAAGTTTGCGCCGCCCATAACCCATACTTCATATTTAGGACTGTTCTTTCTTTGACAAATTGAAATAATAAAGCCATCATCTTCTTCCCAATACCAAGCTTTCAACTTTTTATCATATTCCCACATATCTTTTCCCATAAAAAAACCCGAGAATTAAATCTCGGGTTCTCGATCTATTTACTGTCAATTACTCAACAAGTTTAATAAGGTCGTTTTTGCTCATCTGAGTAAGGTCAATGTCAGGCTCATCTTCAACAAACTCAAAACCTGCGGCAGCAAGTAAGTCGTTCAACTTGATGTAGCTGTTTGCTTTTACCTTGCCCTGTGCTTCAATAATTTTCATCATTGAAACAGAAGGCACTCGTGCAGCACCAGCTTCCATATCTGACATAAAGATTTTGCCATCTTCAATTTTTGCAACAACCTTTTGACCATAAGTATCGTGCTGAAGTTCTGCTTCAAACACAATCTTGTTTGGGTCAACCATCGCGTCTTTAGCGCTATATCTGCGGTTCATTCTGTCCATATTTGCTTTGTCTGGGTCAACAGCAACGAAAAGTTTGAACTTTGAATGCTCATCTCCTGAGAACTTGTTGATTGAAATTACACCATCAGGAGCGCCCTTTCCGATGTAAATACATTCGGCAGCTTCAGGATTTGCGCTTGTCATATCACCAGAGTAGATGATCTTGCCATACTTACCACCGTGATAGTCGCCGTTCCAACCATAATGCTGGCCTGTCTTGCTGACATAATGAAGGTCATAGTCTCTTACGCCCCATTCATCACGCCAGTAAATGCCGAATACATTGTCCTTCTCTGCGAGAGGAATTGCAGTACCCATAGGATAGTTGCCAACAAAGTTCTTTTCAGAAGTTGGAATTGTCAACTCAAGACCCTTAGGAAGTTTGATTCTTGTTGGTCTTTCGAGAACAACATCATTTCCTTCAGCATCTTTTGTTGTAACCTTTGTGATGGCTTTCTTTGCCAAGTTGTTGATGTATGAGTCCTTAAGGATTGCATACAACTCAGCAAGGTACTTTTCATCACAAGAAGCCTGATAACCTTCGCGAACGAAAGTCTTTCCGTTTCTGATTACAAACATACGGCCTTTAACATCCTGACCGTTCACGCGTTCCATAATGCCCTGCATAAGCTGACCTTTCTTGAAGGCAGTCAAAGAATCAACTTTTTCTGCTGCTTCTTTAAGATAAGCGTCCTGCTGACCTTCAGGATTGAAACATCTTTCCCAGAAACCAATCTTCATTGGCTTGTGGTTCTTAACAGCCAACTTACGAATGTGGTTGATTGTTGTATGTGTTTCAGCGCATTTCATTGCAAGAATAAGCGGCTTGTAACGATAGAAGATAGTTGACAGAGCAACATCTCTTTCGCTCAAGATCTTGTTCAAGTCTTTCTTCTGCTTTGCAGGCAATGCAGCAACCAAGCTTTTGATACGAGCGATTGACTCTCTTGACTTAACAAGCATTGCTGTGTCCTGTGTCAAAAGATACATAACAACACGCAATACTGAAATTGGCTGCTTAGGGTATGCGCCCATCTGAACAGCGAAGATAGCCTGAGCTTCTTTGTTTGCAATTTCATCAACATCAACTTTGTTCAAGAAGTCATAATCTTTGATGTAGTCCATCAAAAGCTGAAGTGTCTTTTCGTTGATTGCAATGCCTGACTTCAACATTCCGTAGCACTCTTCGAAGATTTCATCTTCTGTTGCAGGAAGAATGACTTTGTACTTTTTGTACTCGATTACAGGCGGTTCATCGTTCGGAACATAGCCGTTGCCTTCCTGAGTATGGCCTGTACCATAAGTTGAAGCATAATGCATCCACTGGTCAAAAGCGAGCTCGAGGCGATCCTTTGATACAACATCTTCAAATGTTTTGTAGAAAGTTGAGTTTGGATTGTAAGTCTCATTCTCGAGAAACTTTACAATTTCTTTGCTTCCGCAGCAATCTGGGTGGACAAGGTAACCTGCCTTCATAGCCTTTTCGTTTACTGCTTTGAATGTTGCAAGGTCACAAGTACAAGAAGGAGCTTTGTTAAAAAGCTGAATAAGTTTCCAGTTCATTTAAGAACCTCTTAAAAAGTAACAGGCGGGTTGTAATTTGAAAAACTTTCATATTCCTTGTTAGGAACAACCGTTGCCTTAAATAGTGGAATGGGAAGGAGTCGAACCTCCCTAGACAATACATTACTGTACCGTCTTAATTTCGTGCAGCATCTGATTACTGATGTGAGGTCTTTGCAGTCTTACCTATCAGCCTTTCATAGCAACACCCGACCCTTAGCTTGCTTTCAGTGGCCTGCATACCCCCTAATAACAAACCCAATCGGAATGCCCAAAGTCTTACTCTGGATTCCACTTTTAGCTAGAAGATACTTGTTCGCGGCCAACGAACTTCTCTCTAGTCCCGTTCACTCCATAATATTTTTGCGTTTCCCCAACTTCCAACCTGAACAGTCTCTAACTGTTCAACTTTGAAAGGAGCAGTGGCCGAACCAACTCTGGAAACAACAAGTTCAAAGTTTTTGTATTTTGTTTTAAGACTTTTTGTTATAAGCTTTTTTACATTGTTGTAAAGTTTCTGATTGTAGTCATTCTTTCTGCCTTTGTTAAGCATTGTGTAATGAACAACAGCAGTTTTCTCTTTTGAAAGGTCTGGGATTCTCAAGTCAGGTCGTTTCCCGGGCTTAAGTTCAACACCGTAGATTTCGCCGTTATAATTGCAGCTTACAACCCAATGATTCTGTAGAATCATAAAAACCTCCAAAAGATAATGTTTAGCAGAGCGGGAATTATTGAAACCCGTCCTCGGCGGCTTCTCCCCAGCTAGGGAAAGTGTAGCAATCCACTCGCATCCTAAGATGCCCTAGCACTGAAGTATAATTTGCGTTAAGATAGGAACATTCCTATGCTCAGTAAACATGGTCGGCGAGAAGTAAAACAAATCCCGATTGTAAATAGGAACCTCTTATGCCGATATTTTATTTAGTTTTAATTGTCAAAAAGTAACCTACTTTTCAACAAGTGAAACTCTCTGTTTGTGGGCGTCAAAAGTAACAATTAAGTTTGAGTTGGCAACATCATCCTCAATGTCGATTGGCGTTCCTGCAGCAGTTGAAAGAACCATAATTGTCAAAAGATCTTCAACATCTTTCTTGAGCTCCTGTCGAACCCAACGATTTCCGTTCTTGCGAACCCAGAAAACTGGACCATCAGAAGTGTTCTCAACTTCAACTTTATATTTATCCATCAAGGTCCTCCAAATTAACGGTAGTTTTTTGCAATCTCAATAGCAACATTCATTGCATTTATATCGACAAACCAATCCTGTCCTAAGTCAAGACAGAGCGGAACACCGTGTTCGAACTCAGCGATTGAGTCGATTCCATAAGAATATGTAGGCTGTCCTTTGTCCCAATCACTGCCATCATTCTTTGCATATTTGCGGTCGATGAAAAGAATTGTCTTTCCATAGCCCCAACAAGCTTCGTCCTGAACGCGGATTCCCCAGCGCGGTGTACAAGGAATGAAGTTTTCAATGATTGTTGGTTCTGCCATAATTTATTCCTCCTTTACGGCGTTTTACAGTAATAATATAAAAGACGCCGTTAAGAAGTTCAATTTTCAAAAGCAGAAATTGATAATTTTTTCAACAAAATCCATTCCTCTACTTCAATTCGCCAAAATCCTGATAAGTCACGATCTCTTGGACAGTCAAGATTCATATAAAACTTTTTCGTATCAGTACGATAATAAACGATTTGGAACTCAGTCTTTCCTGTGATAGAAGTACCAAGTATCAAATACATTCCTGTTTCAGGCGGCTCTGTACAAGACATAGAATTGGGAACTTTTTCGTTTTCAAAAACGCTTAATTCCATTCGCTTTCATCCGATAATTCAACAGCTTCCACAAGATTATTTGCTGCGTGAACGAGACATTCAGCATCATATGTTCTTGTTTTTGCACGCATAATTTGTTCAATCAACTTTCTTACAGCAGGTTTAATTGACTCAGGCTTATCGAAAGCAAACTCTTCTGCAACCAATGTTGTAATTGTCTTGAAGTATGCGTCTTCATCAACTTCTTCAATCTTGTAATCGTAGAAGCGTTTTGTGAAGTCCTTCATATACCAAACAATCTTTCGAGTATCTTCTGCAGCTTTCTCTTTTCTCGAGAGTCCTTCTTCTGCTTTTGAACCGAAACGATAACAATACTTTAACTGACCTGCATCAAGTGCAAGAATGCCAGGGAAGCCTCTTGTAATAACTTCAAGCAATTCAATACACTCAGGATGTACTCGATTGTCATTGACTTTCTTCTCGTAATAAGAAGGATGATTTACTCTTGTATCTTCGTTCATTTATACTTCCTCCTCAAACTGCGCTCCGCAGCCTGGACATTTTGTAAATATTAAAGGCGAAGTAGTTCCACAATTTGGACATCTAGCCTGTGGGATTCCTTCGATAATTGTTAAGTGTTTAAGCTTTTTCTGATGAGCATCATCAACTTCTTTTTTATTAAAAATGTAATGGTCGAGATCTTCATCAGAACAAGTGAAGTTTGCTTCTACTTCATCTACATTCTTAAAGATTTCTTCAACTTTATCAATTCCACCAAAAGGCTCACACATATCACCAAGTTGCTTATTAAGCCTTTCAAGAGTTTTTACAGTTTCTTCGATCTCCTTTTTCTTATCGTGAATTACATTCCACCAATAAGCGGACATTCCATAAGACTGCATAACAAGTTCAGACTCCTGAGAAGCGAGATGATCGTGAGCCATCTTACGAAGCTCAATTTTCATCTTCTCATTTAAGTCTGCGAATTCATCTTCACTTGTCTGGCGCGGCGTCACATTTAATCTCTGTGGCATTTATCTCTTCCTCAGAAAGTCCAAAGGATTTTCCTATTTCATTCCAATCAATTCTTGTTTCTTCAGGGAAACAACAGTTTGGCCAAGAAGCGTCGTCGATGTAAACATTTGCAACAATTTTCTGTGAGCCTGTTGTGTATGGTGCGCAGTTTACATAGTTGGGAGTAAATCCTTGTGCTTTCAAATTAGACAACGCATTAGCAAGAGATTCTCCGTAACGGCAAGTCCATAGGCAAATATCATTGCCTCTTGCCTGTAAGGCCTTCAAAACATTGATAGCATTCTCTCTAAAAGGCCCTACATCAGGGTACATATTTCGCTGTGTTATAGTTCCATCAAAATCAACTGCGATTGTCATACAATAATATTAACCAAAAATGCCATACTTCAGCGGCTGACCATTTGCTTTGCGAATAATCGTACAACTGAGTTTGTCAACTTTACTGTAGTCTGCAATTAAAAGTTTGCAATCAGTGATCCCACAGATCATTGAGATTTGAGTACCGTAAGCAACAAGGTCGCCTATTTCATAAGTGTTGCCAAACTCATCAGTTGAGTCTTTTACATCATTCTTTCTTGGCGAAATTACATTAAGTTCTTCTTTCTTAGGATGCGCCCAAAACATTCCTCTACCAATGTTATTGACAATATCAGCAGCATCCAACATTGCTTTTGATACATTTGCAAAGTCATCATCAACAGCAACATAATAAGCATTACTTCCAAAGTACTCATCATCATTGTGTTTCAAAACTTTATAGACTTCTTTTGTTATGAACATTTCAATAAGAGCATATACACTTTTCTCACGAGAAGGACGATCTTTCTGCATTTCATAGCTATCATATCCGTCATAAAGTTTATGAGCATCTGCATCATCAAGTAATGACCAAAGTTCATCAACTGCACGAACAAACTCATCAGGTAGTTTGTCATCATCTGTATAGCACAGCCAATCTTTTACTCTTTGGCCATAGTCAAGTTCATAAAGATTAACTTTCTTGTTGTACTTTGTTGCAAGGTACTGAGCATAGCCTTCTCCATTTATTAAGCCATCTCTAGACCAACCTTTTATAAACATTTCTTACCTCTTAATACGCGATGTTTGCTGGAGTTCCGTTTCCTTTTTTGATAACAAACACACTTTCAGGAGAACAGTTTCCGCCGCTCAACAGTACCAGCGACTTTTCTGTTGTTCCGATAATTACATCAGCAAAAGTTCCTGTAGTTCCTACTCTGCTTCTTGCAACAAAGTCTCCTACTTCAAACTTGTTTCCATAATGGTCATAAGCAAACTTGTTTGCAAGAGGCTCTGTTTTAGGAATACCTGCACTTGTCTTACTCTCCATTTTAATGAAAACATCTTTTCCTGTGATACATTTGATTTCTTTCAAAATCTCACCGAAGTATGTAAGGAAGTCAGGCCACTTGTCGTCATCATCAAGATACACATTGTACTCGCAACCCCACTCATTGTCAAATGCATCGCAGTTTTCTCTTCCTGTTTCAGGAAATCTTTCCAAACGCTGACGAATAAAAATCCCCAAACATTCCCAGGCAACTTCTCCTGAAGGAGTACGATATTCCCCGATTTCATTTTTGTTGAAGTTCTTAATGCCTTCAACTTCAATAGATGAAAGCTTTGGGTCAAGCGGATTCAAGGCCTGAACAAGTTCAAAGAACTCATTGTTCCTTGCATCATATTCAATTCGGACTGAATGATAAACTGTCTTCTTCTTTTTGATAGCGGCCTGCATACGGGCCCAGCCTTTGCAAGTGTTTTTAAGCTTGAACATCAAAGTCCTCCGGTGTTTTAAGCGGTTCTCCACCGTTTGTGTTTGCAGGATGTTTTTTAACAACATATCCATATCCGTAATTGTTGAGGCAACGCCAAGATGCTTTGTTGAAGCCAACAAAAATATCGGCTCCGCCTTCAGTAAGGATTACTGTATCACCAGGCTCAGGAATGTTTCCAAGGATATCTCTTTCGAGATGATCTTCGCCAGCAGGGGTTGTTGAATACTTTACACTTTTAAGTTTGAAGTTTGTACTGACATTTGAGTTGATGTTGTACTTTTCAAGTATCTTGTCAAACTCGGCCTTTACATCAATCTTTTCGATGTCTTTGCACCAGAGTTCAAAGACGATTTCATTTCCATATTCAAATTCACCTGATGCGCGGTTGTACTTCTGTTTTACATCAACAATGTGGAAAGCCCATTCTTCAGGACGTTCATAGAAGAACAGACGAGCAATCTTTCTGACAGATGTTCCAAATCGTCTTGCTATTGCAGCATCTTCTGATTTTTCATAGCTGTTAGGACCGAAATTTTTGATGTCATAGTCGCAAGGTTCATCGCTGTCTTCTTTTGTAATTGCATAAATGCGAGCTTGAACATCAGTATAAATGTCTGTGGCTTTTTCTTTTGAGATCGGAACTTCTGAGAAGACGTGAAGTTCTCCCATTTTTACTGCTTGGTCATTGTTATAACAATGGCTCAACAATTTAATGAAGTCCTTAATCGAACCCCAGTTTCTTTGATAATTCTTAATCATTAGGCATTCCCTTTTCGATTTTATTGTATTTATTTGCAACTCTTGTCAAGAAAGAGTCCATAGATTCGCCGTCTCTCTGAACAACCTGAAAGATTGCGCCAACCTGAGGAAGAACAATATCAGCACGGTCAAATGTTCGATCTTTAGGCTCGACATAATTGCCGATTTCGTCAACTTCAAAAAACTCAAACTCGATGTCAATACGAGAATCAGAAGTTTTCATCTGATAATCAGTGAAGTCTGTGCGTGAATCAAGCCATTTCTGTATCATTTTTCCTGTCATAATTTGCTCCTTTTCAGTGGTTTACAGATATAATATAAAAGACTATTCAATAAAGTTCAATTTTATATCAGAAAATTTGTGTCTTCTTCTGTGTGCAAGATACATAAAGTTCTCACAATCGTCCATACTTTCACAGTCTTTGATAATATCATAAGAGCTCATTTTCTTAATGTCTTTCAAACAAACACTTTCTTGATAAACAATCAACAACATTGCTAATGACTTAAGAAACAAACGACGTTGACTATCAGAAACAAAGCCATTCCAGTGATATGAGTCATCTTTCCAAGGAGTATGAGAAATCCACATATCAATATCAACAACACTATCATTTGTTTCAGTTATATCATAAACAACATTACAATTCATAATTATAAATAATACTCCTTATTTCTTATATTTATTATTGTCCCATATAGCTAAAAAACTCGAGTTTGAAAAATTAAAGGCAACTTTTCGTTGCCTTTTTATATTAGCCATCTACTTCTGCGTAAACAGTATTTACATCTTTTTCTGTCAACTTGTCGTTCCAAATGCCACGACTTGCTGTTCGCCTGCCGCCGTATGAATTCATAATTGTATCGACAACAATCATCTTCTGTGCTTCCAACTGTTTGTACTGCTGAACATAAGAGCCTTTCATAAAGTCATTCGGGAAGCTCAAGTTGATAAGAGATGACATAATCAAATCCTGCTCATCGCGGATTTCCTTGTATCTCTGTTTGTACTTTTCGAGATCTTCTTTTGAAAGCCAAGACTCTTCACAGTCTTTTTTCAGCTTGTAAGCAATCGACTTGCGATCGTCATCTTCATCTTTGTAGCCGATTTCTTCCTTGATTTCTTTCAAGGCTTCTTTACAAGCTCTTTCTTTTTCGGCGCGTTCTTTCTGACGCATTAACTTTTCACGTGTAAAGACTTTCCAAACATCAATATCGAACTTGTCGCTATCGATGTCAAGAACCTCTCTGTCAATCTTTTCTGCTTTCTCACAGCATTCTACATCCATTTCTTCATCCATATCGTAAATCCCCTTTATAAATTGTGAATAAGGTTTTGGTGGTCCCATCCATTTTGCCCAGTTTTGAACCATCCTCAATAATGAATTAGATCCTTTGCTAAAGTCCTGCATTACCACTCACCCTCACTAACCCAATAATCTTTGCAAAACGGAAGTGGAGATGATTTCTCTGCTCCTTCGCAATGAGCTTTTGGGTCGTTTCTTTTGTTGAACTTGCAGACTGAGCAACCTACTCCAATTGACTCAAGCCACTTTTCATTGTGGCTTTTTATCAACTCAACAAGTTCAACGGCATCTTCATTTTTGAGATGAAACTTTTCGCAAATCTCTTTGAGGATGCCGTCGTCCATATTAGGCCTCCCGTCTTGCGAAAGTCAAGCCTGCAAGGAAAAGGCGCTTTGCCATAGGGTCATCTTCATCGAGATTGAACTTGCGGCAAAGAGCGCGGAAAGCTTTCTCTTCTTCAGAGATTTCGTACTTTTCGTGGAGCTCAGAAAGTACTTCGTGGATCTTTTCAATTTCTTCATCATCAAAGTCTTTCAACATTGATGTGATTTCATTGATGCGAGCCTCGCGTGTTACTTTTGCTGATGCGTTGTCACTCTCTTCTTCATCGATTGCCTGACCTGTTACTTCAGCAATTTTGTCGCGGATAAAGCGGATAGCTTCTGCGCGTGACATACCTGACGGCATTTCAACAATGTGAACTTCAGGTCCATTTCTGCGGCTTTCAGGTTTCTTTTCTGCCTTAGGTTTTGTAGTTGATTTCGGAGCTTTTGAAGCCTGCTCAATGAAATACTGTGCAAGCATTTCAAAGCGAGCCTTACGGTCAATATCGCCCCAGTCGCGATGAATACCGAGCATATCCTCGAGTACCTTAGCTTTGCGTTCGAATGAATCAAAGCCATAATGATTGAGAATGAGCTTTACATTCTCGATTGTTTTGTCAGTTAATGCGTTAAGTCCCGCAATAGCATCTTCTTTTCTTCCCATAGGAATACCTCCAAAAATATATTAACCTTGCAAAATGAAATCTATGTTAAAGTCTTTCACTTTACGCGTCTTTTTTATTCCAACGAGAAACTTGTAAGCCTCGTCTTCAAATCTGAACTTTTCAGTTCGAGTCTTACCGTTCTCATAAATAATTTTCAATACCCACATACTTAGGCCTCAACATCTATCCGCTTCGTAAAGTTGGATATTTTGTTTTCATCAACAACCAACAAGCGGTTTGTACTTTCATCAAGAAGAAGCCAATCATTATGGAAAACATACAAAGTTTGAAAAAATGAATTAGAAGTGCCTTCCTGAATGATTGCAACTTCCATACTTTTCTTGAAGTCATTCCAATTATTTAACTTGCCAGTTTTTACATCTTTTGCAAAAAACAGCTGAGCAATGAAGTTGTTTCCCACAATCTGACTGTGAATTACGGGGTCATCTTGCATCACACCTGCAAACTCGCGAATAACATCTTCCTTAAACTCATTTCCTTCAAGGAACTGAACGCCTTTGTAACTCGTATGTCCTTTGAGGAACTTAATCGTCTGCATCGTGTACCTCGTACTCAACTTCTTCTACATCATCAACAGTTTTGCTGTTTCTTTCATTCGGAACACACCAAATCAAAAGAGCGACAATTACTCCTATGACAGGATGTCCAAAACTGCCAAGTGCAACTGCAAGCAAAACAGCCAATACATTATTCCAAAACCACATAATCAACTCTCCCAAGCATGATCTTCTGCAGCGGAATCAGTTCCATAGTCATATCCTAACTGAAGAACCTCTTCGTAAATCTCGTGGGCAATATCAATTCTTTTTGTAGGATCTTTTATTGCCTCTTCAATTAGTGTTACAACCCAAGCTTTATACTTTTTCTCGCAATCAGGTTGCAACATTCCGTACTTTATATCCTTTGCAGGAGCTTTAGGTAAACTCATAACTTACACCTTTACAAAATCTTTACAAGCCTGATATGAACCTTGATACAGGATGTGTGTTTCACCCATATAAGTTTCATACTCTTCTTTGTTCAAAAGGCGGATGCCAACATCTGTTTTGACAAGATACCAAATGTTAACACGCAGTTCATCAAGTTTCCAAGGATCGTCTGCAAACTTTGCTGCTTTTTCTTCAGTAAGAGGCTTCCAATAACCGCCATCATTGCAGTCTACCCAATATTCAATACACGATTGGTTTTCGCGCAGAAGTTTAAGCTTCTCCTGCTGAAGTTTCAGATTAGTTTCGATCTTATCGAGAATTTTTGCAACATTCTTTGCCATTATGCTTCCTCCTTGTTATATGCTTCAAGCCAACAGTGCATATCTTCATAATCAAGACTTGTTGTTGAAATGCGTTGTGAGAAGTAAGGGTTATTATAATTTTTTGAATAAACCACAAGCTTCTTTTCAGCGGGATTCTTTTCGTCGTGCTCAAGAACGAGAACAGCGAATTTCTTAACTTCTACAACTTTTTCAATTTCATCGTGAAAGAACTTTCCAGTCAAAGTCCCAGGAACCAATTCTTCTTTTGTAAAGTCAAGAAACTCTCTTTTCTCCATATTAAGCATTCTCCTTGTCCCAGTCTTTGTTGAACTTTGCCATCTTTTTGAAAGTCTGAATTGCAAACTTTTTTGCATCAACGAACTCTTTCTCGAGGCGAGCCTTTCCATCAGAGCCTGTTACCTTGTAACGGCCGTCCTTGCAATGTTCAATCATTGGCATATGTTCGTGGCTTACACATACTGTGTACCACTTTCCATTGATCTGCTGCTTCTCAAACTTGTAAGCCTTTCCCATATTGTTGCTCCTTTTTAATCAATTTACAAAAATAATATAAAAGACTTATAATAAAAGTTCAAAAAAAATAGGGGAAATCAATGAAGAATTTCCCCTATTTCTCTCCTCTCTAAAGCGGGTCCCCCGAGTCGAACGGGGCATAACATCCAAAGTACTATGGCCACTTTCCTATGGATCACGGTTTGCCGCTACCTTTATCAGGCCCGCATAACATGCGCGGAAATTGCTTATTCGCAAGTATTCCATTTCCGCAAAAAGTTGAAAACTGTAGGGTCTTACTAAAACTTGCGACCTAATCTGCTTTCAACTAGGGATACACCGTTTGTCCTCGTCGTTATCACGAGAGCACGAGGAATCCTCCACCATCAATTTTTGAAAGAAATTGAAAACTTTTGCATTGTAAAACGCATAGAACTTCAAGTAGGATTTGAACCCACATCACCGCCAATCACCCGGCAGTATGCTTACCAAGTTACACCATTGAAGTATGAGTTGCCTCATTCAACGGGATATGCTTCCCCGCAATACCATCCACATTTCTCAATCCTAGAAGTGGCCAAACCGTATTTTTGCAATTATCTCTTATTTAGCGTCTTAGTGTAATTGCACCACATTTTATGACGGGGAAGGCGTTTTCGGATTCTCCGAAGAAACCCCGATTAGCCTACATGTGCGGAACCTAAACCTTCAACTGCTTAGAAGGAAACTTTCCGCGTGGAGCTCTCCTATCAAACCTGCAGCAATAAGGCATACTAGGTCGATTGTCTACAAGCTCTTGTTCATTTGGGGATGCCCGATTTCTCGAACATGCCTTCCACCACTTTGTTCTTTTTAGACGGTGAACAAAGAATATCCATCTTACTACACTTGGGAGTCGAACCCAATTCTCTCATTCCTGAGCGTCCCTATCCCGTTGGACCCGTGCAGCCCTTTTTTCTCCGCTTTCGCAGAGGCGACCAACTCAATCCTAGTGCCCGCAAGCCCCGTAAGTTTGTCCTGCCTTTATATGCAGGGTCGATGGTCTAATCATAATTGTTCTTTTAATATCGCCGGCCATCTTTACACTAATAAACGATATTAAAAGTTATTTGAACGCAGCTTATTATGAGAACTGTTTCTCCGGATGAAACCTCACAATAAATCCACTCCAAATCGCCGGCTCCGCCAAACCGAATTATCATCTCTTATTGCAGCGGATATTGGACCTGGGGAGTTTCGAACTCCCGTCTTGCTCTGACGCCCATTAACACTCTTTACAGGCTTAAAACCGAATTGACGGTAGGGACGGTCAAAACCCATATTTACTTTTGGTTTTCGATTGAACTGAGCAAGCAACCCAACTCTTGTTCAACTTATCAGATGGGCGATACGAACATTCCACTATCTGAGTCGTGAAAGTCGCAGTTGGTCCTCAAAGGGTCCAACTAGGTGTTGCCTTAGGCAGCGCGAGCGAAAGCTGCGCGTGAACCACGAGCAACAACTGAACGTTTAGTTGCAGTTATTCTTTTCCGTATTAAGGTCGGCACCTTTACCTGATGTTAAAGAACTATTCAGCCAATCGATTCCAAAGTCAGGCCCGATTAAACTGTAATTTTATATTAACAGCTGTTGAAGAATTACCGATAGAATTTTGTCCACCCAGGTTTTTGAACATCGTCCTTAAACTTCTGTTTAAGATTATCCCAAAGTTCAATGCCTGCAGCTGTCAATTCATAGTCATTGACAAACTGTGGAAGTTCTCCAACTTCGTTAACTTTCTCTTTTATAAGTTTTTCATTTACAAGACAGCGAGCTGTCTGTGTAAAAACCGCGTTTGAAAAAGTTTGAGCAAACTGAACACAGTTTTCAAACTCATCTCCAAAAGTTTCCTGTCTTTCTTTCGCATCCTGCAAAAGAGACTTCATCAAAGATTCCTTATCATACTCATTCAAAAGATTGAGAATAAGGAAGTCGCATTCATTAGGTTTGTAAGCCTTCATCACCTAACCTCCATATAAGAAGTTAGTTAGAAAAACTTGTTGCGAAGCTTTTTGTTTGCAATAAGTGCAACAACGAAAGCAACTGTAACACAACAGAAAACAAAAGCCAGTCCGCTTCCTGCAAACCAAGGAAACACAGGATCTTTTCCCAACCAATCAATAATTGCATTACACAGCTTCATATCCAAAGCCCTCTTTTGACTGTACTTTATATGCCTTTTGAGGATTGTCTTCTTTGTCTTTTAAATCCTTAAGGTACTCGATTGCATCATCTCGAGAGTCAAGAATTATTGTGTTGTTCTTGATACGAGAGAAGTTGATTTCATCTTCAGACAAGTCTCTTTCTGTAAACTTGGCTTCATCTTCGTCATTCATAAGTACCCAAACCTTTTTGTCAAGGTCCTCAGGAGACTGCAATTTTTTGATTATGTCTTTTGGGAATACTTCAAACACAAAAGAACCGTCTCTCTGCAAAACTGCAAACTCAATCCAGTTGTCATCAATGGAAAGAACTTCTGCGTGCGGGAATGTTGTATCATTCCTAAGAAATACTTTATAAGTATCACCTGGCTTTATGACTGTGTCTCTCATTATTCCTCCACTACATAGGCGGTCATTTCAGTTGTGTACTCGCCTTCGTTTACTATTTGAACAAGAATCAGCGGAATAACTTCGCCGTTACCTTTGTGAAAGTTTGCCTTTCTTTTGATTGAACCATCAGGAAGTTTGACTTCAGTAACATTCGGAACAATGCCTGCAATTCCAAGATCGTGTAGCTTCGACCACATAATATAGAAGTCCTGTGGACGCTTTCTGCCGTTTCCAAATTCTCGAACAACTTCCTTAACTTTATTTACAAAAGTCGGGTCCATTTTCATTTCGTTTATTTTCATTTTGCAAGAACTCCTGCCAAGATTGCTTCATTAGAGCGAATTACTCTCTGTGAGCCTTTCTCTGCAACAAAAACTTTTCCTACTTTGTTGTAAGAAACTTCCCAGCCGTTGATGTTATGAACAATCTTCTGATCTGTGTCGATCTGATCTTTACGGCCTTTGCTGAGAATTGAGACAATTCTTGCTTTATTCATAGTATGCTCCTTGTTTGAAAAGTGGCGAAGGTTTCCCGCTCCTTGGGTCAACCTACAAACCCCGAATCCCCTGAGGAACTTCCTCAGTTCAACGCTGGTTTAGCACCAGACAATAATAATATAAAAGAAAAGCGGACAAAGTTCAATTTGTCCGCATATTTTTTCAAAAATTTTACCGTTCGGTAATAATTTTCTTAAAAAGTATAATTTTTCAGTTATATTTTACCGCTCGGTAAAATTATAAGTATTGATCTCCAGTGTCCCAGTCATCATACTTTAAAGCAGGAGCTTTAGAGTTTGTTTCAAACCAGTCATCAATTACATCTTTAACTGCCTGTGCAGTAAGTTCAGGAACAACATTCTTTACGAAATGTGAACCATTGACATTTCTTCCCTTTCTGCATCTTAATGTCCAAGTGCCATTTTTAGGATTCAGTCTACCTGCAACTATAAGATACATTTGCCCTCTAATTTCATCCATCCACATCTTGAAATGTGTGAGTGGCTGTCCATTGTAACCGTCACGATCTACATCAACACAGATGTAATCGTCACCCAATCCATCCTCAATTTCGTCAAAGTCAAAATTGCTATCCATATTAAAACCTTCCTATTGTAAGATGAAGTTGAACACAATCGTTATCAACTATCATATTTTTTTCAATGTCTTTGTAATGATACCCATAATCTTTAGGTACAGTTTTACAGAAGTTTTTCCGCCACTCATCTGTATCGTCTATAGGATGTTCAAATACGATTGTAACATCCTCAGGTCCATTTGGTAAAAAGTCAATCATCTTGTTATCATTAAACTTGTTGTAAACTCTTTCCCAGTTTTGGAACATTTTACGATAGAAGTACTTGTTATCGCCATCATCCTTATCAACTGCCATACGATAGTCAGGATGCATCATTTCAGTTTGTCCGTGCCAGCTGATTGCTTTTACAACGCCGTCACTTCTCATTGATACTTTCAAATAAATGTATTTCTTTTTGTCACGAACAGGAACCATAATTGAGAACACATAAAGTTCTTCATTAGGATTATTACGGTTTTGAACAACTGCAATAAGAGAACGAGGCTCAAGAAACTTTTCAATAATGTACATTGATGTTTTCTTGTCAAGTTTTTCATTATGCATAAAGTCGAGATTTTTATCGCGGTTTATAATGTCAAACTTATATCTTTTAATTGAGTCTTTAATAGCAGCGACAACTGCTTCTGCTTCTTCTTTTGAATGGTGTCGATACGCATTTACTTTTGTTTCATTCAATATTGCTTCAAACAACTGAATCTTATCACTTTTAAGGTTTTCTTCCATTAAGAAATGATTTGTTGCATCATCAACGTTTTTGAAGTCTTCACCTACTTCAGATTCGTGGTCATAAATGTATAATGGGAGATGCGTTGCTTTTAAGTCATCTTCATACTGCAATAAAAAATCAACAACATACTTGATGTTCTTTTTGCCTTTATATTCTATTGAGAAGAAATTGTCTTTTGGAAATGTATCATAAAGACGGATACGCAAATTGCCACGATTAAGTCCAACATACAAAAAGTCGACTTCTCTGTCACCCATTTCTGTCAAGTCACGAAGCTCTTGCTTGATGGTTGTATTCCAATCAGCAGCGACATCTTCAAGCTCATCTTGAGGGACAGACAACTTTTCAGGATACTTTAACAGCACTTCAAGATGCTCTTCACATCCGCATTCTTGTACATCAATAAGTTGTTTCTGTCTGCCGTTATACCAAAGGCCTTGCATTTCACCAAGACGAAATCCCATAAAATAATCAACTCCTGCTAATTGAATAATTAGTTGGAGGTTATGACTTATGAGAAATGAAGCTCAGTATTGTACATCGATTGTAAAGTCATTGAATGCAGTAGGAGACCTTGCTTATAAAATCCCAGATGCGTCTGGAAACTGGGCAACTTCAATCCGTGTTTTCGACATAATGGGAAGAAAAGACAATAAACCTTTATATCTTGAAGCAAAGTTTAACAAAGATCCATCAGCATTCAATCTTAATCGTATTGAAGATCATCAGGCATATTACCTTGATGAGTTTGCAAAAATCCCAGATGCATTTTGCTACATTGCTTTAGGCGTTCAATGGAAAAGAGGTGAAACAAGATCATTCATTTTTGATTGGCGTGACATCTCAGTTTTGTATCACAAAGGTTTTTCAATTCATAAAAAAGAATTAGAGAAGTTGCCTTACAATCTTATTAAGAAAGATATCTTTACTTTTGATAATATAATAACAAAGGAAACACTTGTTTCCATTTATGGAGAATCAATTTATGACGAAAGCAATATTTCAATGTCCGAAGTGCCAAAAGACCTTAGTGAAGAAGTTTAATGTAGGAGAATTACCTACACCGCCAAAATGTGAATGCGGAGAAGAAATGAACCGCATTTTTGGAAAAGTTCAAATCGGTGATGTTGTTTCTGACGATATGATTGATTTAGGACAAAAGATGTTGTATTCTTAAAAAAGAAGGCAGCTCGAAAGCTGCCTTTTATTTTTATTTTTCCAACATTCCTATAATAAAGTCAGGATCATTGTGAAGCTTTCTTGCCAATTCGCCTTGGTCAATGTTGTACTTTTTCATCAAGTCTCCAACATTCATTGCAGCATAAATTGTGTTCTTTGCAACATCAAGTTCTGAAGCAATTTCAGGAATTGACTTTCCTTTAAGAACCATTGCAAGAATCTTTCTTTTTGGTACATTTACTTTCTTTGATGCAGATTCGTTCATTTCAGGATCATTACAGAACTCACGCCAGTCAGCAGAGAAGTCGTCAACATCGATTTCTGTTGCGTTATCTCCTGTCAATTTATCCCAAGCTGTTGCTCCACCCTTTTCGCTGTCGTCCATTCCATCAGGATTCAAAGCGTTTTCGTTAGGATCTTTTGCACGCTGAACATTTTCAGAAATTGCATCCATACGAAGGTACTGACCGAACCAATACTGCCAGTTACCAATCTTCATTGTACCGTCTTTGTAAACTTTTGGCTTGAAACTCTTAATTGCTTTATCAAAAGCAACATACATAATTCCAATAAAGTCACTGAAGTCGCCGTTGTCAAGACGAGCTTTAATAACTTTTCCTGAAGCAGCAGAACCAATGAATACCTTCCAGAAGATATAGTAACACATCTTACGAGCAGCAATAATCAAATAGCATTCTGCATATTCGTTTCCTGCTTTTGCGTCTTCAATAATCTTACTGAGGTCTTCATTGACTGATGCAACATATGCTTTATATCCGCTTCCTGGGTAAACTGCGTTGAAGAACTCTTCATCAAACTTTGATGAGAGTGAACCGTTTGCCTTAAGTTCATTGCGGAATTCCATATAGTCGTTTTTGTCAAGGCTCTCAACATTTTCAACACCGAGAGCTTCAGTCATCTTTGCCATACTTTAATTTCCTCTTATAAATTAGTTATGACACTATCTTTCTTGTGTTATTATAGATGACTACTTTGTAAGGTTTACTTTTTGAAATACACAGGTCAATGTCGTGTTTTGTTCCTTTTGACTGTCCGTCCCATAAGATTAAACAGTAATCACACCTATCAACCATATCAACATTGCGACGAAATCCCGCAGATTTACCATATTTGTCCCATTCAGCAGGAAAGTCCCAAGTTCCTAAGTTATGTCTATCTGCCCATTCTTTTGCAATCATATCAACACCACGAGCAAGGCCTTGTATGATAATAAAATCCATATCGCCTTGCCCAAAGCGATTTTCTTGGTCAGCGTAAACTTCTTTGAGATAATTTACTATCTGTGTTTCAACCCACTTAACATCAGTTATTGTTCGTGAGCCACATACCATAACTCCAACCATTATTTCTTAAGGTGTTCGATGATATGATCTGTAGGAATCAATTCTGAAGCAAGTACTGTTACCTCGTTTCCATCACGAAGAATCTTGCACTTTGACTTTGCAGCAAAAACATAATCTTTATTATCAACATCATCGTGAACTTTTATGCCTTTCATATGTGTTGAACCAACAAATGTTCCGAAACCTGTCATCGAGTGCAAGTCTGATGTATCACTTCCATCGCGGTAAACATTATACAAAACGGGATCAGCTTTTGCAGCTTGACCTTCTGGTGAGTCAAATGTTGCATCAGGACATTCATTTAAGAATGTGTCAATAGAAGCAAGACGCGCCTGAAGTGAAGCATAGTCCATTGTTGCCAAAAAGTATGATCTCTGACCACCTTCACGGCAATTCTCCTTTTTCTTTACAATCATAGTGCCTCCAATTTTCATAAATATATTAACTAAATCGTATATGTTCAAAATCGTTTATTCTCATAATGAGTACTACTTGTATGATGGCTTCAACTTTTATGGGTCTTATCATTCAATGGCAGATGCTGAAAGTGGGCGGCATTGCTTAAAAAGACAACACGCTGTACCTCTTGAACAAGCAGCAGAACTTCTTGGGTACAAAGTAATTGTACCTTGTCTTGACTAACAAGTTTCCAAAACTACATCAAAATCAGGCGGAGCAGGATAATCCCGTAAACAAACAGGACACCTAAAACAACTTATCCCTTTGATATGTTTGTTATCGTCCCACCAAGTGTCCCATATTGGAATAAGCTCTTCACCGCAGACACATCGTCCAAACTTTGAATCATCAATATCCGACATCGTCTTCTCCTTCCCAAAGTTCTTGTTCAGCATCAAAGCGATACCAAAACTCCCAATATCCTTTAGGCTTCTTATCAAGATAAACTAAAACAGCATCATCAAACAGTTCCATTTGAATATTGAAAAACTCTTTGGCTTCAGGAGTATAAAACCATTCAAGAGTTCTTTTGTCTTGTATTCCGATAATGTTCATTGACGAAGGACCTGTGCTATAGTTTATTTGACAGTAACCATTTATGAAGTTGCGGGGCTTTCTGAATCCCGCAACAAACTTTCCTTCAGTGTTTTCCTGAAAGTCAAGAATCATATAGCGGAGTTCATTTTTCATAGTAAGGTCATTGATACCCCAAGAATTAGGCTTCATCGTCAGCATTAGAATCCTCCACAGGAATCATTGACATTATAGCGGGATCAAAGAGATACTTACCGATGATGCCGACCTGTCCTTGGTTTTGTTTCAACATTGAAACTTCACAATAATCAGGCATATCTTTCCACAAGTCTTTATCTTCAATCATCTGTTCAGCATAGTACTTTGCTCGGAATAAACCGATTGCCCAACGAACGCGTTCAAGGAATGCACCTGAGTTTTTGATTTGATTTCTTACAGGACGGAACTTTTTCAAGTCATCAAGATCATCTGCACGGCCTTCGCCTTCACCCTTACGATTCATCTGAAGAACAGCAATGTAATGGAAGCCAAGTTCCTTTGCCATAGCATTAAGGATGTTGATTGCAACTTCAATACCTTGTGCGAAGTTCATACCTTTATCATCAGTAATCATAAACTCTTTAACCATTGAAAGAAGGTCAAATACAACAATGCAGTACTCCTGACCAATGTCCTGCTGAAACTTTTTAATGTCCTGCTTAATCTGTGTCAAAGAAATTGAAGCACATTCAGAAAAGCGGAAGTTTGGATTCTGTTTCAAAATATCAAACTGAGCTTTAATCTGATCTTTAATCATTTGCCAAGTTTCTTGGTCAGCAGGGTTTACAAGATCTTCCATATCGATGTTACTTCTCAAAGCCATCATACGGTCAAATGTATCAGTTTCACCCATTTCCAAAGAATAGTACATTAAAGGAACTCTTTGATTGATACAACGGTTGATTAAGTTAAGACAGAAAGCAGACTTACCCATACCTGTTGCAGCAGCAATCAAACCACCGCTTCCTGGTGCAGGTCCATACTTAACTGCTTTATCCAAAATAGGATCACCAAACTTATACTGTTTGCCGTTCTTACGAGCTTCAAAGTTTTCAAGATATGACTGCTCAACTTCATCAAAAGTTTTGATTCTTGCTTTCTTTGCAATCGGCATCAATTCATTTTCTGCCTGATAAAGCAAGTTACGAATCTTTTCGTTATCAGCTTCGCTTCTTAAAGGATTTGAATTGATAATCTTTTTAACTTTCTCAAGATAATCAAGTCCTTTCAAAGAACAAGCAGTATCCTGAAGCATTTCAACTGCATCTTTGATAACAACATTTGGGTCAGTATTTACATTTATAAATGCCTGAATAAAGTCAGGTGTAACATTGATGTTACGAGCAGATGCATCTTGAAAGATTGCATTTTTTGATTGTGGAATGCCTGCTGCATTCAACTTCTGCATTGCATCAAAAGTATCTTTACAAGTTTCGTGAACAAAGACATCTCTTTCAACACCAGTCTCAAGGAAGTTTTGTGGATTTAAGTAAAGAGCATTTAACAAGCGGTACTCTGCAATAAGTACTGGGTTCTGCTCATCAAGATTTTCAACATTTCTGTTCATAAAATTATATTAACTCCCAATTAGAAAAGTGAACCGTCAAATTCCTTAGTTGTTGACTGCATATAGTTGTCCAAGAACTGAAGATAACAATTATGCAACATAACTTCTCTTTCAACGAAGTCCTGAATTGAATGACTTAAGCCGTTTGCTTCAATGTTTTTGATTTCAACATTACTTACAAAAAAGATACCTTTGTTTAAGGCGCCTACACGACGACGAATCCAAGAGTCAATGTAACTCAACTGATAGCCTGACTTCCAAAGTTTCATCTTCTCTTTATCGAAAGATTCATCAATGATAATCAAATCAGTTTCTTCGAGCTTCTCAACCATCGCTTTTGCTTTTTCAGCTTTTTCCTGATTGAAATCTTCAGCATCCATCAACAACTTTACAAGGTCATTCATCAACATATAACGAACAGAATAACCTTTGTCAAGCAGCTGATGTCCAACCCAAGACATCATTGTCGTTTTCTGAGTTCCGTTTGGTCCGTAAAGATAACAAACCAAAGAACGAACTGCTGGGTTTTTATCAAACTGCTCAACATAATTGATGATACGGTCTTTGTCTTTAATCGACTTTGTACCTGCATAAGTGCGAGGATTGTAATTGTAATGTCTTGTGTCAAAGCCGTTGTGCTTGTAAGTTTTTTCAACTGTGTTTTCGTGATCCCACTTTTTGTGGCATTCACATTCAACCGCAACCATACCATCATTGGTCATTTTATAAAGCCAACCATTATTGCACTTTCTGCAAGGTACAAATTCCATTAAAAAGAACCTCCACTTTCATTGCTTGTTGCAACATTTTGAAAATATTGTCTGCTTTCAACAAACTTCTTTAAGTCATCGTAGTGACGATCATATATATGCATTGAGTCACTTGTCCAAATAATTGTTCCGACTTCAAGATCAGGATATGTTGATTTCAAATCTTCATACATATTCTGATAAACGAAACAGTTCCAAGCAAGGTCTGAACAAATGAAACCATAACGAATATCGTTACTTCTCATATTGTGAACCATATAAAGTTTGTTGTTTCTGATAAAGAAGTGAGAATACATTGTGCAAATCATATCGTGCATTCCGTCACGCTTATAATCTTTGTAGATTTCGGGGCGGTTATACACAATGATAGCGTTTCTTGTTGTTTTGTCTTTTTTCAAAACTTCAAGGCAGTTGTCATACTGTGAACCATTCTCTTCACTGAAAACACACCAGCCATAATTGCTGTTGATTTCTTTCTTTTCATCTTTTGTGCAGCACGACTGCCAGGTATGATTTGTTTCAATTCCTTCGTGACCAATGATACTTAAGTCCATTGACTTGTACCATTCAAGTTCAGACTTTACATACTTCTTTGGTGTTTGAAAACTTTTGTCAAGATAGATGTAAGGAGCATAAGGGTCAAGCTGAATTGTTTTTGCAAGCAATTCCACATAAGAACTCTGCCCATCAACTTGTGATGCATTTGCACCTGTTTTTACAACATCGTTGTTCATTACTTTGTAAAAAAGTGAATAAAGCAAATCACGAACAACGATGTCATTGTTACGATTTTTCTCAATCGGTTCTTCAACCGTAAATGTTCTCATTTGAACCTCCAATAAAATATTAACTGATTTTGACTTCCATTCCGTCAAAACATACGGGCCAGAAGTCAAGACACAGTTGAACATCTTCATATGAAAGTTCGATTTCTTTCCCCGCCATAAAGGCGTCCATTTCAAAGATATGAAGAACTCTTTCTAATTCTCTTCTAACTTCATTATCGCCCCATAAAGAAATATAGTGTTTAAGCGTGTCGATTGCATTAAAGATGTTTACCATATTTCTTTCTGGAGTAGTGTCAGTTATAATCATTTTTTAGTTGCCTTTGGTTTTGATACTTCAAAGTAATCTGCACCATTTTCTTCGTCATCAGGAATGCCATTTCCATTGTCATCAACTTTACAGTCAATTCCATCAAACATTGCAGGCCAAAAGTCGATACATTGCTCAAAGAAACGAGTGTTCAACATAACTTTCTTCTGAACAAGATACTGCTTTGACTGCAAAACTTTTAAGATTGCTTTATACAACTTAACTTTTCGTTCATCAGAAGAAGTTGAAATCTTTCTTTCAAGTTCAGCAACAGCTCTGTCATAAGGACGATTTGGCTTGATGTCATATTCCATTGCTTTTTTCTGTGCAGCAAGTTTCATTGCTTCTTGGCGTTTTAATTCCATTTCCTGCTTAAGTTTCTGTTCAACAAGACGAAGTTGTCGATCCTTTTCTCTTCGCATTTTGTCATATTCTTTTTCTTTCTTGTACATTATTGCAAAAAAGACCATAAAGATAAATGCGACTCCTGATGGTATAGCCATCGTAAATGGAATAATTTCAAATAATGAACAAGAAACTCCAACTACGCCTAAGATACCAAAGATAATACTTGTCACTAACATTGATGTCATTTGCAACTCCTTAAAAACATGGGCGGTTGAGCCCTTAAACTCAACCGCATTTATTCAACCTTATTTATTTGGCTGCATCAAATCTCGAACCGAACCGAGTGCTTTCAAATCCTGAACTACAACTGTATCAGGAACAGGAGCATATTTACCCTGCTTAATTGCTTCAGCCTGAGCCTGTGCAATAATCTTGGTGTTTTCGATTTCCTGTTCACCTCTCTTGCGTTTCAACTCAAGATCAAGGGTGGAAGCTTTAGCTCGAGCAACATCTGCTTCAATGTTTGCTTCTTTAATCTTATTCTGACGCTGTGCTTCGATTAAGTCGGCCTTCTGATGTTCAAGAACAATCTGTGCCTGTACTTTTGCCTGTTCGTCAATGTTTGACTGCAAAGTTGTATCATCATAAACTAAGCCATCGACGATTGCCAACTGGTCAATAGTAATACCCTGTCCTGCAAAATGTTCCTTAGTCTTTGTAACAGCATCTGACAAGATTACATCGCGCATTTTCGCAACATCTTTGTACTCAACTGTATGGAATGCCTTACCTGCTTCCTGGGCAAAGTAACGGTTTATCTGTGTATCAATTACCGACTGGAAGTCAACTGCTTTGTAGTAACTTAAGTATAGAGCTGCATCTTCAGGCTTAATTCGTACGGTGTACGACATAGGAATTGTAATGCCCTGTGAAGCTGCTGTTTCAACTTTAATTGCATTCTTTTCATTCTGTAACCAGTTACCTGAACGCGGTGTTAAGTCGACTGTGATTACACGAACTGTACCTTTGTAATAACCAGAGCGAGCAAAGCGGCCTGTCTTAATCCACTTGTGCGGAATCTGAATGAGTTTGCTTGAAACCAAGTGGTTCTGATAAAACTCAACATTTTCGTTCAACTGAACCTGATCTTCTGTTTTCACATTTTCATCAGTGAACATTGGGATTACGAAGGCGGTCTCATTAGGACCAACTTCCACATACTCAGGCTTGTCGTAAGGACGAACACAACCTGTAAACGATACTGTCATTGCAACAAGCAATGCGAATACGAATGACAACTTTTTCATTCATATACCTCCAAAAAATTGTTTTATTTTTTCGGCTTTACACGACCTTTATTAAAGGTGTCCTTAGCCGTGGTATAATATGTATAGGCTTGTGAGTCTTGGGTATAGGAACTATCCTCAGTAAACCACAAAGCAAATATAACATATTTTTCTGTTTTCCATTCACCAGGTGCTTTGTCATTTCCTGGGTAGTACAACAGAAACAGGTACCCATTGTCACCTGCCTTTGTTTCAAGCAGCTTTGCATTTGTTGAAAACTGCTGCGGAACAACCTGTTCTGTAACAGGTGCGGGCTTCTCAATTGGACTTTTGTTTTCCCAAGGGTAGTACTCTTTTGAGGGCTCACAGGAAACAAAAAGTCCAACAAGCAGTGTTGCAAAAAGCAACTTAATTGTCTTTGTCTTCATCGATCTTGTCCTTGATATATCTTACTACAAGATCTGCTGCTCTGACTGCAAAACATATTGTGATAATCACGAAGATAACCGCAGCGATGTGTGGCAGGCTTGCAGTATAAGTTGCAACTGCATTGCTGCCGTTTTTCAAACCTTCAATTACTGCAGCCGTCTGGGCATTGTTCTGAACAAAAGTTTCAGCAAGCGGGGCGGCAGAACCGAAGAGCAAAGCAAGAACTGTATTAAGAATTACTTTCACTTTCGGAAACTTTTTCGTTTCCTTCTGATTTTTTGACATCAGCTTTCTCCTTTTCAATTAAATTAACAATATATGTTCTTTCCAAGACTTTTTCAAACCATCTGCAGTACCAAAGTCCTGCGGCAACAAAAACAGCAAGAGATATGAATATTGCGATAAGTCCTGCAACGGCTCCGCGTCCTTTTGCAACTTCAAGTGCAACATCTGCAACAAGATCAGCAACAAGGAATGTGTACCATCCTGTCCATCGTTCCCAGAAGCTCACTTTTCGTTTGGAAATGCCGACTGAAGCAACTTTGTACTTATCGTCATTCTCGTTTTCATTCATAGCATCGATTGACTGCTGAGTCAACATCTGCAATCTTTCTTCCATATATCCTACCTCCTAGTAGTCAGCTCTTCTTTTTGCTTCCCAGATTTCCTGAAGCTCTTTGTAAGCTTTGTCTTCAATCATTTTTGCAACAGTGTAAGCGCAGCTGTATTTGATTGCACATTTGTTAAACTGATCTTTTATCCAATCTTCAGGAACTTTACCTTCCTCGAAGAAATAAGCTTTGTTGTTGTGGCCATTGAAAATTGCCTTACCGTTCTCAAGTTCAACAAGAGCAACACCGTTCTTCCATTCAAGGATGTTTACATAATGCCAGTCAAAAACATCAGTGTAGGCGTAGAAGTCTCCAAAATCTTTAAACTGTTCTTCGGTATACTGTGCTTTTGCCATAATTTGCTCCTTGTTGTTTGGTTTACAGTAATAATATAAAAGAGGAGCGATAGAAGTTCAAATTTTTACATAAAAATTTTCTAATAATTTTTCATATTCAAAAACATCAAAATTGATACGAAGATTTCTTTCATCATATGTTCCGTGGATTCTTATTCCGTCAGCGTAAAGATTCATAATAAGAGCATCACAAGAGTCTTTTTCATAGATCAATGCAAACTCTCTATCTGGTGTTTTCACTGACCATCCGCATTCGTTGTCTTTCAATCTTATCGGATACTTTTTGAGTTCTGAGAATTCTTTCTCTGTAATAAATCCGCACTGTTGCAAAACTGCTATAAAAGTTACAGCTTTAATAACTTCGTTTTCCATATTAAAATATTAACGCCTGACCATTAAGATCAGGCGTTTTATGTGGATATTTTTATTTCAACTCCAACTTATTAGTTGAAGTGTTTTCCACAGCAAGGGCAAACTGAGAATGAGTTTGGCGAAAGCTGTCCACAACCGCCCTGGTCTGTAGGACAGTCGAGAAGTGAAGGAGCTGTGTCAGTCCATTCAATGTGGTTAAGTGTTCCATCAGAGTTGAGAATTACATCTTTGATGTAAGATTTCTGCTCTGTTGAAAGTTCATTGTAACCTTTGAGAACTGCAAGCTTTTCAGGAGTCAAACCTGAAGCAGGCGTTTCCTGAGCAACAGTTCTTGTTACTGGAGCAGCTTCCTGTACTGGAGCCATATTGTCAAATGAAGGAGCAGCCTGTGTTGCAGGAGCAGCATCAGCAGCCGGAGCAGTTTCCTGTGCAGGAGTTTCAGCAGGAGCAGCGTTTGCAGCTGCAGCTTCTCTTGCAGCTTTTTCCTTTGCCCACTGTTCTGATTCCTCTTTTACAAGAGCCTGAAGGTCTTCATAAAAGTGGCTGTCTGCCTTCTTTCCTGCTTTCAAAGCGTCTTCATTGCAAGCAGCATCAATCAACTGAATTGTCTTTCCAAGGTACTTATCAATAGTATGATAAGATGTTACGCGGAAGTTTTCATCAAGATCGTAACGAGCATAATTCAATTCTTCAGCTGTCAAAGCAGGTTCCTGAGAAATGAACCTGTACTCAGCAGGGTCAATACCCATTGACTTATCAAGATTTGCCTTGATAGCGGCAGGATTTGTAAATGCTGTACCGTTAAACATATTTGTTACAGTATCAAGCTTTTCACCTGTCTTTGTAATTACAACATCATACTTCTCCCAACCCATTTTGAAGTTGTTGCGAAGATTTGTAAGCGGACCAAAGAAGCCAAATGCGGGTACACCAAAGTCAGCGTATTCCTTTCCATCAGGTGTAACATTTACATTCTTTGAAATCAACTTTGTGTGTTTATTTGTTTTACACCAGTCATCACGGCGGTCGATAACATTGATAAGCAACATTTCAGGACCTTTCCAACCGCGGGCATACATATAAGGCCATTTACCGTCAGCTTCTGTATAGCCGCCTTTGTTTACCTTTTCGTATACATCTGGGTGATTGATTTTGAATGTTTCGATAGGTTTGTTCTTTCCTGTAGCAGGATCTTTTACCCATTCCTTTGCATAAACCTTGTCAATGATTTTCCACATCAAGTGGTCCTGCTCAGGTTCATCAGCACGAAGCGGAAGGTAAAGATAGAAAACAGTTTTTCCGTCATCAGACTTTACTTTTGAGATATGCATAAACTTCATATCAGAAGGATTTGGGCGATGAGCCTTAAGGTCTTCTGCAACAAAGTTACCTACAAAGCGAACAATAGTTGGATGTTCTTTTGAAAGACCAACATACTTGATTGCTTCATACTCGCGTTTCTGATAATTTGCGGAATTTTTCTTGCGTTCCTCTTCCTTCTTTTTTCTCTCGTCTTCAGAGGCAACCCAAGAGTTGAAGATGTCATCGTCGTTCGATGCAGTGAATTGTGTTTCGTTCATTTATTTCTCCTATTTGACGCCTTGAACTTGGCATCTATAATTTATTTTATAACTGCTAGGCAGTTACTTGCAATTTTAATATTAACACTTACTTGTGTTTTATGAACAATATTTAGTTATCTTTGTTCCAAGGTAAGCGCACTGTTGGAAGCTCTTCAAGACGCAAAGCATTTCTATCATACAGTGGACCTCTTTCAAGATAGTCATCAAAGTTGTCGTGAAAGTTTCTTTCAACACATCGTACAACATCATCGATTGCTCGCTGTTCCAAGTTATGGATTTCTGTTTCAGGAATTGTTCTAAGAGCCTCTCTTCTATTGAATAAAAAGCCTTTAGGAAGCATATCATCCAAAACTTTTACCATCTCATTGTAAAGTCGAATAACCGTATGAAAGCCATTCTGATAACGAACAGCCATTCTGCTGTCCATTGCTTGTTCTTTTGCAAGTTCTTCTCTTTTAGCCTCAAGTTTTCGTGATTCCTGTTGAAGAGCTTTTTTAGCTTTTTCAAGTTCTGCAGGCTCTTCTGCAAGACGCCAAGTTTGCTTCTTAAGATGGTCATAACAATTATCACAAACTATTTCGCCTGTTGAAAACTCTTTATGAAAGTCTTTTGCTTCTTGTCCACAAAAGTCACAAACATACTTTATTGCCATATTTTACTCCACATAGAAGTGAGAAAGAAACTTTTCAACTTTATCATCGCGATAAAAGCAGTCATCATCTGTGCCGCGCAACTTATTGCACTCATCTGGGAAGAATGCATAATATGCGTTAAAGATACACTGACCCCATCTCCACTCTTTATATGTGTTTGCAAACTCCTGAGCTTTGCGATAAGCAGCGTTTGCAAGATCTTCATTTACTGTAAAAACAATCATATTATCTCTCCCACTTAATAAATCGGGTTTCCCCACTGTGTTACATCGATTTCAGCATAATCAGAAAGAGCGTCAACATTCTTTCCATAGGCATCCATCAACTTTATAAGCTTCTGCTTGTACTCTTCATTTATGAGTCCGTTGTTGAGAATGTCTTCATAAAGATTGTCAAACTCATCGTCACTCATTGTTTCTGGATTTTCCATTATTCTGACTCCCAATAAAAAAGATTTAAGCAACGATTGCCTTCACAATCAGTGCTTGTTTCAATACTTAAAACATCGCACTTGCTTATTTGGTTTTTAACAATATACTCATTCAGTTTGTCTACAGCAGACTTGTTATCTGTACTCCAAAAAGTCACCTTCTTTATTGTCATCATATAGGACTCCTAACATTTGAATACATAAATACCGAACTCTTTAAGATGCTTTGCACCTTCAGGTAAGCGGTCATATTCATTATGATAGAACACATATTTGATACCTGCCTGTGCAATCATTTTAGCGCAACCTGGGCAAGGACAAGTTGAACAGTACAAAGTCAAGTCATCATAACTGTCCATTGAACTGTTCTTACCAAGTTCAAGAACAGCGTTCATTTCTGCGTGAACTTCATAAGCTTCTGAAAACTCGTGATGTCTTGTACTATAGTCTTTCTTAAGGCGGTCCATAGGAGTAAATACTTCATTACAGTTTTTGAAGCCTGAAGGAGTACCATTGAGACCTGTGGAAACAATTCGTCCGTTCTTTTCAATAACGCAACAAACCTTAAGGCGTGTACATTTTGAAAGCTGCTTCAATGACTCAGTAACACCAAGGAAAGCTTTTGCCTGACGAAGATTTATTGTAATCTTTGCACCAAGGTCTTTATCGCTGTCAACTCTTCCAATAATGTTTGCTTCAGGCAGCGCATCAATCAACATTGAAACAGTTGCCAAATCATCGGTGAAGTCATAAACAACATCATCGTTTTCTTTGTGACGAATCCAAACTTCAACATCGGTTATGTCGTTAAACTCTTTGAAGTTATCACGATTAACTTTGTCGTCTCGTAAGTTTGATCTGTAGAATACCAAGTTCTGAATCATTTCTGCAACTCCTTAATTTTTGCTGCTGAGCAACCTGTAAGATCTTTTAATGTTGCAGGTGCCCGTCTTATCCAATGTTTACCTGTCTTATCAACTGCACCAAAATAGGTTGAGCCCATAAGACGGAAACGAATAAGAGTCGGATATTTTGCAACGCCACTTTCAAGCTGCTTAAAGTTTTCCCAAGCTTTTGGGATTTCATTCGGATTCAACATAATTGTATATTAACACCACTCAAAGCCAATTTCTGCTCGAACGAAGTTTTTAATAAGATGCTGTTTCATCGTTCCTCCATACATTTGTTACTTGACACCTTTCAATTTTCATAACATCAAGATTTCTGAACTGAAAGTTTTTTGAATTGAGAATGTCAAATATATGATCGCCGGTCTTTTCGTAAAGTTCACGAACAAGTCTTCCATAAAAGCCGTGGCCAATAACAACAACATTTTCTGGGCTGCTTGCATTGATGTCAATAAGAGCATTATTCCATCGGTCAACAATATCAGTGAAACGAAGATAAACTTTTTGATTGAAGGTTTCTTCATCGATCTCCCAAAACTTCAAGCCTGACTCAGCAAGTTCACTTATATCAAACTCAGCAAGATCAGGAAGAACAGTGTACTCTTTCCCAGGGAACAAAGCTTCTGCAGTTTGCTTACATCTTTTTGCAGGAGATACGAACAACTTAAAATCTCTAGGAAGATGACACCCAACATACCACTTCCATTTGTCAACATCGAAGTTGATTATGCTTTGATTGTCATAATCTTTGACAATTTCTCCTGCGACATTTGCTGCTGTGGGTGCGTGTCTAATGTAATAAAGTGTCATATATTACCTCGGGCTGTGACATTCCAGTCCTCCTATTGCAGAACCTTTATGTCGAACAACTTTAGTTTCATATTCTTTCAAAACGCCGTTACCTTCGGCGTGAAGGACATAATTGTAAATCCTACTTAAAACTTCGTTTTTGTCTTTAACTCCTCGAATGTTATCCAACAGACGTGGCTCGTGAACCATTGTTAAGTGGTCAATAAAAACATAAGCAGATTGACCTCCATTAACCGCTTTAACAATTTCGGGAAGATGTTTCTGTAATTCCTGCAAAGAAACAGAAGCTTCAATGTTGCTCGGCCTCTGTCTTTTTGCTTCGTGTATTGTAATTAAAGCCATTACTTATTCAAAACTTCACGGATGTACCAGCGACCAAGTTCAGTCAAGTCCCATTTGCGAGTTTTTGCAGAGTATGAAATCAACTTGCCCTGATGAAGAGCAGAATAAACGCAGCAGTTCTGACCGCGAAGTGGATGTCCTTTTTCAAGATGATCCCAGTTCCAATCAGGATGGCGAGTCTTACAAGCAGCAATCCAATTATTGTGACGACGAACCGCGGCTTCTTCATCAATTCCAAAAGCGCGAACCAATGTTTCAATTTTCTTTGATGGTCCGTTTGCTTCAAGGTCACGAAGAACGATTGCATACTGAGAATCTTTCTTTCCTTTTCCCAGTGTATAGCCATTCTGTGAATTGCGGTTTACAACCTCAAAAGGAACTGCTTTTGCTCCGTTAAGATAATATGATTTCAACTGATCTTCTGAAAGACATTCCAACAATCTTCTCATAATGTTACTCCTACCAAATATATTTTCCGTTAACATAACGGATTTTGCCTTCACTGATTGAACCATTGATAAGCTGTGCAGCGTACTTTACAATCTTTCTGCGAAGAACTGCATCCTGCTTGTCAGTAAGAAACTTTTTGTATTTGTACTGCTTTGCAAGAGATGAAAGAAAACGAGCATCAGAACCTGTAAAGCCAATCCCATTGTAGCGGTTTGTTGACTCAGTTCTCTGCTCGTCAAATGTCTGATTTTCAAAAATGCGGAGTAAAGCCCGTACACGAACATCCTTGCGTGTTTCAAGATTGATCTTCATCTGTGTTATAAGTTGGGCTCTAGAAGTATATTCCATAAATTGCTCCTTTTATCAGGTTTGTTACGATAATAATATAAAAGAAGCAATTAAAAAGTTCAATTTTTTACGCCAATTTTTTGTAAAAATAAATCTTTTGGGATAGGCATTTCATATTCAATGCCATTTACATCACGACAGCGAGTAACTTCCCAAACTCCTGTTGTGTCGTCTGCTGACCAAATTGAAACAATGTGGTCAACATTAACATCATTAGGTTTTCTTGTTTGTCGATTGATAAGACTTATGAACATAATTCTCTCCATCGTGTTTGCAATAATCGTGTGTATATGTCAACTGGGATTCCATATCTGCCTAACGAAAATCCATCATTAACTTCGATTAAAGCTGTTTCTCCTGTATGTAAAACACCAACATCTAATGCATAAGCAGACGGCGCATCAACGAAATCTTTCGCCATCTGTTCAACAACTTTCATATCAGGAAGTGTTCCGTCTTTCCCAGGAGCTGCATACATTCCCATTACTTTGCCGTTTATTACAGGACAACGATACTCACTTATGAATATAACAGGCTCGCTGCACCAAAGCTTTGTTTGATTTCCTGCACCATTTACATATTGCAAGTCATCAATCATTGAGCAAACAAATCCTGTGAAGCGTTTCAACTTATCCTTCGGCTTAATGAACCAATCAAGAGTCCCATCTTTGCTGTCATACATAAGGTTACGAACTTCTTTCATCGTTGAAGTCCATACTTTACGATGTAAGTACTTTTGCAAACTTTCTGGATAATCATTATAATGATATTCAATTCCAAGTTGGTTCATTGCACTCAACATTACAGGAATTTCACCCATAATGAAGTCGCCTTTATCAATCTTAAACTTTCTTTGCATAAGATGCTTTTTGTAAAAAGGCGTTACATTTTGAAAACCAAGTTTATGTGCAACTTCCCATTCTTCATCGTCAAATCTTGAATGGTCATTAAGCTGAATATAATTCATTAACAATATCCTTGCATTGCGTGATGCAATGTTGCTATAAGTTGAGGATCCGAAACTTTTATGTTTACTTCTGCTTCAGGTCCTGGCGGTGCTATTTGAAAGCCGTGAATGTTTAAGTCATTGTTCATCATTTGATTTATAGAAGTAACCATCCATCCATTTGGATTTCTTTCCAATGTTTTTGCTATGTAATCATTTGTATAAGCCATTCTTTGAATAGCACCGCCAACGCCAAAGCTAGGACCAGACTGTTGTGCTATCATATCAGCGAAGTCTTCTCTTGTAAGAGACTTATTAACAGAAGCTTCTTCTAATTCTTTTTGTCTTTGGTATTCATCGAGAATGGTGTCCTCTTCTTCCCATTCATCTTTATCGTCAATCTTGTTTGGCTTCTTCACCAAAAACCTCCGACTTTGTTTTATGTCTTCCGCAGCATTTTGCTTCTGTACAATAGCCTACTGCATCACACTTAGGAACAAAGAGTTCTTTACAAATGATTTCCCATTCAGGAGAGTATTCCATAAGAGCTTTCTTCAACATATTTGCAAACTCACGGATTTCCCAGTATGCGCGTGAACAAAGCCGCATATTCATAAAGTTAATTAAAGTTCTTAAGTTCACTTTCCAAATCATTTTCGACTGATAAGCAAGCGGAAGCAGGTTGGTATAATCTTCTTTAGGAATGCCCAAAGCTTTCAACGCACCCATAGCCATTTTGATGTCACTCATAGCTTTACACCAAACTTCCATTGCTTCATTGTTGTTTGAAATAGAAGGAGGAGTGATAACTTCAAATCCTTTTTCATAGTCGATATAACGGGTTGACGCCTGCATACGAGTTGGAGAACCGCCAATGTGAGTGTAAAGTTCACGCATCATTTTTGCTGACCAGCCGTCAATTACAAGATAGACATCAGGAAGTTCTTCTACACGACCGTGACCACTTTTAATGCAGTCAAGAGCACGAACGACATTTCTGTCTTTATCAAGTTTGGCTCCCCAGCACACGCCAGCATTAAAGCCTATACAGTTCAATGGATCTTTCATAGTCCAGTCTTTAATCTCTATTGTCTTCATATATTGATATTAACAAAAAATCCTTCAGTAAAAACTGAAGGATTTCTCAAATATAATTTTTATGTTAGTTATCTGCTAAGTTGTCTTCTCGTAAGTCAACAAGTTCTTGTGCGATTTGTTTAGAGTATCCTGTCATTTCAGCAATTCCATCAACATCACCTTTTCGTATCAACTCACGAACTTTTGTACCTGAAACTGCTCCTTCGCCTCTATCAGTAAGAACCATCTTCTCAGGAAATGTTGTTGTCGGGTCAGTGTCAAAATCTTTATTCTTAGAGAACAAATCAGCACGGTCAGGACCTACAATGTAAACAGGACGAATCTTTGGTCCAAACATATTATATGCTTCCCAAATAAGTCCTTTAACTGTAATGGCAGGCATTCCTGTTTTCAGTATAACTGCTTTACCTTCAAGGCCTTCTTGCTTCAAATATGCATCACATATTTCAGCTCTTTGCTCTGTTGTGTACATTTCTCTGTCATCATCAAAAGGCTTTCCACTTCTTGGGATACCAATTAAGAACTTGTTACAGCCCTTTTCTCTAAAAGCAGAGATCATTCTACCGTGGCCTTTAGGTCCTGTAAACGGAGCAAAATGTCCAAACAATAAACCAACAAGTTCAGTGTCTGGGCCAATTTTACCAACTAAAATGTCTTTACCATTAACATCAATCTTATTGAGACCAGTCTGTAAGTTGTTTAAGTCAGGAGCAGAAGCTGTTGTTTTCTTTTTAGTGTTATGTTCAGCAAATGCTTTCTTAAACTCTCTTGATGTCATCTTAAATGCAAAGTCAATTCCTTTACAGATGGCAACAAGACCTTCATAGAAAACGCTATAACTTGAGTCAGGAATCTCATCAAGGAATCTGTTCTGCAGCTGCTCTTGTGCAATTCTTGCATTTTCTTTTGTAGGATTTGCAATATAAGGAGCAATAATGTCACTTGTGTCAAATGGCTTATAGTGAATAGTTGTTGCTGACATTGGCTTTGTAATAAATGTAGGACTGTCAATTAAAGAGCATATTGCGTCTATCAATGTTTCTTGTGATGGGAGCTTTTGTAAGTCGGCGCCCATAACACTAACAACAAAACATCCGCCATCAGAGCCAAAAGCCTCTTTCTTGTAAGGCACAAGATTGATTCTGATTGCATCAGCATCTCTTGAGCGGGCAACCAAAACCATCTCAATCTGAATCTTAATTAAAGACTGATTGTACTCTTTTCTTAAAGAGTCAACGAAATCAATAAAGTCGGGTTTGTCAAAAATCTCAAAATATAATAATGAAATACCTTGAGCGTTTTCTTTATATATTCTTTCGTCAAAACCAAATCTTTCAAAGAAAAGTTGACCATCATAACCAACCAAGATTGTTGCGCCGTCAATTTTTTCAGAGATTGAAATAATGTCTTCTGACACAGTGCAGTCATTATCATAAATATAATTTGCTACTGCATCAAAAGCTGAAGGACGCATCTGTGATGGCTTATTGTCATTGAAAAGATGTGGAAGATGTGATTTGCCTTCTAATGCCATTATTCTCCTCCAGTTCCGCCTTCATCAGTGATTTCAGCATCTCTTTGTCTGTTTACATAAGTTGAGTAATAGTCGACTTCTTTGTCTGCAACTTCATCACCAAACTTATCTTTCAAATATGGGAACACTTCGTAAAACTTATTTACTGCTGTTTCTTTCCATCCCTTATCTTCGTCTTTGTCAAATGCAGACAACTTTTGAGCATAAGGTGCCCAAATTAAGTCAATGAAATAGTCAAATACTCTGCAGATTTCTTCTTTTGTAAAGTTTTCTTCCATCAAAGAAAGTGTTCTTACAAATGAATACAACTTTTTCTTTTCTTCTTCTGATTTTGGAGGACGATGGAAGAACAGTTCAAAAATCTTATCAACATCAGTTGTATATTCAGATTCTTTTGTTGGCTGCTTATAAACCTTCTTAAGTCCTGTCTCTTCATCAACTGCTTCTGTACCATCATCATTTAACCAAGGCTTTAATTTATTGCGAACACCTTTATCTACTGAGAATGCAATAGATGATGGGTTAAGGATTTTCTCACCGTGCGAAGTTACCGGTCTGCCTGTTTTAGGTGATACTTCAATAGTGCCTTCTGTTTTGTTACAGTGAGCAATAGCACGCAAAAGATACTTAATGAATAAGCCCTTTACATTATTCTCAAGATCTTCCCAAGAAGAGTAGTGTGCGAATGTTGCAAACTCTGTAGGGTGTCCATTTTCATAAGGAACATACTCCCAATCAACCTGCATATATTCAGCACCAACGCCTTTATACTTATTTTGATTTGCAATGACCAAAGAGTGGTCCTGGGCGAAATTAGATGTGTTTCCATAAATAGTAAAATCACCAATTGGCTGATTAACTAAAGATCTTGTAAACTCACCCCACTGTTCGTGAATCTTTTCATCAACTTGAATGTCGAAGTCTCCAACCTTCTTTTTATACTCAGCGTATGTTGCAAAAGGCTTCTGGAAAAATGTTCTTGATGAACCAGAGAAACAATTTCCTGATTGTAAGTATGCTTCATCTTCCCAAGCAGGAAATCCATATTTTCTTTCAAACATATCATTTAATGTCAAAAGAAATGACATAAATTGTGTCTTAAACTCTTCAAACTGTTCAGGCGTAAACTTTGTCATCTGCAGTTTTGTTGCGCTCTTAATACCATTAGAGCCCATAGCAGAAAGATTACCGCCTTCACGAATTGCCTTAAATAATGCTTCGTTCACTTTTCGTTACTCCTATAATTTAGTCATCATCGCCCATAAAGTCCTTTCCAATAAGAACAAACCTATCGCATATTGAACATCGAGCATAACGACATTTATAGAAGGAGTCAGTACCATCTTCATTCATTTTGCTTTCAATGACTTCTTTTATTTCTTTTTTGTTTGGGATAAGCTGTGGCTTATTGCAGACAGGACAAAACCATAATTTTTTCATCAATTCATTTAAGGCTTTAGTTGACTTCTCAACATTGCGCTGAGCGTTATCTAAAGCCTTTCTTTGATGCTTTATTTCCCGAATAAGTTTATTGTACTTATCAACGGGAGTTTCTGGAGCTTTTTTCTCACTCATATGAACTCCTATTGATTAAATTAGTCTTTTAAGATACTTTGCCGTTTGTATCAACAAAATGGATATGAACATTTTCAGCAAAAGTTGCATCCATCATCTTCATATAGTTTTCGTGCTGATGGTCAACAACTTCATCAGGTACATTACTGCGGTCAACTTTATTTGCAAGGTCATCAGCGATGCGGTCTTTACAAAGCTGAACATTTTCTGAGTCAGTGATAAAGAAAACTTCAACATCATTGTAAGGAAACTTTTTCGCAATATCATTGATGCTTTTTGCGTGTAAGTTTGTATCAGAAATCATTACATTGTGACCGCCTGCCAAATGAGCGATCAATTCTTTGTCACGAAGCTTAATCGCTTCAAAAGTAACATTCTGATTTGAAATATCGCCGCTTATCTTTTTGCGGAAATTATCAAGATTGAGTTCAACAGCATTAAAAGCAGAACAGTGTCTTTTTGCAAAATGTGATTTGCCACTTCCGCTGATGCCTACTGTCATATATATCTTTGGTGCGTTCATTGTTTATCTCCTTTCCAAAATCCAAGTTTTCTTAAAGTTTCTTCCATAGGAATATCATAATAATACTTTTGCCAAGTATCATAAGCATCAAGCGGCTTGTCAGGTTTTGTGAATCTTGCGGATTCCCAGTCGATTGCTGCTTCTTCTTTGTTCGGAATATCACGAAATGTTGAAATGCCATCAGAATATAAATGAGCGTGATGGCCTGAAAAAGTTCGATGCAGCTTTGTTGCGATATAATCACCAAACAAAGCAATGTTTATCATTTTCCAAAAATCGTGAAAAGGGAAAGAAAGTCCCTTTTCTTTTGCAATTCTTTGAACTTCCTTTCGATGTTGAATAACATATTTGATGTCATCAATTCTTTTCATTTAATGCCTTCAGTATTTCTTCGTTCTGTTTAATAATGAGTTCCTGATTTTCAAGAATCTTTTGATCTTGATTAAAAAGAACAATTTGATTGTGATACACTGCGCCTCTGATAAGAGTGTTGCGATATTGGGATTCATCTTTTTCAGACCTGTATGTACAACTTGTAAACAATGCAAGTACTGCAACCAATGAAATAATCAAAATCTTTTTCATACGCATCCTACCTTTGAAACAAAACTTAAATTGTCTTCGACATCAGACAAAAAGTCGGGCAGCATAACTCTTCCGTTTTTATACATATCTTCTTTTGCTCTTTGCAAATCATCAAAGAAGTCACTGTCCCAAATGTCAAGTTGAAGACAGAAATGATCTTCCTTTACACCAGGGACTTTACCGCCAAAATTGCCATACAAAGAAATCCATCTTTTGAAGTGTTTCTTTGCTTCAACTTCAACAATGTGTTTGAGTTCCTTTTCCTGCTCAGGCTTTTGGTACGCAAATCTTATCTTCATTTTTAACCTTCCGTCCATATCCTGCTTTTGCCATTCGTTGCTTGTCAAAAACTGTCTTACTGTTCCAAGACTTCTCTTTCCAAGTAACAACCTTCCAATTTTTGAAATGTTCACAGTACTGAACAACCAAGTAATTGTATTCATCAAGAGCCACATTAACTGAGCCATCAGTGTTGAAATATGCAACAAGTGGACTCTCAAACAACTGTTTTATATTAACAGGAACTCTTTCCTGAAGTCTTTCACGAGCATGCTGGGAAATGAAAAGATTGTCATAAATCTCTTTCAATTCTGCGGAGGACAGTTCTTCTCCGCGATTTTTAATTGCAATCATTTCTTGCTCCTAAAGCGGTCATAATATTCCTTCTGCTTACGCTTATGTCTTTTGAAACAAGCAATAATTGCGGCAACTGTTATGATGATTGCAAGAGCAATTCCTATTCCAAGTTGATTAGGATTAGCAGCGCCTTCAATAACGCATCCAATTACCAAAGCAGTTGAAATTACACCTGCAAAATAAGGTATGATAAATCTCATTTATGTTTTGCCCTCCATAAGAACAGAGCACAAAGTCCTACAGAAACTGCGAACAGTGGCTCAGTTATAACCTGAACTGTTCTTGGTGTAAAGTTTTCAACACCAAAGTCCATTGCAATAAACAGAAACTTTAGAAATCCTAAAGCTCCCATAATGTAATTCACTACTTTTTGTGGTGACAACTTCTGTGTAAACCAAAAGATGTCAATCAAAGCCATTGCAAAAGCAAAAAAGAAATAAACAATTTTCGCTACAAGCATTTCAGCTCCTTAAAGGTTGCAATCATTTTAGGAATGTTTCTCGCAAACCAATCAACCATTTCTTCATTTACAGCCCAAGCATCACAAGCATTTGAACTGTCGCCAAGACCACTTTCATAAAGATATGCGTGTATCAATTCGTGACGAAGAACCCTTTTCTGATTGATATACTGTGACTGCATATCAAACGCAAGAGGGTCATCATTCATTTTGACATTCTCTATGATAATTTCACGAGCGGCATCATTTGTGATACCGTTCGCTTGTTCAAAAGCAGGGTCATCATCGACATATTTGATTGTCCAAGTTGACCCAAGAATGTCAACTGTCTTTACATCATCAGATGTATTCTGTGTCGCCATTGTACATTGCCTCGCTTATTTCAGAATAAGCCTGACCAGCGTCATCAAGATCCTCAGCAAGACCTTCAACCACGCGGCCTGTTTTTGATACGGTCAAACCGTACATATCTTCAAGCGTGTCTTTTACTGACAACATCTTTTTCGCTGCGTTTCCTTTCAACATTACCTTAACAACTGCTCTCATATTCTTCCTCCTATTTTATAGCCCAACTGCTATTTCTAAGTTTTGTAAATACTCTTTCTGATCTTCTACCGTAGTGAGCTCCTGCATCACGAGCAACCTGTTCAAGCTTTTTTACAAGTGCGAGAACTTCTTTACTTGCACCAGCGGCCTTGATCTCATCCATAATTGCTTTTTCTGCTTTTGTCATATTTTGCTCCTTTTATTTGGTTTTTACAAAAATAATATAAAAGAAACTAAATCAAAGTTCAAATAATTTCCCACTTTTTTAGCTATATGGGACAATAATAAAATATGAAAAATGATATTTTATTTTATTATTTGTTAATATTTTTATTGGAGGATTGTCAAATGGACATTAAAGTAAAGAAATCAAAAGACAGAACAACTGTCGTTTTTGAGAGTTCAAATCGTGAATTCAACTTTCAGGAAGTTGAAGGTGATGCTATTTCAACAAATGAAAAGATGACTTTTACAGACATCATCAAGTCACTTTACCTTGCAGGTAAAAACAATGATGCAGTGTTTATTGAAACAGAAAATGAATAAGAGGTATTAAAATGGCCAAAGAGAAAATGACAGATGAAGAGAAACGAGAACAGGAAGAAAGAGATCAGTATGGCGGATATTTGCTCAAAGAGTTGATAACTCCTCCAACAACTGAAAAGCAGCTTGACATCTTCCTTGAAGATAAGTATGGTGTGTACATCGTTGATGAAGCCAAGTTTAAGCCTTTGTTCGTTGAAAGCAATCATCACTGTTTGACAAATAAAGCTAACACTTGTATGTGTAAAGATTTCCGTTTGCGTGACAGCGAAGGAAAATGCGCTTGCGGAAGATATGAGAAAAGACTCCGCGATGAAGATGACTTTATTAAGATGCGTATTGCATCAATGAAGCGCGGCAAAAAAGGTTAATATATCATTATGGGAAGAACTATCGTTGAAAAAGAAGAGACGATAAATAAACAAGAAGCTCCTCAAACTTTGTATCAACCTGCAGATGATGGCATTGGCTCAGCAGAAGCAGATATAAATGATACAAGTATTTCAGGAGTAATGAACTTCTATGAAGATCAGCTTATTAAGTTTGTTTCTGAACAAGTTACAAAAATGGACCAAAAGCTGCTCTTTGATGGAAACTCGTCTCCTCCGTTACCTTTAATTGATAAAGCTATTATGCAGCACGAGCATGTCACAATGGCATTGACTGCTCTTTATGAACAAGCTCGATGGGCTTGGAACACTGCAAAAGAAGCTTATGCTGAATGGCACGCAAAAAAGTTTCTTGAAATCCGTATGGAGGTAAATAAGAAAGAAGATGCTCGAGCAAAGTGGTTTAAGGACACTGAAATCGAGTATATGATTATTGCAAAATATACAAAAGAAGTTGCAGACTTCAAAGCAAGAATTCAACTTGCTGATGCAAAAGTTTCATTGTTCAGAAGATTGATTGACAGTTGGAACCAATATGCATTCCAGCTTGGTCAGTTGTCAAGAAACGGTATTGCAGAAAAGAACTCTTCTGATATGACTGACAAGTACGAAGATCAGGACCCAGTTGATACTGCAACACTTGCACTTGCTGCAATGGGACAACAATAAAGCCTACATTTCTGTAAAATATACTAAATGGATAACAGTACCAAACGCGGGCTTCGGCTCGGTTTGGCCTTCATTTTGCAACTATGCCGCGAAAGCGGATAGAATATATTTTATAGGAGATCGCACTATGCGTGGATCATTGGATTTTGACGTCCCTGGTTTGGGAGTCTTTGGTTCTCCACTCTTTGGAGAAAAGATTTTGAATGCCTTGATGACAGGTGAGTGTCCTGAAGGAACTCGTACTTATCAGAAAGACATAATTGATGCTGATGGCAACAAGGTTGGAAAAACTATTGTTCGCACATACTCATCAGGCCGTTCTACTGCGCCATCAAGTCTTGTTGGCAGCAATTACCCTCCTTGTAACATTTACACTGATGAAAACAAAAGAAAGGTTTATGAGTTTGCAATCGCAGGCTATGATCCTAAAAATGTTTCATTTGCTGTAGATGAAAACAATCCATCTTACATCAATCTTATTCTCAAGTCAGGCTTAACTGAGGTTAAGGAATCTGAAAAAGAAGATGACGATGAGGACAAGAAAGAAGAGCCAAAAGTTGAAAAGGCGATCATTTACGACTATCAGAAGTTTGTTGTAAAAGATCACACTTGTCCATTCTATGTCGACCGTGACCGTTACGACATTGAACAGTCAACTGTTGAGTTCAAGAATGGTACTGTAAAGATTTCTTTTGAACCGAAGAAAGTTGCTTTCAACCCTAAAGTTGTAAACTAAAGTAATTTTTGGAGGTTTATTGGAGGTCAAAAAAGGCGAGCAGGAAGCTCGCCTTTATAGATTTATTTTTGTTGCTGTTGTAAATATGCAATAAGATCTTGTGGTGAACAGTTTTTAAGTATTCTTGTATTAAGCAAGTTTTGAATTGCTGGTGTTACTTTGCTTACATCTCCCTGAGGCTGTTCAGGCTGTGGCTGTTGCGGCTGAGGCTGAGGCTGCTGTTGTGAACCATCTGCAGCAGGAGCAGTTTCAGCATTTTCTGGCTGACCTTCTGCATTTGTTGCTGGTGCAGCTTCACTTTGATTTGTTTGTGCAGATTCAGAATTATTCTGTTGAGTTTCTTCGGGTTTTAACATTGGAGCATTTTTTAATGCAAGAATGTTTTCTTTAGAAGTTTTCAACAATCCTAAAAGATTTCCGTTTCCTGCAATCTTATCAAGTATTGAAGGATCTGCTTTTAACTTTGCTAAAACATCAGCAGGTTTTAATGTTTCACCTTGTTTAAGTCCCAAAACTTCTGCAGCTAAATTGTTTGCTGCATTAGAATTTGCCTGAGCTTTGTTTGCATCTTTATGTGCTTGTGCAGAAGCTTTGTTAGCAGCATCTGCATTTTCAGCAGCTTGCTGAACAGGATCTTTTGGAGCATTTTCAAATAACGCTTTCTCAAATGAAGTATCAATCATTATACCTGAGCCCCCTTGTCTCCACCATTATTAGCCTCTTTTTCTGCGTTTTGCAATTCTTTATTGGCGTTTCTTTTAACATTATTAGCTTCAGCACTTGCGGCTTTTGCTTTATCAGCATCTTTTTGTACATCACCAGCAGCTGTATTAGTAAGAAGACTTGATAAGCTATTTGCTAAGTTTTCAAGTTTATTGTCAAGGTCTTTACCTGCTTGCTTTTGCTGTATGTTATTAGCAGCATTTTGAAGACCTGCTTTTGCACTATTGTAAGCGCCTTGAACTCCTGCTTTAACTGCGTGACCAGCATTTTTCACAGCGCCTTTTACTGCAGCGCCAGCTGCTTTTGCAAGACCACTGACAATTCCTGCTTCTTCAAGTTTATTTGCTGTTTCTATACCTTCAAGAAGGTTTGTCAATTCTTCGTTCATATGTTCCTCTTAAAAGAAAATTGCCCACTCCGAAGTGGAATGGGCTTTGATTATTTCAGGATTACATCAATCCCATTTTCTTCATTCTTTCAAGTTCGAGAGCGTTGATGTCGTCAAGCTCTTCGCTCATTTTCTGCATTCCTGCTTCTTCAAGAATTGTTTTTCTTTCTTTCAAAGAAGAAACACTTGGGTCGATTGTTGCAGCAGCTGCAGCACCAGCGGATTCATCAATGCGGTTGCGATATTTCATAAATGCAGCAAATGCTTCATTGTATGTTTTTGCACCACGGATCTGGCGTTCAAATGGAAGAACAGATTCACCAAACTGAGTTACCAAGTCGTTCCAATAGTTTTCAACATCAAGACCGCGGTTTTCGCGCATATTCAAATATTTGCCAACATAATCTTTTTCAGCAGGCTTGAATGAAATCTTTTCCTGATGAGCTTCTTTATATTCCTCAAACTCAACCTTTGCAGCATCAAGCATTGAAGCAGATTCACGAAGCTTTGTCTGAAGACGGATTGTCTGCTGACGATATTCATCGCGGCTTTCTGTCATTTTCTTTGTTTCAGCCTTAGCAGCTTCAACATCAGCCTGGGCAGCAGCAACTGCTTCTTTCAAAGTTTTTACCTGAGCAAGAGCGTGGTTACCGCGTGTATGCAATACACCATTTTCAGATTCAAGTTTGCGGTTTGCCTTGTTGAGTTTGGCAACCATTTCCTTGAGGTCCTCACATTCTTTATCTTTTGCAGCTTTTTCATCAGCAGCTTTCTTATCTTCGCTTTCACGGAGTTTAGCAGCTTCAGCAGCAGCCTTTTCTTTGTTTTCTTTAATTGCAAGTTTTGCTTTCAAAACATTGTTCTCTTTGCTGAGTTCCTGAACTTTTTCTTCAAGACCTTCACAAAGTGTTTTGTAATCGTCAACCTGTTCAGCAAGCAACTTACCAGTTACAACAGCTTTCTTAGTGTTTTCAGCAAACTCATTTAAGTCACCAAACTCATTCTGAACCTTTGATGCAGATTCACAAAGAGCAAACAATTCGTCACGTGTTGCAACAAGTTTTTCTTCAACTTTTGCAATAAGTTCTTCGTCTTTTGACTCACGAACCATTGACAAGAGTTCATTTACTTCAGACAATTTTGAAGCAGGATTAGTTGCTTTGTCTGTGTCGTTCATCATTGATTCTACCTGCTTCTCGATAACTTTCTTTGTAAGTTTATCAATAGCGACAGGTCCTACATTAGGCTTTTTGCCTTCGTCCATTTTAACTGCGTCTACTGCGTTCATCTGTTTTCCTCTTAAAATATTTGACCTTGGAGCATCTTCTCTCAAGTTTGAAGTTGCTTCAACTGATTCTCTTGTTTGTTTTGTGTATTCAACATTGCCTGGGTTGTATGACTCGTTAGAAGCATCGCCAAATACAGATTGTGATGGATTAGTAACAATGTCTGCTGGTCTTTCAAGAATGTAAGTCTCAGGATTGATTGTTTTCTTATCCGAAAGTGTTTCACCGAAACCTGAAGAAGAGAAACCTACGCGGCCACCTGCTTCAATAATTTCCTGTGCCAAACGACCATAAGTACCAACGAATGTACCAATAGCCCAAATCAACTTGTTTGCGTCATCAATCATCATATCAAGCCATACGATTGCTGCATTCTTGAATTGGCCTGGGTCACAGTCGTCCATAGGATGATCTGCAAGACCATAAGATCCTACCCAGTTGTCTCTCTGATTGTTGATAACATTTTCCCACAATTCCCTTGTGTAAACACGACCATTGCCGTTTACATTGCCAAATCTTGAAATAGGGAATTTCCAAAGTTTTCTTTCTGTTGATGCGGAACCTTCACGAAGCTTTTTGATAATCTTATCAAACTCTTTCTTGTCAGATTCAGTTGCGCTTTCACGCATACGAATAGCAGCTTTCAATGCGCCATCATTATCTGATTCTGTAAAATGAGTTGACTTGACTTTCTTTGAAATTGACTCTCTTAAGCTTGTAGACAAGTCTGATTCAGAAAGTAATTCATATGTTGAGTTTGGCATACGAAGTGCTGACTCAGTCATATGAGGCAATTTACGACCGTCTGCCATTTCAATGAAGCGGACTTTTTTGCCTTTCACATCCTCAATCTTGATTTCCATTTTTTCTCCCATTTATCGAGACATTTATTGTCTCCACGAAGTTATTATTTAGTTTGCTTTCCTTTCAACCATTCATTATAATTTATTGTTGCACCACCCTGCAAAGTTTCAGGATCATAATAAACTTTAGTATCGTGCAATTCATTATAACCACGCTTTTCAGCAGAATGAATATGAGGGTGTGACCAGAACTTGATAATGACATCCTTATCATAGTTCTTTCGATAAACATCCAAATAAGCAGGTCGTCTGATATGCTGATATTCAACAAATCCTGAGTGGTCAACTTCACACCAATGATCATCAACTATCCAGTATGAAATCTTTTCATTACCTGCAGAGCCATTTGTAAAGAATCCAAGTTGAGCTAAGTGAAAATCTGAACTTATTGAAATAGGTAACCAAATTACATTGTCTTTTTTAAGTGAACATCTATCAAACATTCCTGTATGTTTTTCAGATGTAAATGTATCAATGTCAAGGAATGAATACTGCATTGTTGTTAAGTTGTTACAGCTGCTAAATATCCAAGAGTTGTTAGCATTAGGATTAAACTTCAAATTGCTTATCTTTGTTATTGGATTTTCTGTAAACATTTGGTCTGCATCATAAAGGTCTCTTGGGAATGACCAACCTTCTTTTGTTGTTTCATTTACCCAGTCATCTTCAAAAGTTCCCATTCCATTTTCATCTTGGTTACGATATGTTGTATATGAGTTTGGCGGAACCCAATTACCGCTTATCTCGGTGATACCACATTTTGCAAACATTCTTCTTGTAACTTGTAATGTTTCAGGAATCTCTGTTGCTTTTGTAAAATAGTCAGTTCTTATTCCTGTACATCCTTCAAACATTGAAGTTGCGTCAATTAAAGCAGGCATTTCTTTAATGTTGAAGTCAGTAATGTTTTCACAGTTTTCAAACATATGCATTGCAGTATAACAGCTGTTTGAGATAACATATGCATTTGTCAATGAATGACAATTCTTGAATGCATAATCTGCAATTTCAACGTTATTGAGGTTAGGACTAACCTCAATAATATTACTACATCCTTCAAATGCTGATGTGATATCTTGAATGTTTTTGATTTCACCTACACAGTGCAAGTTTTCAATACCCTTAAACATTCCTTCTATTGAGATGCTTTTATTCGTTGTGTTTTCGACTTTTCTTAAATGAAGAATAAGATTGTCAAACGCATTTGCTTCAACGGCTTTTCTGAAAGATGTATCATAATTGTAATTTGTCTGTCTTTCATCACCAGATGTGTAAACATCAATGTTGAAGTTTGCTTTATTGTTTTCAGTGATTGAGAAAAGAGCACAGTCATAATCACTTTTTATTTGTGCAAATACAGAATACCACTTCCAGAAGTCTTCTTCAGGAACGATTATATTTAGATGTTTATTAAAGTGATCATCTTGTCCGCTTTCTTTTTCATATATAGGTGAAAGTCCAAACTTCTGACTAAGTCCCCAACTTGCTTTATGAACAAGTCCTCTGTCTTCGTCAAACTGAGCAGTAAGTGTTGAATAGCTGCTACCACTTGCAGTGCCTTCATATCCACATCCGCTGCTAAGGCCTTTCTTACCAATGAATGTATGAGCAATTCTTGCTGATGTCCAAGTACTTCCACTACCGCCACAACTGTTGATACTGTTTCTTGCAGAAGATGTTACAGATGTTGCATCATATGTAATAGAAACGATAATGTCATTTGAACCTGCAGCATTGATAGCTGCTGCCCAAACTGCATCAGCAGAGTCAGGAGTTCCATAAGTATCGCCGCTTCCTTCATATTTGAACTGCATTGTCTTACAGTCAATAACACCAATGAAGTGGCCACGACTTCCCCAGCTTTTTACAGCTTTATCATCGATATAAATATATGCAGCATCAAATGACTCATCAAACTGTCTTGAAACAAGTTTGATGGTATGAACAGTTTTTGAATACTCCAAATATTTTGAATATCCATTATTTACAGCTGAATCACCAGCAAAATAATAGCAAGTCAACGGTTGTCTTGAAACATCATAAGTTGATGCAACTTTTTGAATAAGAATTGCAGGATCCCAGTTACAAGCAAACTGATCTTCAGCTGACATAAACTGTTCAGGGATTGTTCCACTATGATAAGAACCAACAAAAGCTGAGCGGAAATCATATTCACCTGCAACCCACTTATCATAAGTATCATTGAAGAATGTTCTAAGTTTGTCTTCATCAAGAGACCACCGATATCTTATTTCACAGCCTCTGAACATATCTCTTGCAGATGTAAGTCCACTTGTTGTAAACTTGCCAACTTTTACACTAGTTGAAACAGAGTTTCTAAATGCTTCTGTCCAATCACCAGAAATGTTGACAAGTTCAAGAGAACTTATCTTTCCTGATATGTTCTTAAAAGCTCTTTTACCCCAAGTTGCATCTTTAATGCGAACTTGTGTAACGCTTGCTCCAGCAAAGTCTGCATTGATAGGTGAGTCTTTCATATCTGCATTAAAGCATTTAACATAAGATGCATTAAGATTTGTTAAGTTGTCAGCGTGAACCCACAAATCAACATAAAGTTTTGAATTGCTTAATTCTGTATAAAATTGATTTGTTCTTTCAAGGTCTCCAGCATCATCAATAATTGCAATAGGCAAAGCATAATCAGTCAATGAATTGTCGTCAACCCATAAGCGAGCTTCAGCAAGAATAAGTTTGCAATACTCTTTCCAAGATAATGTATGATTGAAAGCAACAGGCACAGTTTCACCACTGAATGAAATTGTACATTGTCCACCTGGGGTGTCCCAGTTTCTTTCAACATAAACATATTCATCTTTATTACCTACAGAGCAGCTGTAAGTGCTATAACGAATAAGTACAACATCCCCAACGGAGAGACTTAATGAGCCATTTGATGATGCATTATCATTATCAGCTCTAACTTTTCTTTCACCATTTACAAATATGTTAAGGATTCCGTCATCACTTGCAGATGTTGTGCCGCTTCTTACATCATTATAAGACCATTCCAATGATCCTGATTCTGAAACGATGAATGCCATATCATAAGCAGGAGTGTCTGTGCTATTATAATAATCTTTATATACGGTGAATCCTGTCTCATCTTTGTCACCTGTAAGATAACACTTGTCAACTACTTCATCATCATAATCAAGTTCATAATAAGAGTTTTGTGTAAATGTACCGCTAGCGCTTACAGTAATAAGGTCACCTGCAGAAACATCTATACTTGTTGTATAAGACTTTGTTTCGCCGTTATTTGAATATGATACAACTTGCGTACCATTTTTTGCAATAGTGATAGTTGGACTTATAGTTTGATAGTTATCATAACTGTTGAAGTAAGCAGATAATGACTGAAGTGCGCATTTAACAGAGATAGTTCCATCTTTTGTTACAACAAAATGTCCACTTTTTCTATGTTGTTCATTTGGGCTAATAAATGCAGAGCTTGAACTGTAACTTGGAGTATGTACAGTTGTTCCTTTGTAAGGGAGTCCATTTATTTTTGGTAAAGTTGATTTACCGCTTGTTGCATTAGTTAAGTTGTAGCCGCTGCGTGTTCTTGTTTGAGTGCAGCTTAATGTAACAATGTCACCAAGATTGTCTACACTAGAAGTACCAACAGTTTTAGTTGTACCGCCTCCAGTGTTCATATTTGTACTCCAACTTGTTATTCCGTTTTTGCAGCAGTAATTCATTACCCAATCGACTTCATCTTCAAGATATGTTTTAGGAGCAGTTCCATCAAAATATGGACGGTAATAAAAAATTATTTCTGAACCAACTGCAACATCAGACCACATTACATCAAAAGTCAGGTCAGACCCCGCTGTTTCAGAAACAAAACTTGTTGCAAGAACTCCGCCAACATAAGCAGCATAATATGTTTTTGTTGTGCTGCTAGTAGAATACTGCATTTTTAAGCTGCCACTTTCACTAGATGTTCTTAAGCATCTCCAAAGTTGAATGAAAGGATTGTTTTGTGCTGAGCTAATAGAATTGCCCCAGCCATTACTCTTTGTCCAAGCTTTGTTATAATATGATATGTGAGTTTCTTCTTCCAAAGCATCATACACTCCAGTTGCTGTAAATCCGTCGTTTATCACATTGCCATCTGGCTCGCGATCTTCCCAACTTACAACCTTAAATTCAATTTTGTCACCTTTCTCATAAGATGTTGACAATGTAGAAGCTTTATTATCACTATCATTTTCAGCTTCAACTTCATCATTTTTCAAAAGAAACGCATATGTATCATTTACAGATCTATCATCATAAAATGAAACACTTATATTACCATCACAGTTTGCTATAAATGAAAAGTTTCCAAAAGCAGCTTTTTTAACTTTTTTATATGTTGTTTCAACTTTTTTATAAAGTCTCTGTGTTGCTGTAAAATCCTTTGATAAAGTCACTGGGCCTGAAATGCTTTTATAAAATTCTATATTATCAGGAAGTGAGCCTTGCGCTTGAGAAAGAGATGGCATATCAGCAGATGTTTTCAAAATAAAGCCATTAAACTTCTTGTCAAATCCAAAGTCTTCATCGGTTGAAAAGTATCCATCAAGATCAATACTTTGCTGCCACTTTTGAGATGCGGGACCAACCCACACCATATTCTTACAAAGTCTCCAGCTATCTTGATTATAATAAAGATTGCCATCATAAGTAGAAAGATGACCTGTGCTATTTGCGTTTATGTCGTCTGAAATTAACCAACTCATATCAATTAGTCAAATGGTATGACTAATGCATTGACTAAATAATCTAAGGAGAATTATTTGTATGTTGGATCTTCCAGTGTGGCTTATAGCTTGCGTGCTTGGCGTAGGATGCATTATTATAACTATCTTACTTTACATTCTTATTAAGACAAATGGAAAGTCAGATGTGTATATCAACAAAAATGGTGTTGTTGTAAAAGCAGCATCACCAAAAAACATTACAACCAAACAGTTTATCAACTTTATGAAAGAGATAATTTCATATGTTGAAGACTCAAAAGAAAATTATGTAGATGATGTAATTGGAATTAAAAATCTTTACTTCAAACAGTCAAAAGACTTTGCAAAGTCAAGAATTATTGAAGTTCAGAATGCTATCATTGAAGAATATAAAATGGAATATATGAAGAAGTATTCAGGCCGTCTCCACCCGTCATTGACAAAAGATGGAAATGGAAAAGAATTGATTATTGACGCAACAGTACTTCTTCCTACTGCTAATCAACTTGATGATGATAAGACTGAAGAAGGAGAAACTAAACCAGTTTCTCCTTGCCATCGTCTTTGTGCAAGTGGTTGCAATTCAGGATTGTCTTTCTTTGAGTCGCACTTGCAGAAAGATTTCAAACCCATCTTGGAGGAAGTATTTAGAATCATCGAAGAAAACCACTTGGTAAACCGTCTTGACCGTGAATATGAGGAAGAGATTGTTACAAAGGCTGGTCAGTTGTCTTCTTACTTAAAGAATTGTGTAATTTCTTATCCTGTACCTATTGATAACGAAATTGCTAAAGAGGTTATTTATCGAAAAACACCAAATGTTCAAGATGCTATCGAAGATTCATTAAGAAGATCAAGAACATTATCAAAAGAAAAACGCGAACATATCCAAGCAGAAAAAGAAAAGTATTACAGAAAAAGAGATACAAAAATCTCTCAAATTGTAAACATTTTGAATGACAGCGATCTTGAAGCAATTTTACGCCGTACAGACCGCCGCATTACTGATGGCAGTAATGATATGTTACCATTAAGTTAATGTAACACCTTTGAGGCGTGCAAGAAACTGTTTTGGCAACCACTTCTTATACTTATTTATCCAATAATTAAATGATGAGTCAAGTACAAAAGTTGCAGAATGGTCATCAGCTGAACGAGTTGAACGACCACACGCCTGAACCAAAGTTTTCAACATTTGACAAGCATACCAGTCGGAAGATAATTCCGACTTTCTTTTTATACGCGGATCTGCCAAAGAACTGAAAGGCATCTTTACAACAATTTGAAATCTTGACAAGTCATCTTTCAAGTCAACACCAGTTGTCATTGAAGGAGAAAGCAAAACTGTGTCTTTTGAGCGTTCGTGAATTTTCAGTAAGTTTTGATTTGTTATCTCATTGTTGTCTTTATCTCTTACAAGCAACCGATTGTGGTCTTCTCTGTCGATATGTTCAAAGTCATTCCAAATTGCTTCTGCAATACGATAATTTCCTGTGTGAATAATTCCTTTTTCATTCTGTTTCTTATCAAGGATTTTTCCGATTGCAGCACAAGCTTTAGGTAATGTTTCTTCAATGTTTTGATAATTCATTGAACCACAAGGCATATAATAAATCGGAGACTTTGCAGGGTCAAAAGATGACTCCATCTTAATTACAAGACAGTCATCTTTGTTGATGCCTAAGTCTTTAATGAATCCGTCAATGTCAAGAATTGTTGCTGACATAAACAAAAACTTTTCAGCCCAAGTGTTACAGAACTGATGAAACAAAGAATCAACGAAAAGTGGTGTAAATGACAATGAACCATCAGTTGCATTAGGCGCGATTATCCAATTGTCTTTTCTTTGACTTACAAAGACATCCATCTTTTTGTAAAGTTTATCAATTTTGTAATAAAGCTTATGTGTTTTGCCCAATGACTCAAGTGTATCTTCATCGAGATTTTCAGCATCTTCGCCTTCCATCTCTTCTTCCATCATTGTATGCAATTCATCGCGTTTGCACTGAATAAGATTAAGAAACTTTGTAAAGCGTTCTTTATTTGCTTCCCATCCTTCTTCTGTAAACTTTGCTAAATAGTCTTTTCTGTCTTCACAAAGGTCGAACAATCCATAAGTTCGGTCAAGTTCTTCAGGGTTGATTTCAAATGAAGCAAAGTTGACAAGTTGGTCTTCAAGCAAATGACATTCATCAAAAGCCATCAACTGACGAGGCTTCCAAAAACCTGCACAGTCAAAGGCGCGGAAAATATATGCATAGGATGTCAAAACTGTATGAGATGCAAGTGCGCGTTTTCTTAAAGTGTAATACTTGCAAGTTGCCATACAAGGTGGGAGATGAGTTGCTTTCTTCAAAGTACAAGGACCATTTTCACAGTTCAAACGGACATTCTTGTTGCATTCATAATTTGCTTTACCTTTAATTGAAACAAACTCTTTGTCTTTTCCGAAGTCGTGAACATATTGTTCCTGAAGTTGTTTCGTTTCTGTAATGATGAAAGCGTCCTTGCTCCAATTAGCAACTGATTTTGCAATACCTGACTTTCCTGTACCTACATCAAGTTGCAAAATGAAATACTTCTTATCATTCCAGTGCGAGGCAATTTCTTTAAGTACAGTTTCCTGCTCTGGGCGAATTTGGTCATAAGGAAAATATTTCTTGTAATCTATCATAATTACAATATTAACAGTACTGCAATACAGAAAAGCAGTTTTGCGGGAAAGATGACATATTTTATTGCTCGATAAAGAGCATAGTTGTTTATATTCAAATAGGCCATAATGAATCCTTGTTGTTGCGAATGTCTTCCATTCTTTGTTTCAAAATCTTAGGTGTACCAATTCTGAAGATTCCGTCAAACTTCGACCAATAACGGTCCTTCAAATAGTACTCAAGTTGAGCCTCTGAGAAAACCCAAACATTCTTAATTGAACAGCCATAAAATGATGATGTGGAAAGTTTTGGCGGCAAGAATCTTTCGCAAACGATATCACTAAGATAAATGCAGCCTTCAAAAGCTTTCTTTCCTATTGTTGCTAAAGACACAGGAATGTCGAGAACTTTAATTCCTGAGGACTGAAAAGCTTCTTCTTCGATTGTTTCAACTTTATTAAGATTAAGATTTCTCAGTTTAAGACAAGCTTGAAAGCACCTTGGAGGAATGTTTTCAATGTTAGGCGGCAAGTCGATTTGTTGCAATCCTGAATAAGAAAACGCATCAGGATATAAGTTGTTTATTGTTGTAAAGTTAAAGTCTTTTAATGACTCACAGAAAGTAAATGCAGCAGGACCAATGATCTTTGGAAGTCCATCGAATCTTTCAAGTTCCCAACAGTTTGCAAAAGCGCGTTCACCTATCGTTTCTGTCTGTGGACCACTTAAGACAAAATGAAGTTTCTCTGCTCCTTCAAAAAGCTGAGGTTTTATGTTATCATTAAAGTCCATAAGGTTTGCCATATATGGACGATTCTGTCTGAGACATTTCTTTATGTCGCGTTCGTTCTTACAGTTGATAATTTTCATTAAGCCTTCCGCAACATTGTTTCAAGATCTGTGCTGAAACCATTGTCAGCAAGTAACGCATTGATAGCCTTGAGGTTATCATCTCCATCAACTTCTGCTTCCACCATAAGAATCGTGCCCTTATTGTTGTAATAGCTTACTTTGATGTTTGTGGCGAGATGATCTGCAGCTGCGAGAGCAAGACTCTCGTTCTCTGTCAGAAAACCCCTTCTTTCAGTGGCGTCAGGAGTTCTCTTGTAGTATTTTGTCTGTATCATACCCAGTTCCTCCATAAATAATATAAAAGACTTTTCTTAAAAGTTCAATTATATTTCAACATTTTCTTCAATAAACTCTATATCTTCGCCATTCAGTCCTGACTGATAAACCATTTTGAACAACTCAGGAAGCGTTCCATAAGTTTCAGAAAGAACCGGTAACTTGGCGGCCATCTCTTTATTTATGTAAATTGGAAACTTTTTTACTTCAACGCCGTCATCATCAGCGAGAATAATAAAGCGCATCGCCTCATCATTGCCGTTGACTTCTTTAAACATCATTTTCATAAAAACCTCCAAAAGGATTAAAGAGTATCAAACTCTTTTCTGTGATGTGTTTCAATGACACAAGTAATAATCTTGTGTGTGTTGCCATCACATACAATCGTAATCAACTTGTCATTCACGCGCATCGTAAAGTATTCAGAGTTGCGACCTCTGTTATCAATTTTGCGATGTGGCTCGCTGTTCTGACAAACACTAAGAATATAGGCTCTTGTGTCATCATCCAATTCAACGCCCACCCGCTCATAAAATACTTTATAGAAATAGTTTGTGAATGAATACCGTTTAGTATGTTCCATCCTCAAGCTTCTCCTTATTCTTTAAGAATACTTCAAGCTTGAAAGGGTCCTGTGCAACTGTAACGCCACTTATGAGGCCCATATCATAAATCGCTTTAGCAACATTTCTAAAGTCCTTTGCGATAGCTTCCTCATAGCCCATAACAAGCTTTCCGTTTTTTGTATATTCTCGAATGATTGACATAAAGTATTCGTTCAACACTTCAATGTTCTTATCGAGATAATAGTCGGAAATATCCTCGTTAAGTTCTTCAACAGCTTCCTTCTTTGACTTTACTTTTTGCTTCTGCATAATTGAAACTACGCCGTCAGTGAATGCACGCTGTGCAAGATTTATAATTTGAGACTTCATATAAGAATAATCTTTTGAATCTTCAGTTATTCTTGAAGCCTCTTCTTTGTAAGTTGGCAACTTTGAATTAAGTGTCATCTTGTAACCTCCATCTTTTAATTAGTTTTTACCGAAGTCTTTTAACGAAATTGCGAAATCTCCTGAGTTTGGAATAACATCAGTTTGTTCCTCAATGATTGGCCACATTGCGTAAGCAGCCGCACCTGACAAAGCAGCAGGGTTCTTAGCAGGCATTGTCAACATAAGTCCGCTTTCTGTTTGATTGCAGAACTCAAGTGTTATATCTGATTTGTAACCTTCTGCCTTAGGGAGTTTTCCACTTACAGGAATTCTCCAATAATCTGTACTCTGTTTAGCACCACAAAGTATTGCTTGAGGATCTGTAACACCAGCTTGTGTAAGATCTCTAATCTTATCAGCAGCAGTACCACCGAACAAGTTGAACACAATTCCTGTTTCGCTAGCAGCAAGGTTGTCCCAGTTGATGTCAAATGGCTGAAGTGAGTTTTCATCAGAATAAACCTGATTCATATACATATCGTAATCGTGTGTTGTAAGTTTTAATGTATCGTTATTCTGCAACTTCTTACGAGTTTTGAACTCGTTCTTTACTTCTTTTGAGAATATACCATAAGGACCGTTTGTAGGTTTGATGATATACTTCTCTTTACCATATTTGATTGCCCAACCAGCATTGTTCCACATTTCGCCTTTTGCAGTGTTGATTGTGTCGCCTGCGTCACGGTTCTTATAAGAACCATCTCTTTTCTTGATGTAATTCCAAGGACGAACTTTAATAATTGTTTCATCATTTGGAGACAATTCACCAGACTTGAGTTTTTCCTGACATTTGATATAATCAGCTTCAGTTGCGTATTTTACTTTTACATAAACTGTCTTAATCATATCAGAGTCAAGAGCAGCAGATTCATCATTTACAATCTTCTGTAATGTTTCAGTTTTCTTTTCGATTGTATTCTGAATTTCATAGAATGCAACAGTTTCTTTTCCTGTTGTTCTACTAAACTCAGCAGGTACAACACCCGCACCAGATGAAACAGCAGAAGCAACCATTTGAGGAATCATTTTCTCAAGATGGCGGCAAGCCCACAATGTACCGTCTTGTTTGTTACATCTCTTATTGATAAAGTATCTTCTTGACTCATACAACACATTCAAGTATGCAAGGAAGAACTGTTCAATTCCTTCATCATATTTCAATGCAATGAAAGAGTTCATATCGCGCCAACTTGCAATCATTGTGTTGTATGACATTGTTTTAATGTCAAGATCTTTATAAACCTCAAGTTTGCTGTTCATACTTGCAAGAGTACTGATTCTTGAATTGAATGCATTCTCAAGGTCTCTGTGTTTATTATAGTTGGTTTGTGGATCATTATCAAACCAATCTCTTGCCCATACCAAGAATTGATTATAACCATAGATGTCTTCACAGTTGTAAACAGTATCAGAGTCTTTATCCTTAAACTTTCCTTCAGGATTTGCAAGGAAGTATGAACGAGGAGAAACAAGAGCAGCTGAACGGTTTGTGCCAACCATAATGTCACGAATATAGTCAAATGACATTATGTACTTACCTGTATCACGGCCGCTTGAGTCTTTGATATGTCCACAAGTTAAGTCCTTAGCGCCGCTTAAGAAACCATTCTGAGTTGAAACAAGATTGTACATAAATCTTGGAGCAATATCATAAGAAGTGAAATAATATTTTGCTCCAACCCAAGCGTTCTTTAATGTACATTTATCAACATAATCGTGAAGTCTTCCGTCTCCGCCCCACTGCTGATATGTTGTATATGAACGAATGTTATCAGCAGTAATAAGGAACTCATTACCATTGTTTCTTACCTTACAGCCTCGTGCTTCGATAGCTTGTTTACCCATACCTGTGTCAAGATTTGTTACATCAATAGCAAAGTTCTTTAATGAGAATGTTGCAATTTTTGGACCTGACATATCACCACGGTAGAATGTGTTTCTTAAGTTCATATTAAGAATCATTTTGTTCCACCACCAAGGTGCTCCGCCTTCAGTGTAATTCATATATCCACCTGGGATACGATATGTGTTACCGTTGATAACAACATCACCTTGTGTGAATGATGCAATCTTCCAGAATGGGAATTCCAACTGACCAAATGCAACATCAAGCGGGTTATCAATTTTTGTAATGCGAGTCTTATCACTGAATGTTTCAATAGGAGAGTCATCAGCAACAAAGTCAATACCTGGGATGTCACCAAGAATACCTTTACCACGAATACCACTGAATGATGAGTGCATTTCATCAGAGTCCTTATTTACATTGAAATAAGGGAAACGACGACCACCAAGATTTTCCATAAGGTCATAAGGTGACTTACGAGTTTCTGCACAGTTGTTACCATAATCTGAACCAAAGAAACTGTGTTTTGCAATGTCTGAACTTAATTGTCCGTTTACAGGAACAGTTGAATCCTGAATTGCCTTTGATCTTGAAATCTTACCATAGTCTGAACCATAGTTTGTAAATGTAGGTTTATAAAGTCCCGCATAAAATCTATCTGTTGTATCAACTCTTACTGAAAGATAATGCTTCCATCCGCAATGCTTCTCAAACCAGTGTTTACATTTGTTTGATGAATAAGATTTAGAATGTTCACACCAATACCAAATAGGCTTCATATTGTGATAAACTTCACAACGGAACAAACAGTCAGGAGCATCACCTGGGCCACGAGTCAAGAACATAAGTTTATTATGAGCACCGATGCCTCGTCCCCAGTCAACCAAGTAGTCCATTACATCGTGTTCCTTTGTTGTCATATATGAAGAAATTACTTCGTGATACTTTTCATCATAAGCTTGGAACAAAGTTCCTGGCTGCATACCTGCATCATCAATAAATAATTCATAATCTTCAGTTGACGCAGAAAGATATGCTCTTTCAAGAGGCGTTGAAAAGCCAAACATTCTTGAGAATGTTGCTGCCCATCTGTTGCGGAACTTATCATTTGACTGTGGGTCAAGAGTTGCATTATAGTGCTGAACTTGGGCAATCTTCCAATTATAATCGTGGAAGCCATTATGCATAACATAGCGTTTGAAATCTGCATAACACCATTCATAGTGCCAAGCCCAAGTGCAAGGTACATATCTGTGCAATACACATTTCCAACCCCAGTTCCATTGCCAAGAGAAATAGAAACTGTAATATCTTTCCCAAGCATCATAATATGCCCAGTTGTCCCAAAGTGACCACCACCACCAACGATTGCTGAACAATGTTGATTCACGCCATTCCCACCAATAGTTGCCGTAACGATTAAGCAACTCTCCATTGTGAGCACGCTGATCCCAAGCAACATCGTAGCCCCACCAACGCCAGCCGAACCAACCCCACCAGCCTGACCACCAAGGAGCTCTTCTGTGAAGATGTCCTTCAATGATAGTATCGTGACGGCGTCTGATGTATGCAGTTTGAATTGAGTATGAGTGAACACCCTGCTTTAAGCGAGAGAAACCTGCTGACCAAGACTGTTCAAATGACTGCTTTTCAGCGTTTGCAACAGCGCCAACATTTGAACACCACTTTTCATTTCCTTTGTAATAATAATCATCTTGCCAGTTTGGAAGTGATGGCCAAGTAATTCCCGCCCAAGAGTCGTGACTGAAGCTTTCAGGACATTTATCAATACGAGGAACATTTCTTAAGTAAACAGAGTTCTCTTCATAGTAAGACTGATATGACTCAGGTGAACGATAGTATCCGTGAGGTCCACCATATAATGTTGGGTTGTACTGAGGAACACCTACGCCACTTGAGTTTTCTGTAAATGCTTTTTCTGTTCCAAGAATGTAACCATCTTTATCTCTTAAAGGAGCTTGCTGACCTGTAGCAGCCTGTTCTGTGATACCAAGTGAGTCCTGCATTGTACCATAAGTATTGCCGCTTCCGCTTTTCAAACGGCTTTCTGCTTGTTTCATTGAAGCATCTTTTTTACTGTCCTTTGTGTTGAACATATTCAAGAATGTTAATGCACCTTTGAATACGCTTCCTGGACAGTATGAGTTTCCACCTGAACCTTCACTCCAAGAGTAAGAATAATCGTCATCATTTGTAACATTGCTGTTACCTGAACCGTTATCACCGCCGACAACTTCTGAACCGTCATAAGGTACACCATCAGCAGCAACACCATAAAGTATCATTTCAACTTGGTCGATTAAGTCTTTCTTTTTGAATAAGCCACAAGATGTTGCCAAGTAAACCAAGTCAATATCTGTAAAGCCATCGTCATCACCAGTGTAAAGAGCTTTCCAAATCTTTTTATCAAAAGACCAATCAGTGTAACCCGAAAGAGCAGCATTTTCAAAGTCCTGATACATTAAGCGTGAACTAATACAGTCACGGCGAGGTTTGTATCCTATGTCTTTACCTGCAAGATAGCTGCTTACACCTTCACGACCAAACTTGAACCAATTTGGTACATAAACAATTTGGCCATTCTGTTCAATCTTATCAAGCCAACCTGCCATCTTCCAAGGGTCAGGATATGCAGTATGCCAAGATGAATATGGGTAAGCATTGATATGCCAAGTTTTATGATAATCTGAGTTGAGTTTTGAAATCGCACAGTTTACAACACCATAGGATGCTGCACGCTCATCAGTAAATCCTGAAGGATTATCTTTGTCCAAACGATGAGTCAACAAAATAAGATTTGGCATTGTACCATTAAAGTCAGAGATAAGTCCTTCTTGAAGATATAATGAAATATCCCATTCTGTAAGATATGTTGATACAATTCCTGAGCAGCCTTCAAAAAGCCACTGAATCATATTGATGTTGTCATTGATTGCTTTGAAGCCTGGAGCACGATATGTAAATGAAGCACGAGCAGCCTTAAATGTATTCAAATCAAAAGTATCATAGTACTTGTCATTGTCATTTGTTGCTGAAGCATTTTTAACAAGACGAGTATCATCTGCTTCTGTTTGAGTAACTTCTTCACCTGCTTCAATCAATTTTTCATTAAGTTCATCGAGTTCTTTCTGACGCTTCGCTTTTGCCTGTGAAAGGTAGTCTCCCATAGACAACATTTGTGTTTGCCCATCATCACTAAGGTAAGCGCCTTTCCAAGATGTTGCTTTAACACTGTTTGGTTTGAAAGGTGGGAACCAAAGAACTGAGTAGTATTCTTCAGTATCAACAAGTCGGTCAACTCTCCAAACTTTATATTTAAGTACAGTGTTATATAAAGATCTTGTAAGCAAACGACCTTGTGCATCTGTTTGATTGTTTACTGTACCTGGGAGTGCGCGACCTGTAACTTCTCCCAAACGATATTGAGCATCTCCTTGTGTTGGAGAAATATACATATCATAGAAGTTTTGAATTGTCTGTAAAGCAGCTTGTGTATTTATTTGGTCATTGAATATTTTTGCGTCGTCGCCCATTGAGCGAACAGAATAACCTTTTTCATCAAGATATGAAACAAGTTCAGATGATCCTTCTGAAGAGTTCTGCAAGTTGAGGAACTCAGAAAGAGTCATTCCTATTCCGCCTGCAGCATCATACACATTTTTTACAAGGCCGTTGTAATCTGCCTTTATTTGTGCAAGGTTATCCATTGTGCCCACTTCATAAGGTGAGCCATTGTAAAATTCTTCTGTATTCATCAAAACCTCTAATAAGTAATTAGTAAGAATTACTTAATTCTGATTGGACCTAAGAAGTCAGTCATATCAGTGATAGTTGCATTAACGACAGTATCTTTAACTTTAACATCATTAAGAATATCATTTGTTTGTTCAAGAATGCCTTGTGTAGAATCCATAAGGTTATTGATTGCACTCTTAATTCCTTCAGGCATAGCAGCTGAAAGAATGTTTTTGAGACCTGCGCCATTTACGCCGTTTTCATCAATGCCATCTTTGCCAAATAATGCAGTGCCCATTGTATCTTTGAATGTGTCACCAGCTTTCTTCCATTTATCTTTATTACCGTATTCTTTGATTGGATTGTTATACTTGTCGCCTTTATTTGTAAACTTATTGAATGAGTCAACAAGACTTTTCTTATTTGCATCATACTGTTTCATACCAAATGAAACAAGGTTTTTTGTCATACTGATTGCAGAGTCAACGCCAGAAAGTGTTTCATTGATTTCATCAAGAACCTTTTGAACCTGCTCTGTCTTACAGTCCATATCAAGCAAGTCCCAAATCATTTGAATGATTTCACCAATAACAGAAATAAGCAATGCAGCAATTTTCTCTGCAACCATTTGTGCAACCTGAGCAGCTGCAGGTGGATTTATCCAACACTGTGCGGCAAATGCAACCATCTTAACGACAGGAACAACAACTGAAAGAATTAAGAGAAGTACTTTCTTTAATGTGTTGATAACTTTCAACAAGGCAAGAATCGACTGAAGAATGCCAAGTTCTTTTGCAATACAAGCAGCAGCTTTAGCAGCTTGTTCATTTGCTGCTTTATTTGCTTTATTCATTTGGTCTTCAACATCTTTATCTGCTTGGTCAGCAGCAGCGCCTGAACCGCCGCCCACTCCTGCATCATCTTCTTCTTCATCTTCATTACCACTATCAGAGCTGTCACCATCACTTTCAAGTAATGCAGCTTTAAGTTTATTGAACTCAGGATTAGAAGATTCAAAGTCTTCAGCAGTTTCATCTTCAGTATCACAACCAGGGTTGAACATTTCAGTTGCAAGTCCAACACCATCAGGAACTTTTGAATATGGGAAAGGACCTTGAATTATTACGCTAGGAATCATTCCTGCAATTTCATTCAATAAGAAATTGATTTGGTCATCAAAGTTGCTTTTTGGCAAAAATAAGTTATCACCAAGATCACCACCCAAAGCAGATTGAGCTTTAAGTTGACTCAATGAAATGTCATTTGATGGAGAAGCTCCGCCGTTGATACCTGATGTTGTTGTCAAGAAGTTATCATTATCAACAACTTCAGGTCTTTTGAACTTTGGAAGATTGGCAGCTTCTTTTTGAAGAGCTTTAATTCTTTGCTCAATTATGTCAATAATGGCAGCCTGCTCATCTTCCCATTCTTCTTCACCGGTTTTTCTGATTTCTCGTTTTGGGTTTAAGTCAGCATCGCCCCATTCATAATCGGAGCCGAGATATTGGTCATAAACTTTCTTTAAGAACTCATCGTTATTTTCTGCCATAATCAATTAGTCCTTAATCATCAAAGTCGGAATATCTCATCTTCATACAACTTTTCAACAACTGAAAGATTTGGTCCTGAATCCAATCTTCAGGATATGTAATTCCAATTTCTTTCCAATACTGATGCGTGTCAAATAAGTTTTCATTTGAAAGTTGATTATATGCATCACAAAGATTGTTGCGGATAATACCAATGATATGTGTTGTGCGGTCTTTTACATAATGCTGAACATCTTCTTTACATTTACCAATATTGTTACTTACAAGCATTTGGTACAATTCAATTTGAAGGTCACGAAGTAATGAATCAACTGCGCTTTCAACAAGATTAGTAAATACACGAGTTTTCGGATTGTTCTTGTATGTCTTTACTTCTTCAATAAGATAATATGAATCACCGCCAGCAACATCAGAAAGATTTTCTCTTCCTGTTACTTTGCGAGATTCTTTCTCGATTCCTAATGAATCTACAATAGCGTCTTCAAGAATTGAATAAATTAAACGGTTGAAAATTGGACGAAGAGACTGTAAGAATGGAGCAACCAATGAAAATTGTCTTGATATAACATAACGAGTTCTTTCTTCAACTTGACGCTTTGCTTCCATCAATTCTTTTGCATTAACGCCTGTATCACCTTTTACAGATTCTGCTTTTGAAAAGTCAACTTGAAAGTCACCAAGCTTCAAACTTTTCGCATTTTTGAAAAGCAAATATCCTAATGAAAGAATTAAACAAATTATGCTTATTATTAAAATCACAAAAAGAACAGGATGCGCACTGAACAAAGTCAGTAATCCTGTTCCTGAAATTACCTCTGCGTCCATAACAAATTAGTTACAGGCGACTTGCATCAAATACAATTTTATGAGCAGTATCTGCGGTTGTTTCAACAACATACATCTTATTGATAGTTTTCTTGTCTTTGTCATCACCAACAAATGCGCCGCGAATGTCTGCGTTGATCTTGAATTCTTTATCAAAAACATCAGCAGGATTTGGCTTAATAATATTTGTCTGTTTCTTACCGATTGTTGACTTTGCAACAACTTGAAGGCCAATGCGTTTTGCGTAGAATGTTTTCTTCTGAAGAGATGAAACCACGAAAAAGTTCACATAATTGCCTGCAGAAGTTTTAACATCTGCAGCGAGAATTGTACCTACTTCCATTTCTTTCCTCCTTAGTATGATCTGTACTGATAAGAACCTGCAGGACGGCGATGATAGCGGCGAGCGGCCTGAGCTCTGCATTGCTCGCAATATGCTTCATATTCAGCGCGAGCACGAGGAACATAAACATCGTTGATAACTTTTGCGTGAGCTTTCTGAAGTTCAACAAAAGCATCTTCTGTTTCATTATGGGCAGCCTCAAGAATTGCCTCAGTGTTGAAACCATTCTTTGCAAGAACTCCTTCAATAACTTCTACCTGACGGTTTGAAAGGTAACCCTTATCCTTGTACTGTTCAATGATTGAAGGAATGAAGTCGTTTAAGAACTTGTTCTTTGGATTTTTTGCAAGGATTTCGTCCTTTGCAGAAGCAAGAGCTTCAACCATCAAAAGTGCCTTGAAGCGGTATGGGTTTTCATCACGAGGACAGGCCTCTGAAAAAGCAAAGAGACGAGTTGCGTCCTTAAAAAGTTTGTCCTGAAGTTCTTGTCCAGTAAGTGCCATAAAATGCTCCTTGTTTTCAATTTACAGTAATAATATAAAAGACACTCGTGCAAAGTTCAATTTTTGCACTAAATAATATGAAAAAGTATCGAAAAAAAATCATCAGTCCTGATGAAATTGACGAAATGATTGATGAACAAGTAGATGACGCCTGCCGTTTGAAACATCTTGAGCCTGTGTTGACTTGTAGCGGAAAAATGTATCATCAGCAAGGCCATAAAGGTATGGCACACGGAATGAAGTTTGACTCTTATTGGGAGTTTGCATATTATCTTTATCAAACAGAAAAAGAAGGAAAAATCGTTGAGAGAAACACTTCTGAAAGTATCGAATACATTGATGACACTGGAAAGATTGCGAAGTTTTACCCAGACTTTATTGTATCTGGGCAATATGTTGAAGTCAAAGGATGGCTAAGACCGAAAGACAGATGCAAAATGGACCAATGTTGGCAAGTGCAATTTGTCTTCGGCGATGATATTAAGCCAATGATTGCTTGGTTAAATCAGCATCACAAGAATTGGAGAGATGAGTACATTCAGACATTGTAACAACAAGCGGCTTGTTGTAAGATGGGAAGAACTTGCTCAAGTCTATACCATAGCCTGAATGCGGTGGGTCAAAGTTGTCATCTTTTGCAATAAACTCAACAGGAATGCCAAAATTTTTCTTTTCAAGAACTCTTGATGTTTCTTTAATAAGGAAAGAGTCTTTCAAAACATTGTAATCACTTGCAAGTTTATTTAAGATGTCTGAACAAACAACATACCAGTGCTTTTCAATAAAGTAATCCCAGTCGCATTTCTTCCAAGTAAACAATTCTGATTTAATTCTTATTTCTTCAAGAATGTCCTGAACATAATCGACTTCTTCTTGGTCAAAGTCATAAGGTTCTTTGAAGAACAAACACATAATACCGAACATTGAATAGTTCTCAACAGAACCCTGTGCAGTGACATCAATAAATAATGGTTTTGTAACACCTGCTTTTGCACAGCGAATTAAGTCGTCTTCAAAAGCAATTACTTTTGCATTTTCATCAAGACCATTAAAATAAAAGTTAATGAACCACTTAAACACAGGATTGAACTGTTCTGGATTTGCAATAAGCCACATTGCGAACTCATCTGTGTTTGAAGCTTGTTCCTGAGCCTCTTCTGGTGTTCGATAATTTTTAAGGAATAAGTTTTTGTAATAAGGATCAGGTCTTTGACTCAAAGCCATTTATAGCCTCCACTTTATATGCTTTGCCAACTTTGTTATTTACATACAAGTAATTTACAAGTTTTGCAGCAGTGTCTTTAGTTATGCTTCTTGCACCAGCTTTATCTGTTACCCAAAAGCAAAAGTCGGACTGCTCGACATCATAGCAGGCAAAATAGGAATCTTGTTTTGTTTCTTTATTATATTTCTTGACTATCATTAACAATTAGTCTTTGTAATACTTTGAAATACGGTCATTGATGTAAGCTTCGATTCCTGCGTGTTCTGCTTCGTTGATGAATGTTGTAATAAATGCGATTTGACAACCTACATAGAAAATAATTACACTTCTTTCAGAATCTTCTGTATCAGGAAAGATTGCAAGATAATCATCTTCATTGTCATCACGCTCGTAATAAACTTCACCAAGGCTTTCAACCATAGTGTCATCGTAATGAAATCCATTTAATTTCAAATCTTTCATATTTTGATACCTCGCAATATCTATATTAACTACTAATTGCTAATAAGAGGCAGAAATGTGGAAATTAAGATCGATAAGAAGTTTTTTATTAAGCTTGGTTGTCTTGTTGTGTTTGGTGTCACCTGTTTTCTCGCAGGATGCTTATTCTTCAGATCTAGAGGAATTTCAGGAACTGGCGAACAGCTTGTCTCAGGAATCGTACTCGAACGAGATACAGCAGATAAGTTATTGGACGAACTTGGTATTGCAAGACCTGCAGGACAATCCGCAGTTGACGCTGGATACGCAGTCCTTAGAGGAGTACAAGAACTTGGCAAGTCAAATGACGCAGCCCGCCTTTGTATCAGCGAAATTGAGCGAGAAGTTGATCTTACTCAACAAAACGCAGAAATTATCAAACAGTCTTTTGATGGAGTATCTGACGCAATCGACTATGGCTGGAGAATCGCAGAAGAACAAGCTGCAGCATATGAACGAATTGTTGAAACATTACAGCAATTTAATAACGATACTGGAGAAGATGACGAAAAGTCAACTGCAGGACCTCGGGATAGTCAATGAACAGCTTGGCTTAATGCAACAAGAAACAGAAAGCTTGAAGATACAAATTGAAGCAAACTTAAGATTAGCTACAAAAATGGCTGAAGAGATTGCGAAGTATCAAAATATGAAAAAGAGACTTCGTGCAACAGCTTATGCGGAATTGGGAATTGGAATCCCTTGTCTTGTTATTGGATGTTTGCCAATTTGGACTCCTGAACAACAAAACATTAAAAACTTGTTCTTAGGAATTGGCGGAACTGCAACAGCTGCAGGTGGCTTTACATTTGCATTTACAATTACTTTTTAGGAGATAAAATGACAAGTAAAGAATTGTGGTTAAAGCGCATTAGAAACTGGGCAGGTTTCCTTGGAATGATCTTGCCTTGGATTTCTTTAATCGGCGCTGTTATCGTTAGCATTGCAACAGGCGTACCTGCTGCATTTTGGTCAACACTTTCAATTTCAGCAACATATTACATATGTCCTGCTTTGACAGGTATTCTTACTGCTGCTTCGATTGTTCTTATGTGTTATGATGGTTATGACTGGCGTGATAATCTTATTACAACAATCAGTGGTATATTTGGAATTATGATTGTTCTTTTTCCTTGTGCTTGTACAGTTGCAGGAGCAACAGTAGGATTCTTCCAACTTCCTGTAGCAATTTCAAACATCATACATTGTATATCTGCTTGTGCATTCTTTATATTGCTCTCAATTAACAGTTTGTTCTTATTTACACTTGGTGAAACAAATCCTACAAAACAGAAAAAGATAAGAAACATTGTTTATCGAGTTTGTGGAATTGGAATGCTTTGTGCTTTAACATTGATGGTTATTCCTGTAACTTTCTTTGCAAAAACATTTATAGTTGAAGCCATTGCGTTGACATTCTTCGGTATAAGTTGGTTGGTCAAAGGCCAAGCATTAGGTATATTAAAAGACAAATAAAATAAAAGGCGAGCTTTTTGCTCGCCTATTTTTATAAGCAGTTACTTAAAACATCAAGTTGTAATGGTTTACCCCAAACATATCCTTGAACATAATCACAACCTAAGAAAGCCAAAGTTGAAAGTTGAGCTTGATCTTCAACACCTTCAGCAATAACTTTACATCCCATAAGATGCCCAAGTTTAATGATTATATCAACGAATGATCTGTCACTTTCTTTAGTAAGCATTTTATCAACAAATGACTTATCGATCTTTAACATATCAACAGGCATTTTTGACAAATAGTTTAATGAAGAGTAACCTGTTCCAAAGTCGTCCAAAGCTGTTTTGACGCCAAGAACTTTTAATCTTTGAACAACCTGTGCAGCTTCTTCAATGTATCTTATATATGAACTTTCAGTTATTTCAATCTTTAAGTTCTTTGGCGGGAAACCAGATTCTGAAAGAGAATCAATGACATTCTCAACAAAGCCTTTATTAGTAATGTGTTTTCCAGAAACATTTATTGATACTTCAATGTCAGGATGTAAAGTAACGAAATCTTTCATTTGTTTCATTACATTATGCATTACCCACATATCAATTTCATATATAAGTCCGCTCTTTTCAGCAACCTGAATAAATTGCTGTGTGTTGATGTACTCGCCTTTCTTATTCTTTAATCTTATCAAAGACTCAAAACCTATAAGCTTGTGTGAATTGATTTCATATTGTGGCTGATACAACATTTCAAAAGTATTATTCTTGATAGCGTTTTTCAAATCTTTTTCAGTTAAATAACGCTTCATTATTTCTTGGTACATATCTTGGTCAAAGAAATAGTAATCGTTCTTGCCGCCAAGTTTTGCTTTATACATTGCAGTATCCGCATAAGAAAGCAACTGTTGTAAGTCTGCAGTATCTTCATCATATAATGCCAAACCTGCAGAAGCAGAAACATAATTTGCAAACTTTGACTGAAGTGTTGTGATTGAATGAAGAACATTAGTTACAAACTCTCTTGTTGTTTCTTTATCTTTTGTTTCATAAATGATTGCGAACTCATCTCCGCCTAAACGACAAACTGTAAATGGATATTTTGACGGAAGTTTGCTCCAAGTTGTAGCAACCTCACAAAGTAATTCATCTCCTGCTTCGTGTCCTAAAGTATCATTAACTTGTTTGAAGTTGTCAAGGTCAAGGAACATAAGATAGAAATCTTTTCCCATCTCGCTTTTCATTGCAAGCTCACGCAAAAGTCCGCGTCTGTTCAAACAACCTGTAAGTTGGTCTGTATATGCAGCTCTGTCAAGATCTTCTTCATCTTGTTTTAATCTTTTAATGTAACGCCACAATGTATAGACTAAACAACATCCCAATAATGAAAATGCCATTCCTGCACCGCAGTTGATAAATCCTTCGTGAATAAAATTGAGAATTGCAGATGCAAGCATAAAAGCATTGATTGGGAATACTATTTTGAAGACTTTTCCATTTGAAATGATCATTGCAAGAGAAAATGCGAATATCTGAAAAGCCATCATACAACCGTTGATTGTAACGATTGCAGCTTTTGGAAGTGTGACGAGACAAGGAATGACTCCTAAGCCGTTAAGTAAAATTACTGTAAAAAATATAAGGCCCAGGAGAATCAAAATCTTTGAGATTGTGCGTCTTCTAGGTATGGTCTTCATACAAATTAGTTTATGGTTCCTCGGGATGTCGGATGTAATAATCAGTTTCAGTAAAGAGTTCGCCACAGTCACTTGGTCTCTCCTTATCATTGATTGTATATCCGAAACAACAACAAGGAACTCTTTCGTTGTTAGGACCTTTAGGCGGAGCAACACGATACTTGCAAAGGCGACATCCTGTAGGTTTAGATTCTTTCTTAGCCATTTATTTCCTCAAACTTCAAATCTTTTTGATATGTATAACATAATTGTTGTTTCCACAACTCAAATGCTTCTTTTTTGTCAAGTCCTGGGAACAGTGTTTCAAAAAAGAAAACAGTTCCACCATCTGCAAAGTCGATATACTTCACAGGAACATCACAGTTTGCAAGACGCCAATAAACTTTGTCATTGATTTCTTCTGCCCCGTAAGTATAATAAATTGTCTTTGCATTTGGATATCTTTTATGGAACTCATCAAACTTTGATATAAGCCAATGCAAACACTTTGCATCAGTATTCATTCTTATACCTTTATGTGGGTATTCATCAAACACTTGAATGTTTGACTTATTTTTAAGTTCTTCAGGACGAATGTTGTATAAGTCGTAGTAGTAACGAACCCATTCATTTCTTCTTGAAGTATACATAAAAGTGCCGTTGTTGATATAAGGCTTATCAGTTAAACGAGCATCTGCGAAAACTGTATTCTTATGTTTGATTATTTCTTTAATGTCAGGAAAGAAAACATCTCCATCAACTGTCAAGCAGTCTTCTTTACAGTCCATTGCCATTTTCATTCTTATTTGGTCAAGTTTGAACGGATATGTTTCTGCAATCTTTGAATGATTGCACTCTTCAATAGGTAGGTCTTTTTCTTGGAAAGTTTTTATTTCAACATTAGGCAACTGCTTTTTCAAGTTATCCAAGCAAAACTTTGCAACTGGGTTTTTGAAAAAGCGGCCTTCAAAATCGTATGTATACACAACCATACGATTATATTAACTTAATTCTTATTGAGCATACAATCTGAGCCTTGAACAATTTCCCATTGATCTCCCCATTGTTCAACAGCTTCAACTTTGTTTTTATATGCAGGAGTTGTTCTTAAGCACTCATCACATTGAATGTACTTTTTGAAACATTTATGTTTCTCATCCCACATTCTACGGACAAATGCAGTTGGCTTTTGATAAACCTCTGCACAGTCAGGACAATAAAAGCCATAAAGATTGTCAAATGTGCAGGTGTTTCTTATAAAGGCTTTGATCTTATGCAGCATATTGCATCCTTATGTTGTGTGCTCTTTCTTTACAAGAAGCGCAAGTTTCTTTCGAGAAGTCGAACTCTTCTTTTCTTTCAATCTTCCCTTTCATTTCATCAAGAACAAAAGTTGTGTAGTAGAAATCTTCGATAAAGTCACCAAAGTACTTTTCAGTTGCGGCCCTTGTTCCATACTTACGAATGATGCGGTCTGCTTTACGCGGTGATATTCTGACAAGTTTCTGATAAGCGCTTCCTAAAAGTTCCTGTCCCATTGTCAACACTGTCATAATTTCAATGGCAGCAATGCCGGAAATCTTATGCTCTTTTATTTCTTCATTATCTTTCAAATAATGAGCAAAGTCCTTCATATGTTTGTTGACTCTGTCAAACGAAGCTTCCATTTCAAGAACCCATTTTGCACCAGGGTGTTTGCGGAAATAAGCTTCCTTTATTTCTTTAGGACAATCATCACTTGAGATGTTGTACTTAACTCTCTTAATCTTAATGTGGGTAGCTGCCCAGAAAAGTGTTGCAAAAACAAAAATCCAAGCAATCGTTGCGACTGTGTTCATTTTTACTCCTATTGATTATATTAACGGGCCGAAGCCCATTTTTGATTAGAACTTGAGGCTCCAAGCAGTTGTACGATAAGTCTTTCCTGAAGATGTTTCAACAGAGAAGGCGTACTTTGGAGAACGAGAATTGAAATCCTTGATCTTGCAGCGGCCGAGGCCAGAAACTTCAACATAAGTTCCAAGAACCTTTTCAGGTGCCTTAATGCCGTTCTTTGTAAGGAACCACTTTGCACGGCTTTCTGTTACAGGATCGATCTTGTATTCGCCATTTGCATCAAGTGCCTTTGTTGTTACCTTCCAGTCAAGGTTTGCATCGGTATATGTAAGGCAACAGTTGATCTTTTCAAGATTGTGCTTGCGGCAGAATTCTTCCACCATCTGTCCAAACTCAACATTCAATTCGTGTGCCAATTCTCTAGTCATAAGTTACTCCTTAATTTGTTTTGTTTTTACAAAAATAATATAAAAGAAAATTATCAAAAGTTCAAAATAATAAATAAAATCCTTGTATTCATATATTATTATTGTCCCATATAGCTAAAAAAGTGGGTTGCAATTATACCTGATAGGGTACAAAAGTTGGTAAATTACTGGAAATTGTACCTGATAGGGTATAATCATAATTTTAGTTAATATTGATATATGAAGAACTTCAAAAAATGGTTGAATGAAAATGGACTTGAGACAGGTCTGACAATGCAACCTAGTGAACAGATATTCCGCAAAGATGGGAAGAGTTTCCAAACAGGACGTCTTGCTATGACACTTAAAGATCTTTTTAATGCAGGATATGAACAATGCTTGAAAGACCTTGAAGACTTTCAACAATCAAGAGCAGCTGAAGAAAATGGTGGCTAATAAGTTAATATAAAAATAAGTTCAATTTTATGGACATAATTTCTAAATAGAGGTATTGAAATGAAATTTACACTTTCAAAGAATGAGCTTTCAAAGCTCAGTACACTTGTAAAAACATCACAGACAGTATCTGATGTTTCCATCAAAGCTTCACATTATATGTTTAAGCTTGCTGACAAACTTTATGCTTCAATTTACGGAAGCGGAAATGTTGTTGACTTCTCAGTTGAAGTTACTGATGTTGAACTTTCAGGAAATGGCTACTTCAATGTTGATGTAACACAGCTTATTCAGGCTTTTGAAAAAGTTTATATGGCTTCTGGAGCAGATGTTGCAACTGCAGATGTTCAGGCAAACAAGATTATCGTATCAAACGGTAAGTCACGCATTTCTGTAAACTTGTTTGACTTGCTCGATGAAGCAGACTTCACAGAAGCATTTGCTGCACTTCCTTCAAAGAAAACTGAAAAGTTTGCCGCAAACACAGTTGTTGCAACAATTACGCCGGATGTCGTTTCCTTTATGGAAACTGTAGGTAAGTTCATCAATATGGTTGGTAATGACCGTGTTTCAGGTTTGTCATTGAAGGACAACAAAATCCTTTATTGTGACCAGGCATTCTCAATCATTGACAAGACTGTCCCAGATCAGTTGACAAACGGCGAAAAGGTTTACATTCCGCAGAACACATTTGCATTGCTTTCCGCAATTTCAAAACTTGCAGGTACTTACAATGTAACATATTCTGAAGACGGTCAGTATATGTTGATTGAAGTTCCACAGATTGGATTCAACGCAATCATCACTGTTCCTGAAACACTTTGTGAATATCCTGAGGACGAAACTCTTAAACAGATTTGTCCTGATGAAACAAATATGGTTGAGTTTGATGTTGACATTCCAACATTGCTCACAAAGATGAATATGTTCGATGGTGTTTTCCCATCATCACAGTGGAGATGGAAGACAATCGAGTTTTACAACAAGAATGAAGACGGCGAAAAGTCAATGAATATGCGTTACAGCAATATGTGCGCAGAAGTTGATACTGACTTGCCTGTTATGAACTTGAACGAAGTAGGAAACATTCCTGAGTTCAGTTTCCGCCTTGCTTCAATCTTGGTTTATGATTACCTCAATAAACTTGTTGGTGGTGCAAGAACTGCTCACGTGAAAGTTTCACCGCTTGAAGCAGATCAGCCAAACGGTGTAGGCGTAATCTTTGATGTTGACAACTTCCGTCTCGTAACATCAAAAATGGTAAATGAAGATAGCATCTAATCTATCATTTTAATACCTTTAAGGCGTGGTCTTCGTGATCACGCCTTTTGTGTTAATATATCATTATGGTTGATTTTGATATAAAGCATTATTTGATTGATGAAGTCGAAGTTGAAAAGGACCCTCATCGCTTTGATAATTTTTATGGCGACATCGAAAGCAAACCAGAGACAGAGCAACAATTATTTGCTCTTCAAAAGGAATATCTTGAAAACGGCCGCTCACAGGAAGTGTGGGCGAAAATGTTTGAAATATGTTGGTCGTATATGCAGTCTTTGATTAAGAAAAGACAGACAGGTGGTAAGTTTATCGAAAAAGAAGAACTTGACGATAAGACTACTGCTGCAACACTTGCATTTATGTCGCAATATTTGACAAAGCCTGAGTTTGAAGTTGGCGCTTCATTTGCTGGTATGATGGGATGGAAAATCGTTGAGGTTATGTACAAACCATCTGCTGACGATAAAGCTGTTTCAATGTCATTGGAAATTGATGATGACGGAAAGAACACACTTGAGGATTTGATTGCTGCTGAAGAAGTTGGCGGCTGGACATCTCCTGAAGATGATGTATGTCGAGAAGACCCAATTGATATTATCAATGAAGTACTTGAAGAACTTGATGAAGTTATCGACGATTTCTATTTAAGAACTATTGTAAGAGGCTATTTAACTCTTTGTCTTAAACATCCAAAGAATCGACATTCAAAAAGAATGTTCTTAAATCGTTGGGCAACAGATCAGAAATCTGAGAAGTTGATTGAATACACAATGTTGACAATTCACAACAGATTAAGAGAGGCAAGCAACTAATCATACAAGGCAGCTAACAAGCTGCCTTTTTTACTAATTGAATATGATTAGCAATGTCGATTATTTGTTAAGCCTCGTTGGCAAGAACAATGCAGAGATACGAGATACTTGGGTTCTTACAGGTACAACTATCGTATCAAAGCAAACAAGAAGATATATAAAAGACTCAATCTTTCAAGTTTCTTGCACTCCTGGCACTCCACTCAATGGAGCAATCCTTTACTGTAAGGCAGATTATTCCGTAGGCGATTTATGGCCTTTAATTGACTGGGACTCTTATAGCGTACAAGATATTTCAGGACTCATTGGTTCATATCAAGGAGTTGAAACACCTTTCTTTCAAGTACTTTTGACAAAAGAACAACTTGATGAAGTTGAAGATATTCCTGTGAATGAAAATCTTGAGCTGTACAGTGGTTCTCAGGAATGTGGCGGTGTAATCATTGATGATGAACAACTTGGCATTATTCTTGGTGAATTAGGTGTGCCATTCCTTCGCATTGATGAACTTGAACTTACAGGAAATGCTATTCGTCAATATTGCATTAAGCCAGCAATGGACTATTACTTTGGATATTTCCCAATCATAAAAGAAGAATCAGTTGGCAATATAAGTGCAGGCGGTTCATTCAAAAAAGAATTCCCAGAAGGAGCTTTTGCTTGTGTTCCTTATTATGTATTAGGCGCTGCAGGAAGTAACGCAGGTTACGGGGCAGGTGCCTTCTCATTGTACCGTGAACAAATGATTTACGGTGGAGCATCAGGAAGCAGTTTTGGCTCAGGCGTTTCATATCGAAAGTCTGTCCCAGGCTTCGTAGGACTTCACAACAGAGATGCTGCTTTACAAGCACTTGCAGCAAATCAAGGATATTTGAATTACTTCCGTCGCGAGCACGTGAAAACAATAAAAGAAAACGGCAAAAAGTACGCCACAGGATACTCAACAACTGGCGGAGCCGTATGTATAAAATGGTTGTGTGCGTCATATGACTTTGACGACATCAAGTTTTCAATGAGAACAGATTTCCGCAATATTTGTAAAGCTTATGTTTTAAGAAACATTGGTATGTTGCGTTCAATGGTTAAAAGTGATCTCCCAGGTAACATTGACTATTCAATGTACACATCTCGTGCAGACAGTCTTGAACAGAAAGTTGCAGAGAAGTGGGAGAAGTGTGCAACTTCAATGGCATTAGCAGTAATGCGTGGTGGTTTATAATCGACATTGGAGGAGTTAACAAATGAATATTATTCTTCCAGGTGAATCGGGCGTAAGCAAATACGATGAAGATCCGAATGCACCACTTTATACTGAAGACAAAGATGTTGTAATGACCAAAGATGAAAAGAAGCATTGGATGGCAGGCGATGATGTTCCTGTTATTCAAGCAACCAATCCTTGGTCGATGCAAGTTGATGACACAAATGTGGATAAAGATTTTTATAAGCAAAATCTTGAAATGCCACAGCAACCCGCAGATCAGATACTTACTTTAGGTAAAGCAGACTTCAATCAAAACATAAATAATGTTGCAAGTATCTTACGAGATATTTTGGCAGGTGATCCTAAAGCAATGGAAAGGCCCGAGTTCCAAGCGCTCAATTTCCCTGCAATTAAAGCTTATCTTGAATGGGCAATTAAAACAAATACTTTAGCTGATGCAGCTAAAGGTGACTTGATGAACAATGCTTGGCGTCTTAATTTCAAATGTAGACCGCCAACACCCGAAGAGTTCTTACAAGAAAAGTTTATCGGTGCGCAGGCTGAAGCTTTGCACAAACCTCTTATTGACATTTTCTGTGAGTTCTTCGACCCACTTAAACCTTATCGAACTTTGGTTCTTACGCAGTGTATCGGTTGGGGTAAGTCAACACTTTCTACACTTGCACAGCTTTATATCTCAGTTCACTATGCAATGATGTGGCACCCATATCGTTTCTTTGGTATGGCTATGTCTTCAATCTTTACTCAATGCTTGGGCGGTTGGAACCAAAAGAAAGCGTCAGAATTGTTACTTGAGCCTTTTACTCAGATTCTTGAAGGCGCTCCTTATTTCCAACGCGTTCGTACACACCAAGATTTGGTTGACGCTTCAGCTGAAGATATAAGTGACTGCATTCACTGGACAACATCAACACCAACATCTGCGCTTGCAATGCAAAACGGTGTCAACTATAAGATTATCAATGGTGCAGGTTCTATCTTGGGACAGAACATCATTTCAGCAGTAATTTCTGAGTTGACAATGTTTTCAGAAAATGGTTGGTCAGACGACAAAATCTTTACATTCTTTACAAAACTTCGTAAAAGAATTGATAACCGTATGAAAGGCAACTACTATGGACGGTTCATCATTGACTCTCAGCCAAACTCACTTGAAAGTCCTATTGACGAATGGATTTGGGACGAAGGCACAAAAAAGAATAAAAAGAATTATATCGTTACAGGCTCAAGATGGAAGTACTTTCCAAAAGAGTTCCCAACAGCGTGGGAGACACCTCGAACAGATTGGAAGCAGCCTGTCAATCTTAAGAAAGACTTTGTTCACGCATTCCCAGTGTTTAAGGGTGGTGATGGACAGCCGCCTAAAGTTGTTGAGACTGAAAATGAATTATCAACTTACAATCCACAGGATATTGAATGGGCTCCAATGAATCAGATTACTTCAAACGGTGTCGTTTCATTCAAAGACAACGCTGAAGAATCTCCAATCAACTTCTTACGAGACCAAGCAGGTATTCCTTCAGGCGCGGCTGACCGTTTGATTTACAATAAAGAATGGATAGATCATACATTTGATAACAATCTTAAAAACATTTATTCAACGATCATTGCAAAGACTGAAGATGAGCCTGAACATTTGATTTGGAATCAAGTTAAAGATAAGTTCTTCAACAAGATTCTTGGTAAATATTATTTCTATTATGAACCGTCTTTGCCTCGTGCTGCATCAATCGACTTGGCTATTTCAGGCGATACTGCAGGCATTGCAATAAGTCACGTTGAAAGAGATAAAGTGCGACTTGATACACAAGGACAACCTTTGAAAGTTTATGTTACTGATATGGTTGTTCCTGTTATTCCTAAAGGTGGTATGATTAACTTGGATGCTTTCAAGTTCTTTATCCTTGACTTAATTCGACTTGGCAATATGAACATTCGTCACGTGTCGTTCGACTCATTCCAGTCAAGAGCTATGATGCAGTCATTGGAGCGTGCAGGCATTGAAGTTGATTATGTTTCAGTCGATAAGAATAATGCACCTTACTTGTCACTTGTTGACTATGTAATTCATAAAAGATATTACTGTGGCAAATCTGTTATGGTAAAGAACAACTTGCTTGCTTTACAAATGGTTAAGCGAAAGACGACAGGAACAACAAAGATAGATCATATGAACGGTGAAAATGTTTATAGTGATGAGTTCTGTCTTCCAGGTTCAGAATATACAGAGCAAAGTTGGCAGTGGAGCAAGGTTGGAAGTAATGCAAAAGATATTACTGACTGCATTGCAGGTAACTTGCATTTGCTTGATACTTATGAAAATGAGTATATCCCATTCCACATTTGGGATCCATTAAAAGAAAAAGAAAGAACCTATGAGGGTGAAAAGAAAAAGCAACAACTTTTAATTAAAAATATGGGATTCCATTAAAATAATAAAGGCGGCCTTGAGCCGCCTTGTTTTTATTTGAAGCGTTTATGCATCCATTCATTAAAAGCAACGTCCTCTTCAAGTGTTTCACCACCTAAAGGTGTTCGACCGCTGCCGTCTTTGCTTTTTGGATTTTTGAAGCCTTCATCAATTTCTTTGTTTAATGTCGACTTTTCTTTTGCAACTGGGAAGTCTTTTGCTGTCTTTTCACAGTAATATGTCAATTCACTGATGTCAACATAATCACTGTCGTCAGTGCCGATTGCATCAGTTGTGATAGGATATTTGCCAACAAGATAAGCGGCCTGCTTTCCATTTGGAAATAAGCCGATTTCAAATGATGTTGTTCTTGCTTTTTTAATTCTTACAACCAATGTTTTATCGAAGTTCATAAACGGATAAACTTCAATATAGAAAGCATCAGGAGACTGAAGTACATCAAACTCAACATTTGAAATCTTTTCATAAAGCGCTTTCATAAATGCTGCTTTGTTTTCATTTGTTGTAAAATGTTCTTCAAGATTTTTCTTTTTGTCTTCTTCCTGCATTGCCTTTACAGATTCAGATAATTTACTCAATTTTTCCTCCAAGTTTTTGATAAGCTTTCAAATACTCATTAAGTGCACTTGCCAATCTTTTCATAGCGCGAACATTTGAAATATGAGGCAAAGCCATCTGTACTTCCTTACAAAGTTTAAGGGCGTACTTACTTAACTTAAGCTCATCAACTTCTTTCTTTTTTGTTTCCATTAAGCGTATGCTTCAGGAATTGGCAAGTCAAAGCAAACAGCTTTGCCATTATGGTCAAGAGCGTCTCCGCTTTCAATCAATTTATCAAGCTGTTCATTCGAGATACCAAACTGTTCGCGCACATTACTTCTGTGTGAAATTGAAGCAGGATGATGTGGTGTAATTACAAGTATTCTTTCAAAGTCTTCACTCATTTTTGTCCTCCACAATAAGGTTACCCTCATCGTCATATAACATTATTTGTTTAACCCGCACAAAAGCTGTGGGTTCTATTTTTGAAAGGAACTCGAAAATGCATTCGGGTACCCAACAAGTGTTCCATTCTTTACTTTTCAACTGTCTTATAACAGCCAAAGTTTTGTTAACTTTTCTTGGGTCAAGTTTATCATAGTCAACTCGAACAGTTTCTCCATTTGGAGAAAGTTCTTTTGACACAAGAATATCAATTATTCCTAAAGAAACAAGACGATAGTCTCTTAAGTCAATACTTGTCTGTCCAAAGTTTTTATTTATGTGAATTATTTTTTCCATCAACCATTTGAAGATTTGGACAACCTGCAAAGCAATTTGGATTTCTGTCAAGTAAAACAGCAGCAACATCTTCTGTCACAATAATTGTTTCATATTGAAAAACCTCAAGTCGCTTTATGATTGACTCTGTTTCGTCTTCATAGCCTCCGTCATCAAATATTCCACAAGGACCGTCAGGATCATTTTCATTTTCAGGTACAATGTAATAACTCGAAAGATCCATAATCTTTTTCTTCGGTCTTACAATTTCATCAGCCATTTGGATAGTGCCTCCATTATATTTAGCAATAGCATCAATAACTGCACACTTTAGCATATCTAAAGACATACCGCTTAAGGCCATTGATTGTAATGAGGCATATACATTAGGTGGCAATTTTGTTGCAAGATCTTTTAATTCATCCCAGTCGTTCATTGCCTACCTCAATTTGATATTAACTGTTAGGCACGCCTGTATGTAAATAAAGTAACAATGTCCGTGCCAAAACACCTGCTACTCTTTCTGACATTGAAAACTCATCGTCAGTCTTTCCGCGTTTTTGTCTAGGGAAAGAAGCAACCTGATAAAGTTGAACATAAACACAGTTATCAAGTTTGCTGAATGAAAGTATTTCACAGTGTGAAATGCATTCAACATACAAATGAGGCAAACTTTTTACATCTGCCTTAACTGCTTCAAGCAACCACTGAGTAATCTTTTCAATCGAATCTCTTGAAAGAATGATCTGATTGAAGAATTCTTTGTTCTTTACTTTATCCTTGACGATTGCAACACTATAAGTTTGGTAAGGCACATCACAATAAAATTGCAATGAATAGCCATCACTTGAAACTCTTGCTGCCAAGTCAAGCGGCTCAACTTTCTCTTTCATATTTTAACCCATTTTTGTATCTTCATTCCACCCACAGATTTCAGCATTGATATATCGACCATTTTCAAGCAATAAGTCTGAACGAATAGTCATATCACCAATAACAATATCAAGCAGGTCACAATCTTTACGAGGCCTTACCCCAGTAATCTGGTATGTACCATCACCCCAAACAACAAGATTGCCCACTGCTGGGCGATGTAACTTGTCGTAGGGTTTATATTTTGGTAAGCCCACAAAACGATCCGCGCCTTCAGGTTTTTGAGTTTGTTCATCATTGTCTTCAGCATTTTTTGCCTCCGTTAGTTTAGTTATATGCTCTTTGTAAGCAAAAAGAAGTTTACTTTTGTTTACTCCTGAGTAAAATCTTATTGTTTCTTCATCTTCATCAAACTCAATATAAATGCCATCATAACCTTGAAAGATAGTTTCACCTGTTCTGATATTGTCAAAATTGACAAAACCTTGGTATTTATCTGTGTCTGATGCTTGAAGATTTGGGTACCCGATAACTGTTGCAAACTCAGCAAAAACATCTTCATTGTGCTCGAAGTCATCGAAAGTAAAAATCATATTAAGCATTATTCACCCTCTTTATAAAAGAGAACAAAGCCTGTACTGTTTGCAACAATCTGAACAACAGTAACGCCTTCACCGTTCACAAAATCACAAAGCTCTTCTCTTGTACGAAAGTAACTACTTTTCAGTTGCAGCATTCATTCCTCCAAGGTCATATCCATATTTTTCAGCGAGTTGTTCAATTTCTTTGAAGGTTTTTCCATTCAAAGGGTTGTTCTTTTTACCTCGCCAAAAGTTGATTGTTTTCATAAGCAATGCTTCATTCATATTTACACCTCTTCTTCACGGACAACGAAAACATCTTTTGTTATTCCATCGCCTCTTGTGTACTCGCGGACTTCGATAATGTCTTTTTCAAAATCACCATCATAAAAGTAAACTGATGGGCGTTCGCGTGTAAGAGACCAATGAAATATAATATCCCAAATGTCTCTTGCAGACAAATACTCATAAGTATGATGATGATCTTTATCATCACGATAGTATCTTGCGTAATCAACAGTGATTGGCTTTTCAAGCTTGTAAACTTTTTCATCATAGTTGGCAAATGCGATTCTTTTGAAATCTTCAAAAGTCATTTTCTTTGCATATTCATAAGATGCTTTTTCAAGTTCGAGCCAGTCATAACCTGATGAGCGTTCCAAATCTTGAATGTCTTTCTTAATCAAGTTGAAGTAATCTTCAAGAGAAATGAAATCAGAAAGTTCATACTCATAAAAAGTTTCTTCAAACTCTTTAACTTCAAAAGGACGCTTAAGCAGGATTTCGTGGTTGACAAAACGCTGCCACATTGTAAGAGGAATGATAAATCTAACTTTACTTTTAAGTGAACTCATTTTGCAACCTCCAAAATTATATTAACTTAGTCCCACCAAAAATCAGCTCTTTCATTCCAAAGATCAGCAATTTTATCAAGGAGAGAACGACGATATGCTTTGAACTCTTTCCAAAGTTTTTCATATTCTTCAATTCTTTTCTTGTCGTCATCTTTGTATTTTTTCCAAATGTCGTCAGAGCGAGACTTCCAAGGTTCACTGTAAGTATAGTCAAGGTCATTGAGTTGTTTCAAAAGCTTGCGGTATTCATACAAGTCGTGAAGCTTTCTTCTCTGTCCACGAACAACATTGCGAAGGCGAGGAGAGAGATTATGCAACTCTGTTGTTTCAAAATGAATTGAATTGGCATACATAATTGCATTGCGGTCAAAGTTGGTAACATCGGGTTCATCTTTGCAGTTGTTTACCCAAGCAGACATCTCTTCCCAAGTATCAAAACTTGCAATTTGAGTGTGTTCATAAACTTCTTTGTCACAAGGAATATGTCCTTTGAGGTTGCCATCATCATCAATGTCAAATCTGTAAAAGCGTTTACTTTTTGGGATTTTGTCAGCAGGGATAACATCGACAACTTTCTTATCGAAAATCATCCAAGGTTTGCTGCTTTCTTTGTCGTATGTGTAATAGTACTTACCGCCGTACCACTGCAATTCACTTGTTTCCTTTGCACGATCTTGAACATACTTCAACGCATAGAACATATCAGGTGCTTCACAGTTATCAAGGAAGTCAGGAGAGTCAACATAGCACATTGCTTCGCAACCATATTTGCGAAGATTGTGATACATATGTTCAACTTTCATAATCTGCCACTGAAGCAAAGTGTTATGACCGTTCCAAGTATCATTCAAAAATGAAACATTTCTGTCATAATCACCAAGTCTTTTGCGGAAGCGATACCAGTATTCTGTTTCAAAAAATTGACTTACAACCCGCTTAACTTCTTTGAAAGGGTTATTTCTCATCAGCTGCCTCCATATATTCTACTATTGATTTAGCAAGTAATTTGCATTCTTCATCAGTAAGTAATTTACTTACATCAGGCTTTTCTTTTACACTTGGAAGTCCACAAAGTTTGTTGATGTCAACGAGTATCTTACAGTAACGCTTGCCATCAATTTCAACGCCTGTGTTGCAACAGTCTTCTCTGCTTTCGTGACAAGGACAGTTGTTGTTTTCACAAGGCTGCAAAATTGTAACATAGCCAGTGTCATTAAGGTTTTCACCATCACAAGTTGCCTTTTTATCTGATGCAACTTTTGCAACAAGATCCCAGAACATTGCGTCCTCAACAAGTTTTGTTACTTCTTCAATAGAAATGTAGCCTGTCTTAGGATGCTTAAAATGATACCACTTTACACCATAGTATGCGATGGTACCCACAACAAAAATAATAAAAGCAAGATAAACAATTAACATCAAGTTCATAATTTCAATTCCTCCAAAGATTCTTTATACATTTTATCATAATCCCAAGTTGCTTCTTGTATTCGGAAGAGAGCAGCATTGTGGTTTACATCATCAGTATTAGAAGATGCCCAACAAAGCCAGTTCTCTTTGTCAAGAGTATATTGTTCACCCCAGTATTCAGCTGCATAAGCAAGCAAGTTTCTTCGATAAAAGTTGCCTGTGCTTGTGTGAATATCGTGAAAGAATGTTTCAATAATCTCAGTATTTATATGATTAAACTTCCAATCTTTTCGATATGCAAATGGCGTAAAAACTTTAAGAAGAAAATCTTTGTGCTGTTCACAACGCTTCCAAATAATGTACCTGTCTGTTTCAAGAGTTGGATAATCAAAGTCCTTGAAAGTTAATTGCTCCTTCTTTCTTTTTGCTCTTTTCCATCTATGAACATATTCACTAATAAAGAGTCCGATTGTATCAATTTCTCGATGACGAGGTTGTGAAATCTTTGCAATGTTGATGTACATACGATCTTGTGAACAAGACATACTTGCAACAATATTCCCATAATAAGGAATTAAGTCTCGAGGACTGCTTACTTTCAATGGAACATCATCGATTGTAATGTTTGCGTAAGAAACTCTATCTGGAGAATAATGCATCAAACAAGTATCGCCAAAATCACTTTTGTCTGAAAATTGACTCATATATCCTCCAAATAAAATATTAACTTACCACTTTTCTTCTGCAGTTTTTTGTAAGTACAAAATCTTGTCAAGAATGTCGTGAAAGTATCGAACTGCATCAATGAAGCTGTTATAGTCAATATGATACTCATTCATTGCATCGAACAAACGAGGTCCTATTGTGCGAATGTCATATCCTTCACGAGTCTTTTCAAAAAATGCAAGTGTATAGCAAGTTTCTCTGCCGTCATCTCCACGCTGGTAACAAACTATTTCAGGCTGACGACCTTTGTCAGCATCATTAGAAGTAATCTTACCGTGGAGTCCTATGTCACCTTTTCGCCAATTCAAATCGAACGAAAAGTCAAATTCTTTACCAATCATCTTTACCTCCTATCAAGGCTTCTTTATCAACCTGACTTGCCATGATTTCAAGCAGATTCACTGTAGGCTTTTTGTCTTCAAAACCTTTGACATCGTGAAGTCCTGCATTATTCTTTTTGCAGTTTTCAATCAATTCATCAATTTCCTTCTGACCGAGTTCCATCTTCAATTACCTCCCAAGTATCTGCTTCGGAAAGAGCCGCAAGGCTCATTCCTTCAAGCCATATTTGCCAACCCCAAGGGGACTGTGTTACTCTTAAAACTTTTCCGATGTGTCCTTCGTATCGACGATCTTTCTCATCAGCTTCGCCCATACTTAGTACTTTTATTGTTTTACCTACGAGAGATTCAAAATCATTCATTTTCTTTCTCCCTTAAGAAATAATTTGATACGAGTTGGGATAACAACAAGTGAGTCACAATCATCGCAACATCTACCTGTGTTCTTTACAGGCGCAGGATTGTTTCCAAACCCATAAAAAGTTTGTCCGCAGATAACGCATTTGAATGTAGGCTTATCCATTTTCAACTCCTTACAATACCAAAGTCAAAGACTCTTCATCGTACTCGATCTCTGAATAAAGAGCGTACTGTTTAAGAAGCTCTTTCATCTTGTCAATCAATTTGATGTCTTTTCTCATATCAGCAATCTCTTGCTTAAGCTTACAGATTTCATCTTCCTTTTTGTCGAGTTCATCTGTAAGATGCGTCATTTCTTTTTCAAACTGTCTTTCAAACCCAGCGCGAAGTCTTTCTTTTGCAACCTCATAGTTCATCTCCATCTCGCGCTCAGAGAACCTCTTTTCGTTTGCTTCGTCGTCAAAGTTGTCATCATTGTAATAGTAATCTTTGAGAGCATTCATTCTCTGATGATGTATCTCATCAAGTCTTTTATACTCCCAAGGACTTACATACTCATCAGGATTCAATTAAGCCACCTCCTCAGTAAGCCACTGCTGAAGGTCATCAAGATTTTCAATAAGACTTCCAATCTGTTTCCAGCCTTCTCGATTGCTCAAGCAAACTGGGTCAACACTTGATACACAGCACCCGCTTTTGTCAATCGAAAACTCTACAACAAACTGTCCTTTGTCAAGTTTTGCTTCAACATAAAAGTAGATTCTATCACGAGGCGTTCCATCAACAGTAAACAAGGCAATGCGAACATCCCACAGTCCTTTTGCCTTCAAATCAACAAATTCATTGAAGCGCTGTGCAATATCACGCCAAGTTGCAACATTTTTGCCAAGTACAATCTTGTCATCTGCTGCTCCTGCCAAAACTGATGCTGGACCTCTAACCATAGAATCCTCCTTTTGTTCGGTTACAATAATAATATAAAAGAGGATTTAGAAAAGTTCAAAAATATTTTTAATATGTCATTGAAAGTGCCTGCTTATCAGTAAACACTTGCCCTTGAACATTATCAAGGGTGTCAGGCATTGTGAGTTTGCCAATCAAGTCATTATAAACAATATCACGATCTTGCATTGAACTGTAAGAATATTCTCTGTCATCATTGATAACAATAAGGAACTCACCATTTGTAGGAGCCCAGTCATCTTTGCCATTTTTGTCAGGGCCAATATATCTTTCTCTTTTTGTGATTATGTCAATTTGGTCAAGGCGAATTACATCTCTGTCGAGTTTGTAGAAATTGTTCATATACCAAGCTCCTTAAAGTAAAGGATAATTGGAACGCCTTGTATATCAAGATGATGTTCTTTAAGATCGTCTGTAATTGCTCGTGTTATGAATTGGTTAAGTACTTGAAATGAATCATTGTCAGTAATGCGACCTGTCATAGGAAGAGTAACGTTTCCGAAACGAGGAGTGAGGTCATTCTTTATGTTATATTGATATGAAACAAAACACCAATGTTCTTTTTCAGTTGTTTCTTTTTCCATCAAGTTCCTCCAATTCAACATCAAAACATTCATCAATGTCGTGATATGAAATTATATATTTCGTCTTGTTCTTAAACTCAACTACATATCCATCAAATACTGCTTTAGATATATTAACTATTTCGTCGAGCGAAAAAGTAGCGCGACCTACTATTTGTCCCTTTGCGTTGATAAGTTCAACGGACATATCAGTTGCGCCATCTTTCAATTTCCAAGACTTTACCTTCTGAGGAACGAACATAATAATTAGTCAGATGCTTTCTGATTTTTATCACGCTGTTCCTGTATCTTCATTGCATCTCCGATTGTAAACTTATCTTCAACAGCTCTTTCTTTTGCAATTCTTTCAAGATTGCGTTTGTTCTGACGACGCTGTCTACTGTTGAAATGTTTATCATCGTCTTTATGTGTAAAGCCTGCTCCCATTTTAAGTAAGGCGTTTGTCTGAGACTCATAAGCTTTACGAACAAGGAAAAGGAAGTCTGCAGGAGTTCCATCAGGTACAAGCTGCTGAAACTTGTCAATCAAACTGCCGAACATCATTGCAGAAGTAAGTTGAGCGTGTGGATTTTCGCCTCTTCCCATCATAAGAGCAATAACCGCTTCTTGTACAAGGTCATTGACTTTTGCAGCTTCTTGTTCTTTTTCTTCTTTCATAATTGCAAAAAGCTTATCTTTTGGATCGATTGTCCAAGCAGAGTTAAAATCTTCCCAAGAAATCTTCTGTTCAAGACCACCTGCTTTAAGAATGATACCGTCTTTTGCCTTATTAAGAATTCTTACTCGTATCAAGTTTTTCTCCTACAACTTCGCGATAGTATATCTTTACTTCTTCTTCAGACAATCTGTCGAGCTTCTGAATAATCCTTTTTGAATATGCAATCTGCTTCTTTGCATTTGTAAGCTCTTTCTGATGTAAAAAGCGGTCATACCTCAGAATTGTAAATTGCATTCTCCAAAAGTCTTTTTTCATTTGCTTTGAAAGTGAGCCCCAATCATCAATAACAAATGAAACTTTATTTGGCTTGTTTTCTTTTACATTTCTCCAGCCGTGAGAGTGAATATGCTTTGTATCATTTGAAACTGCAAATGATTTAGGCTTTCCTGTCCACTCAAGTGTATCAAAGGATTTATAACCAAACTTTGGAATAGCGTTGAATCCATCTTTCTTGAGGGCAGCAATTTCCTTTTCGATTGCAGGAAGATACACATCCTTTTGTTCGTTGATTTGATATGACGCCCACTTGATTTTGCCTTTGTGAAAGTCCCTTATTGATGTTTTCATTTCTTCAATAGTCGTATCCATTTGAATTCCAACATCTTCACAGTACTTTCTAAAAACCCTGCCTTTCTCAGAGTTTGAGAAAAACTTATTTGCAAGCTGCATAAATAATTCCTGTGTTATCTTTGTCAAAGTGCACCTCCAAAAAGAAGTCTTAACAATGTTTCATTTGAACGCATATTGTAATATGGGTTCTTTTCGTACTTCACTTTCTCGAAGTCATCTCCGATGTTTTCAGTATCAAGAATGAAGCCACAGTTGTGTTCGTGGTTATCACAAACAATCAACTTATGAGTACGATACTTAAACTTCTTCAAACCGAGTTCTGTATGTCCTACAACCTGACATTTCAAATGTCCAGGCCAGTTATCTTGAAGCAATGAATTAGGACGAATCCAAATACAAGATTCACCAGGTGAATCACCACTGCCTGAATATCCACAATGGCAGAAATACTCTGTATCACTGTCAAGAATTGCCTTCAATGTTTTAACATTAAAAGTTGTTGAAAAAGCATCCTTGAAATAAGGCTCCATTGCAGTGTAAGCATCGTCCATCATCTTCTTTGCATAAGCCTGTTTTTCGTGATACTCTTCAATGTACTTCTTTTCTTTTTCAGTTTTCGGATTTACAAGAGAACGAACAACACCATCAAAGAAGACATCTTCAATATGATTGTAATTGTACTTCCACTTGTTATATTCACGCATCAGTTCCTTTGGTACTTTGTCCATTTTATGTTTGTCATTGTACCAAGAAACTGTCCTGTTGTACCAATGCTGTGAAACGCCTGCGTGTGAAAACAAAACGCCATCAATAAGAACTGCAGGATATATGATATCCATATTCTTTGTGAACATCTCGTAATACATTTTTTCATATTCAAAATGATGTCCACTACAAGTTTGACTTGAAATGTATGCGTGATCGTGATTGCCTAAACAAATACAGAACTTATCAGGTTCTGCCCGTGCCATTTCTATAAGTTGTAAAAATCCCTCCTGCATAGGTTTACCATTGAGCTCATCTTCCCAATCGTCAACATAATCACCAAGAGTTACAACATAATCAACTTTGTCTTTGTTTGCCTTAATGAAGGCGAGAGCCTGATTCCAACTTCCGTGAATGTCAGGTACCACTAGAACTTTCATACTTTCTCGTCTCCCAATTTATAATTTTATCAACTTCTCTCTGTATGACTGCTGCATCAATCTGCTTTACATCTTCGTCATCATCAACTTCATAATTCCAATAATATTCAAAATTGATATAATAACACTTTATATCTTTGCGATAGCCATAATCAATATTGATTACAGATATTTCTTCATCTTCAGTAATTTCAGCAACTTTATTCATAAATTGCTCGTGTTCTTTTTTACTGAAAAGATATGAGCCTTTCGAAGGCGCATCTGTATCACAGGTCAAATTCACTGTCATATTCTCCTCAATAGTTCATCAATCTCATCGTTTCTTTCTGCGTCTCGAACAGCAGCACCTTCATTTTGACGAATTTCTTCTGTTCGATTTCTGATACGCTGAATGTACTCTTCGTTCGTTTCATCTTTGTAACCGTCAAGATTTTTAGGCAATTCAGTTAAACCTACATCAGCAGTTTCATCGGTTACAACAACTTCCCAGCCATCAAAAATTGTTGGGTCCTGTTCTGAACAAAAGTCAAGAACAAATGATGAAAGATAAACAGTTCTCTTTACACCGTTTTTCAGTTCATTAAGAACATCAGTTGTAACATCAACCATTTCCATAGGTCCGTCAGCGTGATATTTATTTATGAACAACCGATTATTTGCTGTATCAACTTCAACATCAGTCAAACGGTAAACTGCTTTCTTTGCATATTCTTTCTTTGTCTTCTGAAGATCTTTTCGGATCTCTTCAAGGATCTTATTGTTCTCTTCGTCAAACTCGTACTGCTCTTCACCAATGATTTCACCTTTATTGTAATATGTTACAACAGCGCCTGTGAATTCACTAGCAAGATAGTTAAAACCGTTGTCGGTCCAACTGTTATAGCCCAAGTTTAAGCGTCGATGACGAAGAGTTGAGCAGTCTGTTGTGTCGCCATAATAAAGATCAGCTGTGTATGCGCTTCCTAAAGAATTATTCAATACTGTCATTATGACTCCTCAAAGTAATCATCATCATCTTCATCAATCAAGTCGAGATCAATTCCCTGGAAAATGTTTGGATTTTGCTCGAGAAGATATTCCGCATTCGTTTCGGTGATTTTCAATTTACCACCTTCAACATATTTGCGCATAAACTCAACATCTTTTAATTTGACAGGACACTTCTTTGTATCATATTTAGGAGCATCATCTTCTTTGTTTTCAGTATCTGTCAGAATGTCGGACAAATTGAGCCCAGGCATTGAACCTGTGGCCTGTGTAAGAGCTGTCACACTTTGTATCATTTTCAAAAACTCGGAATTACTCTGTCCCATCTTCGTCCTCCTTCAAAGGTTCTCCTATATTGATATTAACTCCATCAAAAATTGTTGGGTCAACTCTTATCAATTCCTCAACGACTTTATGATGCATACAAACACTGTTGCCTGTTTCTTTATTGTAAAAGCCGCTTATCACTCTTCTTATTGTTCCTGAAGTCATATAAATAACTCTTGCAGGAAGCTTAAGTTTCTTAATGTCATTTTCAAATCTTTTATGTTGTTCTTTTGTTAGAACAACTCTTTCGCAAGTACCAATGTCAGTATAGCGAATCATTTCTTCTGCACTTTTATGAAGCTGTTTGAGCCATTCATCTCGTAAGTTTCTGTCATTCAATGTACAACTCCTTTCCATCAAACAACTCAGGATTCTTATCAAGAAAATATTCCGCAACTGCTGAGTTCAATGAAATCATCGTACTCTTTTTAATTGCTTCAATAACATATTGTGTCAAAGTCATTTGAGCAGTTGTTGTGTCAATCATCAAGTCTGGATTTCCGTCAAGAAACACAAACCCAGTGAGATCAAGATCGCCTTTTGCTGAAACACAACTTGTCAAATCTGCTGTGAAGTTTGGAGTACCCCAAGAATCTCCTGGGTGATATCCAAACTGTTGTGTGCCATTCGGACAAAACTTATTCATCAGCAAGTCCTTCGATATGAGGAATGATTTCGCCGCGCTTTACAATCTTTACTTTTGAACCGATTTCAATTCCGTGCTTAATCAACCAATTTGCGTTTGAGCAAGATGCTCTCTTAACAGTTGTTCCACAAAGATCAACCGCTTCAACGATTGCAACTGGGTTGAAGTATTTTCCTGATTGAGACCATTCAATGTCAAGAACAGTTGTTATTGCAACATCAAGTTCAAACTTGATAGCGCAAGAGTTCTTAGGAGTTCTGTTCTTGAGGTCTTCATAGTCGATAACTTCAGGCTTTACAACCACTCCGTCAATATCATATTCAATGTTTTCACGATTGTTGTACTGAGAAGTACGGAAGGCGAAAGCTTCTGTCAAGTTCTTTACAACAGCGTGTTCTGGGATTTCAAATCCATTTCCTGAAAGGAATTCCAATTTCTGAACTTCAGTTTTGATTGTCTTTTCACCAACTTCCTGCATATCATAAGCAACAAAGTTGAGATTGTCAAGTTCTGAACCGTCAAGATGTTTCATAATTCCTGCAGCAGCATTGCGGCAGTTCTTCATCTTGTCTTTGTAGTTTTTGTTGAACATTGAGTGAGACATCAGGATTTCGCCGCGAATTGAACAATCCATTGGCAAGTTCAAAGTTGAATTAACACCTTTAACAAGCTTTGCATTTTCAGTGATATCATCACCTTCAAAGCCTGTGCCGCGTGTAACTGCCTGAACAAGTTTTCCGTTGCGGAACTTAAGTTCAATTCCTGCACCGTCCATCTTCTGTTCCATAACATACACACCAGGGTGTTTGCGGAACCATTCTTTGAAAGCAGATTCATCTTTACACTTTGCAAGTGTTCCTGTTATCAAATCGTGTTTTGCTTTTGCAAAACCTTCAGTGTGATCGTCATAAGTTACTGTATCAACATAAGTTGGATCAAGAGTTTTCAGTTCATTGACAAGTTGGTCAAACTCCTTGTCTGACATAATAGGCTCAGCATTGCCGTATGCGATTGATGCTTCTTCGATCTTTGCTTTCAATTCATCAATTCTTGTCATAAGTTACTCCGTATCAATTCAGTTTTACAGTAATAATATAAAAGAGGTTGCTTAAGAGTTCAATTTTTCCGCTTTCATTTTTACAACTTTTTCATAAAGTTTTTTGATTTGTGTGCCACTTTCTTTGATCTTTTCCCTAAGATCGTCCAAGAACATTTTTTGCTGTTTCTTCTGTAGACGAAGTTTTTCCACATTCTTGAAAGAGTTCATAAGAAACTGAACATTTTTGTCTGACATCTTTTCAATAGGGATTTTCGCCATCTTTTTGATGTACCCATATTCCCGCTGCAAGGCATATTCAGTCATTGGAAGATTTCCATACTTATTTGCTTTATAGCGATTTTTGAGAGAAACTTCCAAGTTTCGCTGATGTGTCAATTCAACAATTTTAGACTCAAGAGCTTCAATACTGTTTTTGCTTTCATACATCTGGCAGTCCTCAAAAGTATCAAACTCTTTGCCGTCTTCTGAAATATAAACTTTCTTTGTTTCGACTGTCATACCAAGTCCTCCAACTTAATATCTTTATAAGCATCCTCTCGGATAATGTCGTGTTCAAAATTGTCCATAGGGAAACGATGCCGAGTAATGATTCTCTCACGAACAATCAACTTTGCATAAGCTTCAGCATTTTTATCATAAAACTTTCGATAATCGTATGTTTGATTATGAGGTTCATAACCTGGGCTGTTTGGTTTGTCAATACAACGGCGGTAACAATATTCATCACTCTTTTTACCGCTGTGCTTGCAAGACAAGCAAGGACTTTTCTGTTTGCTTTCGATGATTATAGTTTCTTCTTCAACAGAACGCTCAAGAAACAGGTCGCTCATCAATCTCCTCCTCCTCGAGAAGCTTTTCTGTTTCTCGATTAAGTTCCTGACGATCAGATGAAGTATAAAAAGCAACTCTTTTCAATTTGAGTTCTGAAGTTTTGTTCTTCAGCATCCCATAAGCGCAGTATGAATTCTTAAGTTTTGCAACTTTATTTTCTGATGCCATCAATTTCTCCAAACAAATGTACTACTTTACTAGAATGACCAATGTCAACTGAAATGTCGAACAACTTTTCCAAATTAAGAAAGGGATTAAAACCTGTTGCTGCAGAAATTTCGATTGTAAAATCATCAGGCAGATTTTTCGTCAATTCTCTAAACTGACCCAAAGTAAGTCCGTCCATTTTCAACTCCTTAATTGTGATAGAGTTCGCGTGCAACAACGAATGGGTTGCCTTTCTGATAACCATATCTGTCTTTCTTGTAAGCAATTTCAAGTTCGAAGTCCTTTCCAAGTTCAAGAGGACCAGATTTTGAAAGGATGCAGTCGAAAGAATTGCTGCCGTAAATTGCCTTATCGCAAGACATCTTTGCAAACTTTTCAGCTTCCTTTTCTGTCTTTGCGATTACTGTTGACTTTGCTGTGTATGAACCAAGCTGTGGGTTATAGCGGGTGTACTGATATTCAAACTTGTACCATTTTTTCTTTGCAGCCATTTCAAGGCGGTCATCAGTTGTCCAAAGATATGCAGGTTTCTTTTCCATAATTTGCTCCTTTTATTTGGCGTTTTACAGAAATAATATAAAAGAAGCTAATGCAAAGTTCAATTTATTCCCAAGTATTTTTAATTATTTGTACATTTATTCCGTTGAAAAACTCAGGACTGAACTCGATAATTGCCTCAGCTATTGCAGGAAAAACATAAACGGGAAACTCTCCATAAGATGGAGCAGGAACTGCATCACGAATGCATTTTACCCAAATCAATGTAAAATAAAAGTTTTTGATCTCAGGCGGCATTGGGTATCTATCATAATTCTTGATAAAAAACTCTACTGCTTTATCGTAAGCTTTTGAAAAGCCTTTTCTGGAAGCTATTGAAAGTTTATCAACATATGTAATTACGGGTGATATTGACTGCATTGAAAAGTCGATATAAAAATATCTTTTTACTGCAATGAACACTTGACGATACTTATCTGGGTCATCATCAAAGTCATAGTTTGCTGCCCAACTTGTCAAAAGACTTCTTGCATACATTGGGTCAAACTTTTTTGTAACTTCAGCCCATTTATTAAGGCTTTCCACCGACTTTGTCATATGTTGTCATTTCTCCATCATCTTTACTTGGGCTTCGATTGCTGTTTGTAAGCAGCCACTTACGATAGCATTCCATACATCTTACTTTTACGAGTTTGCCTTCTTTGTTGTAAATATGTTCAAAATGAATTGTACCTGCGTGAGAGGAGAAACGATACTCGCCAAAGTAATCTCCAATTACCTTAGGATGCTTATGTAAAATATGTTCCTTAATAAGAGCGTCAAAAAACTCATCATCAGTTTTGTACTGTTTTGGAAGTTGGAAGTTTTCCTGTGTCATTGCATTTGCTTCTTCCATTACAAGCGCTTCTTTTTCAATAAGAAGTTCAAGTCGTTCAACGCCCCGTAAGATAGATGCTTTTTGATCTTCGATTTCTCTGTCAAGCAATTTTATATGATCATCATAGGATGTATAGTTTTCACTTGTATCATCTTTTGGTGGGTCAAACAAACGCATACCGATTGAAAACACATTGCGATTTTTGATACGCTCATCACGGTTCTTTTTGCGTTCTGACATAAGAGACATTGTCTTTTTGATGGCTGCATCTTTATCAAAAGTTGCCGCCACATCAACAACTTTCTTATCGTCAATTTCGAGATCCATCATTTTTTCATCTCGTTCTGTATCTTCTGGGTCAATCATTCAAAACCTACCAATTTTATCATATCAACTCTAGCATTTTCAAAACCCATTGAAGGCATATCACAAGTTGTAAACTCGCCGCCGGAAGTGTCTCTTTCATACTCGAGAATCACGCAGTCATTGCGATGCTCAATCTTTGTAACATTATCAACAGTTATCTTTTTTCCGTTTTTGAGAAACACTTCTGCTCGCATATTACCACCCCAATTTCTTGTTTGGATCTTTTGCTCGAACAATAACGCAGTTTGCTGGAGAGAGCCCAAAGTTGATAGTTGAAGGAGTCATCTTCGCAACTTTTACAATAACAACACTTGCGCCTGCTCCACTTGCAACAGTATCACCAATCTCAATGGGAATGCCAAACTTATCAGTAAGAGGATGCTTTTTAAGGTACTCATCTTTGTCATTTACTTTAGTTAAAGCAGAGTTAACTTTCATAAATCTTTCAAAACCAAGTACATTTGCAATGTGTTCTCTTAATGCTACGATAGGCGGATGATTTTCCCAACCAGTGAAATCTTTTTCTTTGTCATCTGCAAAAGACGCTATTTTCAAGTTGAACCTAACAAGCTTACAAGGCTTATAATTATTTGGATAGTGTCTTTTAACATATTCTTCATTGTCAGTGTAATCTGGCTCACAAGTAGAATAGTAACCGTAGCTAAAGCCATCAACAATTTTATAAGAGATGTTAAAAAATGTTCTACCAAAGTTGATGTCATTGACACCTTTAACAACATCTTTTGAAATTATTTGGAGTTTCTTGAAAGCATTGATGCAGCCTTCGGTTGTATCATCACAAGGAAACAAATGATAGAACTTGAAGTAACGAACTCTTTCGCCATCAACTTTTTCACTAAGGAAATTATCCCAGTCAAGTTCAACATATTCAAGCAGACACTGTTTCTCGATGTATTCCATAAAAACTCCTTATTGAATATTAACTCCAAAGAAGTGACTCAGGATGCTCACAGATCCTTTCTGCAGCGTGTTTGATAGCAGCTTCCCAGTTATAAGTTTTGTTTTTGATTGCCTTTTTGATTGCGGCAACTTTAGTCGTCATCTTCTTCATCTTCGTTATCTCCTACAGCCTGTTTAATCTGATCTTGAAGTTTTGATAATGCAGAAAGCAAAGCAAGTTTCTTTACCAGTTCATCTGCCTTGTCAGGAGATGCGCCTTCCATAACAAGTTTTGCGGCCATTGCGTGCATTGACATTGCTGCTTCAAAAGCCTTCCATTCACCATCAGTTTTTGGTCGAACTTCAGCAGGAAGTTTCCAAGCAGCCTTCTTGTTGATAATGCGGCGGGCGCGTTCAATATCCATTTCACGATATGCTTCGATTTCTTCTTTAAAGAAATCCCTCAACTTGAAACGAACGTTGTGATCTTTGTAGTCTTTGAACGAAAGAGCATTTGCCATCATTTCAGAAAACGCTTTTGCAACTTTTAAGTTTGTAAACTCAGCAATGTCTTGCTCAACACCATCATAAACCCACAAGTGGCCATTTACACCTGTCTGTTTGATAGTGACTTTCCAATGGCGGTTCCAACCTGAAGTATGATCTTCAAAGTGGTAAACAATTACCACATAATCTTTCTCCAAAGGAAGTCCATAACGGTTATGCATTGCGTCAAATAACCAACCATCACCTATTGGCTTAGGTGTGTTTGAAAAAGGTCTACCCATTCTTGTGCTCCTTACTGTATGTGTTTAATGCGTCTGCAACAATTTGACAGATGTCGTCAAAGAACAATCCGTCAGCAAGCGCATCATAAATTGCATCTTTAAGATTTTTCTCCACTTCAGTTTTTGACATTCACCCACCTCTTAATCATAGTAATCTGAAACTTCTTCACCGTTCCAAAGTCTCATTGGCCCACACCAAGAACCTTTGTAATACCCAGGAATATAAAATCCGCCGTCTTCTGTAGGCTTTACCATAATTCTTTTTGGAATAAGACAGTTGCAGTTGTTTGAAAGAACTACATAGTCTTCCCAGAAACTTTGATTGTTTGCTTTTGCAACCATCTTGGCTTTGTCATACTGATCTTTTGTTCCTTTAAGAAGATCAAAGCCGTACTTTTTATTGTAATCTTTATAAACTGCCTCAAGGCTTTTAAGTGCTTCTTCATCAGGAAGTTTGTATGAATGACCTGTTCCGCCGCCTTCGTGTTCAAAATGTGTTTGCTTTGACGGCATTTTGACTACAAGAACTGATTTCTTTGATGTCCCAACAATTTTGAAAAATGTTGAAGAATTACACCAATGCTGAACTAAAATTGTTCCAATGGGAATGTCTTCTGGTGACTTCAAAGACTTAATATCCATTTTCAAACTCCTTAGAATGAAGCGAGAACTTCAGCATTTTCCATTGCAAAGTTTGCATCTTCCATAGCACGAGCCTTTGCCCAAGCAATAGCAGCATCCTTTTCCTTTTTTGTAAGGATGTACTTTCCGTCAGCGTCAACCTCGTGAATGTAAACCTTGTGAACCATCTTTCGAGGATTGCGGCTGTATGACTGTGACCAACGAATTCTTTCGCGTTCTTCACGAGCCTTTTCGAGAAGTTCTTCTTTGTCAGTTGATGGTTTTGTTACATCAAAGAAACAAGGATTTTCACCTTTCAAAAGGGCCCAAGCTTTAATTGTAAGATTTGTAGCAATATCTTCCCTTTTCCAAGCACCTTCAGAAAATACGCGGAAATATTTGATCTTGTTTGCCATAATTTGCTCCTTGTTTTGGTTGTTTACAAAAATAATATAAAAGACATTACATCAAAGTTCAATTTTTTCTATAAAATAATTATCATATTTTCATATTTATTATTGTCCCATATAGCTAAAAAAGTCAGGTTGACACTTTTTGTCAATCTGTCTAAATGTTAATATACTTTTATGGGAAATAACGCATATCATAAAAAGGACAGTCTTGAGTTCTTCCCTACACAAGAATGGGTAAAAGAAGCTTTATACTCAATGATGAAAGGGACTGAGAAAAATATTCTCGATCCTTGCTGTGGAGATGGCGGACTTGAGTACTTTGACAAATATGAATATAAGTTGATGGACATTGAGAATCGAGGACTTGAAGGTGTTGAACTTTGTGACTTTTTGAAACGCGAGCCAAAAGAAGGAGAGCATTATGACTGTGCTGTTATCAATCCACCGTTTAGTCTTACTGATGAGTTCATCACACAAGCGTTCAAATACACAGATGATATTTATTTGATTGCGCCTTTCAAGTCAGTTTATAAGAAATGGAACTTTGCAATAGTTGATAGCATTCTTGACTGGAGAATACCTTACCAATGTTTTGCAATTTTGACTTCGGTTGGACTGATGCATTTGAGAAACAAAAAGCAGTTTACTTTCGGGGCAGTAAAGAACAATGCAGATACATTTTGGGGACAAGAATTACCTTATGAGAAAAGTTGGAAACAAACATTCTTTGTTGCAGAAAAAGCTCCTGATAAGTGGTTTATTGTAAATCGTTTGACAAAAGCAAGAGTTCAAAGAAATGAGGAACTTATTCAAGAAAAAGATATTTATGCGCCAAATGATGAGAATGCATTTATTGTTGAAAAGGGAAATACAAACACTAAAGCAGGTGACAAAATAAAGCGAGAGATTATGCTGTTTGATAGCAAAGAAGACGCTTATGCTTTTCGTCAGAAGTATATTGATAACAGTGATTATGTAAGAAATTATTGTTACTTGTATGGCGGAACTGTACTTGACATCCGCAAGATACCACTGTTATGAAAAGATGTACTTTTCTGATACAGCAAACACTAGTGGTTTAATTTGTGGGATAAGTTCTTGAGCATCTTTCAATGTTGTACCTGTACTTACAACATTATCAACAAAATACACAGGTCCATCAATGTCCTGCATTGCGTCGTAAAGATACATACCTGATGAAAACTTTTGTCCTTTTAAGTCGATACCATTCTTTTCTTGCCAAGCTTTTTTGATTGCATATAAAGTCTCTCTTGGTGTACAACCCATAACATCAATGATTGTTACTTCATAAGGACAAACTTCTTTAATGTGTTCACAAATTTTTAATGTGTACTCTGCCTTGCCTGTATGTTGCGGGGCGGGTACCAAGAAACAGTCTTTTTTGATTTGAGACGCAAGAAAGTCGCCCATTTCTTCAATGGCCCATTCATTATTTTCTTTTACACCGTGTGCAACTTCCGAAACATATCCGTGTTTGTAAATGTATGCTTCTGTATCGCCAAGCACAACTTTTCTTGCGTGTTCTTTATCAACCAACTGTTCCATACAAAAGTTAGTAAGTAATCATCTCCATAGATGGCATAGCGCAGTTGCAGAATGCATTTTTATTGTTTGGACAATTTTGACAACATTTAGGTAAGTTTGGTTTATAATCTTCAAAACCAAGTTGCTTGTCAGTTTGATTATGATCTTTCAACCAATCATAAATTGCTTGATTAAAAACATCGTGGGTTGCACCACTGTGTTCAATCATTACTTGTTCAAGTGTTAAATCACTTGTGTTTGTTACATAAGTTCTCATAGTTTAATTGGTTCTCCTGTTACAATTTCAACTTTATATCCTTTTTCTGTAAGGTGTTGTTGTAGGTACTCTTGAGCATCTTTATCACCGTGTACAAGAAAAATCTTTTTTAATTTTGATGTATCAACTTCCTTCAACCAAGCAGCGATTTCATTATAATCTGCGTGAGCAGAGAAAGCGTTAATCTTGTGTACTTCAGCTTTCAAATGATACTCTTTATTGTCGATAGTAAGCAACTCTTCTTTTTCAAGTATCTTTCGGCCTAAAGTGCCTTCGCCCATATAACCAACAATAAGAATTGTGTTCTTAGGATTTTCAATGCCTTCTTTAAGGTGGTTGATAATTCTTCCTGCTTCACACATTCCATTTGCGGCGATTATGATAGCAGGAACTTGTGACTTTGCAACCAACTGGCTTTCACGGAAGTCTGAAATGAACTGCAAAGAACGAACACTAAAAGGATTCTTACCTTTGCTTATAAACTCATTTACAATCTTTTCATTAAAGCATTCAGGATGTATGTTGAAAACGCCAGTTGCATTACTTGCCATAGGAGAATCAACATAAACAGGAACTCTTGGAATAGCATTAACAGCCATCAATCTTTTAATGTAATAAATAATTTCCTGAGCTCTTTCAACAGCAAACGATGGGATAATTACTTTACCGCCGCGTTTTATTGTTTCATTGATAACAGTTGTAAGTTCTCCGTAACAATGTTCCAATGACTCGTGTGTACGGTTGCCGTAAGTACTTTCAAGGAATATGTAATCAGGTGCAGGCATATCTGTATCAGGCTTTCTTGTGATAGGATTTGAGTTGCGTCCTAAGTCACCTGTATAAAGAATATGCATTCTTTCATCTTCTTTTTTAATCAACTTTTGAAGGAAGTTTCTTTTTCTTTTAACTGATATGTCAATCATTGATGAACCAAGAATATGACCTGCATCATACATTGTATATGTTATGCGTTCATCAAGTACTTTTTCTTTTCGATATGCGTGGCATCTGAAGTGGTTGATTGTCTCAACAACATCAGACTCTTCATATGCAGGTCCGCCCTTTTCATACTTTTGAATCTTTGCAGAGTCAAGCATTACTATTGATGCAAGATCTCTTGTTGCTGGTGTTGAACGGATTGAACCTTTGTAACCGTCTTTGATAAGTTTTGGCAATAAGCCACAATGGTCATAGTGTGCGTGTGTTAAAAAGACTGCTTGAAGTTTGTCAACTTGGAAAGTGAATTCTCTGTTGCGTTCTTGAGCACTTTCAGCACCTTGCCAAGCGCCGCAGTCAATCATATATGGTAAGCCATCAATCTCAAGAATATGTTTTGAGCCAGTGACTTCACCGACAGCCCCGAGAGAGTAGGCGATTATACTCATAAGTCCTCCAATGCGTCAATCAATTCAAGTTTCTTTTGATAAACGCATTCCTTAACTTTTTTATAATAGGAACGACAACTTTCCCAAACGGTCTTCTCAGTCGCATCTGAAAAAGCAAAAGTTCTTGAAGAAATAACAATGTTATCTCTATCCAAAACTGTAACAGCCCACATATTATTTGTAAGGTCTGATATGTAAACTGCGCCCGCGGCATACTTCTTAGAAGTAATTATTCTACCTAAGTCAGCTTCAATCATTCGATATTTAGTCGTTACGATTGAGCTTTTTCCCATTTCTCTTTAATCAAATTGATTTGACTAAAAACCAATTCTTCAATTCTTGGCCAATCAAGATTAAACTCATCAAGGCGAGGTGTACCAATGTTTAAGTCATCAATGTAACAACTGCAAGGAATCTTGCTGTTTATTGTATAACGCACTGGGAATGTAATCTTTTTGTTTAAGTTGTTCTTAATTGAAATGCCATCACGCTTAGGTAAAAATACTTCATTAAGTTGGTAACGACAAAGATAATCTTTTACATAATTCCAATTGTCAGCATTATCAAGATTTCTTGCTGTATGAATCACTAGATAAATTGGATTCTCAGGATCTTGATAATTGTGTTCGTGAATATGATTGTAAAAGTCAACAAAACCTTTTTGAGGTTTTGGAAAATCATTACCTCCTGCAGGCATTGTTGTAACTGTGCCATCAAAGTCAATACCAATAATGAATGGCTCATCTTTACTGTATAAGGTCATTTTTATCCCTACTTCTTAATAAAACAATTTCATTCTCTTTATCGACTTCATAGCCGTCAAGAATATGAGTTTCAAGATCTAAGTCAACTTCAAACATTGCGTAGCCTTGGTGCGCAAGATCTTGCAAGGTGCACACCAATTCACTGAGTGTCATCTTTTTCATACTTTATTATATTAACAAAAAGAAAGGCAGTACCGAAGTACTGCCTTGTTATTTCTCTTATATGTAGAGCTGCAATTTTAACTTTTAATTAAAATTACAAATTAGTTGTTTGCCCAACGTTCTCGAACTGAAGTTCAACATATTCTGAGAAAGGAGTTACCTTTACTTTAACATAGATTACGAACTTACGAGCAGCTTTTGTAATGTCTGTGTTTACACCAGCAATATCACAAATTGCTTTTGTCCAAATCTTGTTTGAACCTGTTGTTCTCTTTGCAAGAATTGCTTCAACCTGAGTCTGACGAACTCCCATCCAATAATCATCAATTGGTTTCTTGATCTGCTGACGCATTACATTGTCGCGAATATCACGCTTACAAAGCAAGAACGCCATCACGTGCTCAAGGAAAGACCAATCTGTAAGATTGTTAGGATCCTGTGTTGTCTTTGATGATGTTACCATCAAGCCGTCATCAGCATTATAAACGATTGGGTTGATACCCTTTTCATCCATAATCTTTGTTGCTGTGTCAGAGAAGTTCCAACGAGCTTTAAGAACAGCACGAGGCAACTGACCGCCCATATCATTGTAGTTGTACCAAGCTGGAGGCCAACCACCCATCTTGAAGTCGTAAATACGAGCACACATCAAACCAACATCACCAATAGGTTTCATCCAGAATGACTTACCTGTGTAAGCGTCATAGTACTGGAACTCACCAGCGAACTGTGCTGTCTGTTTAGAGCGGCCTGTAACTGTGATTTTGCTTGGGTTTGTAAACTCAGCTTTTGTGATGTTCTTTGGAGAAATTGCAATAGCAAGTTTGTGAGTCATAACCAAAGATGCGTGCTGTGTGTGAACAAACTCTTCACCAGTTGGGTCCATAAAGATGAATACATCGTCATACTGAGAATCAAATGCTTCTGTCCAACCCTGCTTTACAACCATCTGGAACTCGTCACGCCAAGAACCACCTGTTGTGCCGTCTTTGATGTTCTGTTCAACTGCGTATGTTACATAACGCTGACCTTTGAGTTTGAGGTCAAATGTTGTAGGAACCAAAGTACCTGTCAAGTCGTATGTCAATTTGTCATCAACGATACGAGTACCTGTGTAGATACCGTGTGAGTCAAGATCATCATCAAATGTTTTGTCTGGGTGGATTTCGATAAATGACATATCGTCGTCGTTCAAAACATTTGGCCAATAAATATTTGCACCGTAAGAATCTTTACCCTTTTCATTGAAAGAACCAGTGAACTCACCACCGTTCATCATTTCACCAGGGTAAACTTCCTCAGTTACTTTGAAAGTCATTGTGTTGAAGTTGATGTCCTTCTTCAAAGGATAGTTTTCATCATCTTCTTTCTCAATCTGGAAGTTGCTTGCAGATACAACATACAAGATTTCGTGGTCGATCTGAAGTGATGTTGTATTTGTAGGTGTGATTCCTATTGCTTTACCATCATTCATTGAAACAATGTAATCGCCGTAGATAAGCAATGACTGTGTTTCATATGCTTCACCAACATCTGTACAAGTTTTTGCCAAAGTTGTCAAAGATTCTTCTGCATCAGCATTGTACTGATAAAGTTTGAGTTTCTTTGAAACAGCTTTTTCTTCCGGCATAATTGGTGTTGTGCCATCATATGATACTTCGCAGTACAAGAACAAGTTGTCATCGTTGTTGAAGTCAATTTCGTTGAGCAAGTCACGAGAAACTTCCTTGAGCTTAGGACCATAAATTACAGGAACAGCAACATCATATAACCACTTATCGTAACCGATAGAAGAAATAGAAACATTTGTTGTTACTTCAGCAGCAGATTTCTGAACAATGTAACCGTATGAGTAAGGTTTAACATTGAGCAACCAAGTAATTCCCTGATAGCGGTTTACTGGTGATGTATAAGATTCAGCTGTTGTGTAAGCTGTCTTGTTTCCTGTAGCAGCATCAGTTACAACAAACTCAACATTGAAGAACTTGCTTTCGTCAAAGTCAGCAGTTGATGTTTCTTCACCTTCTGTTGAAGTGTTTGTTACAGTAAGTTTGTTACCACTTTCGAGGTAAGCAACAACTTCACTCCACTTAGGAGCTTTGCTTCCGCCGTTTGCAACCAAGTTTTCAATGTTTGTGAACAAGTCAGTCAATGTCAAAAGTGGTGCATCTGTGTTTTCGTATGTGTTTGTTGAAGTAGCCTTGATACCAAGGTTTTCAAGTTCTTCAAGAACTGCTGTCTGAGTTGTCAAGCTTGAGTTTGCCAAAATCCAAGAGTTACCGCCAATGATAACTGAGTAAGTACCGTCTGCAGCCTTTACCCAAACACCACAGTAATAATCTGTAACTGCTTCATCTTCTGAGTTTTCAACATACAACTTGTGGTCAGTTTTGTTTACAGAGTAGTAGTATGTACCTTCATTAAATCCTGAAGTTTCATCACCCCAGTAGTTGATACCAATTTCCTGAATTGAAGCCCACTGTTTTGCCTGAATACCTGTAATGTAAAGAGCGATGTTGTCTTTTGTACCGTCAATCTTTCCACCAACAGCATAACCACTTGAGCCGCCAACACCTTTAGGATTTACAATAACATTTACAGTTGTCTTTTTGTAACCCTGTGCATCCTCAAATCCAACCTGAACCATCTGTGTGTAGTCGATAACATCTTTACCTGTTACATTGTAGAAGTCGATAAGACCTTTTGATGTAATGTAAGCGCCACCGAAGTAAGATGGGTACTTTTTAGATGAACCTGCAGGAGCAGAAACATACAAACCATATTCCTGATTGAAAGCTTCAGCTTCATAAAGATCAGGCCAGTTTGCTGTTGGGACACCAATCATTGCGTAAATGGCTGTCATATTGCCCTTTTCGAAGTAGTATGGACTTGTTTCTCCTTTAGGAGCACGAACTACCATATAACCTTTGATAGTTGAGCTCTCTGTTGATACAGAGAAAGAAGAGTCAATGTCAACGAAAAGCAAACGCCAAGAATTCTTTGAACCCATTGAATATCTCCTCATCTGAGTCCAAAGACTCAGCTTAATTTTTATAAATTAGTTTTGCACGCTGAAAAAGATTCAGATGAAAAAATCACAAAATTTTTTTAACTAATTTTGATGGGGTTGTAAGTATATGATAAGCTTAAGAGAAATAGCAGACAACAAAAGTGATATCTCCTCAACAAGATGGGCGTTTGGCTTAATTATAATGTTTGATATTATCATCATTACATTAAGTATTGCTGCATTTCTTGTTGCACACTTTATTGGTATGCCACTTGATGGATCATTCTTTGGATATGTTGCAACTCTTCTTGGCGTTGTAACAACTTTAGTAACGACAGGAAAGGCACTTCAGGGTTTTGAAACAAAACACGATGACAAGCAGAAAGATGAAAAGGTCGAACCTGAAGCAATAGAGGAGAAATAATTAAAGGCGGCAATTTGCCGCCTTATTTTATTTATTCTTTTTCTTAAACATTTGATATTCGGACCACCAACGATACCATTCTTTGAACCGCTGTATAGGTGTTAATGGTCTCCAGCCACTTTGCATAATTTGATATAAGTCTTCACAAACAGGACAACGCTTTGCATTCTCAGGATGTGACTGATGCCATCCAGGTGTTATTACTTTTTCAAAATATTTTGGGTTGTCGCTGCTTGCATAGTACTCATCATCAACAAGCCAATTGTGTTTTGACTTACATCTCCACCAATGTCCTTGTTCCTGATTGCTTCGATTGACTTCTTCCCAAGTACCGCGTACAAAAGGCTTTTCCCACATTTCATCAAATGATTTGTAAGTGCCTTCAGGATAACCAAGTTGTTTAACTGCTGCTTCCCATTCTTCTTTGTTATAGAAAGTCAACATACTGTTTTCCCAATCTTCACAACTGGAATAGTCAATGCCTTTGTAAGAAAAGTGGCGCATTACTTCAGGATCATCTTCAAACTTTCGAACATAGCCAATGTCAGGATTGCTTACCCACGAATAGTTGCAGGCTTTGCATTTCCAATCGTACATTTCAAGTTCTGGGTCCCAAATTGCTTTTGATACCAACTTTCTTTTGTTGATATATTTCCAGAGTTTCTTTGCTTCACGAGGATGCAAATACTTTTCACATTTGTAAAACTCAACTTCTTTATTGCTTTTCGGACCAACATAAGTACAAATTGGAATAACGCCGTGTGGTGTCATAAATGACTCAAACTTTATTTCACGAGTTACATAGCCAAAAAGACATTTGATACTGTAATGCTGACCTTCAATGTAAGGAACTTTTTGATTAACAATAAGATGTCGATCTTCTCCATACCAAATAAGAACATCAATAGTGCCATCTCTTAAAAGGCCACACTGAACAATGACATCTTTTTCAGAAAACATTTTGACTTGATGAATATGTTTGTTGCACCAAAAGTCAAAATGAAGCCATTCATTATCAACATAAAGTGATGGTTTATTCTTCATTGTTCTCTCCTGTAATTGACTTGTTATATTTTTCAATCCAAGGCTGCTTTACAATTTTAACACCCATCTTTTCAAGTACAGGATATGAAGAGTACAAGTCACTTTCCTGAATTACCCAACCTTCCTGCATCCAATATGCAATAGTTTGAACAAAGTACTCACTTGCATAATGCTTAAGCAGCTGTTCAAATCTGTTCTTAAGATGTTGAGTGTACAACTTCCAAGGAAATACTGCAACCATTGAAACACCTAAGTAAGGCGCTCTAAAAATCTTATTCCATTCGTCAACACATACATTACGAAAACTTTCATAAAGATCGTGATGTTTCCAGAATGCTTCAGGAACATAGCCTATTTCACAAATGTAATCATAGGCCTCAAGAAGTTCACCATAGGTGTTCTCATTCAAACCAATCAAAACACCAGTGATTCTTCTTCCTTCTTTTCGTGAGTTAACTAATACTGCATTAACGCGGTTGTGTAGCCCGCTTGGATTCTTATGTGCCATAACATGTGCGGGAATCAAGTTCCCGCTCTATTCAAAAGCTTTGTGATTACTTAGGCTGTTTCGGAATGGCCTCGCAATACTCCAAAGCATCAACTGGGGTTATTGCCATCTTTTGCAGTGCAGCGATACCCATCGCGTGACTTGATAAATCCCAATAATGGTTAAGTACACGGTCAACAAATACTCTGCAATCTTCATTTTCATCAAGGTTCTGTTTGTTTCTGTTCTGAAATCTTTCCAGCAAGTCAGGCACTTTGACGCAAAAGATTGACATATGATTATTGAAGTAAGCAGGGTTTGGGTTGAAGGTACCAAGAAGTCCGACTCTTTCTTTGTACGGTCCGAGGTCAATCCCTGTCTCCTCTTCAAACTCGCGAATGGCGGCGTTCTTTCTAACCTCTTTAAGAGCGTCGTCATAACCTTCAAGCGGAAGATCTTTCATTTCAGAGTCTTCCACTGTACCGCAAGGGAACTCAATAGTTTTTGCTTCTGCACCCCAGCGTGTCTGTTCAACAAAAACGCAAACAGGATTTTCTCTTGAACTTGCGTCTGCAGCTATCAACATACACCAGTCGTTACAATTCAAACCAACAGGCTTGAAGTTTGGAACATTGTCAAACTCCTTCTCTACAACGGTAAAGACGGGTGTTTTCATTTTTGTAGTTTCTTTAGTCTTTTTTAGCATTTTTCGCATTCTCCAAAATTGTACCAAGCAGTTTTACATCGTCAATCTTTTTGAGGTCTTTTCCAACATCCTCAGTTGCAAGTAAACGAGCGCTTTCATATTTCTTATTGTACTTATAAGCTTCTATGTAATCTTGAACTGTTGGATATTCAAGAGCTTCATACTTTGTAATCATTTCTTGATTGTTTTTGATAAAGCTTTTTGCATCAAATACCATAGTTGCAAAAGCCAATGCAAATATAAAACCAAACAAGCAAACAATGCATCTTATTGTGAAAAATGTCCAATACCAGAGATGCTGCCACCATTCATCTGCATAGCCCATTACTAATGCATCACGCAACTTTCGAATGATTCCATCAGATTTTGTTTTATCTGACCAATAAACTCTTTCAAAAATGAAAGCAATCAAATGATGGATTCCAATCAACGCCAGACCAGGGATAATCAGGAAACAAAAAACCCCGATAATCAAACTTGTATTCATTTAGCCACCTCTTAAAGTTTGTTGTACCAGTCCGCGTCGTCCAAGTACATTTCCATCAATTCAGATATTAACTTGTTGCGAACTTTTGAAGAACTTGCTTCCAAGAAATCTTTTCCAATGTACAATTCCTCGCAAGGAACAACTTTTACAAGGTCATCTTTGCTGTTTCCGCGCTGGACAACCATCAGAGTTGCCATAAGGAGAATGTCTTCATAGCGGAACCAAGTTGGAAAGTTTTTGTAGGAGTCTTCGCCGATGATAAGATATAATTCATCATTAGGATACTGTTCTTTGAAGTACTGAACTGTGTTGATTGTACGCCACTTGCTGTCTTTATCTTTTTCAAGGCTGTCAATTACAATGTTTCCAGGCGCATTTGAAATCATCTTTGTAATGATTGCAACCTTTTCATCGAAAGTAAACAACTTTCTTGAGTCAGGTCGATAGTAATCACAAATCGTTGGTACGATGATTACCTTGTCAAGTTTCTTTGCAGCTTCAACTGCGATTTTCAAATGTCCCTGGTGGAACGGGTCAAATGTACCACCAAAAATTCCAATCTTTGCCATTTACTTTGCTCCTTTTGGATATCTGAACAACCAATCAGCACCGCCATCCATAAAGATTGACATTGTGTCGATTTCAAATCCTCGTTTCTTTATTTCGTTGTATTCTTCTTCAGTCAAACGACCACGGTAAGAACCGTAGGCAGGATAATGTTCAACTGCATAAACCAACGCTTTTGTCAATTCATCTCGAAGTTTCATTATCCTGCCTCCGACTTATTTCTCGTAAGTCATACGCCAGTCAATTTCCTTGTGCAGTCTTTCGATTGCTTCAGGATTGCGGCACATATTCTTTCCAGGTGCATCAGAAAGTTTTGCAACATCCAAGCCGTTTACGATTGCAACCTTGCATACGATATTCAAAGCTTCAATTCCCTGAGGACCTGACCAATCAGTTCCGATACCGAATGCAACCTTTGCCTTGCCTTTGAAGTACTTATTGATTTCAGTTGCCTTCTGAAGATTGAGACCGTCACTGAACATCAGAGTTTTTGTAAGAGGGTCAATTCCCAAGCTCTTGTAATGGGCAATCATTTTGTCACCCCAAGCGTAAGGATCTCCAGAGTCGTGGCGTACACCGCTGAACAAAGTTGCAAATGTTTTGCGGAAGTCCTTCAAGAAAACATCTGTTCCGATTGTGTCAGTTAAGGCGATACCGTTCATTGTTCCGTATTCTTTAACCCAAGCATCAAGTGCGAACCAGTTGCTGTAAGCAGGGTTGTGGTAGAGGTGTCCCTGGCCGACTGTCATAATGAACTCGTGAGCCATTGTACCAACGGCGGTAACACCGTACTTCATTGCAAGATACATATTTGATGTACCGATGAAGCCCTGGATAGGTCCGATTGCATTGTGCTTTTTCTCTTCGACAAGGCGGCCAATCAACCAATCCTGAAGTTCAAAAGAAACGCGGCGGCGGGCACCAAACTCTGAGAAGATGCCAGGTGCAAAAATGCCTTCGCGCATAAAGCGGAGCTTTTCTTCAGTCTTTTCTTTGAATTCTTTTGCAAGCTTTTCGTAATCATAGTGATTGCGGTAGTATGTTTCTGCGGCGATTTCGAGAACAGGAATTTCGTAATCTGAGATTTTCCACTGAACACCTTTTGTGTGAATTGCGAGTCCTGAGATAGGATCATCACCGATTTCAAAGTCTTCAAAATGAGGCTTCCAATCGCGTTCAACTTCAATAAAGTTGTTGTGAATCCAAGGACGGGTTGCAGGATCTCCAAGGAAAGCGAGTTCCTCTTCTGTGTAACGAAGTGCGCAGTAAGCGCGGATCTGATTTGTAATTTCTTCACGGTCAGCAGCAGTGTACTTTTCGTGAGATGCAGCATCCCCGACATTGCGAGCCTTGAAGTCCCAAGTTGCGTGATCACCACTGAACTGATGCAAGTAAGCCTGTTTCATTGACTTCTTGTACTGATCTGTATCAAGCGGTGACTTGACCATAGGCGGATATTTCAAATTAAACGCCTTCATAACAACTGACTCATCGTCAGTCAACTTACCATTGATTTCCCACATATAGGAATACCTCCAAATTATTTGTATCTTGGTTCGTTCATTACGAACAACTGTTTTCTAAATTGATTTAAGACAACTTCTCTTGCTTCATCATTCAAGCCATAAAGCAATGAGCCTGCTTTTTTAGTGCACCAGTCATCAATAAAGTCTTCTTTTTCTTCAACGGAGTTTACAACATCGAGAAGTTCATCTCGATCTGAACCATTGTAATCTTCATCCCAATAGATGTAAAATTCCATTTTAGGCCTCCTTAGAAAATTCTTATTGTTTTTGACAAGTCAAAAGCCAAAACTTCATTTCGAACTGAGTATGATGAACCATCCTGAGTATCAGCTTCTACAGAATAGTTTCCATAGCCTGCCTCGATCATTTCATTCAAAAAGTCGCGCAATTCTGTTACAGTCAATTCAGACTTTTCAGAAACACCTGAAATGTTGTTTGCATATACTTTTTCATCACCTATTGTTTCATAAGTCCATTTTGATGTTTCTTTCTTCAACATAATTTGCTCCTTTTGTTTAGGTTTTTACAAATATAATATAAAAGAAAACTTGCGGGAGTTCAAAAACTCCCGCATATTTTATGAATTATTTTTCTGGGTCAAAAACATCGAAGACGACAAGTTTCTTTGCTGTGTTCGGGTGATTGTGCATTCTGTCAATCATTTGCTTTGTTTCAAAATCTTTAGGCGGAATTCCATAACGGATGTACCTGTCAAGTGTATCATAAGAAAAGCCCAGGTTGTCTTCGTCGGTTTTGCCGCACATTCCATCAGAAGGAACTTTGTGAGTCCACTTCTCGCTGATGCCAAGGTAATCTCCCAAAGCGACAACTTCAGTTTTTGTCAACTTTGCAAGAGGAGAGAAGTCGCCAGTTGCATCGCCCCACTTTGTGCTGTAACCAACATAATCTTCAGAGAGGTTGCAAGTGTTTACAACGCGGCCATTAACCGCAGCAGCAATTCCATACAATGTTGCCATACGAAGGCGGGCAGGAGTGTTTGTAGTAAAAACTTTACATTCATTCAAGTCTTTACCAATGTTGATTGCATCGAACAGAGCGTTATATGCAGTACCAATGTTTACTGTAATAGGCTCAACCCCAAACTCTTTACAAATGTCGATACTGTCCTGAATGTCTGCCTGTGTACCATTCGGCATAAGAACAGGAACAACACGATCTTTACCAAGGTATTTGATACCAAGCTTCAAGCAAACTGTGGAATCTTTTCCACCACTTACACCGATAACCATCGGCGAATCTTTTCCGTTTTTCTCAAACCAATCTTTGAACCACTTTTCAAGTTTAGGCTCAAAATCTTTAGGATCCAACATTTAATGACCTCCAAATCCAATCGTAGGGATTACATCATAGCATCTTACAATATAACCATTTTTGCGAAGTTCAGCAGCAACTGCAATCATTGCGTCTTCGTTTTCTGTAATGCCTTGACATACAGTGTTGCCGTCTTTATCACGAGCGACAACTCTGTACTTTGTTACTGCAATACTCATTAGCGAATGTTGCACTGGCAGCATTCCATAACTTTCAATGCAGCCTCGTGGCTCTCCTTTGTAAGTCCGGCGCAGCAGTCAGCAATAACTGTTACTTCAACGCCTTCGATTGCCTTAAGAGCAAGCGCATTACTGACAACGCAGATGTCGGTACAAGTTCCGCAGATAACAACTTCATCGCCTTCTTTGACATATTCTGTCCAGTTGTCAAAACCGAAGTGAGTCTTGTCAATGAAGAGAGTGTTTTCATCAGTCTCTTCCATAAGTTCAGGAACAACCTGCCAGCCTTCAGTGTCTTTTACGCAGTGCTTTACAGGAAGATGCTTTCCTTCGCCTGTTTCCATATAATTTTCACCGTGTGTATCACGAGTGAAAATGATGTTTGCTTTTTCAGCCTTTGCTGCCTGAACCTCTGCTTTAATGCGAGGAATGATTGCAACTGCATCTTTGTTTGCAAGAGCTCCTGTGCAGAAGTCATTCTGCATATCAACAACAACGAAATGTTTCATTATTTACCTCCAATGATTTCATTCAGTGTTTTTGGTCCCCACTCCATAGCAGGGCACATAATACCAACATTGTACATTTTGACTTCGTGGCCGACAACATCTTCGTAATCTTTCTTCCACTTTTCAATCATATCACAGTCGTGCGGATTTGTATGCACGTGACCGTAAAGGTGAACAGTATGACCGTGATAAACACCATCGAACATAAAGATCGGATAGTGTGAAAGAATTACAGTGTTGCCTGCGTTGTCGATATGTTTGTGGTAACCTTCGTACACATCAACAAACTGTCTGCGAAGTTCTTCGTTCTTCCACAACTTATAGTCGTGGTTGCCTGTAACCCAATGCTTTTTGCCGCGAAGGCGAGCAATCAAGCAGCGTGTTTCATAAGGATTTGTCCAAGAAATATCACCAAGAATCCAAACATCGTCTTCATCTGAAACGCGTTCATTCCAAATACGAATGATTGCTTCGTTCATTTCGTTAATGTCTTTCCAAGGACGATTGTCAAAATTGATTGCATTTGCGTGTGAGAGATGCAAATCTGAAATATAAAACTCTTTACCCATAATTGTATATTAACCTCAGTACTCTTTCAGCTTTTCTTCCAATGCAGATTTTGCTTTCAATTCTTCAAAGTTGTCAGGTGTAATAACAACACAATGAATGCAGTGGTCAAAGCCTTCAACTTTCTTATCAAAGCAATGTCTGTTGCCTGACTTAATCTGCTTCTTTGTTACGAAACAGCGATGTTTTTCGCAATAGCAGGCAAGGTTTTCTTTGTACCCAATCCCGTTGTTTAATGTCAACACATAATCTTTTTTGTATTCAGGATTAAACTTAAGATCGTTAAAGTCCATTTTTAGTCCTCCTTTATCAGATTGTAGCCGCCGTCAACCCAAGTAATGTTTCCATCAACTCTTGAAAGTCCCTGTGCGCCGTCAATGTCATATACATAATCGACCAATTTGTCAAGGTCGAATGCATTTCTTGGAAAGTTGATGAAACCATATTCATCAGTAAGCTTTTCAACAATTTCGTTATCAGAGAGATCAGAGAATGTATCACTGTCTTCGATACGGAAGTCGTTGATGTAAACCTCATCGAAGAAGTTGATTAAGCCGCCGTTGTCAGCAACAAACTTGTTCAAGCTTTCATCAGAGTAATCATTTTCAAAAAGCTCTCTGATATCTTTGCGAGCTGCTTCCTCAAGTTCGTCATCATCGTAGCATTTGTAAGTGTCCCCGTTGATAGTGAAAGTTGTATCATCGATCTGCTCGATGTCACCTTCATATTGATTCTTTAGGGCTTCAAGCTTATCCATAGTTTCCTCCTTTGAGTTTGTTACAGTAATAATATAAAAGACTTTAACTCAAAGTTCAATAAAAATCTGCAACTTCTTCAATTTCCCAAGTATTATCATCAATGTCAATTCTTATAATAAAATGCAACTTGTCAGTTGACATTTCATCTGTCAAATTATAATCATATACATAAGGTCGGCTGTCCCAATCAAGAAGGTACATACCTACACTGTAATCGTGAACATTTTCATCAGAGTTTTTATGGAAACGAGTAACGATTCGCCAGCATTTATCGCCAACTTTCCATTCATTTACGCCTCTGTAATTTATTACATCAAAATGTGTCTCAAGATCACTGAATGAAATGTTTGCTCCAAGATAATTGTTGATTGCGGAAAAGATTGCTGACTCATCTACGGAACGCCATAAAGTGTTTGAAGGTATTTCGCCTTTCATTCAAAAAATCTCCAAGTGTCGTCATCATAAAGAACAATCAAAACATCACTTCTGTCAATAACACCTTCATTCTTAAGTCTTGTTTCCAATATGTCAGGAGCGTTTTCAGACTTATAAAGATTGAAGAAAGCGTGAAACCTGTTATCGGTTCCACCAAGTGACGTGACAACTATAACCCAAACAAAGTTTTCATCTTCACTCCAAAGTCGAAAAAGATAGCAACCGTTGTTGAAGAAGTTGGAAGCATTCTTTCCAAGTTCAATGGACTTACCAAGATAGTCACTAATTGCTGCTATCATAAGATTATACATTTTACTAGTCAAAGATGGACACCTCCTTTCCATCAAAGTATGTTGGGTCAATGTCGAGAACTTTTTCAAACCACTCTTTGAAGCCTTTGTAAGATGGATTGTGGAAGTTGGTTCTCATCCAACATTTGATTCTTAATGTCAGACGTTCTTCGTCAGTCATATTACAGTCCCCAAGTCAGTTTCTTATTCGGATTGTTTGTACGAATTACAATAAGCTTTCTAGGTGACTTGTTGTTTACAGTTTCAGGCTCGATTGATGTTACAACAAAAGGAACCATCCAAGTTTGATTCTGATACATTACAACATCTCCAATCTCAATAGGAACATTGTAACGATCTTTGTGAACGACAGCAGCAATCTTCTTTTTATAAACATCTTCAGTCATCTTGATGTAGGCAGCAGATGTTTTGAAGTCATAGATGTCATAATTAAGATTCAGCAACTGATTGAAAACCAAACGAGCAACTTCATTGCTTTCCACATCGACATATGTGTAGTCATCTTCACTGAATGAGATCCACTTCATTGTAATTTTATCAACAGTGATGAAGTCATCTTCAGAGATTGTAAATCTTCTTCCGCTCCAACTGTTATAAGAGTACTTCCCAGGCTCGCTATAATCTTCATAGAAGTCTTTCTTAGGAATGTAATCATTTCCTGATTTGTAAACTTTTACGCTGCTTTTTGAAAATGTGTACAAAATTGGCTTTTCATAATTTTCATCATACTTGCCGCCAAGGTCAATATCCAACTGATCTGGGCAACTTGGTAAGGCAAGATTTTCTCCAATGACTGAAGTTGTCCAGTACCTTACTTTGTCGCCGTTTGCTTTTTCCTGAGCAACACTAGTAAATGCTTTTGGGTCAATATAAACTGCCTGTCTTATCATTTTTACCACTCCACTTTCATAAGTTCTGGGCCTTCATCTGCTCCGCAAACCCATCTTACTTTAAATCCTTTATCTTCAAAAGCTTTTGTCATAAAGTTTTCAAACTCTTCAACTTCGCTTTTTGTTGCTTTGTGTTTCCATATTTCTTGGAAATCAATTTCTGCGTTATTGTTTCCAAGATGAACAGCTGTTGCAATTAGAGCTGACATCTTCTTAAAGGACCCTTTGCGAAATCTTTCCAAATCTTCCGCATGCATTTTGTCAATATGTTCTCTTGCTTCTGATGCAGTAAACTGTTGGTTATCATACCTATGTTCAAGCAAGCTGACTAAACCAAGCGACGCAAAGAACAATAAAACTACTAAAATAATTATAATCATATTTGTAGGTGTAACCTCCATATTACCAATCGCCCAAGGCCAAATCATTGTCAATCTCCTATCTTGGCGTTCGATGTCAATACAACATCAGGATTGTGCTCTTCAAGCGGCTGAATGAATGAAATGAAAACGCTTTCAGGAACATACCCAGTGTTGTCTTCAATCGCTTCCCTAATCACTGTCTTAAATGATTCCATTGTTTCCCAGGACATTTCAATATGATCACCAGAAGTTTCACTTTCAATTCTCAGATCTCCGTGGCCTACACGACCACCTGAAAGATAGAAAACATACGAAACATAAAACAGTTTCTTCATATTAAGCCTCCATCATTTTGTAAAACTCTTCATATGTAATTGTTGCAATTCCGAGTTTCTCAGCCTTAACCATTTTTGCTGTTCCTGTTTCTGATGATACGAGGTATGAAAGTCCTTTCTTTACGCTTTCAACAGTTCCGCCAAGTTCAGCAACTTTTTCCTCGAGAAGTTTTCTTTTCTCTTCAGGCTTGAAGTCGTTTGAACCTGTGAAGCAGAATGAAAGCCCAGAAAACTTTCCACCTTCAACAACTTTTGCTTTATCTTCGATTGAAACAAGTTTGTAGCATTTTTCAATGTCTTCTTTGTTTTCAGCAATAAGGCTGACAAGTTCTTTTGCAGAGTTTTCAGTCCAGCCGTAAACATTTGCAATTTCAGGAACAATGTTTAAGCCGTTTACAAGTTTCTGAAGATCAAAGCCTGCATCAACCAAAGACTGAATTGATCTTCGTCCATAACCATCAAGGTCAAATGATGCAAGGAAGTCAGCAGTTTTGAAAGGCTCTGCCATACGCTTTGCAAAGTTGCGGCGAATCTTTTCTGCATTTTTACCGCAAACATTGTCCAAAGAAGGACTGTTCAATTTTGTAAGGAATTCATAGTTTGATGTGATGTTTTCTGCTTCGACAAAATCCTTAATGATAGCAGGTCCGATCTCAAGGACATTCCAAATGTTTGTCAATTTTTGGATTTTGTGAAGTACTTTCTGTTCACAGGTAGGATTCGGGCAAAAAAGAACACCCGATTCATTTATTTCGAGAGCTGTCCCGCATACAGGACAGATTGTAGGCATATTCCATTTATGTGATTTTGCGTATTCTGCGGCGTTCATAAGTTCCTCCGTTGTTCAATTTACAAAAATAATATAAAAGAACAACGGAGAAAGTTCAAAAATATTTTATGCTACTTTGAAATAATTACAAATTGCATCATTTACACTAGAAATAAGCGCAAGGTCTTCTGGTGTTGTTTGTGACTTGTCTGAAACAAAACATTTATATTTCAAGCATTTTGTAACGAAGAGAGTGAACATCATTCTCTTTTTAAGGCCTTTGTCCAAACCATTTTTGAATGCAGAAATAAGTCTTATTACACAGTTGAAAGTATAATCAGCGCCTGGGCCATTAACATAATCGAGATATTCCTTAGTCAACTGATTGTATTCATCAAAAACTTTAATTAAGTTTCCACCACCAACAACACCTTCTGTCAAAGCTTCCAAGGCAGACATTGCTTCACCACATTTTCCACCGAAGCCTTTATCACCAATTTCAAGTTCAAGTTGTCCATCACCTTTTGTACCATCTGCTTTAATTGAACTCATTGATACCTTAAGACGAATACCTGGGATGCCATCAATCTTTGGCAAGTTGTCTTTATTGATTTGCAAATCGTGATAGCCTGCTTCAGTCAATGTAAAGAATGGACGAACTCTTGAATATGAAACATTTCCGTCTTTCTCTTTTCCAGGGAGAGCCTTTACAATATAAAGATCATCAATAGTTGTTTTATCTGAGAACTCTCCAGCGTAAACGCCAGCGACGTGACTTGTGTATTGAGAGAGTTTGTCATAAATCTTGAGTTCTGAGAATTTCACGTGTGCAGGACCTTTAGGAACTTTTTTCAATGAGATCGGCAAAATCCAACCCATAATTGTACAGATGTTCATATTGTAAATCAAAGACTGCTTTCTTTTTGAAAGTTGGTCTTCAGCAACATTGTCATCATCTGAAAGTAACTGCATTCTCAACATCTTAACTCTTTGTTTTCTTGTACCTGCTTTACCTTTAATAGCAGTAAAGTGATCATCATCTTTCAAGAAGTTGTCATACTCTGTTGTCTTAAATGAACCAGCACGGTTGTAAATCTTTTCGAGTTTTGACTCATCATTTTCAGCATAAGCAGCAGCAGGAACTTCACCATATCTTAAAGCTTTATAAAGTTCGTCTTCGTGCTCACTGTCAACTAAGAAAATATCTGCAGGTTGAACATTGTCTTTGTTGCTCAAACCATAAGAACGATCATCAAACAAAAATCTGAAGTCGTGTTTTCCAAGTGGCTTCAAAAACTCGTGAACAGGAATCCAATGTACATCTTTTGTTGCAGCTCTTGTATGCATCATACATTCTTTAATGATTGTATAATTTGAACAAGCAAGAATTGAGTTGTTCCACTCTTTGTTATATACAACAGCATCAATAGTTGCTTGTGCAATAGGTACTGTTTTTGAAAGACCTTGATTATCAAAGTAATCAAGAAAGCCCTTAGTGCTTTTTGCTTTAATACTTACATAAATATCTTCTTTACAGCAAGCAAGAGCAGTAAGTCCTTCCTGAACAGCTGTTATGCTGTTTGCCTCAAGGCCTGAGGCTTTGTCAGCTTTACAAAATCCTTTCCAAACGCCCCATTCATTCTTTTCACCAATATCAACGCCAATGCTCTTAAGTAATTCACCAAGTTTATCAACTGCTTCAGGTGAAACAATGGTAGGGAGATTTTCTACTTCATCAACAATAGAACTTGCATCAATAATAACAGGTTCTGCGTCATCGCCATCTCTTGTATCAACATATCCTTTTTCAATTATGTTGTTTCTTAAAGTCACATAGTAAGCGCCTGAATGCTTAGTCAGCAACTCGCTTCTTTTAACGTGTTGCTCTTCAATCTTTATAAGATTTTCAAAAAATAATTCCATTCCCATAATGTAATTAGTAAAAAAGGACAGGTTTTTGCCTGTCCTTTATAACTTTTATATTCCTTTATAACTTTTTATAACTTAATATGCACCGAAGTCAATGTGCTTTGAAACTGTCAAGCATTCAAGCTTGAGATTGTGTTTCTTACGGAATGTCTGATCTCCAGCAGAAATCCAAATGTCTCCGTCTTCATCCTTGAACTGTACCCAGTAAGGATCATTTACATCAACATCTGGGTAGAAGCCCTGCCATCTGTCAATCTGAATGTTACCTGTCGGAATAAGTGCAGGCTTGAGTGAAACTTCCCTAAACTTAAACTTAATGTAGCAGTAATCATTGAGCCAGCCTTTGCAAAGTCCTTTTGATGTGTTCCAAGTATCAGTTACTGTGAACTGGTGTCCGTCAAGTGAGAATGTTGCAGCAATATCAATTTCCAACTTGCTTTCGCTGATGTTCATAATCTGAGCGATGTCTTCAACACTCATAGTTGGGAATGAGTTCATTTCTTTTACGATAGACTGAACGATGTCAAGCGACTGTACACGAGAACCACGCAAAACATCAACAACATCTTTAATGTCATCCCATCTTGACTTAATCAAATTGTCTTTGCAGTACTCTTCGATTGCAGCTTCTGAAATGTTTTCATAGCGGAAATGATAGCGAATACGACCTGGGCGTGAAATCAGATTTTCATTGAGAGAGAAAACATCGTTCACTGAAAGCAAGTACAAATTGTGTGAAAGTGATTTTGTACCGTCAAGCACTGAAAGCAATGATTCCTGTGGAGTCATACCTTCATCACCGTTCTTTTTGAACATCTTTTCAAATTCATCGAGAACAACAACACATTCTTTCAAGTCACTCAAAACATTAGGAAGCAAGTCTGTGTACTGATCTACAACGATGACAGGTCTTGTCTTAATGTAATGTTCAACAATAAGACGGATTGTCAATGATTTACCTAAACCTTTATTTCCAGAGAATAAAGCTCCAACATTTTTGTCTTTTTCGATGTCGTAAGACTCCCAAACGTGCTTTGCAAAACTTTCTGCATCGCCGTAGATTTTACCGTGAGAAGTTTTGTAATCTTCCATCTTATAGAAGTAAGGCGCGTTGGTCATTGGACGGTAGCCGATGCCCCAAGCTCCAGCAGGAAGTTGGTCTACTGTTTTGAGAGCCTCACCTTCAAAATAAGTTGCCTCATTGTTGGCTATGATGTACATTTATGTACCTCCAAAAAATATTTTAATCTTCTGTTATTATATTAACTTAATTTGGCTTCCACATAGGATTTTTATTTCTCATTCTTTGCTGTTGTTTGTAACTCATTTTTGTTTTAACAGGCTTTTGTTCTTCCTCATCTGCATCAAGCAATGACTGCATTCTTGTCATAGCATCTTCATCACTCATATCCATTGTGATCATGCCTTTTGCTTTATTGCTTAACACTGGCTGAATATATGCGATTGCATCATTTACTGGTTCCATTGCAAACTCAGTAAACAGCTGAGGCCTATAAGGAATGCGGCTTTCACTGTCACCGTCTTTTATCTCTGGAATGTCTTCACCTTCAAAGAAATCAGGCCAAGCATCAAGAATTAAACTTATATCTTTTTCATTAAAATCTTCAACTTTAACATCTTGTTCTTTTAAGTAATCTTTAAACTCTTTTGCAGTACCACACTTTTTAATAAAGTCTGAGAGTGAAATTGTGTTGAAAAGATCTGCTTTAATTAAAGAAATTGTAGAAATTCCACCGTGTGAAAATTGCCCATCATCTTCATCAATCTTCTCATCAAAAAGCAGTCTGGCGTGTTCTTCATTTGCAGCCAATGCCTTCCTATAAGGCGTTACTTTTTTGCCGTTTAGATTTGTTCCCCACTTCTTTCCAAGTTCAACAGCTTTGTTCTGTGCTTCTTCTGCAGGAGTAAGTTTATACTTTTCAGCAAGTTCTTTTTTGATTTTGTCAAAGTCTGGAAAGTCAAACTGGATTGTCCAATCAGAGTGATCATCAGCTTCTGTAAGTTTACCACCAAGCAAACTTGCAACATCAGCAGAAACAACTTGTCGAGAAACGCCTCCTCGATCTATACTTTTTGACATATCTGGTATTTGTGACCAAGCGTCAAGAAAGTCTTTACTTCTTTTCACCACTATACTTTCATTGAATCTTTGCATTCGTTACTCCATAAATTGTTCCATCTGTAAACCACCAGCCAAATATCCTGTAACTCTTTTTGGTAAACCTGTCGTCATAACTGGAATCATTGTACCATAAGTAACAGATCCTTGTACATTAGTTTGAATTGCACCAGTTTTCTTTAATTCATATTTATAATACTCATCATAAGAGTCACAGTACTCAACTTCTTTATTTTCAAAATATGTTGGCAGATAATCTATGATTTGTTCAGCATCTTCATAAGTAACAATAATTTTGCCATCTTTTGTCTGTCCCATAGTTGCATCAAGATATGCTTTCAAACTGTCTGTTGTGCCAAATGACATACTGCGAAACTTGATTGGGCCTGTGTTTCCAAATGAAGGAACAGGAGATGCTATTCTTCTTATACTTGACAATATTCCCATAATTGAATATTAACAAAAAAGGCGAGCCGAAGCCCGCCAGTAGAGTCCGAGACCCTAGGTTTTATTTTGCATCTTCTTTTTCTTCTGAAGCCATCAAAGTTTTTTCAACTTCACGAATGCGGTTGCGTTCTGCAATATCTGCTTTAACTCGCTTTTCAACATTATCTGTTTCTTTTATGCCAAACTCTTCTTTAAGAGTTTTTGCTGCTTCAAGCTGTTCGTCTGTAAATGCTTTATCACAAACAACCACAACAGATTTCAAATAAAAGATGGAATATTCACTGTAAGTACTGTAACCTGAAGGAGCATTTGTTTTAATGCGGAAGCCTCTTAAATATAAACCGTCCGCATCTGCACCGAGTACAGGAGATGTTACAATCTCGCGTTTCTTATAATCTTTTTCATACAATGGATTTTCAAAAGTTAGTGTGAACTCTTCCATTGACTTAATTGCATTAAAGTCCTGCGGCATTTTAATCGACTTAATAGGACCCATAGGCGATGTTGAGTAAAGTAATATAATTTCATCGTATGGACGATTAGTTGTTGCAGTAACTTTAATTGATTTTATTGCACCAGCATTCTGAATAACACCTGCGCCATCAACGCCTTCATTAAGGAACGAAGGATATGCAGTCAAAATATCATAGGATGTTGAAATATCCTTAGGTACTTTTGTTGCAAGGAAACGCAAGCCTTTTTCATTTGGCTCAAGAATTGTCAACTCTGACTTGTTAAAGTAGCCACTTGTTGAGCTAATTTCAAAGTTGCTTACATAATCATAACCATCAACATCAGCTTTTGCTGCTGAGCTGAACAACACCTGTTCTTGTGCGCAAAGCAATATACAAGTTGCAAACATTACACACAAGAATGACAAAAATCTTTTCACTGTCGTACTCCTATGTACACATCAAAAACATCATCAGCGCAGTCATTCTTCAAAGAAATAAGCCATACTTCTTTGAAGCCGCCAATGTTTTTATCGTTCAATTTGTTGATGAATGACAATAAATCAACCAAGTATTTATTCCATTCACCACTTCCATTCTTTCCACCATAAAGATGGACAACCAAATGAGTTCCTTCTTTGACTTTTGCAACAAAGTCAAGTTTTAAGTTGGACCATTCACATCCTTCCAATGATCTTGTAACTCTTGTTACTATATCACCATTAGGAATATCTATCCAAGTCTCGCCAAATTCGTTAGTTATTTTATCTTCCAATTTTCTGTCCTGTGTAATTGAATAAAGCAGAAATCATCTGTTTCTGCAACCAAATGATCAGTTGGCTCAAGATATCCAATCTGAGTATATGCTGATGAATTGACTGCATCTTTCAATGTCTTTTCTGTGTAAGCAAGATCATTGTCAGCAGTATAATTTCCGTAAAGTTCTTTTACCAAAGTTTCTTTTGGATTCTTGTCGTCAGGACTTACAGCCGCAACAAGATCCGCTGCTACAGAGTTGTTGATAAAAAACCTAACCTTACAAAGAATAAGTCCTTTCTTCATAATCAACCTCCATAAGTTATATTAACTTATTTAAGAAGCGCAAGTACTGTTGATGACTGACTGTTTGCATTTGCCAACATTGCAGTTGACGCCTGCTGAAGAATTGCGTTCTTAGTATAATCAACCATTGCTGTTGCCATATCTTCATCACGGATAACGCTTTCTGAAGATGTAAGGTTTTCAGCAGCAACATCAATACCTTTCTGTGTAAGTTCCATTCTGTTCTGAACTGCACCAAGATCAGCACGCTGCTTGTTTACAACTTTCAATGCTTCGTCGACTGTTGCGATAGTTGAGTTTGCTTCATCAGCAGATGCGATAGAAATTGTGTTACCTGCTTCTCCCTGGATATCTTTCAAACCAAGTGCAGCAGCTGTTGCAGATTCGATGTTGATGCTAATACGCTGGTCAGCATTTGCGCCAATCTGGAATGTCATTTCAGTTCCTGCTTCTTTTCCAAAGCGGCCTGTCAACATATTCATACCATTGAACTGTGCAGAACTTGCAATGCGGTCAACTTCTGAAACAAGCTGAGAAACTTCAACCTGAATCTGCATACGGTCTTCATCACTGTAAAGTCCATTGCTTGACTGAACAGCAAGTTCACGAATACGCTGCAAGATGTCAGAAGTTTCCTGAAGGTAACCTTCTGTTGTCTGAATGAAGCTTACGCCGTTTGAAACATTTTTTGATGCCTGATTAAGACCACGAATCTGTGAACGCATCTTTTCAGAGATTGCAAGGCCGGCAGCATCGTCACCAGCACGATTGATTTTCTCTCCACTTGAGAGCTTTTCCATTGAGCTTTTCAATGCAGCAGTGTTAAGTCCTTCCTGTCTTGCTGCAAATATTGAACTCATATTATGATTTATCACCATATTGTAAGCCCCTCCTATAGGCTACATAAGGTGGCTTCCTTGCCACCTTATTATATTAACTCAAAAATCTTTTAACAGTTTGTTGTTATGTAATCGTGAAGCTCATTGGCAAGTGCCTTAATCTCTTCATCAGAAACCATACTGTTGTTCAATGCATCTGTAACAATAGTTGCAAATGTCTTTGGCGAACCTGCAGCTTCATAGAGATCGTCAAATGCATCAACGATTTTATTGTGAATAGCATAAGTGTCAATAGTCTCTTTCATATGCTTCTGATTGTCTTTGCTTTCATTGCAATTAACAATGCTTTCAAATAATTCTTTTTTCATTTAAATCCTCTTATAAATTAGTTTTGAAATCATTAAAGGCTGCCTTTAAGCAGCCAATAATCAACAAGGAATAAGCTTTAGTCTCCCCAGTACTTCGTGTTTGCGTAGAAGGCCATAACTTCATCAGCGTGACCTAACTTGTCAAAGTGGAGAACTGCAGCTCCAGTTTTGTAAGGCTTTGGCTGATTTTCATCGCGGAACTTCAACCAATTCTGATAGTCAATCTTGAACTGTGCAAGGTCTGCTTCATACTTTGCAGCAGCAGCTTTTCCAGTTTTTGTTCTTTTATCAAACTTCTTTGCTTCAGGTTTTTTAGGACAAGGATTTGCTTTAACCCATTCAGCTCTTTCATCTGCCTGAGAGATACCTGCAAAAGATCCGATTTCAAATCCTGCTTTTTCAGCGGCAAACTCGATTGTACTTCTCAAGCCATCAGGTGTTGGGAAGTCGAAAAACTCTCCAGTAGGATTGATGCCTTCACCATAAAGATAAAGTTCATCATATGTACCTGAGCCTTCAGAAGTGATTTTTGTTTCAACTTTTATGTTCGGAAACTTTTCTGCAAGTTCCTTTGTAAGACTTTCAAAAAACTGTGCGCATACCATATTGTTCCTCCTTATTTTGTTCCTTTCATTTCACGGCGGCGCTGGAAGTAAAGATGAGTTGCATCTGACAATGAGAGATTTTTTGCATAAAGCTCACCGTTCTCAAAATAAGCACACCAGCGGCCTTTTTTCTCGACAAAAGTTCCTTCATTCTGTGGGTCCTGAAGTTCGATTGTTGTTCTCATAATTTACTCCTTGTCGTGTTGTTTACAAAAATAATATAAAAGATGCTCGTGCAAAGTTCAATTTTTATTTAGACATTTTGACATTTTTTGTCTAAATGACTTTTTTAGCTATATGGGACAATAATAAATAAGGAAATACAAGGATTTATTTATTATTGAACTTTTATAAAAATGACTAATTTATATGGATCATAGGAAAGTATTATCAGCTAAACTTACTTTTATAAAAAATTATTTACACGGAGCTTCTGGGCGTTGTCTGACACTTCCGTTTGATTGGTTTTATGTAAGTGAGCCTATGTCTGATAAAGATGCTTATGGCCATCAGTCTTTTAAGGTTGTCGACTTGTTCAGAGAACATAAAGACAGCGTTATTAAGGAACTTAAAGAAGACAGCATCAAGGTTGAAACCGTGCCAAAGATGTACATCTTCAAGAAGTGTTAATATATTTAAGTAGGAGATCATTATGGCAGATAGTGAATGCACAAAGCCATCTGAGACAGTAACACTTGTCAAAAATGGCGATGAAATTGTTATGGATAAAAAATCATATGAAGAAGGCGTTTTTTCAGGCAAACTCAAAGTAACTGAAGGAACAGATGGAAAGAAACATCTTCTCGAAAGAATGAACGGCTAAATCCGTATAAAAGAGGTAACAATGCAATATGATGTAATTGCAGTTGATATGTTCAACTTGTATTATCGCAAGAAGAACAGTTCACTGGAAAAGGATCCTATATCTATTGCACGGAATATGGTTACTTTTATCAATAACGAGGTTATGCAACACCTCACTGATGATGGTAAGTTGTTTCTTTTATATGACCCAATTCCTAAAACGGATTTAGGATTATCAAAAACTTTTAAGTATACTGAGCGTCAGGAAATTGTACACGCTTACAAAAAGAATCGTACTCACGACAGAAACTGTCTTACAGTTGTTGATCTTGTAAGAAAAAACTTTATCCACCGTGGTGGCAATGTTATTTCAGTAATCAGCGACAAATATGAAGCTGATGACTTTATGGAAAGTATTGTCAAAGAAAACGAAGGTAAAGATATTCTTATGATTACCAACGATGAAGATTGGTGTCGTTATTTGTCACCAAAAGTTGAAATGATGAATACAGATAATTGGCTTAATCTTTTTACTGTTGATTCATTCAGAGAGAAGTACAACTTCATTCCTTCAATCGCAGGAGTTTGTGTTTGGAAGGCTTGCTTTGGCGATGGTTCTGACAATATCAAAGGCGCACTTCAGGTTAAAGGCCTTAGGAAAGCAAATGATGTTAAACTTAAAGCTTTTGAATATGTTAAGTATCTTGGTGCAAATCAGGATGTTACTATTAAGCATATTGAAAGCTTAAAGAATCTTAGTCATTCAGACCTTTTGAATAAGCAAAATAAAACAGTTGAAGAAGAGTTTATTTACGCGCTCAATATGTTTGACCCCAAGTATGAGGTCACTTCTACTTTCTTTAGCAATCTTCGTGTTATCCAATCAAGATGCGATGATTATTTCAAGTTTGCAACAGCGAAAGAAGTAGATGAAAAGTACAACATTCTTATTGAAAAGACTTTGGGATTTATCAAAAAAGAAGACCGTACTTTTAAGTTTGGAATGATTAAAGGTTAATTATTCCTCGGAGGTTTTATGTTGTATATTTTTGGCGATGTCCACTTGTCTGCGATGAATCCTTGGAATGCGGATGTCGGCGAAAACTTTATAAAGTGGTTTGAAGAGTTTTGCAAAGAAACAGCAAGAAAAGATATTACAGAAAGAAACATTCTTTGGCTTGGTGATATTACTGAAAAGGATGTCAACCCTGGCGATGTTATCGACCAAGAGTATCGTATCTTCAAACTTTGTTCAGATTATTTCGCAAATACATATGTAATTATGGGCAATCACGACTTAAAGTTGTATAAGAAAAAAGCTCAGCATTCATTGAAGTTTTTGCGAAATCTTCCGAATGTAAATATTATTGATAGTCCTCGTGACATTAAAATCAATGAAACAGTTGTAAGAATGTTGCCACATTTACGAGTTGAAGGTAAGTCACTTTCAGATTATTATTCACAACTTCATTTCCGCACCGATGCTGATTTGGTTGTAGGACATTGGGCAAAGATTGACCCAAATCATCCAAACTGGGGAGGTGTTGATGTTTCAAATATGCGGGGAAAGGATTTCTGCTTAGGCCACATTCATACAAGAATTGAGCCTTGTTACACAGGCTCTATTTTTGCAAACAAGTCAACTGAAGTTGGCGAAAGAGTTTATAAGGTTTATAACAATGGACACGAAGTTCAAAGTGTTGTACTACCCAACTTCCTTGAGTACAGAACTGTAAAGTATCCTGAAGATCCAAACACAGATGTAACAAGTCCTTATACGACTTTGGTTTTCGATGTTGAAAATGTTGTTTCTGTTCAGCAGGCAAGAGTTCAATATCCAAACATTTATGTTCGTGGAACTGTTAAGAAAAAGATTGACCGTGAATTGACAGAGTCAGTTAAATCATCTGATGTGTTCTTGTATAAGAATAACCTTCAGGCATACAATGATTGGTTGAAAGAAACGAAGTATCCTATCGGAAGGCGTGCTTCGGCGATGATAAATGAATTGTTGAAATAAGTTCAAGGCGGCGGAAAGCCGCCTTTTTTATTGTGTTAATATAATTTCTGAGATGTGGCAATTCAGGCCACGAGGAGTTAAAGTGTTAACGATAGACAATTCACAAGAATTGACTGTTCACGACTTTATTAAGAATAAAGAACATCAACCTTTCAAAGGTTGGCGAACAGTTGCAAAAACCGAAAACTTCGGTCTTATCTTTGGTTGTACTGCTCCAACATTTGCTGGAATGTTGAAACAGGCAAACTTCACTGAAGCTGAATGTGATGAGTTCATACAGCTTACAAATAACACACAGGCATATAACGCTGCACTTGCAAACAATATGGGCAGTAAGCATCCTATGAAAACTGCTGATGTAAAGTTTATAGTTGTTGCAGATGCAATGCGTACATCATTCTTTGAAACATATCAAGGCCTTATGGGTCGTATCAAGCGAGAGCAGGCTTTTGCTCTCGCGCACGGTTATGTTCGTTCTTGGCACGGACCTGTAAGACATCTTGCTGAATTAAGATATTTATCAGTTTCACCTAAAGGTGAATTGCAGGGAGCAGACCGCTCTCTTTATTCTAAAATGTTTTCCCATCTTTTGAACAACGCGTGTAACTCAACAATTCAGACAATGGAATCCCGCATCGCTTTTTCAACTTGGGTAAACATTGCAAAGTATCTTGCTCTTTGGGGACTTAAATCATATTGTTGGAACAACATCCACGACTCTCTTGACTTTTACATTTACAAGCCTGAACTTGAGTTGGTTGTTGCATTAGCTAATGCTTGTGCTGCTTGGGACCGTGAACCTGTAAAAGGCATTCATATGTCATTTGATGCAGAGATTTCTGATCTTCAAGATTATGAACATCGTTGTGCAACATATTACAAAGCAGGTGTTGGTGTTGATGTTTTGCCTATTGAAGAAGCGATTGAACATTATAACAAAAAGAATGGAACAAACCTTAAGTGGTATGGTTGTGATTGGGAATATGACAAGTATGCTTCAAATCGACTTTCAATGTATGAGAAGTATTGTCAGTTAAACGGTAAAGAAAATGTTGATGAATGGCTTGAACGATGGGGCGGTCCTGTAATCAATCAGCCTGCAATGGCTACTAGGAGAGTTGTAAATGGCTAAGACAGAAGCAAAGAAATCAAAAATTGAAACACCTATGACAAAGTCAGTTGCAAGACGCGTTAAGATTCAAAAAGGCGAGCCTATTATTGAGCATAAAGAAGAAAAGCCTGCCCCAAAAAAACGCAGAACAAAGGCTGAAATCGAAGCAGAGAAGAGAGCAAAAGCTGAACGCAAAGCAGAGCTTGCAAGAAAGAAAGCAGAGCGTGAAGCAAAGAAACTTGCTCGTGAACAGAAGAAAGCTGAAAAAGAAGCCAAGATAAAAGCAAAGGCAGATGCTGTTGCTGCAAAAGAAAAAGAAAAAATTGAACTTGCAAAGCAGCAAAAAGAAATTGATAAACTTAAGGTTGACACAAAGAAGTATTGTAAGCCTGTCCCAATGACAAAGGCAGATAGAGACCACATCAAAAAGATTATGGCAAATCCTGACTTTAAGTTGTCAATGTGTACACAGACTTATGGTAAAAGTACTTTCAGAGTTCTGAATCATCGTGAAAATGAACTTGTCATTTCTGTTGATGATGTTTATTATTTTTATAATAAGACAACTGATAAAGGAATCAACTTTGGACCAATCTTTGAAACTTGGCTGTGCACAAGTAAACGGATTCCTTGGACAGATCCAGAACCTGAAGTTAATATACCAAAACAAGAAGTTGCTCAGAAGGTTGTTGTAACAGATGAGCAGAAAAAAGCAATTATGAGAAAGATGAGAGGTAGACGATAATATGCCGTTTATGTTCGGGGGCATCCGTGAAAATGCCAAAGCAAAAGACTTGAAAAAAGCTGAGGATATGATTGATGTTATCGTTTGTGATCATCAGTCTGATGTAGGTGATTATTACATCTTCTTGCTTGATAAACAACCTACTGATGCAATTAAGCAGCTTATATTAAATCGTATCCGTGATGAAGGATACACAAACTATATGGTACTTAACGCTGTTGAGTGTAAGTATCATAAAGAAGATTTGAAAGGTGAAGGTCTTACTGACTTTATGGTAAAGCACCGTTCAACTTGGCGTTCATACTTATATGATTACGAAGGCAAACACTGTAAAGCGATTATGTGTTTTGGTCCTGCGATGTATTCAATAAATGCTTCATCTGACATTATGACAGGTGACTTTTATGATACGAAGATGTTGCACCCATACTATTATATGGGTCACGAAATCTTTAAGTATGATACATTTGTTTTCCCAGTTGATGGGATTGATGACCTTTACCCAGTTTTGAAAAACTCAAGTAACACTGTCAACTTCAAGACAAGATTCTTCTTCGAACAGTTGAAGAATATGAAGAAAGAAAAATATTCTTGGCAGCCCAACTTGAATGAACCGAAGTATGTTGTAATCAACAGTAAAGAAGAAGCTGATGATATGTTCAGACGCAATATGAATATGAAGTTGGTTGCATTCGATACTGAAACAAACGGTTTGAAGTTTTATAAAAACTACATTCACTGTCTTACAATCTGTTGGGACGGCATCACAGGTTATTATGTACCTTGGAAGTTTGTTGACCCAGTTCTCTTTGAAGAAAATGTAATGTCGTGTGAACACCGTACTGGTGCTAACCCAAAGTTCGACTTGAAGTTCTTTTGGCAACACGGTGTATCAAGACGCGTAAATGTTACAGATGCAACGGACCGACTTGCGCATTGTATTACATCTGAGGTAAAGTCAGGTTTGAAGCCGCTTGCATATCGTTACACTCCATTTGGTGGTTATGACATCAAACTTGACAAGTGGAAGAAAGAAACAAAGTGTGATGACTATACAAAGATACCAACAGAGATTTTGTCAAAGTATGCAACGATGGATGCGATTGCAACTTGGCGTATTCAAGTTGAACTTTGGTTGCTTGTTGATGAAATCGACAGAAACTTTCCAAATGAAAAATATCCTGAGTGGACAATTCGTCGTTGGTATGAAACACAATGTATGGAAATCTACAAGGAAATCTGTAATGTTGAATGGCGCGGTATTTATGTAAATGTTGAACTTATGAATAAGTATCGTGAAGAACTTACAAAAGACCTTGATGAAAAAGAAGCAGAACTTCGTAAGATATGGGGTGTAGGTCCTGACTTCAACATTGGCTCAACAACTGAAGTTGGAAAGTTGTTTGAAAGATTGGGATGGGAATGTTTCGGCCGAAATGATGCTGGAGTTTATTTGACAAATGATGAAGCGATGGGAGCTTGGATAAGACAGAATATGCCAGGCGCTGCATTGCTTGCAGAATGGCGTACTGAAAGAACATCAAGAAACTCATTCTTAGGTATCATTGATGAAAAAGGACAGGAAACAGGTTGGTTGCAATATATTTATCACGATGAGAAAGATGGCAATCCTGAAGAAGGTGGTTCATATCGAGTTCAGCAGTCTTATCTTGTAATGGGAACGGAAACTTATCGTTTCATCGGTAAAGATCCAAACTTCCAAAACATTCCTACACGCAACAAGTATGCAGGATATGTAAAGAAATGTATTGATACACCACCTGCTGATTTGTACACAATCGTAGGTGACAGCGGAAAAGAGTACAACCTTGCTGAGTTTGAACTTGTTTACACAAACGAGGGTTATAAAACAGCAAAGGAATGTTTCTCAAATATGCGTCGTTTGAAGTTTATTGAAAATGACCCAGAACATCCTGCAGTGTTAAGATGCGGTTTTGACAAACAAGAAGATGGTTCTTTCAACACTCCAGATCCTAAAGTTTGGTTTGGAGCATAAAAAATGCCGAGGTGATTTCGGATTGGATAAATAAATATCTAAGGAGATATTTCAAGGCTTTTTCCCGCCAATAGGATTCCATCCTGCCAATCAAACCTCGGCAATAATTTAGTTTTTTTGTTTTCAAAAACTTTACACAAAAATAAAGGCGAGCCCTTAAACTCGCCTTAAATATTTTCAAACTTTTAATTTATTCCCAAACGCTTTCAAAATTGACTTCTGTCAACTGACCTGCTTTAATCTTTTTGAAAGTAGAAGCATTGCATCTTGTTACTCGAACAACCTTTAAGATGTTGTCAGGAATGTTTCTTTCTTTTGCAATTTTGTTTCGGAACTTAATTGCAGTTTCCATATACTTCATTCGTCTAGGACCAATGAATGAGTAAATGCCGCCTTTAAGAATTACAGCATTTGCAGCAGAATGATCACCCCACTCGCTTTCGTAAGGAGTTCTTCCATATCTGTAATCGTGATAATATTTGATATGGTCTTTATCCTCATCATTCACCAGAATGTAATAAGGCACATCCATTTGATTTCTTGTTTTCTTAGGTGGTTGACTATGATTCCAATACATAAGCTTACTTCCAGTTTGTTACAATTCTTCCATCAGGATGTATAATGATATTTGAATATCCATCTTTATAATCAACTGATGTTTGTCTTGTCATATCTCCGAGGCAAACCCTTGCCCACTTTCCTTTATAACGGAATGTACAGTATACGAAGAAGTCTCCAATTCTGAATGTTCCTACTTCAATTTCAGGATCTTCTCGCAACTGATTCCAAATATCAACACTGTACTCATCGTTGCCGATTTCTGTAAGGAATCTGAAAGAAAAGCCTTTCACATTCTCATACTTATCCATCATCTTTTTGACATTTTCAACAGTCATTGTGTTGTTGTCAAAAATAGTTTGTAAGCAGCATCTGTCATCGAACAGTTCAATGTTAGGATGTACATAATCATTTGAACTGATATTGATAACAGGTATGTCAAGCTTCAAAATGTCAGGATTGTAAAGAGTTGTGTTTACAGAAAAGAATTTTCTTTCACCATTCTCACAAAAAGTATCGTACAACTTTTTCACGTGTTCAATGTAAAGCGAAGGTTCTCCGCCTGTAACTGAAACACGAGCTGTCGGATGATTTTTCAAAACTTTTTTAAGAGCTTCAATTTGGGCATCAAAGTTTTTGATACCTTTCATTGGGTTCTGTCTTTCAAGGCAAAATGGACAGTGGTAAGGACATTCTCTTGTCATAATAATCTGACAGTTGATGTTGTAATAAAGCGGGCGACCAAACTCTGTGGAATCTTTTCGCTCGTTCATACGATATTCAAAGTCCTTCTGCATTTCATCTTTGATGAACTGATAATTCGGTATGACCGGAATGAACGGTAATTTGCTGCTCATAATTTGCTCCCTTTCAAATAAGGTGGGCTTGCGCCCACCTAAGTTTTAGTATCTGTCTACGATCTTGAGGATTTCTTTCATTGCAGATTCCTCATCGCAGTGGTATGTGTTGAGAACTTCAACCCAAGGATACTTTGTCTTAAGGTTGAGGTCAACATAGTTTGTTGCATTTCCACGAGGATCAGCAACTCCCAAGTTCAACCAAGCGTTGATTGAGCGGGCAGTATCACCAGCTTCATAGTTGCAAGAAGACTCACGGATATCTGAACAAGTTTTCAAATCCTCGATGAAAGTCTTCTGCTTTTCAGAAGGCGTATTGTTGAAGTACTGCTTGATGCAGTGTACTGCCTGGTCATAGCAGCTCTTTGTGTAAGAAGAGAAGATTGAAGTTGCATCCTTTACTTCTCTTTTTGTACCCAAGCTGAACATCTTTGATACAAGGGATGTATCATTTGTGAATGTGTTGATGAGATATTCATCCCAGTTAGGAAGTTCCATCGGATTTTTGAGGTACTTCTGAAGTCTTTTGTAATCGCCCATCTTGATGTAGGCAATCTTCTTTCTGAAAACATCAGCATTCAACCAAGAAGCCATTTTGCGGAACTTGCTGTCGATATCTTCCTTCTTCCAAATTGTAGTTGCACGGTCAAGAGAGCGAACATAATTCTCGTTTCCTCTTGAGATACACATTATCATTCCTGCGTCAACACATTCCTGATAAGTTTTGTTACCTTCGTTTGTTTCAAACAACGGAAGGTTGATTGCAGCAGCGCGAGGAGCAGCAACATCATTCTTTTCAACCTTTACATTCTTGTAAGATTCATAAGAACTGATTGTCGGATTGTCAGCCCCAAGAAGTTTTGCAAGTTTTGCGGCATCAGGTCCAAGGATGTAAGTAACCTTAGGATCATCTCCGCGGTTGTTCTTTGCTGCTTCGAGTTCAAGGATTGTTGAAGGCACACCAGGAAGATAGCGCATATCTTCGTCAAGAGTGAACTTGTCGTAAGCCTTCTTTTCCATCGTCATAAAGAAGATGTTTTCAGGATGTTCAAAAGTAATGTTTGAAGCGAAGTTTTCAACAGGTCTTGTCCTCATAAACTGTGAGGAACGATACTTGCGAACAAGACGCTTATTGTTGTTACGCATTCCATAAACAATCATAAAGTCCTTGTCTGCAATTTTCTTGAGTTCATTGTCAAAAGCTGTCTGACGAGCTTTCAAATCAGAGCCGATACCTGCATTATCTTCATTAAGAACAGATGCATATTTGTCGGCGATATACATAACAGTTTCGACCTCATTACCGTGAAGGTCCTTCCACTGTCTTTCGTAGTTTACCATAGTGTCCTCCATTTGAACAATTTACAACAATAATATAAAAGAAGTTGTCGAGAAGTTCAAAACTTCTCGACATTTTTTCAAACTTTTAAGCGGAAACCTTTTCGCGGTAAGTGTTGAGCGTAAGGTTGATAAGTTCTCTCTGAAGAAGATTTACAGTGTTTTCAGTGTAGTTCAACTTCTCACGAGAACTTTGGAAGTCAAGAGAACCAATTGGGAAGTGAAGTACCTTGAAACGGTTGCGGCGAACATAATCGCGGGTTTTGCTGTCATCAGGGAAAACCTGAGCCAAGTCGATGTCGTAAGGAACGCCACCCATTTCTGCAACCATATTGTTTGAAAACTGAGATGAAACATTTCGATTGAATGCCTTGAACTCGTAAGGAACTCCAGCATCCTCATAATCTTCCTTATCAGCATAGTATGAAAGTTCAGGAATATCGAGAGTGTTCTTCAGGTATTCACGAACAACGATTGCATCATCAAGAGAGTTGAAACCTGCGGCAGAAAGCCATTTTTCAACTCCGCCAAGGATTTCAGGCATCTGCATTGCAAACAGGAAAACAGGAATGCTTTCACGAATGAAAGATGAGAAGTCTTTCTCGGCAACCGAGAAGGAAACTTTTGTGCCTGTATCGCTGTCACAAGGTTCTGTACCAAGGCGCTTTTTGCAAGGCAAGTCCTGTGAGTTTTTGTAGAAGACAACAGTTGATTTAATGCCGTTTTTGCAACTTTCAACTGTAAACATTCTTCCGTTTTCCTTGTAGGCGAAAGGAGTTTTTGCACCAAGTCCCAAACCACCGATCTGTGAATTGTCGTTGCGTTTGTTTGAAGCGCCGTAGGTACCGAAAACCTTGATGATCTCTTCCTCGGTCATACCGATGCCAAAGTCCTTGATGTAAAAGACAGGCTCAACTGAGTTTGCAAAGTGTACCTGAACAGGCTTCTGAACACCTGCAGCAGTATTTGCATCGATTGCGTTTGAAAGGATTTCGCGGATAATTGACTGAATAGGATTTGTGTACATTTTGTCAGAAAGAACACTGTACAACTGGGCGTTCATTTCCATACCCATTACTTCTTCGTCTTCGATGTTTGTATCAACATTGGAGAGCTGAGTATTCATAATCATAGGATTGTCCTCCGTTTAATTGTTTTGTTTTACAAGAATAATATAAAAGACAATTAACAGAAGTTCAAAAATTTGTGAAAAAATTTTAAGAAACTGGAGTAATAATTGAATTATCAGTCAAGAACATATCGTAAGCCAAAAGGCCTGTAATTTTATCACGAACAGCAACACGGACCTTCCAGTACTTTTTAGGAGACATACATTTGACTTCAACTTCCATAAGTTCAATATCAGGCCATTCTTCCTGAGTTGCTGCACGAAGATCATTTTCGATTATAGGTTCACTTTCAGGAGTAAACTCATATTGGTGAATTGCTTCTGTAAAGAATCCACCATAACCTGCTTCGCGGATGTATGAAGTTGATCTCGACTGCAACCACATTTTGTAGGCATTGAGAACTACAGAACCTTTCGTTATTTCTATATCTCCTACATCAGGATCAACTCCACGATAGTCGAGGTCAAGATAATCAATATTCTTTTGGAGAGATTTTTCAAGTTGTTTTATGTTTCGTGCAATAATTGAATTAGCCATAAATTACCTCTTATATCAAATGCATAGGATTGTTTGTTGTACCATTTTTGCCAAGCAAGCCAGGAACATCATCAGTAATCCAATTGGAATCTGCAGAACCTTGATTAACAAAATGAATGTCATCACAATGATATGTTACTGAAACTGTTTTAACACTTCCACCTGCTTCATTGTCATATGATACTTCACCAACGCCTTCAGGAATCATTCCTTTAATTGAATAGTATTCAGTACACTGTGGTATTGCAACTGAGTCAAAAGGAGAACTTACATCCTTATTTCCTTCAACATAAGCAAAGTGCCACAAGTCGAGATTCATTCTTGCTCCGCCACCAACTCTGAAAAGTCCATAGTTCAAATCAACTATACTGTCAATTAAACTCAAATGCATCTTCTGAACAGAGTTAAAAGCATCTTCATACCATTCGATTGTAACTGTGTCAGAGTATTCAATTCCTTCAATCATTGAATGACGAATCTTTTCATCAAATTGCATTTTGATTTGAGGAGTATTAAATGTTATTTTCTTTACTCTATAAGGAGGTAATGCCTTTCCGCCAATATCAGGTTTTGCAATAAAAAGGGAATCATTTCCCAAAGGCATATCATATAAGTAATCTAATGCCTTTTGCTGATATGCTAAAAACTCTTCTCCTATGAGTCCTGCTTGAATATCTGCCATAAGTAATTAGTAAATAATTCCTTGGTCTGTAACCTTAAGTACGCGGCGGAAAGTAAATGGGAAAGTTGCTTTCATAGGGTCAGCTGAACTGTTTTGAAATGTCAAAGCAGATGAACGACCTAAGAAACGACAATCGTGAAGTATGTATCTTTGAACACGACCTGTTTTTGACAAGAATCTATCATCTTTAACTTTAGGTATCTCCTCTCCAAGATCACTTTTGTCGTTTGAGCCAAGCTTATCATTATATCTTGACATAATTTGATAAGCTGCATCATATTCAACAATAATGTCGATAATGCTTTTCTTACCGCCTCTTTTATCAGCACTTGAATGATATGGCAAATTACCGAAGTTGAGCAAGAACTGTTTTCCTGTGATATGATTTGCTTCTGAAGCTTTTCCTTTTAATAAACCTGCATCGATTGCACTATAAGCTTCATATTCTTTTGCCCACCAATCTCCGTTCAAACGATGGAAAGCATCGAGGATAAACATACTTTGGTCAAGTTCGATTGTAAATGATGCTTTATTTGGTGTATTTACATTTCCAACAATTTTCTTTACAAGTTGTCCTGCAACTTTAATGTCGGTTGTATTCAATGACTTATTTGGTATTTCAATTCCCTCAGTGCGCATACCAATAATGCTGAACAAGTCATTTGTATTTGTGCCTAAGTAATTGCGACCAGTGTCAGTTTCAGGACCAATGTAAGTGCCTAAAGCAGTACCTGTCTTATAAGCTTGTTCAGGATAATCACGATATGTTGCAGGAACTTCAAGCAAATAGATGTTATACATATTTGCCATAAAGTCAGGTTCAGAAGATTGCAAAACTTCAATAGGACTTATATCATCTTTTAAGTCGTTATACTTTTTAACAGCTTTTGAAATAAGACGGTCAAAGCGTGTCTCTTCCTCTTTGAAATCTGTTGGTTGTGTTGTTTCAATCTTTTTTACTTTTGAGTAAGCGGAAGCATCTTTTTCAACTTTAATCTTTTTTACTTTATATTCAACTTCTTTCTTTTCAGTAAATGTATCATTTATTGACTTCTTTTCATAATCAGTTAAAGACTTGTCTGTATTTTCGGTTGAATAGTCAAAAGTATATGAAGCGCTCTCTATATGAACAACATTTGCATCTTTTGCTTTGTATGAGATATCTTTTACATCTGTTTTAATTTCCTGAACATCTTCATAAATTGTAAGTTCAGGCTGAGCTTCTGCAAGTGACATTACTTTTGAATAGTCTTCCATAGAAAATTAGTCTAAAAAAGGCGAGCTCGAGCTCGCCTTTATATTTTTACTTTTTAATTGAATTACTGATTTACTTTGAAGCCAGGGTACTCGACATCACCGAAGTGGAAGTCAACAGCGAATGTTACAAGGTCAGCACCATCAGTTTTGAACTTAGGCATATCAACTTTTGTAACGAAGCAGCCTTTGAACTTCCATTCCATTCCGTTGTCTTTCTTGATGCCTGTCTTAGCGCTGTTATCATAAGATTCAACGCCTTTAACAGAATAAGCCTGTCCGTCAGAATCACCAGCAGCAACAACAGCTGAATTGATAGTTCTTACAGTAACAGTACCTACTTTGTCAATGTTTGCGTTTGCAACACCGCCAGTGTTTGGGTCAACGTGCCAAGCAAGCAATGAAGTAAATGCCTGATAAAGTCCATATTTTGCATCCATACGGAATGTCATTGAGAATTTTCTTTCAAAGTTTTGCTCTGTCTTTACGCGGTCATATCCAACTCCGTGATACTTGTTTGTATATGTTGGTGCCTCAACAGCAGGAATCTCAAATCCTTCAGCGCGGACTGTAGCATTCCAATCTGCAAACTCGAGTTCAACATCATACATATTTGCTTGAGCATCAGCGCCAGCTTCAATAAGAGCAGTAAGAGCGTTGTTTTCGTCTGCCATTTTATATCTCCTAATAAATATTTAGTAACCTAACTTGAGTCTTCTTTCAGCCATTGCTGCAATAATTGCTAATGTTTTTGGACTCAAATCTTCGTTATACAAATTAGTTTTATACTTTGACTTAATCAACATAGATCCGCCAAAATCACCAGTACTTTCAAGAACCTGCAAAGCTAAAATAATTGGGTGGTCAGGCGCATCATCATCAAGCATAACACGAATGATTAAGTCATCAGGACGCAAATAAGCATTATGCGGTACAACAATTTCATAAAACTTTTTTGCTTCCTCACCTGCTGCATCTGGTAAAGATGTGATTTCCCATCCTCCGTCAAGAGTTGGTCCCAAACGACGATAAGGAACATCAGTAAGTGGCGGGAATATTACAGGAATAACATCAGCCATTTCTATTGTTCTTGTTTCAATATCGCCTTCATCATCTTTCTTTAATCGTATTCTTATGCAGTCAGTTGGCACGCCTTCGTGTTCAATCTGTAAGTCGATAATCTTTCTTTTAATTCGGTCTTGCTTCATTGCAAGACGAGCTTGCCAGTTTCTCATATAGAATTAGTCGTACTAAATCAATATGGAAGCTAGGTTTGTCACCTAGCAATTTATGGGGTTTATATGGCAGACAAAAAACATCGCAATCCTATAAGAATTGCAACTACTACTCAAGCGCGTGAAGCAGATGCAATTAGCGCGCTCTTATCTCGTGAGTTGCTTTATAATCGTAACAACAAGACATTAGGTATTGTTCTTGAAGATGAAGAAGGCAACAAATATCGTCAAATTGTTTCAGGCTTAGTTGATGAAGTAAACATCACTAAGAACGAAAACTTTGAAACAAAATTAAAAGAAGACATTGTCATTGATACTGTTACAACACAAGCAGATCATAATGGTGTTGATTGGAAATCACAGTATAAAATAGCTGAAACAACATCTGAACGAACTGTAATTTTATTGTGTACACAGGACATCGACTCAGAAACCGACATTGGTGTTATTGGTGGAGAAATCCTTGAAGTCGGAAAGAATGTCTTTGGTCACTATCAAATATCATTAACATCAACAGGTTCACGACTCCTTAAAGGAGCAACAACATTTGAAAAGAAAGCCCGCCTCGTATTGGCAAAATATAACGGAAACTATTACTACGGTATTAAGTTTAAGTCAGCTGCACCTGCGAACATCTATTTCTCAGGTTGGTCAAAAATCCCTGGCGGCATTTCAGCTCCGTCATACACGACCTATAATGATGGAGATTTGTCAGAAGTCATCGAGCTCGATGATGATTCTGACACAGGGACGGAAGTAGTTGATTTTGAACTTTTGACTTATGATGATATCTCTTGGGAGTTTTTAACTGCGCCTTATGTAAGAACGGAGGCGTCATCAGCAACCCAATATTATCCAACACAGCAAAACCTTACAAGAAGAACCGACTTCACAGGCGTGGGTACAGCACCTTTTGGTACAGGTTATGCACATAATGAAAGATATTATGGATTGCACTGGTATGATAAAATTGATTATACATACAATGACAATTCTTGGAAAGTTACACACGCAATTTCATTTGGAAGTGATACACGAGGCTCATATCTTCAGTCAGGAAGCAGCGGCGTTGCTGGTTACATTTCTATCCCAGGAAACTTCAAAGGCGAAGTAGGCTTTTATGTTTACAACAACACAAACTCTACAAGAAACTTTAGATTGTTTAACATAAAAGCAGACAGATTTGCTGGCACAGAAGCTGCTGATTATGTAGCAGTCCCAGCTTATACAGCACAATGGGTTATGTTCCGTGATCTTCCTGCAGGTGAATATTATTTTTATCAATCAGGCGGATTTAGATACTATTCTGTTTATGAAGGCTATACAACTGTAACTGAAACAGTTCGTGATTCAAATTGGAATCAGAACGGTGACAACAATGGCTATTCACTTACAAATGGTTTGAAGATATCATCATCAAAAGATACATCTTGGTATGAAGATGCATCAGCAGGTAATAACGGTTACATCGACTTTGCTGAAGCAGGGGGACAAACTGATCCTGCGATGACTTTAACTGTTTTAGGAAAAGCATTCATAAAAGTAGGCTTTACTTCTATTGATGGCAACAACACAAACATTCGTATAAGTGAGACGCTTGACACATCTGATGAAAAGTGGAGTTCATCTGTATCAGTTGACAATTCAGATACGACAACCATTAAAGAATGTGTTTATGACTATAATTCTGGTGTGGGTGAAGTTTACATTATGAATGAAGTTGGCCCAGTTAGAATCTTGTATGTTGAAATCGACTATGATGATAGCATTTCTGACGGCAGTGCTATTTATAACATAATCAAAGATTTGCCTGACACTGGTGAAGATGGTTCACCTCATATCATTAGACTTTCAGATGAAATAACTAAAGAAGCAATTCTTAAAATTGCGAAAGCCCTTAAAGATCCTACAAAGCAAGTTATCGTTGACTTGAGCAAATGTACAATGGAAGCTCAATATGTTGATTGGACAGCAGACACAGATCTTCACGGAGCATTCAGAGATTGCGTTTCATTAAGAGAGTTTTATTACCCAATGAATGTCACATCAACTGGTGGTAACACTTTTAAGAATTGTTCATTCTTAAGAAAAGTTGTTTTCAATAATGAAATGCAAAGAATAGGTGGATCAGATCAAGTTTGGTCTTGGGAAAACAATGCTATGTTTGCAGGTGCAAGAATCAAAACATTGTTCATTCCTAAATCTGTAAATAAGTTTGGTGGTTACCCATTCTCATATTCAAATGTTGTGAATCTTTTTATTGAAGAAGGTTCTAGTTTGATTAACAATGCATCATCTTTAGGACAGTGGAATACTTGGGTAGGAACAAAAGAAAATCTTCGTTTCAGAGTTCCTCAAAGCATTTATGATGTTGTCAAAAACACAAACATAGCATTCCCTGGAGCCGACGGAGATGGTGTTGAAATGATTGGTTCTGATTGTAAAATCTCCGACCATATTGCTCTTTGGGACGGTGATTATGACAGCATTGACTATACAGCAAAGTATGACTTGTAGGAGATAAGATGACAGTAAAAGATTATGTAGATATTTGGAAAAAGCCTGCATACATATTCTGCAATGGCTTTACAAATAAATGTATGTTCTTCATTCCTATTTGTGAGTATGATGATGTAATTATAAATCCTGAGTTTAATGCATTTTCATATTCACAGGTTGTAAAAGATGGTGAAGTAATTTGTGACATTAAAGACTTGGTGCATAAGTTCTTTCTGAATGGAAATGACAAGATATTTATTGTGCCTATCGAGTTTGATGACAATTCACTTCCTGAAGAAAATATCATTTACCCAGATGAAAAATCATAAACTTTTTATTTTTGGGAATACTAACTAACTAATATAATTGATTTGGTTTTGCTTAATAAATGCAGATAAGAGGACAATAAATACCTCAAAAGTAGAAAAGTAAATGTCTAACTATCAATTCAGCAACGAAATCATTTTATAAAATTTTAACATAAATAAGGTGATTTATTATGGCTTTAACAAACGCAATGACAGCACAGAAAGAAGGTGCTGCACTTCGCGAGGCAACACGCAAACACCTCGCTAGAACAGAAAGAGAATTCCGTGGAGCTAAGTTCGTTGAATCTTGGTCTCGTATTCCAAAAATCGGTGCTGGTTTGACACAGCTTCCTGAAGCAGTAGCTCGTAACACAGCTATCAACCTTCAGACTCAGGCTGCTTCAATGTCAAAGATGACTGAAGCTCAGTTGTCAACTTCATTCCAGGGTTTCACTCCTGAAAATATGTTGAGACTTGTTCGCCTCGCAATGCCTAACACTTGCCGCAACAAGGTATTTACTGAGTTCGCTATGGAATCTGCAAAGGATTCTATTAAGTACATCAAACCTGTTTATTCAAAGACAGTACACGATGGTGACTTGCACGACAAGCACACTTCAAACACTGCTGGTGCTTATGGTGATGCTTCACAGTACAAAGACACATATAACGACATCAACGAAGACGACTTCCAGCGTGCTCTTTACGAGAACACAGAAGACCGCTTCACACAGGAACTTATCAACATTCCTGGTAAAAATGGTGTGTTCACAATCCCTGCAGTAGCAGATGAAAATGGTAACCCTGCAGTTTATGCTGCAAAACTCCTTAAGGGTTATATGAAAGTTTACGATGGTGATGAAACACATCCTATCGCTGAAGAGAACAAGAGAACTGGTAACTTCTTCATCAACACAGCTGAATATCCAAAAGCTGACATTGATGTTGCAAAGCAGGAAGATGGTTCAATCGTTATCACTGTAACAGGTGTTGAAAGCGATGACATTCAGGTATTCGCACGCTTCGACCTCGAAGACGACTTCCTTGGTGACAACCTCGGTGAGATCGAACTCGTAATGAGCGACTACAAGTTTGAGCCACGCCCAACAACAATCGGTGTTACTTGGTCTCAGTTGGCAGAAATCACACTTGATGCTTCATTTGGTCTTTCTGCTCAGGATATGTTGGTAACTTACGCTGGTGATGCAATTCGTATCAACCTTGACCTTCGTTCATTCAAGCTCGCTTACGGTGTAGCTCGTTCAAACAAGGACTATGTTGTTGAGTTCGATGCAGCTTACGGCAATGGTGAAAACATCGAAGGTTACTTCCACACAGCACAGACATTCCCATCTGCTGTTGACACAGTAACAGATATTATGGTAAACGACATCAACCGTGGTGGCGTTTCAAGAATGGTTGCAGGTTTCTCTGCAGGTTCTTACCTCAAGTTGGTTAAAGGCACATTCTCAGAGAAAGGCCGCCAGTCAGCAAAAGGTATCTACCAGATTGGTGAATTCGGTGGTATCCCAACATTCAAGGCTCCTTCAAGCATCATCCCAACAAACGAGATTATGTGTGTATGGAAGGACGACGAAAATGAAGGCGATGTAGCTATTGCATTCGGTACTTTGGTTCCATTCTTCAACACTGGTATCATCCAGCGCAAGAACTTCTACAAAGAGGCTGGTCTTGCTACATACGGTGACTGGGCAGTTATGAACCGCCGTTACCTCGCTCTTATCCGCATCAAAGGCTTGAAAGATACAACTGCAAAAGTTGTAGGTGGTATGTTGAAATACTCAAACCCAAAGGCTAAAGCAACAACACAGGTTGCTTCTCCTGCAGCTGATGTTGGAACAGGCGACTAATCCGACAGATTAACCCGTAAGGGTTAACATATAAAAAGGCTTACCTTCGGGTAAGCCTTTTATGATTTATACATACGCATATAATAAACCGACTAATTATTAAGGTTTTTGATATGAAGAGATTTGATACAGAAAGCAAATTAGCAAGAATGTTGACAGGCCTTAGAAAAGATTCAAATTGGCCTCTCATTTTACAAAAAGGCACAGTCGGCAATGTTCTTAAAGCAATAGCAGAATCTGGAGCTGAAGATGACCGTTATATGGAGCAGCTTTACCGTGAAAAGAAATGGAAAACTGCAATGGACTTTTCATCATTGGAAGCTCAGGGTGATTTACTTTCATATAAGAGACAGTTACCAAACTCAGCAATCGGTTATGTAATTGTATCACACACTGATGCAGAAGGTAAGGACCGTCTTTCTTATTATGGTTCTTATTACTATGATCTTGATGCAGAGTCTGATTATGATGATATCACAAAAGCTGAAATAGCTGATGAATCTGCAAGACACGCACTTGTTCCTTGGACTTGTGATAAAGGCTATTCAATTCCAAAAGGAACTCGCTTTGTAACAGGCAGCGGTGTTGAGTTCTTTTCAACCGAAGTTGTATCTTCAAAAACCTTAAAGAAAAAATATTCTGAAATGAACGAGGTTGACCTTGAATCATTTCAGTCACGCGGTGGCTGGAAAGGTATCAAGTATCTTAAAATACCTGTAATGCAAGGCATTCAGAAAACAGTTTCTATTGGCCGAACAACTGCAAACTCTCGCTTTCAGTCATTTGTTTTACCAACGCTTGATGTTGATGCTGCATCAAATGAGGTATCTTGCAATTACTTTTCTGTATATGTTCAGCCTCAGAATGGCGAGCCTGTAATCTTTACAGAAATTGATAAACTTTCAAGCGCTTCATCTATTGATAATGTTTTTGAAAAGTCAATCTTAAAAGATGAAAGCGGCATTAAAATTAAGTTTGGTGATGGTCTTAGTGGAGCAATCCCTCCTGAAGGTGTTGTTTATGTTAAGTATGTTGAAACACTTGGTTCAGCAGGAAACATCAATGCCAAATATCAAGTAAACACAATGATCCTTCCAACAGGATATAAAATTAAGGACCCAAGAACTGACACATACGCAACATTCTTGTCTTGTACAAATGTTTGTGCAATCAGTGGCGGTCGTGATATTGAAGATGTTGAGAATTATAAAGTTAATGCTCCTACTTCATACTTGAAGTCATACACTATTGCAACAAACAAAGCATACTTAAATGCTATTGACAAGTACTCTCCTCTCAATCTTTTGCATTGTAAAATCTTCCCAGATGAAAGTATAACTTCTGAGCAAGTTGATACAACAATCGGTGAAGATGTAAAAGAAGAAGTTGCAAATGAATTAAACACAATCTCAAGTAACATCAATATTACAGCAATGCTTTCAAACGGTGAAGAAATCCCTGATGAAGAAGTTGATGATACATTCTTGAATCCTTTACAAACATCAATTTATGATATGAAAGGACCTTCAGATACAATTAAGTTTGTTCAGCCAAACTTGATTGAACTTGTAACATCTTTCAAGATTACTTCTTCTTCATATGATTATACTGAAGATGAAATTGCAGAACGCATTAAAGAAATCATTGCTGAAGATTATGATATTTTTAATCAAGACTTCAATGAACCAATTTATACTTCAAAGTTGATTGCTTTGGCAAAGACATTCAAGTTTACTGACACAGTTTCAGTTATCACAGAAGCTGTCGCAAAAATTGATAATGACAACATCGACACAACTTATGTAAGCAATATGAATGATTATATTGTAAGCATTCCGTTCAGCTTTGATGAAGTTTATATGAGTGACTTGATTAACCAAGGTTTTAAGGACTGTACAGTAAATGCTGATTATTTGTTGAAAGTTGATTTGGAATTCATCAATGATTCAACTAAAACAGATAAGAACCGCACATTCTTCTTATATGACAATCGCATTGATGAAAGTGGTGAAACTACTATTTTCGATGCAAAGACAAAGTTACTTGACGGTACAACAAGTGAATATGTTACTCAATCAAATGAAATCGACTATACAATGTATGACAATGCAGGTACAGATTTTGATAATCTTCAGTGTCGTGTTGCACAGTTTGATACGATTGATAAAATTACTGATGCAGCTTATATGAAACAGTTGAAAGACTTTAGTAAGGCACCTACAGAGATTCGTCCTTATGAAACAACATCATCTGGAGCATATAAAGAATACTCATCTTCAACTGATGATTCTATTGTTGAGGTTGACAGCCGCTACTATAAACAAAATACAAAGTTTGTAAACGGAGTCGACATTGATTTTAATATGAATGAAGATGAAAAGACTTTGACAGGTACTTTCTATATTCCACTTTCTTACTTTGAGTTTAGTTCAATCAAAAACTTTGACAAAGACAGTGATATGGAAAAACTTAGATCATTGATTAAGCAGTACATCAATTTGAGAGTTTATGCTCAGCCTAAGATTCAGGATATTGCACCTCAGAACATCAATGATATTATATATGTTGATAAAAACTATATAAAAGTTGAAAAAGTACAGACTAATTAAAACAGGAGATATAAATGAACAACTTTGAAGATGTTTATGGTCTTAATCGTGATGATCGTCAGATAAGCAATCTTGAAACATATAGACGCTTTATCTCAAAAGGTGACAAACCTTTGCAGTGCATTAACGATGAAGACGCAAAAGCTATAAAAGATGTATTAAACGGCAAAGGAAAACTCCTTGCTGTTGTTGATGGCCGCCGCACTATGGCAGGTAACCATAAGTATGTTCTTTTTGTAAAGGAAGAGGGCGGAGTAAAAGTTTATCTTTACACTGTTCTTAATGGACTTTACAATGATATGGGACCTTACAAAGATCTTGACACTGCAATGTCAAATGCAGACTGCTATGGCTTGTTTGAAGAATGTAAGCAGGTTGCAAACAAAAAAGTATTAAACGAAGGCTTTTTATCAGTTGCTATTGGAGTACTTTTAGGTGGTCTTCTTTTGAAGATTGTTTCTAAGTTACTGAAATTTCTTGGAGGATATGCTGGAGCATTCAAAAATGCTAGTGAAATTACAGCTGATATAAAACGAGAATTGCAAGTCTTTCTTGCAGATGGTAAAACAGAGATTTCTGTTAGTGAGCTTACAGATATTATATATTACCATATAGTTATTAAAGCAGTTCACTTAGGCGTTCAGGATAAAGATAAATTAAAGTCATTCATTAAAACATATGTAACTTCATATCTTAAAAGAAACAAACTTGAGTTTTCTGAGTCGAATTCATCTTTATTTGAAAAAATATTGAACGAAAGCATTGAAGATGAAGAAGAGTTTGAAGACTGGGATTCTGAAGGTTTCAACGATGTTTGCGAAGGCGATATGGAAGACTGGGACTGGGATGATTATGATGATGAGTATGGCGGACCAAATCCACACCAAGAAATGGAAGACCATCTTGCAGACAGCTTCCCAACAAGAGATTCTGAATACCAAGATGATGACGGTGATTATAATCCATTTAACTATGTTCAGATGGGCGATGGTGAAGGTAGTATAGGTAAAAGAACTAAACCTGCTGCTTATGCTAATCATCTTAATGGCGGCGATTATGCTCCTACATTTGATGACGGAACAGTTCTTGGTGGTAACTTCAAAGGCACTAAATTTGGTAAGTATACAGATAATTCTGACGCTGATTTTGCAATGTCAGATGATGCTGACTTAGATGCTTGGGCAAGAGAAGAGTAAAAATATATTAAACATTTATGAAAAGCGGGCAGTTGTCCCGCTTTTTGTGTTATTAAACTAATTACTAAACAAGTAAAATGAGGTAGTTATGGCTGATGATATTTATAAGTCAGGAAAAGCTCCAGCGTCAAGTATCTTAAAAAGCTCTTACATAAATCGACTTTCATCTGTTTTTGGTTTTAGAGCAAAGAAAGGAACACCTGGCGGACAGGACTTGCCTTCAAAAATTGGTATGGAGTTTGTTCGTGTTGACTTGAACAACGATGCATACCGCTTTAAGAATGCTGCATTAGGTTCTGTTTTCAAATCTGAAAAATTAACAGAGAATCTCGAAAAGTATTTTGATGCATATATGACAGAAACAACTTTGTCATATAATGATATTCAAGACAGACAGCGCCGCTTAAATGAATTATCATTCTTTTATTACAACGACAACTTTGGTTACCGTGTTGTTGAACTTTGTGCTGCAGAAGCAACACAGCTTGATGTTCAAGATCGTATCTTAACAATCGAATCTCCTAACGCAAACTTTTCAGCAAAGTGTTATGAGTTGTTTGCAAGATGGGGTATCAATCAGCAAAGATTGCAACAGGTATGTCACGACCTTGAACTTTATGGTGAGTCATTCTGGTCTCATAAGATTGGTATGAATGGCATTGAAAACATTAAGCCGCTCAAAGTTAATTCAGTTATGGAGAGACTTGAGTTCAATCCAGTGCATATGGCAGAGTACCTTGCACAGAAGAATGGTTATCTTGCAGCAAACAAAAACCGTCAGCAAAAGATTCAAGCTTTGGTTGACATAATCCAAAATAAAAAGACAATGGACCTTGATGAAAACCTTGCGGATTCATTTGATTCTAAACTTATTGGTTATGAATTGTATGACGGCATTATGTGTCCTCCTTGGGAGATTACACACTTCCGTTACAATGCAGAAAACAGTGAGTTCTATCCTTATGGACGCCCACCACTTTTAGGTTGTATTGCTCCTTTCAAACAGTGCTTCTCATCAATGATGCTTCAAGGTCTTGCTCGTCAGATGTCATTCCCTATCACAATGTACAAGGTTAAAGGTGCAGAAGGTATGGGACCTGATGTTCAGTTTGAACACGTGAACAGCGTTCGTGAAGAGTATGACAACCTTGGTGTTTCAGCAGATGTTGCAGGTGGTGAAGTTTACACAGTAAACACAAAGATGTGGATTCCTGATGGACTTATTGATGTTGATGTAAAAGAATCAAAATGTGACATTGACTTCGTTGGTGATATTGAACTTTATCAGGACCGTGTTGCTATTGCTTCAGGTGTACCTAAGGCATATCTTGACCAAGAGTTTGGTGGTTTTGGTAACAGTGGCATTTCATTGACAGAACAGTACAAGCCTTTCGCTCGTCACGTGTATACCATTCAGTCTGCTTGTCTTGAAGGCATTGGTGAACTTATTCGTTTGCATTTTGCAATCACTGGTGAGTTTGACTATAACACTCCATTCATCTTGTCAATGCGCTTCCCTGCTGAAGAAATGGGACAGGAAAAACGCGAAGCTCGTCAGGCATCTATTGAGATGGCAGGCGGCGTTATGGACTTGATTACTCGTGCACTTGGTCTTGAAGAAGGCGAGCCACTTCCTGAAGATGTTGTTACTGACATTCTTTCAAAGTATTCATTCCTTGACCCAACAGACATTCAAAAGTGGATGCGCTTGTCATCATTCTTAAAGCCAGTTGGCGGAGACGAAGGTGACGAAGGTGGAGACGATGATATGGGAGGCGATGATTTCGACTTCGGTGGCGGAGATGATATGGGCGGTGATGACGATATGGGCGGAGACGATGTTATGGAAGCAAAAGCTGAAGCAAAGGCCCGCTTACGCGAAAGAAAAGCTCGTATCAATGAATTGAAACAAGAACGACTTCGTGAAGTATCACAAAGATATAAAGAAAGCAAAGAGCAGTTGTTCTTTAAGTATATGGAAAGCAATCATTTTACAGAATGGCAAGGAAGAGACTGGCGTCCTAACAACACAAATAAGGGTGGTACGGTTTCTCACACAATGTACATTCCAAAAATTACAGAGTATTCAGCATTAAATGATTCAATAAAAGTTCTTGAAGCAATGCGTAACGGCGGATTAGAAAAGCTTCACGAAGAGTCTGAAGCAGCAGCTGTTGCTGAAAAGATGTATGAAGCTAAAATGTCCAACTTAACTGATGACGAAGCTGAACAACAGCGAAAAGTTCAGGAACAAATAGCTGAAGATATCTTAGGTGGTGTATAATGGAATTATTTCTTGAGGCAACTATTGATTCATTATCACAAAACGCTATATCAGGATTGACTCAAAAGCATCTTGATAAGCGTTATCAAAATGATTTCAATATCGACTTGGCGCAAGCTGCTTATTACAGAAAACAAGATTTCCTTGAGATGATTTTCTTTGCAAACTCAACTTACGGGGCAACTGGATTTATTGCTGCAACAAACTTGCCTCAAGGAAAGAATGGTCAGTACACACTTTGTATAAGATGGTATAAAGTTAAGCAGTATTTGAAAGATGAAAAGAATATGGGCTACTCACAACTTGAACAAGCACTTAAGCAAGTTGTTCATAATTGCGATGCAAAGTTTTACAGTGATGATCCATCTTTTTATTGGCAAGGCGTATGGGAAGGCCTTGATAAAAACGGAATGTCAATTTACAAGTTTACAGGAGAAAAAGGAAAAGGAGTTTGGGATGAAAAACATAACTTATCAGGTGGGCTTTCAAATCCACAGGTCCATTTGACAAAGCATCTTGCACAAGTTGTAAATGAAATTGATACTTACATCAGACCTGCTGCGCAAAACTTACAGATTATATAAAACAAAAGGCGAGCAAAAAGCTCGCCTTAATTTTATTTTACAAGTGATTCAAAATAATCAAATGCTTTTTCAGGTTCAACTTCCTTATTGATAACCAACCACTGGTAGCCTTTCCAAACATTGAATAATAAGCTGTCAAGTTTATCAGAAGTTCTTCTTTTAGGGAAGATTCTAATTTTTAAGCCATTGACTTTACATTCAATTACGCCGCCTTCCCAAACACAATCATAATGTGCTTCTTCAAGTTGCTTTCCAATAGCAGCATATATATCTGCTCTGTATGCTTCTTTTGAAGTTTCAGCATTCATCGGCTCGACTGGAGGTTCTTCATAATCATCTTCTTCATCTGCAATTTCATCAGCAATGAAATCATCAGAATCGAAAATTGTCTCAACATCCATTGTACCGTCATACTCATTCGCAGGAACTTTGTTTCCGTCATCGTCATAGTAAACACGAGCTTCAACGTGGGCACCTGCTTCAATATTGTCAAGCATCCATTCTGCAACTTCCAATGAAGGTGCTGCAGTTCTTATTTTATCTCCATCGTCAATCCAGATGTCGACTTCGTCTTCATCTTTGATTTCGTTGTAGATCTGCTCTTTTGTCATAAAGAAAATCTCCTATAATATATTTAGTTGTATATTAGTCGAAGTCCTCTTTATTTGCAACAATTACAGGTGTACCATACTGATATGTACCAGGTGTCGGAAGCATACCATTGTTGTTGTATTTGAACTCATCAGCAAACTCAGTGTAACCGTGTGACTCAAGAATATCCTTGCAGAACTGATGCGGATTGAAATTGAGTTTTGACTTCATAACAAGGAAGTGATAACCACCTGTGGTCTGAACAGCAGCAAACGCATTTCTACCAAACTTTGAAAGGAAATCAGCGTGAACTGCTTCATAGATTTCAAGGCGTCTTTTCTTACCTTCGTCATTAAGGTCAAGGTCGAAATCAACCCAATTGCGATTACCTGTGCAGTCAAACTGGAGCCTCTTAAACTTTACCAGCGAGTGGCAGAGCTTATAGAGTGATTCGTTGACACCAGTTCTCGATCCTTTGAGAGCAGAGTCAACCAACTCCTGTTCGTGTACTGCAATGTACTGCTTAAGAAGTTTTACAACATTTCTTTCGTCAGAAGGATTTGGAGTGCTGTAAAGTACAAGTGTCTTTTCAAGGAAAGGCTTACCTTTGCGAGTTGTATAAGCAAGTTTTGGTACCTCGTACTTCATAATACCTTTTGCCCAGCGGAGGAAGTCCCATTCACCATTGCGACCAGGGAAAACAACCTGCGGGTCAAGCATCTCATCGTCACTTGACTGACCAAGTTCTTCGCGTTCTTCTTTTGTCAATTTCTTATGTCGAGAAGACATACAGAAGGCATAAGCTTCATCATACCCAGGCTTTGCAATAATGTGGTCAAAGTACCACTGAAGTTCCTGCATATCAGAAATAAGTTTGTAATGTTCTGTCATAGTTTGCTCCTTTAGAATTCTGCGTATTCAACGATTCCAACGCGGTCAGCATATCCTGAAAATCCCCAACCAAAGCTACCACGATATTTGAAGTCGTCGTAGATTTCTTCACCATTTTTAAGTTTGAGCCAATAGCGGCCTCTTTTGATAGTGAATTGAGTTTCTTTTGTATAAGGTTTCCAGTTTCGTGATTCCATACAAAAATAATATAAAAGATATTTTTCAAAAGTTCAAAAACATATAAAAATATTGTCTTTTTTCTTATTGTATTGTCCCATATAGCTAAAAAAGTCTCAACATACTAATTTTATAAGAGGAAGTTATGACAGGTATTTGTTATTTTACAGAAAAGCCAACTGAGTATCTTGCTGAAATGCAAGTTGATGCAGTTGTAAGATATACTGAAGATGATGCAGTTACATTGAAAATGGAAGGAAACTTTTCTCCTGAGAAAGCTGATAAACTTATCGAAAAAGCAATTTCTGACAACTGTGATAATTTGGTTTTCATTACAGAAAATAAGAATGTTAACATCTTAAATAGATTGATCCCACAGGAGTATGGAAGATATTTTGAAAACATTACAGTTCTTGAAGAGAATTATGACCGACTTACAGAAAACGATGGAGTTGCTGCCGCTGCTCCTCAGGGTCAAAATGTTACAACTGCAGCAGGAACGACTGCTCAAACAAAACCAGCGTCTGAGACAACAGCAGCAAAACCTGCTACAGAGCCTGAAGGCGATAAAGTAATTATTATATGTAATGCAGCTGCTCCAAATGCAAAGCTTTTAGGAATGTTTATTCAAGATAGAGCATCACTTGTAAATAATAAAGTACTAACACCTGAACAGCTGAAAAACTCAGAAACTTGGTTTTCAAATGTTGACAGCGCAGGTCTTACTGCTTCAGGCATTAAAACACTTTATCAGCAGCATCCTTCTGATGTAATTAAGAAAACAATCGAAAATGCAAATGTTTCAAGTGAGGGATTTGATAGCAACATTGATGATTTGATTATGATGGCTCAATCATCAAAAACAGTTCAAGCAGGAAATAAATATATTTTCGTTGTGCCTTCTACAATGAAAATTCAAAGCAACAGCAAGAGCGTTGTTGTTATTCCTAAACTTAGAAATTATGAAAATCCAAACAACCAAAAGATCGTTCCTCTTATTGGCGAAGTTGCAAAAATGATTCAGAATCCTAAAGCAGAAATCAAGAAAAGAAATGACCTACCTAAGGACGAAGAAGAGTTTAATAAACAGTTCAACAAGGAAGAAGGGAAGATTAAGTTTATAGCAGCTTACGCAAAAGCTTTTGAATGGTGGACAAAAAATAAAGATAAGCGCATTAAAACAAAAGAAGCTGAAAGCCAGTTTGCAAAAGCTTTGAAAGAGTTTATTATGGCAGACTTCAATAATGCTTGGAATGCTCTTAAAAATGACAGCGATAAAGGCATTAAGTTTATGGCAAACTCAATCGACAAGATGGTCAAAGGCATTAAAGCAGATTTGAAAGGAAAGAAAGACGACGAAAATAAAAATAAACAGTCAAAGCAAGATGAAACTTCAGCAAGAAATATTTTCTCTTGGGAAAAATATCCTGAACTTTGTAAACTTTTATTTGAGAACTAAGTCAGAAAACTTAGCAACAGTAAGTTGATTATTTCTTAAAACTTTTAATAAGAAAAACTTTTCGGTGAGCTTGTCAGTAATTTCAAGCTCATCTGTGTTTTTAAGGCCACACGGACAAATCAATGGGAGACCAGTGTTTTTAATTCGCTGATAAAAAACAGATGTTTCAGCGCTTGAGTTTTTCAAAAAACAATGGTCTCCCACTTTCATTATATGTCCAATGCTCCTGTAGTAACAGCTTTCAAAGAAGCCATAACGCGGATTTTCAAATCCTTTGCTTCGTGAAAGATTTCATTTGCTTTGTCTGTTTTTTCAATAAGAACAGTTGTTCTGTTAGGGTCTGCACCTGCATCAGGATTTTCAAGATAGTTTTCATAAAACACTTTTACATCATCTGCGCAAGTTGCAACTGTCTCAACATTACAAAAAGTATGTTTCTGCATTTCAAGGAAAGCAAACATATTTTCAGGCAATGCAGGAGTTACCTTACAGAAGAGAACATTGAAGTTTTCATAAAACTGTTTAAGTCCTGTGTAGTACTTTGGTGTACCTGAGAATACAAACATAGGTGGACGTTTGCGGAATTCAACTTCTTCAATGTCATTCTGCATATCGTGTGAAATATGTGAAATCATTCTGAACAAAATATCTGAACAATCAACATTCTTTTCTGACGCCATTTCATCACCAGTGAATACACCATATTTCTTTGCAAGAAGGAAGTCAACCCATTCATCTTCCCAATGGTTGTTTTCAAGTTCAGTTTTGATGTCACTCAAAATTGCTTCTGAACATTTTACCAAACCTTCCTGAGTTGGTTTTCCTTCAGCATCAAGTTCATAATCTTTTCCATCGTCAATGATGTCAAAATGGATAACAGGCATACCCTGCATCTGTGAGCTTGGAAAAACACCAACTTCCAATTTATTCAACTTAAGCATTATTTGTACCTCCGCAAAAGTTATCAATAAGTTCTTTTTGATATTCCAAAGATGACAAATACTCGGCAGAACCTACTTTTGTCATCGGGAATGCTAAGTCAATGATGTGAATAGTCTCACCATCTTTTTCATATGAAAGGCCAGCAGTTGTACCTTTCGTATCAAAATAAGCGCCGTGAATACCCTTTGTTTCACAATACTGTATAAGATCAGTTATGATTGCTGTTTCAACAGATTCTGCATTCTGTGTTGTAAACAATTCCATAAACTTACTTGGGTTTAATCTTGAAGCCTTTGCAAGAATAAAAAGATTTGAAATAAGAATAAGTGAAAGCAACACAACTATCGCAATTTGCATTTCAACCTCCGTTTATAAATTAGATTGTTTGATTTTTCTGTAAGCTAAACAGCTTTTTCCAAACATTTGCAGAAATGTACTGCTGATTAAACAAAGAGTTCAAAGTTTCACCTTTGCTTTTCAAGTTCAATTCCTGTAAGTTATCCAATGAATTATCATAACGCATTGAATAAGTTCTTGTAATGTCCTTCTGACCAGGGCGGAAAATACGGCCTCTTGACTGTGTGTAAACAACAAAGTTGTAAGTCTTTTCAACATAAATCTCATACTTACATTCAATCAATGTTACAGAAGTGTTCATTACATTGATTGATGCAATAATCAATTTCTGCTTAGGGTCCTTAAGGAACTTATTTATAATATTAACACGATCATCCATCGGAACATCAGCAGAAATTACAGTAGGATTATACTTCTTATATCTTTCAACCAATGCATCTTTTGTTTGAGGATGGAAATACCAAATAATTCCTTTTTCGCCTTCTTCACCTGAGCGTTCTTCAACAATATCATCAACCAATTCTGCTTTTGTTGAATGCTTGTTCCAATCAAACTTTAAGATATCTTGCTTCAAGTCTTCAGGAAACTTGTCAAACTTTGAACTGTTCTTTAAGCAAGTTGGGTTATCAACCGCGCCTTGTAAGTACTGAAACAGGTTCATCATTCGTTCACTGAAAGACTTACCGCCATCACCTGCAAGATCTGCCTGTTCCTGAGCAGTAAAGTTACTGAAGCGTTCATAAATCTTTCTTTGTAATGGTGACATATCACAATAGATTGTAGGAACTTCATAGTTGAGCGGCAAGTCAAGACAATCTGTCATCTTGCGTTTTGAACAATACTTATGCATCATTTCAATGTTCAACTGTTCAAGCTTTTCAAGGTTCCATTTATCGGGATTGATTGCATAAGCAGAATACTTATTACCAAGTTCATTGTAAGCTGCACACCAAGTAGGATAGTCCATTCCATCAACCAAAGCTTTGTCAAGAATCCAACAAGGTTCATACAACTTTTCATACTTGTCAGCAAGTGTACCTGTGAACAAGAATCTTTGGTCAAAGAAAGGCACAATCCAATTCATTACCTGTGTTCGTCTTGAAGACGGAACTGCAAGAGAATGATTTTCATCAAGGAACAATCCGCCTGGCTTATCTCCTAGCCATTCTTTAATTGGCATACAGTTTGTTCGATATGCTTTACCCGTGGAAGGATGTTTCTTTGTTTTAGTTCCATACTTCTTATCATAATAATAATTGCTTATTGATTTCAAAGCATCATATGACAAGATAATAATTGTCTGCGGATATTTTTCAGTGTTGAAAATATCACGGTCTTCAAAAGGAATTGCACCTGCTGATGTAAATGTAATAATATCTTCATCACGCATATTCTTACCGTGTTTCAACAATTCTGATTTAAGGTTGCGTGTACCGATTGGCGTTGAGAAAATCAAACATTTGCCAATGTCACCATAATATCTTTTATGTTCAATTAAAGCAGTTAAGATATAAGACTTGCCTAAACCCATCTCGTGATGGAACAAAAATCTGTTCTGACAAAGCCCTCGTGTAATGTCTGCAATCTGATAATCTTCATAAGGATGTTTACCTACAAGTGGGGGAAGATTCATCAATTCTTGTTTGAATGCACGACGATAAACTTTTAATTCAACGAGACTGTTTCTCCATCTTATGACTTCTGTTTTTGTCAACATATCAATGTCAACAGCATCAAAAGCCATTGCGGCTGCCTTAAAGTCCTCATATTTTGTTACACTTAATGTCCAGCATTTTAAGTCGGGATTCCAACGACAACCTTGCAACTTTACAAAGTCAACAAGATCACGGAAATTGTCTCCTCCGATTGTAATATGCAAATCATCTTCTGCTGAGTCGAAAGAAATACTAATCATATAAAATATATTAACCTTTAAGCAATGAATTCAACGCTGATGATCCTTTCTTAATTTGGTCATTTGTCCAATCAACACACCAGTTTGCCAATGAGTCAAGTTGTGAGTTTACCCAATCTGCAGGATCATCTGCATAATAATCAAGTTTATAAAATCTTTTATAAATAAAGTTGTATGTAAAGTCTTGTGTATCTGCACTTTCTCGTTTGAATTGGATTCCATTTGAAGTACCAAGTAATTTAACATCTTCAAAGATAAAGCGTTCATCTTTCTTAGGTGTTGCCAAAGAATTGAATCTTTCACCTTGAGGTACGCGTCTTACAATAATATCAACACGAGAATGTTTACTTAAATCTTCAAATGAACTGAAAGGAGCAGCTGTTCCTCTTACTGCCATATTTCTTGCAATCGCGCCTGTTACATAAGCAGAAGCTTCTGTCCAATTCTGTTCAACTGCTACAGGACGATTTCTTAAATAAGCAGAAATAACTGCTACATTCTTTTTTGCTTTTGCGTTTCTCAGTCTTTTTGCAGCTTCTTTTGTAACATCAGAAATCTTTTTTGCACGAGCTTCTTGTTCTTTTTGGAGCTTTTTAATTTCATTTTTAATTTCTGTCATTTGACTTTTCTTTTCTTTTTCAAAAGCCCAATATTTGTCTGCTCCACCATCATTTTCTTTTGCTTTAACTTCTTTAAGTTTCTTATTCAATGCAGCAACCTGAGCATTACCTGCTTCTTCAATCAATTCAAGTTCTGCTGCATATAAAGGCATACCACTAGCAGAAGAGCGGGCAAGAGCAGCTTTCATAAACATATTTCTTTGATTTTCATCAGCAAGATTGCTTTCATATTGAGAAATTATAAGGTTACGAGCAGCTTGAAGGTCTTCATCTTCCTTTTTCTTTATTTCAGCAATAGCTTTTTCCATAGCCTCTTTTGCTTTTTTGGCATCTTCACCTGCTTCTTTAATATAATTTGCTGTTCTTGAACAACTCAACTTATCTTTCAAGTCAAACACTGCACTACCTACATTAAGATAATCCGCCATAGGAGTACCTGACATAATGTTCATAAAGTCAATATAAAGTAAACGAGTATCGCCTCTTATTGAGAATGATGACTGTCCTGGAGTGTTGATTGCATCAGTAGGTCTTTCAAGTTTTCCACCCCAAGCTGAAATTTCAGTTGTCTGTCTTTCATAAGCTGGGATTTCAATAGAAGATATTCTTGCAGACAATAAGCGAGAACTGAACAAATTATCAACGCCTTGGAGCCCAGGAGTAAGATGCTTACCGTCAACATCAGTATCATTATCAACAATGCGGAAATAAACATCATACATATTTGACATTGCATCAGGCATTGCTCTTAAGTCCCATTTTCCTGTGTGGTCAAGGTCTGCTTCAATATTTTCTACTTTTCCATAACTTGGCTTTTTATCAAGAATATCTGTTGCATCTACATTTTCATTTGTTGCTTGATAATCAACTTCAGTTGAATAGAGTTCATCAATAGCATCATCGATTGCAGGAAGAACTTCAACATAAGGGTCAGTTCCATTACCTAAGTCTGAAATAGGAATGTTGATGTCAAATGGCTTAAGTGCACTGTTTGAAGAATTGCTGCCATCTTCGTTTATTCCTGAATATCCGTCACCAGTACCATTGCCGCTTCCGCCATCATTACTGCCTGGGCTTGTGTTGCTTCCATCTGCATTCATATCAGACAAAACTTCTTTAAGTGTTCCGTAAATAAGTTGCTTTGCCAAAGCATTCATTTTGGCAGGGTCTAGTTTTTTGCTATAAAGACCGAGGCCATCGACACCATTAGCTGTTGCGTTTGCATCTTCTGCATCGATATTGAATATTTTACCATAAGCGTCACCTAAAGCAGCAATCATTTCTGCGTATTCAGCATCGCTTTCATTTAAGTTGTAGGCTTGGGCAGGATCCTCAGAATAAATATCTGTATGAATGTCAGTGTCAAAACTTTCTTTGCTTACATCTCTTTTGAAAGATGATGAACTGCTTTCAAGTGCAATCGAAGTATTACCTGAGGAGTTGGACTGTAATTTACCGCCGTTAAAAGATTGGCTTCCACTTGCGGGCTCTTGATTAGGCAATGCGCTTGACTCAACTTTTTCTTCACTACTACCGTGAAGATTTCCATTACCTTCAAGATCTTCAATTTTTATTCTAAAATTGTCTGCCATATCCAATTAGTCTAAAAAGAGCAGGTCCGTAAAACCTGCCCTCTTAAGGAGAATTGTATTCTTAAATTGATATTTTGAAATTATTCTTCAGCTGCTTCATCAGCTTTTACAAAAGTTGTTTTCTGCTTGAGTTCTGCTTCTTCAGCTTCAATTTCAGCCTTTGAAAGTTCCTCAGCTTTTTCTTTTGTCAAGTCCTGTTCAGCAATCTGATCTTCATCTCCAGTAAACTCTTTACCTTCGATTTCGTGGGAAATGATGTCCTGAATTGTCTGCTTAATCTGTTCCCATTCAGCTGGCTTTACTTCACCGCTGTTGATAGCAGCAACAAAAGCATCCTTACCGTGGAAGTTCCAACCAAAGACTGTCTTTGAATTGTAATATCCTTTTGAACGACAGTCGACAAGTTTAAGCAAACGAGGATCTTCAGCAAACTCATACAAGAAGTCAACGAACTCTCCAGTTGAGTCAAAGCCGCCTTTGTAGTAAAGGTCCATCTCACATTCACGGAATGGAATGCCTGTCTTGTTCTTGTAGTTGCGTACCTGCATATGAATGCCAACAATCTTGCTGCCTTCTGTAAGGTTTTCAATCTTACGAACGCGGTTAAGAGTTGAAGCAACATACTTCAAAGCATAACCACCTGTAGTTGCAATAGCGTGGGACATCTGAGCCATCTGTGCGCGTTCCTGAGAAATTACAAACATTGTTGTGTTGTAATTTGCACAAAGAATGTTGAAGCGGTTACAGAATTCCTTCAAAGCTTTTGCACCAGAACCGAAGTTTGCTTTGTTGAACTCATCCTGCATTACAGTACGAGTAGGCGCCATAGATTCTGAGTCAAAGATAACAACCGCAACACGGTTTGTTTTAATCATCTCTTCGAGAGCAAGTGCGCCATCTTCCAAACAGTCAGGCTGCAAAAGTACAAACTTACCATCTGAACAGTACTTACCAGCATCATCATAAACAGATGTTACATTCAAGCCATTTTCGTGAGCGTGATCTGGGTCGAAAGAACGCTCAAAGTCCATATAGACAACAATGTCGTGGTCAGCCAAGTCAGGATGCTGTTCTGCAAGATGCTTCTGAAACTGACCTGCGATGTATGTACAAATTGTAGACTTACCGCCACTTTCAGGTCCCATATAGCGGTGAAAACAACCAATCTTAATTCCTCCGCCATACTCATAATTCAAACGCGGTGAGTCTGTAATTAACTTCTTACAAAGAAGGTTCTGATTAACGGGCTTAATCGCGTTTCCAATTTTCTTTTGAATTGTGCCCAATGCTGCGGCAAATGCGTCAGTTGCCATTTTTCCTCCAAATTAGTTTTGTATGATTCTTCTTGTAGGCTGAGGACCATACTTATCAAAGTAAGGCTTAAATGTTTCAACAATGAAGTCACCATTGAAATACTTATCCTCAAGAAGATCATAATATTGTTTCAAATATTTCTTATACTCATCAGGATGCTCATTAAGATACTTGATTTTATCCCACATTTCTTTTGGTGAAGAAACTTTGAAATAATCAGGCATATCTTTGTAGTATCCGTCAGTGTCATATGAATACTTATCCCAGAATGGAATGATGCCATAATAAATCATCTTCCAAACTTTTTGTGTTACGAAATTAGTGAGGCGGCGTTCGAAGCAAGGAACATAAGTAAACTTTGATTCCCACATCTGATCTTCGATTTCAACGATACCTTTACACTCAAAGTTCTTTTCATAACCCTTAATTGTTTCCTCAGGCCACTTACCATAAATAACCTGATCTTTTGCAATGTCAAGTACCCAACGCTTCAAATAATCAAAGCGGTCAGGAGAACCATTCAATGTCATAATAAAGTCATTCTTTTTCTGATAAACTTTATCACCAACAACGATATGGTCAGGATCACTGAAGTCAACCTTCTTTTTATCAGCAAGGAACATTTTTTCAATTCCTGCATAACGATATTTCAAATCGTGCTGCAAAAAGATTTTTGAATCTTCAAAATAACCTTTACATCTTTCAACGCGGCAAGTTTTGTTTATCTGTGAAAGGATTTCAAGTTCGTTATTGTAAATATCACGAGTGTTGATAGGTACATAACGAGGATCCTCATTTACAGATACCCAAGGAAATCCAAAGTAATTCAAACAATGAACAATCGGAGCAGAGTAATTTGTTGCCATCTGCATAGGTGTTGCAAGACGATTGAAGTCGGTCTTACATACAATGCCTTTGTTATTCATTGTAGTTGATTGGTCAGGTCCCTGAAGAAAGATACCGAAGTCAATTTTAATTCCGTCTCTTTCCATAATCTTTACCAAAGCATCGTGCTTTTCAATCTTTTCTGCTTTTGCCATATCAGCAGCAGGATGATAAAGATCAATGATGTTTGCAGGAACAATGACATTTGGATTTTCAACAATCTTTCTTGGGTTCATAAACCCACCGAAACCAACTTGCTTTGGTGGCTGTTCCTTTTCACGACACTTATTGATGTCATTACCACCGATAAAGTAAAACTTATGTTCAGGAAAGCGCTTTGCCAAAGTTGTATAAAAAATGTATGGTGAGTCATCACCTGCATAAATCGACCATCTTGACTTATCGAAGAAACAAGAACGGCCGAACTTACCTATTGCAATATTCATTTATTTCACCTCTATATATTTTTTGTACCAACGATTAAGAAGGTACTTGCCTGTGTAGAACGCAAACTTTGAGTAAGGCTGTGTATGTAATGCAGCAAATGACAAAATAACTACACACATAATCAACTCTGCCTTTTCTATATTAACATTTTCTTCGCGAAGAATATGTATCAAAATGTTTTCAAACTCAGTGTAAACCAATGAACGATGTACATCAAGTTCATAAGCGTTTTCACCTACACAGTCAATCGAGAAGTGCCCATCTTTAATCATATGATCATTGATGTAGAATGAATGCCACAACTTTCCGATGTCATAGTAAATATCACCGACATCTTTCATACTTCCAAAGTTCTGACGGAAGTCAATCAATGCAAACGAATAGTTGTCAACATTGATAATGTTTTCCATTTGGAAATCACCGTGGAAGTTTTTAGACCAAATTGCATCTTTTGACAATTCATCCCAGTCAAGGCTTTTAAGAATGTCACGAGCAGGCTTACATCTCATACCATTGATTAAACAATCTTCGTCTTTGTCTTCAAACTTTACAAGATACTGCTGAATGCGGTCCATCGTCTTTTTGTAATAAAAGTTCTTGTAACCTTCAGCTGATGTTTCCTCTGAAACTTTTACAGGAACAATGCCTTTAAGATATGAACGAACAAGATGCTTGAAAAGTGGCAATGACTTTTCTTCTGACATTACTCTTCCATCAACATACTTATATGTATAAGTGTTATCAGAGTGAGCAATCAATTTTGGTAAAACGAATGTATCATTTGTTCTGTTTTCAACATTTTCCCATCTTGCAACTCTGTCCTTAATAAAGTTGGAGTCAATGTGGAACTTTACAACTTTGTCATCGAAAAACCAAATTGCTTCATCAGGCTTTTCAAGAATTGCTCTTCCATCTTTTGAAAACTTTTTCTTTGCGGCTTCCAAATCCTTAATGTTACCCGTATCACACCAAGAAGGACAAAGATAAAAATCACTGTTCTTAAGGTTGTTCAAACCTACAGCTTCTCCAGCATTTGTAAACAATTCAGGATTCTTGTCATAAGCAGCAAAGAAGTCTTCCCAGTCCTTTACATAAGCAATACCAATGTATGGATATGCGTGCGGTGTTGGGTCACCTTTTGGCAATACTTCAACAACTTTTCCATCAACGACTTTTAAGTTGCGGTAAGCTTCAGGATTACTTACAGTATCACAAGGATAACCAAGAATTGTGTTTGATGCTGTTGGGATTTGAGAGATGTCATCATCAATGATTCCATCATTACAGAAAAAGTAAAAAGGCTCCTTAATCAAATCACGAGCTTTGATAATTGAATACCCAGGACCTGAGCCTTCTCCAGAAAACTTGTCAATTTCAACAAACTGAATGTTCCAATTTGGATAACAAGCTTTAATGACCTGCTTAAGCAAGTCTCCTTTGTAACCTACACAAATAATGATTTTATCTGTAGGCTTAAACTTTTCAATGACATATGAAATGACAGGTTTATCACCTACACTCATCTGTCCCTTATTCACTTCAGCAGTAAATGAACCTAAGCGGCTGCCTGTGCCTGCTGAAGGAATCAATACTGTTCTCGGTGAACTACCTAATGGTCTAACACTCATAGAACCTCCGTACGAATTATATTAACAATATTACAAATAATCTACAGTTGCATCTTGGAAAATGTTTGGGTTTGCACGAGTCAAAATATCAGCTGTCTCTTCAGTACAACGGATAACTAATGCTTCCTGTTTTTTAATTGCAATGTCAATCTGACTTCTGATAAAGTTACAATAATGTGGTAAGTCTCCAAAGTACTGAACTTCTTCAAGGTCAACATACATTGTTTCAACATTTGGGTCGTGTTCCTTGTATGTTATATTTGGAGATCGCCAAGATTCAACGACTTTTCCATAATCGTCATCTTTATTACTTTTCAGAGACTTGACTTCATTAAAAGCTTCGTCTCCAAAAAGCTGTTTCATAATTGCAATGTCTTCGTCAGTACAACCACTTTCTCTTAATTGGTCTTCTGCACTAAGATATGTACTCATACATCAAGTCCTCTTTTGATTTATTAGTGAACTTTGACATAACCTCAAGAATACAATCTGCAAAACCGCCGTCACCGCCATTCATTTCTGAAACATAATCAGCTTCAGTTTGTGCAAGATAATGTCCGTTATTTACACAACAACTCATATCTGCTTTGCGGTACACAGGAATATCAACAAATGAATCTCCAATGTAAACGACGAAGTTGTTAGGGTCTTTTCTGAAGTTGTCTTCAATCCATTGAGGACGGTCCTTTACTGAAACTTTGTCAACTTCATAGCCCATATCTTTAATGCGCTTTTCAGTTATTGCAAAGCCGTGGAAATCTGATGAACAAAAGTGTACTTCAGCATCAGGAATATTTTTACGCAACATCTTTAAAGAATCAGCGTCGTCTCTTCCAAACTTTTTCATACACTTGCCTGTTTCATCATAATAAAATGACCCATCAGTAAGTACGCCGTCAACATCAGAAATTATAATCAATTTCTTTTCCATTACAATGCTCCGAAAATAAACGGCCAAACATCTTGTTCCCAAATTTCTTCAGGTGTTCGACCATTTAAGTGAATAAGTTTTTTGTCCAAACAAGACATATTGTAAGCTCTTTCAAAAGCTTCAAGTTCCTGACGCTTTTTGTCAATATCAAGAGAGAATGATAAACCATCGCCTCTTTTCTTATCACGCTCAATAACTGCTTCAGGTGTATCTGTAAACACAATCAACTTTGTTACTGGGTTGTTGTGACTTACATAATCTTTTTCAAAATCAAAAACGAAGTCACCATTGTAATTACGATACATTGGTGAATAAACTGTTTCACCAAGATGAGCGCGGTCAAAAATCAAAACATTTTCATTTGGTACAACTGACATCAGTCTGAACATTTCTCGATAGCGTTTCATTGATGCAATTTTAATTTCTTCATTGCTGTCAAGTTTAATGTTTGAATAATGAACAATGTGAACTGCTTTGTTTCTTTTTTCCCATTCTTTTTCAATAAGAGCAATCTGCGTTGATTTACCAAGTGCATCAGCCCCCTCAACGATGATATTCATTAAAACCTCCATTTTTATATTAACTAAGGCGAGCAATTAAGCTCGCCTTTTGTCAACATAAATTGATTTGATTAAAGAGCAGCGGCATTCATAATGTCGTTGTCGAGATTTTCAAATGCTTTTCTGCGGAACTCAACAATGTCCTTATACTTTTCTTTGTAAAGTTTCATTGCTTTGTTTGTTGCAGCAACCTGTGTTTCATAGAACTCTTTGTCAAGAGCAGCTTGCTGTGCTTCGATAGCCTGCTTATCAGCAAGTTCCTTTTTAGCGCCTTCACATTCGCAAGACAACTGCATATTGTCAATGTCGCCTTTAACGATTGCAAGTTTGCCACAGTGAGGACAGTAAACATTTTCTGCGTGAATGTTGAAAACATCCTGCTTCATTTTTGTTACTTCTTCTTTCTGTTCAGGTGAAAGCTGTCTGCCGTTTATCTGCTTTGCAATTCTGCGATACTCTTCAATCTGTGCTTCCTGATCTTCGTTTACACAAAGAACGAAAGTTGAGTTGTCGCGCTTTGCAATTACCTTGCTCAAAATCAATTTCTGAGCAGCTGTCAACTTCTCTTTCTTCTCTTCTGCCATTTTAAGCTCCCATAAGTTCTTTCTGTTCAGACTCTGCTGACTCAGGAAGTTCAAAACCAACCAAGTTGGTTTCTTTTGAACGAATTGCTTTCCAACTTGTTTTTGCTGTTACTTCAGCAACAACTGTTTCTTCAGCTTTCTTACCAAGCTCTGCATCAATAAAAATGTACTTGTCAAGAATAGCTTTTGTGTTCTTTCTTTTGTTTCCAAATGTCTCACCACTTTCAATAGGTGCCTCAAGAACATCACGAATTACTTCATTTGCAGAAGGTACCACTTCATATTTCAAAAGCAAGTTACCTTTGCCATCGTCTTCATACATAACCATTTATATGTACCTCAAACAAATTATGATAAAAAGAGGTCAACGACCTCTTGTTGTTTTTTACTTTGCCTTATCTCCAGTTGAGCCGAAGCCGCCAGTGCCGCGATTGTTGTACTCAAAACCTTCCCAAAATTGTTCCTCAGAGATGCCTTCCTCAGGGTCAACAGCAATATCAGTAAAGATGTGAGCTTCCTCAGTTACATAAACACGAGGAACAAGCTGTGTAATCTTGTCATCTTCGTAAATACGAACATCTTCAGGAGATGCGTTTGTTAATGAAAGATGAATTTCTCCCTGGTAGTTTGGGTCAATTTCACAAGCACCTACATCAAGACCTTTCTTTGTTGAAACACCTGATTTGTTTTCAACTAACAAGTCCATCTGCAAACCATAAGAAACAAGCGGCATTGGAAGTGAAAGATATGACTTTACACCTGAAGGAATACAAACACGACTGCCTGCTGGGAAGTCGATATATTCTTTTCCATTTTCATCAACTTTGAAATAACAACCTGCTTTAGGATTCTTTTCTGCTTCTTTTGCACAAGTAAGTTTGAAAGCTTCATTAAACTTTGGGACAAAGAAATCGAAGCCTGCATTACCGTTTTCTCGATATGGAGCAGCTACATCACGAGTAAGAAAAAACTTAATCAATTAAGTTACCTCCGAAAAATCTGTTTTTATATTAACAGCAAACTGAGAATGTAATTTTTTGCTGATCTTTTTCATTGCGAATTATGACATCATATTCAACACCTGGAATGTTTACTTCTGTTTCTGATCTGACAATTACTTTTCCAAGCTTTGCATCAAGACGAGAGATAAGTGATGGGTCGACAACTTCAATTCTTTCAAAGGCGTGAACGATGTCCATAATAGAAACTTCTTCACTACCTTTATCAATTACAACAGCATTTATAAGATCCTGACATAAAACACTTAATGTTGTTATGTCATCGTTGAAGTCTTCTTGTGTTGCTGGGTAATGTTCACCTTTTCTTAAACCATTATCGACTGCCATAAATCAATATTAACACAAAAGGACGGATTGCTCCGTCCTTATCAATTCCTAATTAAAAATGTCAGTCTTTTACATATGCATATATAGGCCTTTTAACTACTCGTTCTGAAAGAATTGTTCTTATTTCTCGAATGCGTCTTATGTAAGTATAAATAATTGCGCATTCGTGTGTATGTTTATTTGTTCCTAATTCATCAATCAAACCTTGAAGATCTTCCATTATGTTCATCAAAACTGTCTTGCCCCATTCCCAGTCTTTTCTGCACATCGTATAAAAAGTATGTTTATCAAAATGCACAAAGGGTTCAACACGCTTATCTTCAAAAATCCAAAACAATAGCGTTATGTAATAACCTAAAAGTCCTTTTGGGATAATGTAAGATGTACCAAGTTCAATTCTTTTAACCATTTACTTCCTCAAGTTTTTCAAAACATTCAACTCGCAATTTATGTCATACAGAATTACTCCGTAAACTTCACGGTCAGCATAGTACTGTCTTAATTTCCAACTGTCACGAAGTAAAGCTTTTGCAAAATAGTAAGCGTTCACTTCATCGTTTGTATCAAACAAAGTAGCATATTTCAAAAAAGGATTTTCAATAGTGTCTTCGTAACTCATATTATGTCGTGTCAACTGAGCTGAACACCAAGATGCAATCCTTTTGAATGTCTGTGTAGCCTGTAACACAGCTACCGCATTTGCAATATTATAAGACTTGTGTGCCATTTACAAAAATAATATAAAAGTAAAATCATCAAAGTTCAATAAATAAATTACACTTTCTTATTATTTATTATTGTCCCATATAGCTAAAAAAGTCTCGAAAACACTGGAATATTTTGCATAATTTTTTGACTAAATAAGTATGGAACAGATTGATACGGAGGATTACATCAAGGGACATATTTCCCGCGTAAGAAAACACATAAATACCTTTATTCAACTGTTGATAAGAAGATCTGTAAATCACGACAAGTCAAAGCTTCAAGAACCTGAACTTTCTTGGTGGAAACAAATGGACCAAGAACCTCGTTACCCTTACGGCTCTGAGGAATATAAGCAAAAGATTAAAAGATGGGATAGGGTTTTCAAACATCATTATCAGTATAATCGTCATCATCCTGAACATTATGAATATGGCGTAAGAGAAATGACTTTGGTTGATATTGTTGAGATGATGTGCGACTGGCTTGGTTATAAAGAGGCGATGTCAATTACTGAAGCTTTGAAAGTTTGTGATGAGCAAATGGCAAGATATGATATTTCAGAAGATCTTCGTCAAGTTATTTTTAATACACTTTTAAGATATTATTCTCTTTTGGGTGGGTTCAATCCAGATTATGATGAGAACTCTTATATGAACATTCCAACAGGAATACTTGAAGAACTTGACCCATTAACATCTGAGGAAAAAGAAAGAGAAAAGTATGTTTACGGTGGGAGAAGAAGAGATATTAAATCAGGAACTATTATCGACACTTTTGTTTAAGTCCCCAAGTTCGGTTTGATGGAATGTTCTTTAAGCCGTTTTCAATTAAAGATTTCATATAAGCTTGTTTGTCAAGTTCATCAGCTACACCAGCGAAAAACTCTGCATCTGCACACATTTTGTCAACTGTGCTATTGAAGATCGCTGCTTGTTGTTCAAATGATAAGTCGTCAGGTGAAATGTCATTTGCTTTACAAAAGTTGATAATTGGTATTTCTTGATGTTCACCAATAAAATCTGTTGCTTCAAGACATCTTAATGATGTTCCATAACACTCATCTCTAACTTGTTGCAAAAATTGAGCAGATACATTCATATTAGTATATTAACTAATTTTTATAAAGAGGACTTTATGGGCAAACTTAATGAAAAAAGAATTGAACTCAATAATCCATACCCAGTGAGCAAGAAAGAAATTATTGATCTTGTTGAACGCTCAAGTAGATTAGTTCACACAGCCACTGATGATAAAACAATTCAGCTTTACATTTATTCAAACGGAAGTGAGAGACCTGAAGCTTTTGCTGAAGTTGAGATTACTTCTGTAGGATATATTCTTCACGGCGCTGAAGGATATGATTATCAAGGAAGCTCTATGAAAGAGTTTGAAGAAGACCTTAAAGATGTTGTCTTTAACTTTGACGCAACCACATCAAGAAGAATTGGTGAAAGCAACACTATAAATAAAGAAAACTTGTTTGAAAGTCTTCTTAATGAAGCTGAAACTACAAAGTATATGGCGTGCTGCTATGACCCAGAAGATTACTACGAAGAAACAAATTACATTGATGAAGATGGTGAATTAAGCTGCAATTCTTCAGGCGCAAAGTTGTTTAACACTGAAGACGAAGCTATTGAATATGCTGATGAAAATAAGCCTATTGGCTGGATGTCATTTGCTATGCCTTTTAACACCACGCTTAAAGAAGGCCGCGTTTCATTAGATGATAAAATAAAAATAATTGAAAGATTTAAGGCTTACTGCATTAAGTATGAAGTAGATGCACAGCCTGTTGGCGAATGCTCTGATGGTATTTATGTGTATTGTAACAATCCTGATGATGTTAAAAGAATTATTAAAGATTGGAGAGAAAAAGGATTTGGTGCTGTAAGTGACGGCCAAAAAGTCAACATTTACAAAAAGTCAAGCACAATTTTAGAATCTGATGATACATATAAAGCAAAAGTAAATGGCAAGTGGCTTAAAGGCAACAAGCTTGTAAAAGACAAGAAAGATGCTGATACTTTTGAGTCAAAAACAGAACCTACACAGCGTATCAACCAAATGAAAAAAGATGGTAAAATAAATAAAAATGCAAAGCCTACTATTATGAAGGAATATGTTTCCAATCAAATAACAAATACATTTATGAGACACGGTGTTGAAAAATACTTCCACGAATATAT